ACTCAAATCTAAGGGCAATTTAAATATAGCTGATAATGACCCGATTGATATTATAATCAAATTTAGACCTAATTTATCTGAGGATACATCTTATTTATATACATTAACAGAAGACTTGGAAGACGAGGGTTATGAAGTTATATGCGTATTGCAAGATTATCTCAAAAGGATTAGATCGGTTGAAGGTAATTTCAATGGAGATCTTAGAATGCAATTAGGTGCAGTAATTAATGAGTTCAAAGTATTTGCTACACTTAAAGATATTCCAGTTATAACAGCATCTCAGTTAAATAGAACAGCAACATCTTCTATCGATGAAGCAAGGATTAAGAATAAAGCAGATTTAGTTAGACTAATCGGAAGAAGTAATGTTGGTGAGTCAAACTTGATTCTTGAAAATAGTGACTGGATAGCATTGATAGCTCCAGAGTTTGATAGAACTGGAGTCAAATATCTTGGTATTCAAATGGTTAAGTCTAGATATTATATTCCTGGGGACTTCCATGTTGCATATATGCCTTACGTTAATGGGACTATTAAATTCGTTGAAGATTTCTATTCACCAATTCCTGTACACAAGATTACATTGCGTGAAGAAATAGCTCTTAATACTGGAGTTAATTCAGCTCAAGGAGTTGCTACAGAGATCAAAGAGTTTACTCAATTCAACGAAGTTAAACTTCCTCAGGATAATAAGGCAAATATGTTTGTTAACGCTAATGCATTCGCAGCGCTATGCATGTATAATACAATTGCTATGCAGGCAGAACAACGACAGATGTGTTCTATCCAAACACCACAAAAAAGAAATATGTGCAATATAATATCCAGATAGCTATATGGCTATCTGGATTATTCTTGCTATATATTTTCTTTTGATTTTTTATTATAGACTTCCATTGCTGTTCTATTAGCGTTAATGATTCTGCTAGAAATCAATTTCATTGATTCTGCTGTAGGCATTAACAGTTTCTTTTTCGTAAACTGCTTAGTAGAATACATATCGTTGATAAGAAGAATAATGAAATATAGTTCTGTATTACCATAAATATCATAGCATAATAATTTTGGTCTATATTTATACTTAGTCAGTTGCTCATCTGTTAGCTCTACCGTTACGCAATATTCATCATCTCTTAATTCATCTATGTAGTCTGAGACTACGTTGTATGAGGTCTGACATAAATCTCCATCATTAAGATAATCATTAAACGAAGTATTAGCGTAGCACATCAGAGTATCAGATTTACAAGCAATATATTGATCTAAAGTGTACGTATTTTGTGGTTTCTGATATTCATACGTTACTGACGACATATTTTACACCCCCATATCTGAATCACTGTGAGATATGCCATTGAGTGATTCTACTTTCTTTAGTCTTTTAACTACCTCTTTAAACTTCTTCTCCAGCTCATAGTAGCTAAAGATGAAATCAGTGTATTGCTCAGTATCATATAAGCCTATAATCTTTGCATCGTTTATATTTGCTCCAACAAATGTAGCAATAAACTTTGTTCCTGCAGGAATTTTCTTCTTATCACTAAAGAAGAATCTTAAATTCATAGGTATATCTACTTCAATATAGTTTTCTGAAGACATTGTTGTAGACCTCTTGGCTCCAGTACTTTTATTCTGTATATTTCTAGTAGAAGTAGATATTGTAGACACATTATCTTGTGTCATTACAACTGGTATTTTGAATTTGCCTTTAACTGGATTTTTTAAATCAACTTGTTCTTGTAGAATCGCTATCTCAGTTCTTAATTGATCTATATTGAGAGAATTATTACTTTCCACTTTTAATGCACCTCCAACTTAACAATAATATTTTAATTTCTATTTTAGCCATATATTATAAAAATGTCGAAAGGCTATAAAAATAATTAAATCTTAGGAGGTAATAAAATGAAAACTATAGCAAAAAGCAAATCATTAGAATATAAGGTCGGTTTTAACGACTATTGTATGAGGGAGATGGGTTTTGATATAGATGAGCACAATCATCTGTACGATATGGAAACCAATACTCTCCTCCAAATAAAAGAGAAATTTATCGCATATAACGACGAGGATGTTTATCCTTACTTACAGTATAATGAAATAGACCTCAATCTTATTGAGAACTATAGATTATTTGAGACTCTGTTTCAGGTTTATATTACAAACTATGCAAGAAGCCATAACATGGACGTTAGGAGTTTCTCATTATCCAAAATGAAGGGCACTAAGAAAGGCAAGTTTACAGTATCTTATATGAATAATGGAGAGATTGTAAATATAGAATCAGATCCATATGAGAATGAATCAGTGCGTATATTCAATCTTATATGCAAACTTAATCATAGAACTCATTTATATGATTTTGAAGCATTCGACATATTTATAGAGAAGGATAAAGAAAGAAAAAGGTAGGTGATTATGAAATGATTACACCGAACCAAGAACAGCAGTATATAATAGATAGAGCTGTTGAATGGTATTTACACGATAATATTAATCAGATATTTCAGTACGATGGTCCACCTGGAAGTGGTAAATCGTATGTATTATCTGAGATAATAAATAGGCTCGGACTTAATCCAACAACTGAAGTAGCAGCAATGAGTTTCATTGGTTCTGCTAGTTTGGTTATGCGTAATAAAGGATTATGGAGTGCTAAAACTGCGCACTCCTGGCTGTTTAATGTGGGGACGGTTACATTAAAAGATAAGCATGGTAATGTGATAATGGATACTCTTTTGAATGTGCCGATTAAAAGACCGAAGTTTATCCCAGTAGATTATTTAGATCCAAGAATAAAACTTATAGCCATAGATGAAGGTTATAGTATGCCATACTGGATGAGAAAAGAAGTTTTAAAATTTGGCATTAAAGTAATCGTATGTGGAGATCAATATCAGCTCCCTCCAGTTAATGATGCTCCAGCATTCTTAGCAGGAGGACCAATCTTTCATCTTCATAAATGTATGAGACAGATGGATATGAAAGATATTACGTTCATTGCTAATAGGGTTAGGGCTGGATTACCGCTTAATAATGGCTATTATGGTAATTCTCTTGTGATTAATCAGAAAGACTTGTCAGATAATATGCTTGCATGGGCTGATGCAATTATATGTAGCCGTAATAATACTAGAGATGATATCAATAATAGAGTAAGGGCAATATATGGCTACAATACAGCATTGCCAGCTCGTGGAGAGAAAGTTGTATGCAGAAATAACAACTGGTTTGAATCTGTTCCTATAGGAATGGGGATGGAGATTAATCTGGTTAATGGATTAATAGGGAGAGTTGCTAGCAATCCAGATATATCTACGTATGATGGTGAGATGTTCTCAATGAACTTCATACCAGACTTACAGCCAAACGTGATGTTTGCTAACTCTAGGTGCAATTATCTGCATATGGTTTCTGATAATGCTACAAGGCAGGCTTTGCGTAAGAATAAGTACGCTAAAGGAAATATGTTTGAATATGCATACTGTCTTACTGGGTATGTGGCTCAAGGAAGCCAGTTTCATAATGTAATATATATAGAAGAAAACGTAAATGGTCCTATTCAGAATAGCATGAATCTTGTAGGAGCTACAAGGGCAGATAGGGCTCTAATATACGTTAAATCTTATTAAAATTATATATTATATTGATAATAAATAGAAAGGAGATTAATTTATATGGGAAAAGAAATGGTTAGAGTTGTAGATAATTCTCAACCAAGAATCTCTGCAGAAGAGAAACGTTATCTTGTTTGTATCGAAGAAGATAGTGGAGAAAAAGATTGGGGAATAATGATCGGTAGAACTGCAGCGTATGAGTATATCAAGGAGCGAATCGAGTATATTAATTTAGATGAATCATTCGTGCTTGTAGAGACTCTTAAATTAGCCGACAGGAAATCGATTTATTCATTTATGAAATATGCTCAAGACTTCTTCGAAGACAACTTTGATATAGATGATTATATAAAGGGAGATTTTGATGAGAATGATTTCTTAAGAAGCTCTGACGGAGCAGATCAAAACGAAATAATGCAACAAATTAATCAGGCAAGAAGTGATGGAAATATTTCGACACAAGAGTTCATTGATGGCGGAATAAATTCAATTCCATTAGATTAAAAGGAGGAATAGTAAAATGGCAGGAAGAAAGAGTTATTTTGAAGAGAAGAGATCTCAGTATTCAGATCCTAACTTCTTCAACAAGTCTAATTCTATTGACGATATTAGCAATAACGTCAAGAGGATTATTAAGGATGTAAAATTCGGGATGATTGCAGATACAGACTATGTGTATTTCCAGAACCCTAATGTAATCAACACATGTATTCAGGTCTCTTATAAAAATTCTATAGAGGCTATGACTTGTGCAAATGCATTGCAGTATTACATCAATGCAGGTCTTAACAAGGGATATGCGCCAGTGGGATTCGATCAGATTAATGAACTTAATAATGCGACAAATGCATACAACACATTTAGTAGAAGAGCATTTACATGGATGAATATCTATCAGATGTTTCTTGCGGTACAGAATGGGTATGATGCTAAGTCATGCCTGCATTATATTGAGTCTATCGATAAGGGTGCTATTTTGGACCTGTAGACATAATAATAAATCATTGCAGCGGCTTGGATTCAATATTCAAGTCGTTGCAAAATTTCTGAAAGGAGTACTTTTTTATGCAAAAAGAAGAGGTCATTACTTTAAGGAATACCTTAAAGACTGTAGAGAACTTTCCTTTAAGAGTATTTATCGATAATGGAAATACTATTGTTGATGAGTCTCTGAAGACTCAATTTACTAAATGGGATGATAATAACGGTATTCTTTATTCATTCCGTTTGATCGGTATGCAGGAAGATTCTGCTCCAAATAATCGTGAGCAGGCTATTTCTCTTATTGCTATCGATTATGATACTATTCAGGCTATGGAGATTTCTAGATTACCTGTAGATAAGATTGCAGCGTGTATTGATGGGCTTAATAAGTCTGGTGCTGGTATTGGTGATGAGTTTAAGAATCTTATTGTTTCTACTTTCACCAAATTACTTACAACTGACAGGTCTAGTTTATCACCATCTGATATGAATAGAATCATATCTTCAAGTACATTACAAAGCGATGCTCTAGATGCTGTAAACGAGAAAGATGATTACTATGCAGGTAAGTTTACAGAATCACGTCAGGAGACATTAGCAGTAAACCGTTATAATACTTCTATTAATTCATCAACAGAAACTAAGAATAGTTAAATAGAAGTATAAAAATAATAACGAGTAAACAAAATTGTAATGATATAATATAATATCGATTAAGAGCAGATGCATCTTGCATCTGTTCTAATTCGGTATGCAATCCATATCACAAAAAATCATTTTATAGGAGGTAACAAATTATGATTATGGATCTTAATTCTCAGTACGGTAATGGTTATTATGGGGCAGCTGCAGGTCAGCCAATGCCTGGGTATTACAACTATCAGCCGTACATGTACCAGCAGGCCGCAGCTCCTCAGAACATGAACGCATTGACCAATGAGGAGATCAAGATCTTGAGAAGCAATAGGCCTACAAGCAAAATCAACCTTAACATCGACCAGAACGAATATCTTCAGGCACTGTGTACTCATAAGGACACAGAGCATCATACTGATGTAGTTTATCAGATGAACGATGGATCAGGTAGAGTATTCTGCCCGATTTGTAATGAAGTATGGAATCCTGACAAGATGACCAAGGAAGAGATTACTGACCTGGTAGAGCAGTTCATTAGCCAGATTCAAAACATGAAGTGGGTTGGCGATATGCCAGTAGATGTGGTACGTGAGTACTGCGCTATTATTCCGCTTGTAAGAAAGTTCCCTGAGTTGTATGAGTATGCTGTAAACAACTTCAACAAGTATGCTGGTGCTAATCAGTATTATAACGCTGGAGAGGCAGCTATCTATTCTCAGTACAATTCACTTATGAATGGCGGATTTAATATGAACTACGCTATGCCACAGGGACAGCCTGGATATTATGGACAGCAGCCGTTCATGAATCAGCCAATTGCTCCAATGGGACAACCGGCTAATCCAAGTGTAAATCCGATGCAGGCTAATGTAAATCAGCAGGCTGGATACTATGGACAGCCACAGCCAATGGGATATCCTGCACAGCAGCCTAACGGTTATTACGGAGCTCCTGCAATGGGAGGTTATCCGGCTCAGCCTCAGGGTCAGCCAATGGGATTTCCTGGACAGCCAGTAGCTCAGCAGCAGGTTACACAGCCGATGCCTTCAGCTCCTCAGGCTTATTCACCAGTTTTCAATCCTGCAGTTCAGCAGCAGGTTGCAGCTCCTGCACAGAATGCAGCAACAGGAGAGAAGACAGAAACCAAGGAAGAGAAGGTTAATCTGTAATTACATTGAGAACAATTTAGACAATATAATGGGGCTACAGGATATTTGTCCTGTAGCCCTAATTGTGTCTTAAAAATACTTTTTTAGTTATTGCTCTAACTATGTAATAATCTAAAAATAAGAAAGGAAAGTGTAATTATGGCTGAAAAGATAAACGAGCAGGCTCAAATACAATATTTGACCGACGACGTAGATGCTGTAAGAAAATTGCCTGACGTATATATTGGCGCTCTTGGTAACGCTGGTTATAAGAATATGGTTAGGGAAATCATTCAAAACAGTTTTGACTCTAGGATGAAAGGTGAAGTTCTTGATCTTATTGTCAATATATCTTATGACATGAGGAACCATACTTGCATTGTTGAAGATAATGGTCAAGGAATAAGATTAGAGGATTTAGCAAAAGTGTTCTCTGTTCTACATTCCTCATCTAATTATGACAAAGTCGAAGGTTCAGGACAGTACTCTTCTGGAAAAAATGGAATGGGTGCTACTATAACTAATTACTTATCTAGATTCTTTGTTGTTGAATCTTATCGTATGGATGGGACAGCATTAAGAGTAAAATTCGAGGAAGGGAAATTAGTTAAAGAAGAACCTATCAAATGCCCTAAAGGAAAACATGGGCTTATAACATCATTTGCTCCCACTGATATGATGGGAGAAATAACAGTAACCGATCAAGAGATTTATTATCTCACTTGGTTATTATGTAATCTTTGTGCTATAGGAACTGTCGTTAAGTTTAATTCTATCGATAATATGGGACAGAAGAAATCTTTAGTAATCAAAAATACTAAGGGTATTTATGAGTTCATAGATACCATATGCGAAAAGAAAGTATTCGAACCAATCTACTTTACAGAAGATAACGGTAGTATGAAACTTGAAGTACTTCTTACGTACGATATTAAAAATATGGATGATCCTAATATTATGAGTTTCGGTAATACTTGCCCAACAAACGGAGGAACTCATGTAGATGGATTTATGGATGCTGTAGTTAAATTCTTCAGAGATTATATGAATAAGATTTATCTTGTTAATAATAAGAAACTTACAGTAACAGCGCAAGATATTCGTACTGGATTGCGTGCGGTCGTATCTTGCTTTCACATAAAGCCCCTGTTCACAGGGCAATCTAAGGAAATTTTCTCTAAGGAAGATATGAAACCATATGCTTATGGAGTTACACTTAGAGGATTGGAAAGTTGGGCTCAGAGTAACCCTGCAGATTTGCAAAAGATTTCTAAATACTTAAAAGAAGTATGCGAAATCAGAATGAAATCTGAAGGTGAAAAAATTAAAATGTCTGATAAATATACAGCTTCTGTTGTATCAGGAATGCCAGCCAAGTATAAGAAACCTAACGGCAAAGGCCAGTTTGAAGTTATAATTGGCGAGGGTGATTCTGCTATATCGGGCATGGAGAATAATAGAGATAAATCATCTCAAGGATTATTCCCAATTCGTGGTAAGATTTTAAATGCGATGACTACACCCGTAAAGAAATTCTTCGAGAATGAAGAGATATGCGGGATGTTTAAGATATTTGGATATAACGGATATTCTAAAACGTTTGATCCTGTAAAGTTTAGACCTTCTAAAGTTATTATAGCGACAGATGCTGATGCAGATGGAAAACATATTGAAAGTTTGCTGATGCTCATGTTTCTTAAATACTTACCTTTCGTTATTCTGGAGGGTAAATTGTATTGTGCTAATCCACCTTTGTATGGTATAAGTACTGGAAAGAATAAGATGAAGTTCTTTGCAGATAATATTGAGTATATCGAGTATGTACAAGATTTATTCTGTAAAGATAACAAAATCGAATCTGTTAAAGGGAAACCACTTACAAAGAAAGAGATTACTAATATTCTATATAAGAATATCGATTATGTAAAGATAATTAATCATATCTGTAATACGTATTCGATAGATCCTTGGCTTCTTGAATATATTTTGTATAATCTTGATTTGATGAAAGATTTCAAGAAATTCAAGAAAGCAATAGAAAAGCAATACAAGTTTACCACAGTTGTAATCGAAAATGGTATAATTATAGTTAGAGGTCTTGTAGGATCTAAGTATCAGACAGTGTTCTGCAATCAGATGCTGTTAAATGATGCTCGTCCGTTAATAGATCTTATCAATCGTTCTGATGACTATTATATCATCAATGGTAATAAGTCTAGTATATATGACTTGATGCTGCTATTTAATTCATTTGAACCTAAATCTCTAACGAGATATAAAGGATTGGGTAAACGAACTTGCCCCATTACAATTAATTTTGTGATGAAAATCTTTTGAATTGCTGGGAAGTGCTAAGAGCTCGGGTGCTCATTATTATACATGAGAATCGAAAGATAGAAACAAAGTACCGAGATGATCTATGGTGAAATAAAAGCTTCATATAGTGGCAATATATGAAGTCCTAAGGATTGGAACAATGTGCAATCAGCAGCTAAGACTTTTAGTAATAAAGTAAAGTTCAACGACTATCCCCATATGGGACGTGAAATTCGTCTATAGGAGTACGGCCTAAGTAGGTAGGTGAGAACCCTTTAAATGGAAGTGGAAGAGTGCTTGCAAAAGCATAATGATATAGTCTCAACATTCGGAGAAAAACCGAAGAAGTTCATAAGAGAACTGCATAGATTAACGACCTATGTGAAGACATTGGAGATGCCTCCTAAGCAGCTTGGAGTTTCTACAATAATTCCGGGTATGGGTAGGATATTAAAACAGTATACTATTGATGATGTAAAGAAACAGCTTGATTATACTAAGTCTATACAGAACGATAAGTCAGCATTCCTTAAGAATGTGGGAACAATTCGTAAAGAAGATATTATTTAAACAAAAAGATGCACCGTAGGGATGACCCCTACGGTGTTTACTTTTCAGATATTATTTTTTATATAGTATTCCCATACTCATCCTGTATTCCAGGAGTTGTAGCATCATAATCTGCTACGCCGATATCATTATCCATATAACTGGTTAATGTTTCTGTAAGAATTTGTACTTTATCCTGTAAATCCTCTACAGCCATACTCAAAGATTTTACTTGTTCTTTCAATTCAGAAACTTCTTCTGATGATGAAGAATCATTTCCAGTATTATTAGAAGAATCACTGGAAGAATTATTACTGCTTGTATTTAAGCCTATAATATCCTTAGCATTATGAGTGTGGTGCATCAAATCATAAAACTCCTCTATAGTAAGAGTCTTCTTCATATTACTATTGGGAGAATTATCATTTTCATCTATTACTATCTTAGGGTACTTACTAATGTAAGATGATGATGAAAGTATTAAATCGTTGTTAAGCATTATTGTATACCTCCTTTTATTATTATTTGAATGTAAATAAATACCGTGATCATTACATATAAGTATTGCAAAGAGAATTGTTGCTCTGCTAAAATACACTTAAAAATTGGAGGTATTGAATAATGGACAAGAAAAAGAAAAATAATAAGAAGTCTCAGGCACAGTCTAATGCGTCTAAAAAGTATGTGTTAGCTACATTATCTATGCCTGAAGGAATTTCTGAGAAAGTCCATGTGGAGGTCATGGCAGTTGTTCAGTCGACACAGTTCGATAAGATCAGCATTCCGCTGAGCGCTTACAGAAAGTCGATTGGTACACAGGAGAGAGACGATGACGACAGAATCAGTACAGTAGGTTACATAAAGGATTTTGATCTTGAGAAGAACCAGTTCCAGGTTGTTATCTTCAATGGATCTAAAGAAGCTGTTGATGCTTTCAAGAACCCTGTTATTATCCCTATTATTACAGTATACAATGATTCACTTGGAACAATCACAAAGCTTATCATCGATGATGTAGAGCCGGAACCTGAAGACGAAGTTGATACAACATCTCCTCAGGAAGAAGTAACAGAAGAGGCGCAGGAAGAAGAGGTAGTAGCAGAGGAAACATCTGAGCCTGCTTCTAAAGATGATACTTACGAAGAGGCGGAACATCTTAAGTCAAACATCGAAGTTCCTGAGGCTGTGAAAGCTCAGGTTGCTAACAACGTGGTTACGAAGGCTACAGAAGATAACAGTTAACCTTCCTATAAATATCTTAAATAAAATGAATGCGGGGAGAAACATTTCTCCCCGTATAAGTTTTGCAAATTGATAATAGGTTATATATTATAATAAAGATTAGAAATTTGCATACAACTAATTAAATCATATAGGAGGTTAATAAAAATGGCTACAGTAAAAGATAATATCATTAAGGTCGATTTTAGAGAGACCTATGATAATAATATGGTGCGCTATAGTCTGTATGTATTATATGATAGATACGTACCAGATATTAGAGATGGCTTAAAGCCAGTACAGAGAAGAACTCTCTACGCAATGTGGCATGATATTGGTTGTGTATCTAATGCCACTAAAAGAAAATCGGCAAACAGTGTCGGAACTGTTATTGCTAAATACCACGCTCACGGCGATAGCGCGGTCTATGAGGCAATGAAGTGTTTAACAAACTGGTTTGAGATTAAAGTTCCATTGATTGTGTATGATTCAAACTCTGGATCTATGCAGGGTGGCCCTCAAGCAGCAATGCGATATACAGAATCATACCTATCTAAGTTTGCTATGGATTGTGTTATTGGAGAAATGGCAGAATTTAGGCAGGTTGTTGATTGGCAGAATACATTTGATAATCACACAATGGAGCCAGAAAGTCTTCCAGTTAAAGTTCCTCTGTTGCTTGTAAATGGTTGTTTTGGTATTGCTATTGGTCACAAAATCGAAGTTCCAAAGCACTCATTAAATGATGTAATAGATGCCACGATAGATGTGCTTCATAATCCTAAAGCTAAGGTTATATTAATTCCTGATCCATGCCATAGATGTGAAGTCATTGATACAGACTGGAAGAGAATATCCAATATGGGATTTGGATATTTCACAGAGAGAGGTATTGTAGAGATAGAGACTTGTAAGAATGGTTCTTCTATTCTTCATATCAGATCAGTTCCGGATCTCGTATTTCCAGATAGTATTACTGCTAAGATTGAATCTCTTATTAAAGAGAATAAGCTTATCGGCATTGATGATATTCAGGATCATTCATCAGAGGAAGAACTTGATATATGGATTATGCTTAAGAAAGGCACTGATCCAAATTATATTAAGCAGGTTCTTTATAGCAATACTCAACTTCAGGATAATAAGAGAGTTAATATGGAAGTAATCAATGGAGTAGAGATTAGTCGTGTAAGTTATAAGGCTTATATTTCATATTTCATTGAGTATAGACGTAATGTAAAGTTCAGGCTTTACAATGCTAGACTTCAGAGCATTGAAACTAGACTTCATGAAATGGAGATTTACGTTAAGATTCTTGAGTCTGGCGATGTAGATACTGTAATAGACATGATTCGCAATCAGAATTCTATGGATGAAAATTATCTTATAGATTGGCTGATGAAGAAACTCAAAATTACAGATCTTCAAGCCAAATTTGTATTGAATATTAAGCTTATGAAACTTTCTAAAGGTTATCTATCTAGCTATAAAGCAGAGCAGGCTAGATTATCAGCTCTCGTTAATGATTACGTTAATGCTATAACTAATCCTGCTATTATAGATGCTGAGATAGAGAATGAGTTGCTTGATATTAAGGCAAAATATGGAGTACCAAGAAGATCAATACTTATATCTGAAGCATCAGCGTCTAATATCCCTGAGGGAGAATTTAAGGTTATTATTACTGAGCAAAATTATGTAAAGAAAATGCCAGTTAATGAACCTTTCAAAGCATTCAAAGGAGATCAGGCTAAATGTATGGTTATCGGAGATAACTCAAAAGATCTTGTTTTATTTGATCAGATGGGTAAAGCATTTAGATTACCAATGCATAAGATTGCATTTACTGAAAAGAATTCTCCAGGAATAGATATAAGGTTGTTGGTAAAGAAGCTTACGAGTAATATTATAAGCGTGATGTATCTTCCTATAATAGAGGCGCTTAATGAGAAGAACTCTAAATACTTCTTGGTTGTGGTATCTAAGGGAGGATTGATTAAAAAGATTGATCTTGCCGATATAATCAATACCACACCATCTGGAATTATATATTCTAAACTTAATCCAGGAGATGAAGTTTGTGAGGTATTAATAGCAAATTGTAAATCGGATGTTGTTGTTTATACCAAATCAAAAGCTTTGAGGATTTCTATGGATAGTATTCCTTATCTTAAGAGATCTACTCTTGGTAATATTTCCATTAAATCATCTGAGCCTGTAGATGGTATATCAGTAATCACATCTGAGACTAAGGATTTGATTATTGTAACTTATAGAGGAAGATTTAATAGACTTACGCAATCAGCCCTTGTGAGGAGCGATAGAAATAGAGCAGGGTCATCTGTTATACGATTATCTAAAGGAGACTATATCAAGAAAATATTCCCTTGCATTGATGATACAAAGATTCGTGTAATAAGACCAGATGAAATGCTGGAGATAGAAACAGCAAGTATTCCTGTAAGTTCTACGATTTCTTCAGGAGAGAAGTTATGTAAAGATGGTATTCTCAAAGTAGAAATGCTAAAGATTCAGTAATGATTTAAGGGTAGGATAATTCCTACCCTTTTATTATTTTTTATGAGAATATATTATAAAAGTAATAATGGTTAGCCATTATAATAATATAAGTTAAGGAGGTAAAGTATAATGAAGGTAAAGAATTTAACCAGAAGAATGAAGGATTTTGCTATTAAAAGAAAGCTTAATCCTGACGAATGGGGATATATAATGAATACTTCCGAATTATTCGTCATGGTTAATAAGAATACCAATGAGAAGAAGGAGTACGATAAGAGTTTATATCCTAATACATATTTCTAGAAAGGAGACATATGAATGCCTAACATTTGTATTGCAAAATTAGTTATTAAAGGCTATAAAGATAACGTAGATGAATTCTGCAAGATATTAAGAGCAGATTACAACTACGGAACTATGGAGTTTTCACATAAGAAGCATTTCTATAGAATCTTTGAAGTATATGATCTTGATGAAGAAATTCATGGCGTAGAAAAAACAAAGACTGTAGAAATAGAATGCGCTTGGAGCGTATCTTGTTGCATGTTTGACGAACCGATGTCATATTATGATCAGTGTACAGGAATGCCTTCATACAGTAAACTAGATCCATATCGCGGCCTTAGTTCAATAAACGATTATAGTCGCGATATATATAAAGAAAAAGAAATGGCCGCATGGCATATTATTCATTCTACTCATATAATGGCTGAAACTAGAAGGCTGGGATTATTTATAGAAATAGTTTCAGAGGAACCAGGCATGTGCTTCCAAGAGCATTATAAGATAAACCAAAGCACTCTTGTTAGTGATGAAACAACAGATTTCTATGAGTTTTATATTGGAGATCATGATACGAAGAAGGAATGGGAAGAAGAGTACGAAAGTGAAATTCCATTAACAGAAGAAGAATATAAGAAACTACGTGAAGAGGGAGAAGAGTATTACGTTCCTCTGTATGTGGAGATAGATGAGAATTCTTCTATTTATTATCCTACTCCTGTAAAGAATGTAATGTGCAAAGTCATAGACAACTCTAAAGAGTTTATCCCATTATATGAAAGGAATAAACAGAAATGAAGATAATATTTTTAGATATAGATGGAGTACTAAATGGGTATGGCTTAATAACGCATCTAATATTTAAAATATGTGGATTTCTTCACATTCCAGCAAGAATTGTAAAGCGATTTATTGATCCATTTGGAGTTCATTACTTCAAAGTGAGAAGACTAGCAAAGATAGTTCGTATTACTGGAGCTGAAGTTGTATTAAGTTCATCATGGAGGCACGCTTATTTCGATGATAGTCATCAATCAGATGATATTAAAAAATTAAAAAGATTATTCAAGAGGTTTAAAATTCATGTAATGGATAAAACCGATAGGGATGTCGATGGTATTCGTGGAGCAGAAATATGTGATTGGATGCATTGTGCACAGCATCTAATCTCTATAGAATCATACATTGTTATAGATGATGAAACGTGCGATATTATAGATTATATTCCTACAGATAGAATTATTAAAACAACAACTAAACCTCATGATTATATTATTAATGGTCATTGGAGTGAGCGTACAGGATTAAAGAATAAACACGTAAAGCAAGCTATTAAAGCTCTTAGAACGCCATGTTTCTAGAAATAATTTTCCCTCTACGGTTATTCCGTAGAGGGATATCTTTTGTTTATTATTTATTTGATTCCTGAATGAGTAATGCAAAATACGCATTTATAGATCTATAGTATGATGATTCTGTTGCACCTCTAGAACGTCTTCTAGTAAAATGCTCTGAATTATTAATCAGTATGAGATTCAATAATTCTTTCTGCCTTACGACATATTTATTTTTTGAGTTTGGTTTTGGTTTAATAGAGAAGCTAACGAAGTCTAAATCTTTTACATCTTTCGTATTAGACTGCTGGAAATAGCACGCTACCATTAGAGTTACAAACTCTTTTATTAATGGAACGTTCTTATTATCAGCCATTATGTTTTCTATAATGCTCTTAAGCTCATCCATCTTTACATCATTATTTGATGCCATCTTACAAAGCTTGTAATTTATACCATGAGTATTTATAGCATACATTGTATTGCTAACAATTCTTTCCATTCTAAATACATCAGAATCTGCTAATCTATAATTATCCTCAGAAACATCATCTGAATCGTAAGTCATATACAAATCTTTATTATCATAAGCCTCATAATATAACTCAGCGATATTGGTCATAAACGACCCTATACGATTATGCAACTGCTGAACGAGATAAGCACAATCATCATCATGGAAATCTTTAAATCTCTGGCCATATGATTCTAACCATGTTGTACTTACGCTTTTTATAGCACCAATAACATTTCCTTCACGAACAATATCGAATTTATTATTGCACATATTGTTTATAACATAATCCATTACGTGTTCTTGTGGTGCTGCTACTGGAAATGATCTATACCATATACTTGGATAGAACTTTCCACTGAATGCCATACTTATCAGTGCCAATTCAAGATCTTTCTTATCATTTTTTGTTCTGAAATATCTTACTAAACAAAGCATTGCTATAGTACATTCATCTTTAGCATATCTAGGATTGAAATTAGATATCTCAGCATAATAAGTATGATCGATAGCATCCTTAATTACTTCTTTATTGATACCTGTAGATTTGAAGAAATCATCTACATCTGTTGCTGTAAAATAAATCTGCTCTGATGGCATATTAGAATATAACTGTTTTGATCTATTACTCATAAATCTTGATAAGAATTTTTTATATCCGTTCATATTATTCTTAATCTTGTTTTCGCATTCTTTATATGCAATATTGAGTATTGCTGTTGTATCTTTCATTATCAAACACCTCCATTATTAGAATTTAATTAGATGTCGGGAAATTCATATATTAACGTAAAATGAGCTATTTTCAATCTAATCACACCAGATTATCAGAAATGACTAAATATTTTGAATACGTTAATTTTAGAGTTCCTAAACTAACGTATTGCGTTAGATAGAGAACGAAGAATTTTATTGATATTTAAATTGCATAATATATTAATATAATAAAATGCTTGGAGGTATTAATCTATGAAAAAGACAGTATTAAAACGTATCACTTCAATTATGCTTATTATCAATACAGTAAGCATCGCAGTATGGTCAACCAATATTAACGAAATTCTGAATATAGTTTGCATATTTTCATGGTGCATTAGTGATCTATGGATAATAGCATTCATCTATGCGAATTGTATTTATGAAACTCCGAAAAAATCAAATAAGAAGAATGGAAATAAACAACCATCTAAAGTCTTAAAGATAATAAAGATTCTGTTTGATTTGGTATTACTTATATTTTCTATGGCAAACATCGCTATAGGCGTGTATAATATTTATCATGGAAATATGATCTTTATCTTATGCGTATTTATAGGTATAGTATTTTTATCAGGGTTAATTGGGGAATATGGGAAAGATGAAGTAAAGCATTTAACAAAGTGATACTACATAGACGGATGGGTAATAATCCCATCCGTCATTTATGTAATTCTATTTATTTTTTACATGCTAATAATATCTAAGGAGGTGAAATGTTTATGTATAAAGAAAGACTTGAAACTGAACGTATGATTTATGAAGTAATGGATATTCTTGATAAGTCTACAGGATGCGATAATAAATCATTTTGGATGGATAAACTAGGAGGTATGTCGGATACTCAATTTAAAGCGTATATCTCAAAACCATTCCCTTTCTTCTACCAGGTTGGGGCGTTTAAGGAACCATCAATGAATGATATTATCAAAGCTTTAGATCATATTGGAGTTCCATTATTGGAAGAAGTTTATATGCCATTTAAGTATAAAGACAAAGATGGTAATCCAGTAAAATCTCAGAAATGTCTTGTTATTTATCCATGCGATAAACGAATGAAACAGATTATTACTAAGAAAAATAAAGTAAGCTTAGACAACAGTATGAGAGATATGAGAACAGGACAATTAACTGGAGCTTCTAAGGGAGGACGAAACAGCGATCATGAAGTTGAGGCTGCTACATTATCTGGATTGGATAATTTACTTAAGGAATTATCTAGACCTAGAGGCGATGCTATGGTAGATAAAGAAATTATGAATAATACCATTAAAACTCTTGGGCAGGTATCGTTAGCAGATTTACCAGATGATCCTACAGATTCTCTTGGAAAAAATAATTTGTCAATGATGTTTATTGGCGCTCAGTTATATACGAATCTTGTTAATGAAGATTATTTACTTCCATATACATTGAAAATGAGAGATAAAAAAGTAGAACGTGTTGATTAAGCTATATCCTCTACGGTTAATTCCGTAGAGGAATTTCTTTTCGGATTGTATATTATAATTACAAGTGAGGTGATTAATATGATATCTGGAATAGATTATGATAAAATATATGAAAGTAATGGGTATGGAAAATATAAAATACTTAGGGAAGTTGAACCTAGAATGTATGGATCATATAAAGCTAGAATGGTTGAAGTTTTATTTCTTCAGACTGGGTATATTGCAACTGTTAAACTGGCAGTTGCTACAGGAAGTCATGCTATTAGAGATCCATATTATCCTAAAGTATGTGGAGTTGGATATATGGGAGATACTCATATGGGAAATAAGAAAATATATAAATGCTGGAATGCTATGATTGCCAGGTGTTATAATCCTGCAACTCCTTGGTATAATTTATATGGAGGTATTGGTATTACTGTATGTGATAGATGGTTATGCTATGAAAATTTTGCTAATGATGTAAAAGATCTTCCTGGATATGAAGATTACATAAATAAACCTGGATATGCATTAGATAAAGATATATTACAATCTGGGATTCCTCATAATCAGAAAGTATATTCAAAAGAAACTTGTTGTTTCATTCCTATAGCAGATAACCATTGTGAAGTTGTTGAACGTAATAGTGGAGATTCATTGATTGGAGTTCGTGAAGTTTCTGAAGGTAAATTCACTGCTAGGGTTACTCATAATGGAAAAGAACAACATCTTGGGACATTCGATGCTCCTGAATATGCTGCGACAATATTTGATTATTATGCCAGATTGTATAATCATAAAGCTCTTAATAATTTAGATGTAGATATTGGAGTCTCATTACAGCATAGGATTGGATGTAATACTGTTCCTATTTGCAAGAAAATTATGTGTAAAACTGTAAAAAATGAAAAATTGTAATATTTTACAACACTAAAAACTTTTTGGTAATTAGGTGGTGGCGGGTGTCAACCGGCACGGCGGAGCAATCACCATGGGACAACCATCACTACGACTAGGCCTTCGGCCATTATAATGTCGTATACGCGCTCTCGCGCAGAACTGGCCATGGCATGTGTTTCCCTCCCTCTTCGAGGGAGGGCTAATTTGCACTAATTAGTGCGCATTGATTTATATTAGGGGACGCCGGAAAGGATCACCCTATCGGTTTGAAAATCGACCAGAAATCCATTATTTTTTGTGCAACTTTCTATTTGATTATATATTATAATCATACAGAAAGGAGATTTATAAATTATGAAATCAGAAGATATTGAACTATATAGACCATATCCCAGTCAGGGATATGGTTATTTTAAAGTAACAGGAATAGATTATTCCAAAAGCAAAGAAAATCCAACGTTACAAATTGTATTTTATGAAACTGGGTATGGGGCAACCATATCCTTCAAACAATTTACTTATGGATTAGCAGAAGATTATCATCAAAAATATCCTGCAGATGTTTTAAAGATAGGATATTCAGACGGTCTATTTAAATCTGACAATCCAAAGGCATGGAAATTGTGGGTTGATATATTACGCAGATATTGTGATAGAAGCCACCCGCAGTTTGATTACTATGGAGCCGTATATGATTTATATAATATTAAATGGATTCATTATGGTGAATTCCTTAAGTATTATAATTATAGAGAATATATTGGTAGACCAATAGAAAGATTCGATGACCCTGAATTAACAGCTCAAGGAAACACTAAAGTAGTGATGGTAAGCGATTGTGTAAAATAATACGTATCATAGAACTATATGGTAAGTATACGATCTTGCCAATCGTACCCATATACATTTACTATTCTTCATTGCTCCCAGATGCCTACAATGGCATCTGGATAGCTTTATTTTTGAGGATTTGGTAGATGAGAAATAATACAAAATAAAAGCTTATGAAACTTTATAATAAGATTTGCACAACAAATCATTATAGAAATAGCACTCATAAAATCTATTTTAAGGAGGTGAAAATATGAGCGAAAACAAGCAATATGGAGTAATACACGAGCTAGGAGATTACTCAGGATTTAAGCAGCTGAATGATAAAGATAATAAAGATTATAATCAACAGCTCTTAGAGGAACAGCAGCGCAAACAGGAAGAGCGCAAAAATAGTACCAAAAAATAATACATCTTAAGTACAAAGCTGAGCAGAAATAACGCTTGGTGAAAGGAGAATAACAATGGCAAAACAAAGTAAGTTGACGCAAATTATTTACATCCTAATTGCGTTAGTACCAGTATTGACATTGATGAATACCCTTTCAGCCTCAACGAAAACACAGGACGAGGTTGTTATGGAAGAAGTAGTGGCGACCCCGCCTGCCAATGATTCATCAATAAATGAGGAGGCAGGCACCTCTATGATAGCATCAGTTGCTATGAGTGGGAGGATGATTGTCTCTGAAGCAGCAAGTATTGAAACTTTAGAATTAACTGAAGTAAAATCAAGTTACGAAGAGGAGGAAGCTGAAAAAGCAGCAGAAGAAGAGCGCCGTAGAGAAGAGGCTATAGCCGAACAACGACGCTTAGAGTATGAAGAGCAACAAGAAAAAGACAGAGTGACCGCATATGTTTACAGTACCGAGAGCGTATATGAAGGTTATTTTACCAAATATATGGACCTAAGGAATTGTAAAGAGGTTACTATTGATGAAATGAATTATCTGATTGATACCATTGTTGCGGGTAGAGAATCAGCACTTACAGGTTGTGGAGAAGCATACATAAAAGCATCTCAACAAACTGGATTAAATCCAATATTCTTATTATGCCTTACGGCACAAGAGGCTGGCTGGGTAGTTTCAGATATGCACGCAGAAAAATGCAATCCGTATTCTATCCGTATGCTTGACGATAATGTAGAACTAGGATACGTTTTAGGAGATACATTTAGTGAAGGGATAATTGCTGGAGCTGAATGGATTAACGAAAATTACTATGATGAGGGTGCTCATTCATTGTATGAATTTATTTATGGAAATAAATGCTACTCATCTTCAAAAGATAAGTGGATTAGTGGCATTGTTTCAAATATGAATAAGTGTTACGACTTATTAAAATCTTATAACCAACAGGAGGAATAGTAAAATGATGACAATGAATTTATTTGGAGTTGGAGCTGCAGGAAATAAAGCAGCTATCGCTGCGATTGAAAATAATGTAATCGCAGAGGAAAATGTAAAGCTTGTCAATACGACGGTTAAAGATATCCCAGAGAAATATAAAATGGGAAAGGATTTAGTAGTACAGTTTAGCTCAATGCTTGGTGGTTGTGGCAAGGAACCAGCTAAAGGAGCTAAGGCAATTACAGATGCAATTCTTGGAAACAAGATTAATTTCAGCGAAATGGTAACTGAAGATTGTAGAGAAATCGTTATCGTTGCATCTACTGAAGGAGGTACAGGGTGTGGTGCTGCTCCTGTAATAGCACAGTATTTCAGCACAATGAATTTACCAGTGCATGTATTTGCATTAATAGGCTTCCAGGATGAGAGCCGTGGGTTAAATAATACCCTTAGATTCTTTAAGAATTTGAACGATAATGTCATTCTCCATACTATTATGAATGATCAGTTCTTGGATTACACTGGTAATTATACAAAGGCAGAAGAAGCTGCTAATATGGAATTTGTAAGACAGCTTAGAATACTAACAGGTTCTGACATGATCCCATCAAGTCAGAATATTGACGATACAGATATGTATAAGGTCACAACAACCAGCGGCTATATGGATATCAAGAGTATCTCTATGGCAGGAGTTAAAAATCTTGATACATTTAATGATGCTATTATTAAGGCATTTGAGAATGGAAACTGCTTGGAATACGATAAGAGCTGTAAAAGACTTGCGGTTATTGTAAATGCTTCTGAGAGAGTACAGGATGCAGTAGACAGTAAGCTTGAAGTTATCAAGCGTTATACTGGAGAACCATTCGAGATCTTCCGTCATATTCAGAATGATGGTGGAGACGAATACGTTAATATCATTGTATCTGGCATGAACTTCCCAGAGAAGGGTATTGTAGATATCAGCAAGAAGTATACATCATTAAAGCAGAACCTCAATAAAGAGGTTAAAGGTTTTAGTGCTATATACGAGAACATCGACCTCGACGAAGACAGTGAATTCGATATGGATCTTAAACAGAAGAACGATAATGTAGGCAGTATGTTCGCCAACATGGTCAAAGCTCAGGCTGGTAAGGTAAACAATGTAGTTGTTAAACCTTCAAAAGATGAGAATAGCGAGTATTAAGGAGGTAGAATGAAATGGCGGTCTTTGATAAATATTGGAATGAAAGAGCTGAATATGAGAAGAATCATAAAGTAGAAATGGTTCGAGTAATGCCAAGCACCAGACCGGCTTTCAATCGGTCAATTCTAATGCAGAATATAGATAGCGTCTCTCAAATGGGAGACGCTGATCTGCTTAGATTCATAAACAGCAATTTCAATAATATCTTAAAGAATGTATTTAATGGAGGCAATATATCCAAGCATGTAAAATGCTTTCAGGATGTAAGATTCTTAGATGCATTTATCAATATTATGGTGCAGAGACAATTCTTCGATACAGATGAGATTGTTTATATAAATACGATCTGCTACCATTATCTTACGATACCATATGATATGAGAGATCCTCATGTGGTTGACAGAATGATGAAGATGTCTGGCATTGTTAATCGTGGTGGAATACCTAGATTATTAGGTTTAGGGTTATCTGATAATTTAGCAAGCTTATTGCTTATCGCTAGATATTCAGATACAAATCTTAGCGTTGTAGTAAGAAGAGTAAACTTTATTATTATAACACAGCCACCTGAGATTATGTCTCAGAAAATGATATCAGAGATATTCAAAATTCTTTACAATGTAATGGAAGATTGGAGTAGAGTATTTCCGTATATTATGACGGACGTGCTTCCGAATTATAGAGAAGATGACCAGAGCACATGGTGGGTTACAGATGAAGTGTCTGAAGTAGATTCTACTATGTCTTTATCAGCACTGGAAATCTTAGATAATCTTCCAACTGAAATTATAAGATCAACGCTTATAAACTATGCTGAGGGGTACGCTATTATTGGTGGGAACAAACCAATTAGATTCTCTATGCGTAGATTGAGTGACGATTATTATCGTATAAATAATGTAATTCTTCAGCTTGAGTCTGAGGGTATTTATGTACCATAAAATATATCTGGTAGGAGCAATCCTACCAGATTATTTCTCTTTATTTCTTTATTATTTTTTATTATATTAAGTTGTAGAAAAATATAAAAAATCCTACATGATGGTAAAGAAAACAATATCCGTAGGAGGGATTAAATTATGAATAGATTAGACACTATACAGCAAATTGGAATAATGAATGATATCTATCCAGCAGATGAAATTGGTGCTGGTAATGCATATCATAAATACGAAATTAAAGACGCTAATGGCGGAAACTTTTCTTTTTTGTTACAAATGCAGCATGGTAGAAGAACAGATTATAATCCTACAAATGGATTATTGTTAGTTGATCTTCTTGAGATTGCTAGAAACCAATTACAAGGATTTCAGACAGGAGAATTTGCTAACGAAAATAACGCAGAAGCACTTAATCATATAGAACAGGCTCTTATGTTCCTGAATAAGAGGAGTACTGATAGAGCTAATAGGGGAGTCCTTGGGACTTATAATAAATAAGGAGGAAATACTATGGGAATATTAATGCAAGCTTTTAACGAGCAAATTAAAAATACCAAAGATCTCACTCAGGCTTCAGAAATGACCTACTCGGTATCATACCCAACAGGATTTCTTAATCTTGATTTCGCTAATGGATATATACAAGAGATAAACGGAGTAAGAAAGTTTGAGTTGGGCTTATCTGATGGGAGCATAAATATGTTTATCTCAGATTCTGGTGTTGGTAAAACAACCCTTGCATGTCAGGCGGCATGTAATATTATTAAGCCATTTGAGAATGGTGCAATTTTTTACGAGCAGGCTGAAGTAGGAACAAATATTCAGCGTATTAAGAATTTATCTGGATTTTCTGATGAGGAATTCGTAAAGAGATTTAAGGTAAGAGATGCTGGCATTACAACTCAATCTTTATTCAGAAGAGTAAAGATGATTTATGATACTAAAATGAGCCATAGAGATGAGCTTACATATGATACTGGATTAAGAGATCTTAAAGGTGCTCCTGTAATTAAGTTTGTTCCTACAGTGGTAATCGTTGACTCTGTAAAGATGGTTATGTCTGAGAAGAATGCAGAGAATGATGAATCCAATAATATGGAAGGCGCGACAAATGCTAAGGCTAATTCTGAGTATTATACAAGAATGGTGCCGATGTGTCGTCAGGCTAATATAATTATGATTCTTATTAATCATATCACAACTTCAATTAATACAGGGCCATTCCATATGAAGCCAGAGCTTTCTTATCTTAAAGAGGGAGAGCATATATCTGGAGGCAAGTCTCTTACTTATATACAGAATAATATCTTTAGATTGGATATCAGCACTAAATTTAAGCTTGGTGAAGGATTTAATATAATCGGTTCCGCTGTCAATATAGATATTGTGAAATCAAGAACTAATAAAACCAGTAGAGCAAGATGTGAACTTGTATTTGATCAGGATACTGGCTATGATCCCGATCTGAGTTTATTCTGGATGCTTAAACAGAATAAATTACTTGAGGGTTCTGGAGCATATCTTAAAGTTCCTGGATGTGAAACTAAATTTGCCCAGAGACAGTTTAAGGAAGTTTTATATTCTGATAAAGATTTCTATAATGCATTCGTTAATGTATGTTACGGATATCTTACACAGACACTTATTGAAGAGTATGAGAGAGTTGAGGCTGAAAAGAAGAACAGAATATCTGCAATGTCTCCTTACGAAGCAATTCTTGCTAAATTAAATGAATAGTTCTATAAGTAAAGGAGAATTGGAAAATGATTGATAAAGTTTATATAGTGTATACAAATGAGAGAAACGCCAGTGTTGCTGGTGTTTTTCTTTCCAAAGAAGTAGCTAAACAAACTATAGCTAATTCTAATGGAAACCTTCTTGATATTGAGCCAGAGGAATGGAAGATAATTGGAAATTTACCATATTCTGAGGAAGAACTTAGGTCTAAGGTTAAGTTTAACGTTAGTTTGGTTGGAACGGTTGATGATACAGACTATTTAGAGATGTCTAGATTTAGTGTTAAAGATTTTACTGACAAGATCACCGATGCTTTATTAGATTCCATATATAAACTTTTTGGAGGTGATGAGAAATGACAGGTAAAGCGGTTATTGAAATTGACGACCTCTGCTCTTATCTTGGAATTGGAAAGAATACTGCTTACTCGTTATTAACGAGTGGTGAAATAGATGCGTTTAAAATTGGAACTGTGTGGAAGATTCCAGTTAGTAGTATAGATGAATACATTTCTAGGAAATGTGAACAGCATAAGAAGCAGATGTGTGAAATTATAAAATGATCATATATTATATATTTGGATAGGGTAGAACAAATAAGTTCTACTCATTCAAATATTGTAACAAGGAGGAATAGGTAAATGGCAGAATTTGATATTGAAAAACAAATCAACGATTCAATAGCTGGTTTGGATGACTGGAATAAGATGTTGGGCAGAACATTGATGCAGCCGTTTAAACCAGCGAATTCAGGATCAAGAGCCCTCATGAGTAGTATTCATGTAGAGCATTTACTTGTACCAACTCATGCCGAAGTTCCAACAATTCAGACTGGGTATGAGACAGAGTTTGGTAGAAACTCATCATCTTATATTGAGGCTTCGTCTAGATACGAAGTAATATATAAGGTGGATAAATTCCAATTCAAACCAAACCATCATTATTATCTTATAGTGAGGGATATGATTACTGGCGAATATGACGTAATAGAGCGAGTAGCATACCATCATAATACTGAGAGTTATGGTTATCTTTGGAATAATAAAACACTTGATTCATTAAAGCCAGGAGATATTATTGCACAGGGAGATGTAATTAAAACAAGTACTGGATTTGATGAGTATGGAAATAAGATGAACGGTGTTAATCTGTTAACGATGTATATTAGTTGTGCACAGAATATGGAAGATTCAGTAATCTTATCAGAATCAGCAGCTAAGAAACTTGAGACATCGTTAATCAAGAATACAGATATTGCAATCAACGATAATGATGTTTTAATCAATAGATATGGAGATGAGAATATCTATAAGGCTTTTCCAGATATTGGAGAAGAGATCAAAGACGGTATATTCTGTTCTATTAGAAGAACCGAAAATGAAACAGCATTATATACTCTAGCACAGCCAATGCTTAGAGATAGCCTTATAACAGATAGAAATATTCTGTTTGATGGTATTGTAGCAGATATAGATGTATCTTGTAATAATCCAGAAGCATTACAGGAATCATTCTATAACCAGCAGTTGTATTATTATCATACAGAGAAAATTAGATTTGCTAAAGAGATTAACGATCTCATTGGACCAATAGCAATGACTGAGAAGATGAGTTATAATCTTCAAAAGCTTTATGCGATCTGTAGAGATATAACTAATGGAAAGCAGTATTATAAGAATAATCAGTTTAATAACGTATCAATGAGTGTTACTGTAATTGAGCCTTTAGGAATGGCACCTGGAGATAAATTGGCTGACCGTCATGGCGGTAAAGGTGTTGTATCTATGATACTTCCAGATAATCTGATGCCTAGACTCGATAATGGTAGAGTGGTTGAAGCCATCAAGAATCAGTCTACTTGTATTAATAGAGAGAATCTTGGTCAGTTACATGAAATGTCTCTGTCATTCATAGGAATGAGATTGCTTGATTATTTTGATCTTGGATTTTTACATCCTACAGAAATGATAGAAATGCTCTATAAGTTTGTATCTATGGTAGATAAGCATGAAGCCGATATGATGATTAGTGGAGTAGATTTCTTTGATGAAACCGAAGCAGCGGCGTTTATAAATATCTATTGTGGTGAAGGAAGAATTATTCTTAGTACTCCTCCATTCACAACCCCAGTAAGTCTCGATACTATATCTGCAATCTATGATGAATTCCCATTCATTAAACAGTGCAGAGTAGAAGTGCCAATGAAAGATTCAGCTGGAAATATTAGGTATATTGAAACTCGTAGAAGACTTGTAGCTGCAGAGATTTATAATTACAGATTAAAGCAGTATGCTGAAGAGAAATTCTCTGTAACATCTTTGGCTGCAACTAATCTTAAGAATCTCAACACAAGATCTAAAGCAAATAAAATGTATGAGGCTAAGTTTACTAAGACTCCTATCATGTTTGGTCCAATGGAGTCTGGAGATGAAGCTCATATGGGAATGCAGTATGTAATTATGAATTTGATGCTGTATTCTAGCTCACCGCAAGCAAGAAGATTATTTGAGCAGTTATTGATTGGAGATCCATACAATATCGATATAAAGCTTGATAAGAATTCTAAGAATAGAAATGCGGAAATAATTAATGCTCTTCTTAAAACTATGGGGTTAGAGATTATATTCAGAAAGATCCCTAAGGTTAAAAAGAAGATGGTCGGTCTTGTAATGTGTAAGACTGTGCCAAATGCGCAGCATCAGTATAAAACCAATATTAGGGAAATTATGGGTCATTTTGATGAGTTAGATTCTAAATATAATATAGCTATCCAGAGACCTAATGATAAACCTATGGTTAACCTCGTTATGTGTAAGGAGGTAAAGAAATGATTGATTTAGAAGCTAAAGTTACATTTGAGAGAGTATTAGATAGAGCTCTTAATTGTGATCTTGTAGAAGCGAGAGATTTGAAGTTTCAAACTTATGCAAGCAACGTAGCGACTAATCTAATAAACACTGATAATTGGAGTTTAGATCAGCAAGGAATTGCTGATTGTTTGCTCCGCATTAGTAATATTATGTATAATGATACTACTGATGAAATATTGCCGCTCGATGATGGATTGTATGATAGACTTCTTGAGAAGTATAAGAAATATAATCCTTATTATCAGATAGGAGCAATGCCACTTATATTTGAGGAAAACCCTCAGAATGAGTTCCAAGATCAGAAAGTTATGTGCAGTATTGTATCTGATAAGGAAAAGATGGATAATCTTTATATAGATTCTATTCAGAGACAGAACGTTCCATTATCATGGGGTTTACGTCCAGTAACAATGTGCTATATAGCTAGAGATCCGATAAGCAAAAGACTTATAAATGTTCAGCATAAATACCCAGAACTTGTTGGTACTCTGGACAAATGTAAATTTGTGTTGAATAATGATGCTAGAGAGAAAGATGCTTTTGATACAGATTCTGTTAAAGTATTTGAACGAGATTTCATTCATAAATGCCTCGAATCTGGCGTTATATCACCAACAGAAGTATTTGAGATGGTTGCAGAATTAAAATATGATGGTGTTTCTGTAGAGGCAGAAATACAGGGTGACACCATTATATCAGCATTATCTAGAGGAGATACAGCTGATAATATTGCAACTGATTTAACGCCCATATTGGGAGGGTATAAATTCCCATATGCAAATAAAGTACCAAAAGATATAAAATTCGGTATGAAGTTTGAAGCAGTAATGCTTAAAAGAGATCTGGAAAGAATTGGAGAAAGCAGAGGAAAATCATATAAAAATTGCAGAAATGCAATAATCGGTTTATTTGGTTCATCTGATGCCTTCAAGTTCGTTGATTATATTACGCTAATTCCATTATCTACAAGCTTAGATATGCCTAGAGAAGAGGAATTGAAATTCATAAATCATTTCTATAATTCTGGGCAGTTTAATCGGCATGTATTTATAAGAGGTAATTATCAGCAGATTCTATTTCAGGTTAAAGAGTTTACCAATTCGGCAGAAATCATAAGGAAGATTCTTCCTTACATGATCGATGGAGTTGTGATATCATTTACAGATCCAGATAAGATTAAAGCTCTCGGTAGAGTGAATTCTGTTAATAAGTATTCTATGGCAATTAAATTTACACCAAAGAATGCTAGAACGATATTCCTTGGATATACGTTCAATATTGGTAAATCTGGCGATGTAATTCCAATGGTTCATTTTAAGCCATGTGAATTCATTGGAGGAATTCATACAAAACAGACCCTTCATTCATACCAGAGATTTATGGAATTGGGATTAATAGTTGGTCAGGAGATTGATATTGAGTACCGTAATGAGGTTATAACCTACGTTACCAAACCAGATAACGAATTCAATCGCAGCATCAAAGGAGATCCAGTTCCATTTATCGATACTTGCCCGTATTGTGGTAGTAAGATAGTTATATCTGATTCTGGAAAATCTGCTAAGTGCCCAAATAGATATTGTTCTGAAAGGGCTATTGCTAGAATGACCGATATGATAAGTCGTTTAGGGTTTGTTGATTTCTCTGAAGAAGCTGTAAGAGCTCTTGGAATTAGATCTTTTGTAGATCTTACCGATCCTTATAGCGTAGACTATGGAGTGTTAGGACCTAACGATTCTGTTAAGTTTATAGAACAGCTCAATAGATTATTATCAGAACCAATCCCTGATTATAAGTTCTTATCAGCGATGGGATTTGATGATATGGCTGATGAAAAATGGAAAAAAGTTCTGGACGTGCTAACGCTTAAAGAAATTATGGAGCTAAATGAAGTAGAACTCTATGATAGATTAATACAGATTAAAGGTGTTGGTAAAGGAATTATAGATTCCATTATTAAAGGTAGATTAGAATTGAAAGAAGAATTAGATAGAGGTATTCAAGTTCTTCATATAGTAGATTCTAAGGGAGCTGTCAAGTTGCCAAGAGTATCATTCACAGGATTCAGAGATCCAGAATTATCTGAATTATTATTACAGTATGGTTTCGATGCTGGAGATTATGGAGTTACTAATGCAACTGTTGCTGTAATAGCAGCAGATAAGAATGAGCAATCTGGAAAGATAACTAAAGCTCATGACAAAGGAATTCCAGTATACACAAAAGAAGAGTTTATGTTAGCAAATAATATCAAAATATAAACTTAGTAAAACTTTAAAATAAGCATATACTATAATAAAGAATAAAGTGGAGCGATCTACTTTAGGATATAGTAAAACCTAAATTATATTTATAGGAGGTAATTTAAAATGGTTAAAACTTTAAACCAGACAAATTTCGGAGGAATTATGGCAGTAAGAGATTACACAGGAGTATTACAGGCGATCGGTCGCCCTCAGGCTAATAAGTCTGTAGAGGACACTGAGTTGCATCATGCATTCGTCGTTAACGCTGACTCCATGGGATATTCATTCGGAGATGATGATCGCCCACAGAGAATCGTTAAGGCATTCTTCGCATCAACAGCAGCTTACCTGTCAAAGACAAAAGTTCCTAATGAGGATGAGGCAGTAGCACTGGTTCTTACAGACGTAGCAGGAACATTCAAGTTTGCAGGTATCGTTAAGTACAATCTCAACAAGGAGAATCCTGATGAGCCAGGCAACTGGGATTATGTACTTACATTCAACGAGGACGATCTTACAGAGTTAGAGAATACTCGTAAGGTTAAGAAGTTGTTGTATGGCGATCGTGCATTCCAGTCATTGTTCGACAAGATTGCTTATGACATCGCATCAATTCAGTTTGAACAGGAGCGTTATATGTATGATGCTTGCTTATTGACGATTGATACATTGGTGCAGGTTCTTGATAATGAGGCTCAGCCGAATGAGGTTGTTGACATTGAGATGCCGGGTTATTTTGTGGCAAGTGTTGGTATAGAGGACAATGTGAAAGTATTCTCAATTGTTCCTGACGGACACATGAAAGCTATCATCAAAGATGATTCAGCTCTTGAAGTTATGTAATCTTCTCATAAAATCAGAAATCATGAGGAGGGGTATGATTAAGTTCATACCCCTCTGTCTTATAATTTTTTGAGGAGGTAAAGTATAATGAAGAAGGTACAGATTGGCAAATGTCTATACAACGTAGTAGGACCAGATGACTATAAGGAAAATGGATCTTACAATCCAAGGTTCACAGCTATACAATGTAACGGAGGACAAACAGTATTACCAGTTAATAGTAGAGTAACAGATACCTCTACAGGAATATACTTCTATCCAGGCAATGGAATGGTTGCTAAAGTAATCAAACCAAATCCTGGAAGTGAAGCAGATTTTTCATGTGAAAATATTATTGATTATTCTCAGGCTAAGACAATCAGCGATATTATTCATAATAATGAGATTATAAGAGATATCCAGAATGATATCATAACTACATCCGATAATGTATTAAAGCTTAATATAAGCGACAATGATACACCGGAAATGAAAGCATTGAAAAATGCGATCAATGCTAAAGGCGTTGATAAAAAGCAATATGAAGATCGTTTTGATCAATTCCAAAATGATATGAGATTGCTCAAGGGAAATTCTATTACCCTTGGAAAACTTATCAGTATTTGTTCTGCATTTGATATATCTGCAGAGCTTACTTTAAAAGATAAGGAAGGCGTACCAAATCCTATCGGTCAGGAGTTTGTAGTTGATTTGACCGAGGAAAGAGATGGTGGTAAATAATGATAGAGAATCAAAGGCAGTTTATACATGAATATAATGACAAATATCGTGAAAGATTCAATAAGGATCTTTTCGTTCGTCACGATTCAGATATTGTAGATGCTCTACGTTATATTATCTATAGCATAGAGCGCAATTCTACATTCACTATTAAAGTTTTAAACTTTGAGGTTATCGATAACTATGATGATGTAAATCATATTCTTTGGGAGTATGAGGATTTCATCGTTAATAAAGGTAAGAAACCTTCAGAGAGCGCAAAAAAGAAATCATACGGTAAGAAAAAGAAAGTTAATATCTATGATTTCATAAATCTTAATGATTCAGATATCAATCTTATTAAGGTTACGTATTATATTCAGATTACTGAAAAGAAACGTGGTCTTGTAGATGATACTCTAGTGGTGTATATTGCCATACCAAGAATAGTAGACGACTTCTACTTCAGGTTGAATGGAAATATTTATTCTGCAATGTACCAGATTGTAGATGCTAGTACTTATAATAATAGCGCTAGTAAGAATTCTAAGAAACAGTCTATTACTTTTAAGACAGTATTCACACCAATTCGTATCTATAGATACGCAATAAATCTTAAGGATGTAAATGGCTATGCAATTCCGTGTAGCTATTTTATTATCAACGTATTCAAAAAATCAGTTTTAGTTATGAAATATTTCTTGGCTAAATTCGGATTCTTTGGATGTATGGATTTTCTCCATATAAATGGAGTTAATGTGGTAACCTCTGTTGATAGCATCGATATGGAGAATAATTATATCTTCCCAATAAGAGATTATTACATTATAGCACCAAAGTACTTTTACGATAATATCCAGATTATGCAGTCGTTTGTATATACAATATATTCTGTATTGAATTATATGAAAGATGCTGAGTTTGGAGATATTTTCGGAACTGATATTTACGTAAGAGCTTTAGGTGCTGATTTCACCAATAAAAACGTAGATTCAATCTATGAGAAAGGTTTGTCTCTTCTTGAATCATTAGAGTTCAACTATGATGATATGAGCAGAGCAGATCTTAAGTTAGATCTTGAGGACAAGGATGATATATATAAAGTTCTTAGATGGATGATTTATGAGTTTAATGCTCTACGCCAGAAAGATAATTTAGATATATCTACCAAGAAAGTAAGATATGCTGAGTATATTGCATCCCTGTATGCAACTCGTTTAGCCAATGGTATTTATAGAGTATCAGATAAAGGAGATAAGGCTGATTTATCTGATATAAGAAAGGCGATTATGATACCGCCAATGTATCTTATAAATGCTATTGTTAAATGTGAGCTGGTTAACTACAAAAACTGCGTAAATGATCTTGATGCTCTTATAGCATTAAAATATACTTACAAGGGAATTGCGGGAATCGGGGAAAAATCTAATGCAGTATCTGATGCATATCGATCGATTCAACCAAGCCATTTAGGAAGGGTTGATATCGATAGTTCATCGAACTCAGATCCAGGAGTTTCTGGAACAATATGTCCGTATGTTGTCTTACACGATGGTCATTTTGATGAATACGTGGAGCCGAGTACGTGGCGTGATGATATCACACGTCTTATAGATACTTATAAGGCTATAGATTCGAGACTTGTAATGTGTAAAATCATAGACGACCATAATCTTTCTGATAAACGAAAAGATAACAAAGTGGTGGAAGAGTGTGTATCTATTGCAAAGTCTTTATTAGATATGCCGAGATACGTTTTAGAAACTGAGCAATATATTAACGGTTTCGATATTTTTGGAGATGGCCTTATGTTCTATCTAAACGACGAATAATAGTTTAGGAGGAATATATTATGGCTTCAAAAACTGTGCCATCTATGTATAATCGATACTTCATGTACTCTGCATCGGATGCTGCAAGAGCAACCAGAGTATATGGAAAGAATACAGAGTGTGGAACTGTTATTGTTAGAGGTGTACCTAAACCATACACCTCTATCGTAACAGACCCATCTTCATCCGCAACAGACGCGGTCGTTGTCACCCAGGGTGATATAAGAAAAATTAAATATACTGAACCTACAAGATGATTATTTTTTGTAAAGGAGAACAAAAATGAGCAAAGAAATGGTTAGATTAGTTCCTATAGGAAGCTGTCCTATATGTGGTCATAACCAATTCGTTGTAGCTGAATCTGAACTCAATATTTTTCTTACAAATAGAGATGGAGAGATAGTTGATTCTAGCAATTGTTCTTATAAGTGTGAAGGAATGTGTATAAACTGCAAGACTAGGATGCCGATGTTGGCTACTCCTGAAAGGTTCATTCCTTTAACACCATTAAGGAAACTTCTTTATGAGAATATTAATCACAACGAGTTAGGTTTGTCTGTAGATGAGGATGTGGTTCCTAATCCTATGGAGGTAGCTAAATGAAGATAACTTCAGGCCCAATAGCTAATTTTGTAATAGCATTATTAAGTGCTATAACTGACATAAAAGAATCAGATTTTGAACAATACACCAAAGTTGATGAGGATGAGATATTACTCCTCATGAACAATGGGTGTAGAATATCAGACGTGGAACCAATGGAAAATATGGTTTCATTGGACAATAATTACTATGTGTCCATTATCACTGGTATGATGGGTAATGATAAGAATACTTTCTTTGATTTCTATTACACGCATGATGGTAATAGAAATGTAATAAAAATCCTTGTGGTATTCTTAGATTATTTTAAAGACGTAAAGACTGAAGAAACGCCTTTAGTCGATGAAAATGGCATTACCGATATTACTGGTAACAGCAATTTCTTTTTTGCAATAAAACAGATATCGGAAATATTCTTAATGTCTTATTATAATCCTGCGACATTTACTGGAGCGTTTAATGCTACAGTTGCAGGTACAAACTTCAGGTATTTACCAAATATAATTGCGGGAATTATTCTGGCTCAATTTAAACCGCTTACAGAAGAAGATACGGAAGGGTGTGGAATGGAACATAATATGCTTACTGAAATTTTGCAAGATGAATCAATGCCTATAAACCTGATTCTATCAGGAATTAGAAGGCAAGATAGATAATGCAAGATAATAAAGTAGAAATGTGTAAACTCCATACTCCATACGTATGTAAGCATTGCGGAGAAGAGCTTTTATTTTTTGTCACTAATAGAAATACTCTGATTGATTACAAGAATCTTTTTGTTAACGGTAAAACCTCACCAGAAATATATGCGGAACTTCAAAATAAGAATATACGTTCAATGAAATGCATTGTATGCGGAAAGTATTATCTTATTGATTGGAGCGAGCATTTCCCACAACAATTATTAGATAGAAATAGTTTGAGCAAATTTGGGGTATGAGGAAACTCATACCCTATAAATTTTGCGATAATATAAAGCCGTTCACATTATTATAAAGAAAGGCGGTGCTATAAAATGAAATATCTTTCTGTAGAACTTATAGGTTACGGTGGAATATATAATGGTTTAGGGCTAAACCAGATAAAAATAGATTTTACAAGATGCGTTCATAATAAAGTAATTATTAGAGGAAAAAATGGTTCTGGAAAATCTACTTTAATGAATGCCATAAATCCAAATCCAGATGGTAATGAATGTTTTATGCCTGGAGTTGAGGCTAGAAAAACATTGGTTTTATTCTGCAATGGGATAATTTATACGATAAGATATATTCATCCAATAACTGGAAACGGCTCTAGAGCAACGACTAAGGGTTATATATCTAAGACTATAGATGGGCAAATGGTTGAATTAAATCCTAATGGAAATATTTCCTCATGCAAAGATATTCTTTACGATGAATTCTCTTTGGATTCGAATTATGTATCCTTATCCAAATTATCGTCAGAGAATAGAGGATTGGTTGATAGCAAACCAGCAGAGAGAAAGAAACTTTTAAATGGTATTATAAATATCTTAGACGTTTATAATGGAATATATAAGAATCTTTCTAAGAAATCTAGCGCTTATAAACAGATCATCAATTCTTTAGTATATAAAATTGATAGTATTGGAGATGAAAATATGGTCACTGGAGCGCTAGCTAATCTTGAGGCTAGAATAGATGAATTAGAGTCAGATAAGTCTAAAGCAATAGAAGCATCAGCAGCGATCAAAGTAAAGATTGCTGATTATGAAGCTATATTGAAAGAGAATAATTACGATTCAATTTTATCTGAATTAAGAGCTCTCGATAAAGATATAAAATCGCTGGATAATAATATTCAGAAACAATTGCAGGCTTATGGTATAACTGATATATCTAAAGTTGATGATTTCTTAAATTATATCAACACCCAGATTACAAGTATTCAGCATGAGGTTGATTTATATAAGCAGATAATACCTGAAAAATTGGCAGAGAGGGAAGCTGAATCTAAAGATCTTCAAAATAAAAGAGAAAAACTTAATTCATTGCAAAGCGAATATAATTATTTAGATATAAAGAAAGCGATGGAGAATGCAAGAGCGATCGTAAACGAGTACGATGCGGTCTTTGAGAGAATGGGTTTAACTCATATAGACCTTATTACAAGAGATGAGTATGATTCCGCTATGGAATCATTAAATTATCTTCTAATGTCATCTAATGCGTTAACTTCAATGTACCAGATTGATGATATAAAATATGTAATTTATCATCAGCAAGAAATTACACTACAATCTTCTGATATTAAATCCCTTAAAGATCAACTGGATCGGTATAAGAATGAAAGATCAGAATTAGATAAACAAATTGCTATATTCCAATCAAAGAGGGAAGTTGCTAATGAGTTAAATAATCGCCCATCTGGATGTAAGATTGATGATTGTCCTTACATAAAGAGCGCCGTAGATGCAAATAATCAATATCCTGAAAGCGAATTGCAAATAATGTCTGCTAGATTGGAAGTCCTTAATTCTTCTATAGCAGATATTACTGCTAAGATAGATAAATATGAGACTTACTCTGCTATATTTACTCATATTAATTCTATCATAAGAGAGTTGAACTCTAAAATGAAATTTATTTCTAAGTTTCCTCTAAGAAAGGATTTTAAAGAAACTTTTCTATATAGATTAGCAGAATTAGATCCATTTGATGATATAAGAGAATGCTACAAATACGTTGAGTATAGTAATATTTTAGACGAATATAAGATTGCCAAAGAACAACTTCATACATATGAAGTTGAGCATAAATTGTATGAGTCTAAGAATAGTATTATAGAATCATTAATTGATTCTATAAATGATATATCCAGGAAGACAGATGAATTAGCCCAACAGATTGAGCATTTAAATTCTCAAATATCTGAGAAGGAAATGAATTTAGAGGAATTGAAAACTCTTAAATCTAAAGTAGAATCTTTATCTATCAGCATCAATCAATCCTATAAACCATCGGTGGAAAGGCAGAATGAGTTATTGATATTGAAGAAATCACTAGACTCAAATACATCAGCGTTAGATGAACTTCATGCTAATCTTTCTATTGCCGATAATAATATTGGTTCTATATCTAGTGATATTAAGAATTTATCTTTAGAGAGAGATAAGCTTAGACACAATTTATCACTGCTTGCTGACTATAAGCAAGAATATGCTGATTACAATAATAAATATTCTAAGATGGAGAAGATTAGATATTATTCATCCCCATCAACTGGGATACAAACCTTATTCATGCAGTTATATATGAATAAGATTATCACTACAGCCAATGATCTTCTCTCTTTATTATTTGATGGAGAATTTATATTGCAGCCATTCATAATCAATGAAGCGGAGTTTAAGATTCCATGCGTTGGAAATGGTTTAATGCATGATGATATAAGCAGTATGTCTACAGCTCAAAAATCTATGATATCAATGATATTATCGTTCTCTCTATTAAGACAATCATCAACTAAATATAATATTGTATTTGTAGATGAGATAGATGGCGGTCTTGATACGGGCAATAGGGCGTACTTTATTACATTACTGGATAGGCTTATGATGATGCTTCAATGTGAACAATGCTTTATCGTTAGTCATAATTCCGAATTAGATACTTCTATGGCTGATTTGATAGTGCTAAAAACAGATCCTGGAGAAACATATGGCGGTAACGTGATTTGGCATTATTGAAAACAATCTAGTAAATAGCTGTATAATATTATTCTAAGGAGGTACAAATAAATGGCTAGTATTTGTGGTAAGAGCAATCAGGAAAGATTTTACCCATTCTTTAAATTCTTGCATACAATAAAAGATGCATTAGATTGGGATTACATCTTAAAGAACTATGAAGTCGAGGAGGTTATTCTCGAAGAATTCATCAATCAGATTGATATCTCTACAGCTTGTCAATATTGTAAACTGTCAGAGGAATTCATTAACAAGTATGCTGATACAGTAGATTGGGATAAGATTTCTGCATTCCAGTCTCTTAGCGAAGATTTCATTAATAGAAATATTAAGAAACTCAATCTTCAGAAGATCGCTAATGATAACAATACTTTATCAGAAACATTCATTTACAACCATGCAGATGAATTAAACTGGGATCAGGTTGTTAGTTGCCAGAAATTATCCAGCTCAATCTTATATGATTTCAGAGATAAGATAGATTGGAAGTCAGCGTTCTGTTTACAGCAAATGGCTCCAAGTTTCATTACAACTATCAGAGATGCTGGAGTGTTAATGAACTGGGATGCAATTGCTATCCATCAGAGACTCAATGAGCAGTTTATTAAAGATAATCTCAATAAGCTTAATATTGAGCTCGTATTAAAATTTCAGACTTTGTCCGAATCATTTAAGGCAGAACTTCAGAGTATGCTTGACCAGCAGAAAGAAGAAAATGCAGAAACAGAGGAGTCTGAAAAAGATTCTTCATCTGAAGAAGACGGAGAAAATTAAATCATAATAAATCATTTTTAGAGGAGGTACAGCATGAAGACTGTATTATTATTTACTCATAGTGATCTGGACGGAATCGGATGTGATATTGTAGCACGAAAATATTTTTCCAATTATCCAGATAAGTATACACTTAAAACGTTTTTCTGCGATTATTCAAACGTAGATGAAATTGTTCTTGATACAATTTCAAGTATCGAAACAACCCCCGATATTATTTATATCACAGACATTTCTGTTACTGATAAAACAGCAGAGATTCTTGATAAGTATGCCAAAGATAATAATATCGTTCTTAAGCTGCTTGATCATCATCCTACAGCATTAAGACTTAATACTTATGAGTGGGCCGATGTAGTAATCAATATTACTCCTAATAAGAAAGCTTGCGGAACATTCTTGTTATTTAAGGAGTTATATATTGATCCTTCATATGCAAGCAAAACAATGCTTGAGTTTGTAGAGCTAGTAAGACTTTATGATACATATGAGTTTGAGACCAATACTGTATATGGAGATAGACCTAAGAGGTTGAATTATCTGTTCCAGAATATGCTCAGGGATAAGTTCATTGTCGATATTATCGATTATTATCTCGATGATTCTGTTTACAATGTATTTCCTGAATTTACAGAATGCGATAAAGAGATAGTTGATAGAGCAATTCAGAGAGAAGAAGATGCGTATGAATCAGCTAAGAAGTCTTTAACTGTTAGATATTTTAGTTCACATAATAGTGGGTGGTATTTTGGTAATGCTTACGTATCTGCTGTGTGCAACAGATTGTGCAAAGAGAATCCTGATTTAGATTTTGTTTGCTGCATAAACACTAATCGATTAACGTTCGAGTTCAGAACAATAAGAGATGATTTAGACCTTGGTAAAGAGATTGCACCATTATTTGGTGGTGGAGGCCATCCTAAAGCTGCCGGAGCACAGATCAACCAGGATCAGGTTAAGCACATGATTAATGCATTAATAAACTAAATAATATTGGAGGTACCATTATAGGTACCTCCATAAATTTTGTAATTTTGTTTTTTAATAATCATATATTATACCTCTGATAAATAGATCCTAAGAGATTAAATAAAAATATTTTTCATATCGGAGGTAAAGTACTATGAAAAGAGCATTATTAAGTTACATTGATCCTTATGATCATCGCCGCAGCGATGCTATTGATCGTTATGAATGGGGAATGTCTAGCGATAAACAACTTGATGAAGAGTTGCTCATGGTTGACCTTATTCAGAAATATGGTATCTATCCATATAGCGATCGAGAATTACAGCATTTTGCTGAGCGTGGTGATATGGTGCAGCCACTTAGAAATATGTGCACAATAGTGCAGAAAGGAGCTGTAGCATAGAGTATGTATCAATGTAATGCACTGTTAGAAACTAGAAATACGCCAGTTAGTTATTTTACAGAGAGCGTACATGAAGTATTGAGAGAACAGTTTAAGATTGTTAGTAATCGTTCATCTGCATACATAGAAGATCAGATTGAACAGATTAGATCAATCAAATGGGATAATGATGAATGGAATTAAACATAAAGTAGCCCGGACTCGTAGTTGAGTCCGGGTTGCTTATTCATCATTATTTTTTAATATTCTGACATATCTCCTGCGCCAGCGTTAAGCACTATAAGAGGATATACTGCATTTCTGTTTGAGTCTTTAGCGAAACCGCCTCTTACGTTTATATCTAATTCATAGATATAGGTATCACTTGGTTTTTCTACGTTAGGAACTGGCTGACGAGTATTCTTATCTACTACTTCAAACCATCTATTTCCCGTAGCCGCATCATACATAACTACAGTTTCGATTAGTCCTTTAGCATCAAGAACCATGCGGTTTTCTGCTGGTGATAGGCTCTGTTCCCATGCTGCCTGGTCATTCATTCCGCCTATAGGAGCTCTATTAAGAGATGATCCATTTTGTATAATCATATCCTGCATTGATGGTCCAAGCATTGCAGGTCCAACACCAACAGGCGTGTTGATAAATGCGTCATACATACTTGCAATTCTTGTGTTATCATCTTCTTCATTGGCTCTAGATTTGAGCTCTTTCATTCTTGTAATCTCAAGATGATTAATATCATTGATTGTTTTGTTCTTTTCTTTAATAGCAGAGATTTTAGAGTTGATAATTGTACCAACTGTCTCTGTCATATCATTGATATAACCATATTTGTTACGAAGAGTTTTAGATGCTCTAACCTGTTGGAGATCATTCATGATTTCTCCACCTAAAATATTGAGCTGTTGAATAGCCTCATCAAGCTGCTGATTTGTTTCCTGATATGCTGTAGCATAAGGAATATTCTCCTGAATATATGACATGCTTGTTTGGGGTACCAATGGTGCTGCTGAAACAATAGCAGGTGTTTCTTTTTTTGCTCTCTTTTTTGCCGTCTCTGCAGGAATTTGTTCGGTTACAACAACCATTTGGGTTCCAGTGAGGGTATGGTCTTTACATTCTTCGGAACCGTTAATAAAAGATTTGATGTTGAATGACACATCTTGTTTCTTTGCCATAGCGTAATTGCCTCCTTCATTAATATACTTTATTTTGCTGTTTCAAAAAATGAAAATCTGTTAATTTATAACCTTCAATTATTATTGAAGGTTTAATCGAATGTTTTATTTATGTAAAGTCTCTGGGACATAATTGTAATGAAGAATAAGCAAAAATAAACGTAAATGGAGGCGATACGCATGTTTAGGATCAAAGGTTACGAACCAGGGGCAAATATAACGGTTCTTAATACGATTTATCATAAGAGCAGAAAAGATCCAGAGACTGGAAAATATGGGAAAGATTCCATAGATATTATTTTTAAAGATTTGGATACAGGGCAGAAAAAGATTGAGCATATAGTTGAACCGACGTATACTTATTATATAGCTAATGATGACGTTCAGATTCCATATAATCAATTATTTACATCTAAAGATAACGTTCATCCAGTCATATGTAAATATCGAGATCTTCTGAAGGATATAGCAGAGAAGACAAATAATACAGAATTCTTTTATGATAATATAAAGAATGGTAATTATAGAGAGAATAATAAGCTTCTTACAATTCCAAAAATATTTGGTGCTGATACTCATATAGAAGATTTTTATAGAGCAGAATTCGATAGAACTTATAAGAATGATCCATATGTTCCAAGTAAATTGTATTTCGATATAGAGGTTGATGGTAAAAATATGAGAGGAGATTTTCCTCAGCCTGGAGAATGTCCTATAAATGCAGTAACATTGGTAGATGATTTAAATAAGCAGGTTTATACACTATTGCTAAATAATCCTGATAATCCTCTTATAGCAGAATTTGCAGCACAACCAAATCTTACAGCAAAACTAAAAGATTTTGTTAGGAAAAGTGTTGGCGGATGGAAACAAGAGAAGAGATTTGGATTAGATGTATTTGAATACCATATTTTGTTTTATGATGAAGAAATCAAATTAATCTACGATATGTTTAAGTATATCAATATGGTTAAGCCAGATTTTGCATTAGCGTGGAATATAGCATTCGACTTACCATATATTATTGAACGTATTAGAGTATTAGGATATGATCCATTAGATATTATTTGTCATCCAGACTTCAAAGAGAAAGAGTGTTATTATTATATAGATAAGAGAGCTCAGAAGTTTGAAGAAAGAGGAGATTATGCAGCAATATGTGCATATACAATTTATCTTGATCAGTTGATTACATTTGCATCTCGTCGTAAAGGACAGAAGAAAGGAGCAATCACAAGTTATAAGCTTGATTTTGTTGGTTCGGTTATTGCAAAGGTTAGAAAGCTCGATTATTCTCATATAACTCATAGTGTTATTGAATTACCATATCTTAATTATGAAGTCTTTGCGTTCTATAACGTAATGGATACAATAGTTCAGTTATGTATTGAACGTAAGGTTGGTGATATTGATTTTGTATTCAATAAAGCATTAACGGTTAATACTAGATTTTCTAAAGTTCATAGGCAGACGACTTATTTAGTTAATCGTGGTATAAAAGATTTCTATGATATGGGTTATGTGATGGGTAATAATATCAATAAATCTAACGAAAAAGAAGGTTTTGCAGGAGCATTCGTAGCAGATCCTACTTTAGTTAGTGATAAACCTAAGGTTAAAATAAATGGTAGAGCAATTAATATTTGTGATAACCTAGACGATTTCGATTATAAAGCACTTTATCCGTCCATTATTGACGAATCAAATATGGCACCAAATACTCAGCATGGTAAAATATTGTTGCCTGAAAAGTTGGACGCTAAGGAGAATAGATTCAATAACGAATACTTTGATAGGAGCGTTTGGTTTGTTGAAGATTTGGTATGCCACAATAGATTGGATTTCTGTCAAAGATATTTGCATCTTGCAGGTTATGAAGAAATGTATGATGATATAATCAAATACTTCTCAACGATAGAAAATCCTGCGGGAAGATTTAGATATTCTGATCCTATAAGTGGTAAGAGATATATGTACCATATTATCAACAATCAGCAAAATAGGATTATGTGCAGAATATCTCAAGATGGAGAAAAGAGAAGAATGTGTTTTAAGGTAGATAAAATGCCTAATGGTATATTACCTAACGTGATGTAATTGGAGGTGTATTATATTTTGGAATTAAGTATAAGCGATTTAGTTTATATAAATGATGCGGCGAAGTCCCTGAAATACAGTGACTTCGTCTTTATAAATAATCTACTGGTTGGTATAGATAATATAAATACGTATACAAGCAAGGTTATTCTTGATGTAAATAAGCTATCTAACGTATCATTGATTGGATTGAGTTTTAATCAGAGAGAACTATCTAAATTTGTGAAATCTCTATCAGTAGAGTCATCATTCTATATAGATGAAAATCAACCAATAAATAAAATATATAGCACTGCAGGTGCAGTAGAGTTAAATATTCATATTGATTCAGTGATGAATAATCTTGTAGCAGCAAAGATTAATCAGAGTTTAGATATAGATAATCTTATGATTAATTCAGAAGATGTGACTGCTGATATGGAAAAGTTATTTAGCATGAGAAAGGGAGACGGAGCATTCTATTATGTGAGCCATGATAACCATTATATGACTTTATTTAATGGATTGCTCCCATTGAATAAATCTGACAAAATATTCCTATCGATATATGACGCAGGGTATGGAACATTCACTGCAAGATTTATTGTAAAGAAATCAAAATTCACAATTATGGTTTATGTGTCTTATCTTTCAATACCAAAGAAAGGACCTCAATAATGAGGTCCTACTTTCGTTTTAAGCCTAAAACATGAGAATAAAACATAAAGGAGGTTGTAAAAGATGGCTGATAATAAAAAAGACGATAAGCGCCCAATTAGATTTAATGTAATCAATAAGATGGCGAATAGAGTCCAGGATAATATTACTTCATTATACAGGTCTGCATATTATTCGGATTCTACAAATCGTCAACAGTTGCAAGCATTAAAGACTGATATATCTTCTTCGATTAAGTCTATAATGGACACAAGCTCGGATAATATCGGAGAGCCAAATATATCAAGATTATACGAAAGGTTATTTCTAAAATCTCAGGACAATCCAGAAGTTACAAAAGAATTTGAAAGAATTTTTGGAGATAATGATTTTGTAAATAATCTTGCTAATTCATATCTTGATAATAGATGGGTAAGAGCAGTAGATTCTGAGATAGATGAAGTTCTTAAATATATGCCTAAGCTTGAAGAGGCATTACAGACAATACGTGATAACGTGTTGTCGTCAGATAGTTTCTCTAAAGATTATCTTAATCTTGAATCTCATTTTGGTATTAGTAATGATGATACCAATCAGTTCTCAAGAAATGTAGAGGAATTAAAGAAGAAGTATGATCTTCTATCATTCATTAATGAGCTATATTATGATATCTCAAAGTATGGTGAGGTATTCGTATATTGTGTACCATATACCAAAGCTATACAGAAGCTTATGGATGATAAGAATACTAACTCTAAGATTGCTCTCAAAACAAACTATACTGAAGGTGCAATCATTACCGAATCTGTAACAGGTTTAAGTAGTACTAAAATTCCTGAAGTTGGTTCTGCTAGATCATTGAATGATACATATGGCGGAGAAGTTAACGTCGATGTACAATTAGAAAGAGGTTTAATTTCTTCTATCGTGCAGAACGAAAAGTTTGCTAGAGATAAGAAGAAGCAGATTAAGATGACTTCATTAACAGAACAGTATTTGCATGAGAATGGAGTTATAGATGACGATGGTAAAATATTAATGGAGGCTAAATCATTCAATATCAATGAGGCTCAGACGATAGATATTAGAAATGATGGCAAGCCATATAATTATTCCAATACATTTGATCATGATCTTGAAATGGGGGAGAAACTTCCAGTTCATCATAATTTCGATCATACTCTCGACGATAATTTACCACTCCCAAATGACAGTGATCCGTCATCTGAGGGACTCGTAGATTCACGTAAACGAAATAAAAGAATAAATGAGATGAACGGGTGTATCATTAAAAAATTAAAGCGCGAGAGCGTCACTCCAATCGTCTTGAATGATATTTGCTTGGGTTATTATTACTTTGAATTTGATAATAATCAGGGAATCTTTGACGAAAGATATACAACTACTGGAATGGTTAATACCATTACGGGATTAATGAATAGCAACAGAGATGAGAATTTTGATATGCTGCAGAGAAGAGAAGAACTTCTCAGAACTATAGCCTCTCAGTTAGCAGATAAAATTGATACAGAATTTATTAATGATAATCAGGATCTTAAGAAAGAGATCTATTATATTCTTAAGTATAATGATGATTTCAATAATGCTGCTGCAATGCATACAAATATCAGAGTTTCTTATATCCCTCCAGAGGATATCCATCATATGTACTTCAAGCTTGATGAGGATACTGGCAGAGGAATATCTGATCTTAAATTATCTCTTATCCCTGCAAAATTATGGGTTGCCATCTATATTACAAACTGCTTGGCTATAATGACCAGAGGAAACGATAAGAGGGTTTATTATGTAAGACAGTCTGTAGAGACAAATATCTCAAAAACATTATTGAAGACTATCAATGAGATCAAGAAATCTAACTTTGGTATTCGTCAGGTTGAGAATATTAACTCTGTACTTAACGTTACTGGAAGATTTAATGATTATATCATCCCTAGAGGAAGTGATGGTCAGTCTCCAATTGAATTTGAAGTTATGCAAGGCCAACAGGTTGAAATCAAAACAGAACTTCTTAATCTTTTGGAAGAATCGGCTATTAATCCTACAGGTGTTCCAATAGAGATTATACAGAATCGTCAATCTCCAGATTATGCTATGCAGCTCACTATGAGTAATTCAAAGTTCTTAAGATTCGTATATGGAAGACAGTCTGATTTCGAGAATATAATTTCTCCATTCTTGACTAAAGTATATGATATTGAGTTTCTATGCAGTGACAGAGTTGAGGTTGTATTGCCTCCACCATTGTTCATTAATGTGACAAATACTAACCAGCTCATTGTTAATACTAATGATTATTGCGAGAATGTAGCTAATATAGTAATGAGCGATGAGACTAACGATGCTGTTAAAGCTAAGTTTATCAAGAAGCTTAAGATATATCATCTTGGTTCTTATATTAAGATGGATGTTATTGAGAATCTTGCAAATCAGGCTAAACAGGAAGTAACCAAAGATATGGTATCAAATCCAGAATCTATAGATACAGGTGAATAAAATAAAATATATATTACAAGAGATATACCGAGTACCCATATGGGTACTCGGTAATCCTTAGGAGTATTCACAAATGTCATTTATGGGTTAACTTCTTATGATGGTACATAGAAGCTTGAAGCATCGTATGTTGTACCTGTACCCTGAGCTTCTTTTACAGAACTGTAATCATCTGCAGAAGCACCATAGCTTCCAAGAGTCTTACCAATAAGCTCACTTCCAGTGTAATCATAGTTGTTGCTGTTAATGATAATCTGACGAGCTTTAGCATCAGAGCTAAGCAAGTACGTGATCATCTCAGAGGCAGCCTTATCGATCTTCGGAGAAGAGATTGGATAGCCACTGAATTTAACAGTTGTTTCACGCTTACCAATGTCGCCCTTTGTATAGTTATACATATCTGTATCTGCCGAGTTAAGCTGACAAGCAATAAGCAAGTAAGCAGCCTCAACCTTAAGCATGGTATTATCAGTATTGATGAATAAGAAGGTAAATACCTCCTTCTCAAATCCTGGAGTATAACCCTGACCATGGATAAGTCCATGATATGTCTTAACCTGTGTACGGGGATCTTTAATACCTGTAAGATACAACTTAGCAAACTTGGTTAACGGAGATCCAGATTTCTCATCATAAGTAAGAGAGAATTCTGACGCGCTCTGCATATTTACCTTAGAGATAACGTTAATGTTATTCAAGTCATCACCAAGCTGAATTGTATCAGCGCTGATATCCTGTAAGCCGTCGAATGACTTAAACTCATACTCAATAATATGGGCCCAGTTTACCATGAGTTTATAATACTCAGAATTGTATCTTGCAAGTTCCTGAATGAACTTAGGCATCTGGCAAATAATAAATGCAGCATACCCAGTCTCATACGGGTTGAACTGTACGAGAGAGCCAAAATCAGGAACGCCACGCATCAGACGATAACTACTTACGTCCTTGAAATCCTTCGTATTGGCAAACATATTGATTATTGTTTTATTTGGATCAGAGTTGCTAGCCTGAGATGCTAACGACGCTTTATTGGTCCAGTAATCAGTATTACTTCCTGCTACGATCATTCTTTTTGCCCTCCTTCCTAATTAATAGCAATGATCTTAAAGTATTCTTCTTGGAAGAATTCTCTAAACTTCACTACAAGTACTGCATAGAAGATCTTATTCAACTCGTACTTCTCATCTGCCATATACGTTACAGTGATACTGTTGTAATTAGCAGCATACTCGTTGATAATCTCCTTGATATTGTCAATATATGTCTCCAGATCGTCACCGTCTGTAAACGTATATCTTGTCTTTGGGCATTCACTACGAAGTCTCTTGATGATTTCCTGCACGCCCATTACGTTGCTAAGATAGCTAAGCTGAGTATGCTCTTCGTTATTGGTATACATTGTATCCATTACAGGAAGCCCATCGTAGTAGTTCAGATAGTTGATATTGTTATCAACTAACATCTGCTTCTGGTTGGTGCCCGGAATATCGTAAGGCAAGAAGTTGATAGTATCATCAATGATTCCATCGAATGTGAGATTATTTGCAATTCCTGCAAATGGTCTATGAACTCCAGCCTCAATATGACTAACCATTTTTACCGCCAATAAGTATGGCATTGTAACAGTGATTTCTCTCTTTGTATATGGATCATATACATTGAAGAAGTTGTGATAGATTGAAATGTATCTTGAATAAGGAATATTCTTTACATAAGCAATCATGCTGTCGATATCGACGAACTCTGTTCCAAGATCGGCAAAATACATCATATCACCACGGAAATCTGCAACATTAAGAATCTGCTTCTTAACAGAAAGCGGATAAGCACAGTCGAATGTAGCATCGATCTTATAAGCATCCAAGTCATAGATAACTGGATCGAACAAGATAGAACTTGTATTTGCTCCCCATGTAGCTAAGAGCATCTTCTCGTATTCATCTGCATTCTTCATAGGGTCTGTACCCATAGTACCATAAGTACCATTAATGAGTCTAACACCTGTATCTGTAGAAAGATCAATGACTTTATCTGAAATATCAGAAGGAACGTTTGTAGACCAAAGATCTGATCCGTCTGATGTAGCATCAGAGATTGTTACGAGATTACCAATTTTAACCTTACCTCTGTTATTCATTCCATAAAGGAAATCATAATTGATAAGATCATTGGCTGTAAGAGCATTTCCGCTTCCATCTGTTGCTACAGTAGCAAGAGTAGAAACGAATGTCTGAATTCCATCATCATACAGTTTTACCTGTACCTGCTTAGAATTAGATTTTACTTTAGGATTTAATGCCTGAGAAACGCCATCCACGATTACATTTGGATTCATTGTAAATAAGATGCTCTCAAGCTCTGTTGTGCCTTCATATATCTCAAACGAGTAGTTTGTGTAAATAGATGAAGTTTTGTTTGTTGTGTACTCAGGATTGATTCTAATGAAGAGGTTGCTTACTCCTCTTCCCATTGGTGCTACAGTAAATAATGGAATATCTACTGTACCATCTGCAGCCTCTGGCTCATCTGCGTTGAAATCTCCGTAGCCTTCAGCACATGCTTCTTTGAATGTCACAACATCTTCGGCCGAGTCTGCATAGATGTAGCTATATAAGATTCCATCTACCTTGACAAGCCTTACCTTAACAGTTATATTAGCAAGTGTAGCATCTTCAGATACCATACGCTTAGCCAATACAACTCCACCAGCTCTCAAAACTTCAGCAATGGTTAACATTGACTGTCCATGTCTTGCAAAACTGATAGGGCCCTTAACATCAGTGAAACCATCAAATCCACGGAGCAGTTCCCATTTTTCGGTACCTTTATCGGAAGTGTAAGTTTGCGCTATCACTGTCACATTACCTGAAACTACTGAGGAATCGATTTCCTGAATCTGAGACTGATCTACAATCTCAGCTTTGAACTTAGGATAACCCTTCATTGGTTGTACCTCCTTTAACGTTATTTTTTAATTTATTTATAAATAAATTAAAGCAGTAAGCTTTATTCATATGTTTATTCTAAAGCCATGATCTTGGTAGTGAGCTATTTGAACTCAAACCCGAAGATATCGTCAACTTCAGCCTTCATATAAGCCTCTAATTTAGCGGTCTCTTTCTCCAAAAATTTGCGTTCATTTTTAACCCACTTCAGGCATTCTTCCATTTGCTTAATAATCCTATCCCAATCTTCTTTTGTATAACCGCCAGATTCAATTCCAGTAAGGGTACCAAAAGGACCAAATAAGCCATAATTAATGCCAGCTCTATTTGCTTGGGCAAGTGTTTTCTGCATATCATTTTTATACTCCTTATGAGGAGTTTTAGATTCTGCCTTGGCTCTTTCTATGCACTTCTCATATTCTTTCTGATAAGTATCTAAATACGTTAGTCTTCTTTTCCCGTGCTGCATTCTATAAGATTGCTTTAGATAATTCATTGTAGGAGCAGTCCTGTATATGTACGATGGTTCGTTAAGCATAATTATTCACCTCCATATGCTTCTTCATTCAAATCAGCAGATTCCATCATTATCTTTTCCAATGGCGAGCTTGTATTTGACTTAACAGTCATAGCAGCAGCAATAGCCTCATCAGCATTTTCTGATGTTATAGCTGTATATGGAGAAGTGTATTTAGGAACCTGAAGAATTGATATTGCTTTGTAATCTGTCATATTTTTCATTTCTGAGAATCTAAATGGCTTAGATAAATCAGCCTTAGATCTACACAACTCAGATATTAATAAACCAATAATCTGAGGTGATATCTTATAACTAAATCCATTTAACTCTGCATTTTGTAAGATATATTCATGAAGTTCGTCGTAAGGTATAGTCTCTGGCAAATTAGCCCTCATAAGTAATGTAGTAAATTTCTCTACATTATCTATATCCTTAGGAACTCTTGTAGAACATATTAATTCATCACCATCTTTGAAATGTAAGAATCTATATGCGGCTGGTTCTGAAGTGCCCTGTAAATGAAATTTTGGTTCTTTTGTAATGGACGATGGTTTGCATTGAATCATTGTAGGGCATTTAAATGGTTTTAATGCAAGCTGTTTACCATTCTTATCATATAAGCCATATGAGAATACTCCCATAACATTTATTACCTCACCAATTGTTTCAGCAGCGCTAATATTAAAGTACTTCTCAGGAACGTAATAAATGGCTTCACCTTCACCAGTGAAAACAACCTTATCTCCGTCTTTCTTGTAGAACATAATTTAGACCTCCTTTCAAATAAGATATTAATTAAAAGTTCAATACAACAAAAATCACCCTCTACGGATTTACCGTAGAGGGATAATTTTTATAAATCTTCACTTGTTATTTGATCAGCATAGATGCTTGTATTACTAAGTTCTGTAAGTTTTAGATTAATCTCATCCATCTTCTCAGAAGCCTCAACACAACAATCACATCCGTTAGATTCAAGTTCATTAAGAATCTCTTCAAGCCTCTCAAGGATTGAGTATTTCTTAACAGAATCATCCTCTGATGGCGCTACATAATCTTCATCATCTTCAAGACATTCGATTCCTCTGATGGTTGCTATATAGATCTTTCTCTTATCAGAAACACCTTTTGTAGAACAATCAACGCCGATGAATCCCTGAGTAGCAGAATCTGAATATTCCCCTACATATTTGGTACACTCTTCAGGAATACTAGAGCTTAAGAATCTAAGATAACCATCTGCTACTTTCATTCCTTGCTCTGTTACATAAGTAATGGCATAGCGCTTACCAATTTCAAGCGTATAGGATTGATCATATTCCTCACTGGTTCCGTATAGATAAACCTTAAGAGTCTTAACCATCATGGTCTCTACGTTGATTATATTTGGAACGTTTCCTCTTATTATATTACCATCGCTATTTGTATCATCAGTTGTATATTCCGAACCATCATCGAATACCCTTTCAGCACTTAACCCTCTGAACCTGCCAGTTTTACAAGCATGATGCTTTGTATGATTGTAGTAAGGAACTTCCTGTTCGTAGAACGTATGTCCGTATTGATATGCGCCTCTTGATATAAAAGGTCCTTCCATGGTAACATTACCTCCTTTATAAAAGATTATTTATCTTATCTAATGCTTTAGCAATGTTACCAAAAATTGTATTATACCTTTCTGACTCTGGATCTGAAGAGAATTTAAAATCGTAGATGTTATCAACGGTTCTATATACATAAGCCAGATTGCTAAGATTCTCTTCCCCTTCAAGCTGCAGATTTGTTGTCGTCTTAACGATAATTGAGACGAATTTCTCAATTACATCCATATCATATTCAGGTAGACGAGCTTTAATAATCTCAGGTAACTCTCCAATATCAGGAATTTTGATTTCAGTAACATTTACTCTTTTGTTAAAGTAATAAACATCATTCCTTAATCTTTTTCCTCCATGATATTTGTTGAGCCTCTTAGTATTAAGAGTATCGATATAGTCTAACTGGCGCTGATAAGTCATGGATTCGGCAAAAGCATTCTTAATAGCAAGAATTCTATCTGCTCTTTCTGGATCTTCCTGACGAATCTTATCAATATCATTGAAGATATCTTCGATTGCATCGCTATAAATAAGATCATATTCTTTATTCATGCCTTTAATGGTTTCATCCATTTCTGTAGTAAATTCATCCACAGCCTTATTAAGCTTAGCGTCATTAATAAAGCTATTGATCAAGAATTCAGCAGCAGAATTCTTAGAGATTTTATGACCCATAGCATCAGGACTTGTTCTTAATCCATCTGCAATTTTCTGCATATCAGATGGCAATCTGTTATAAAGGAACGCATGGTCAACCTTACCAGCCTTATAATCATAAATAAGATTAAGAAGTTTAACTGCATCCTCATCACCAATATTGTAAGGAGCAAATGCTTCAAGATAATCAGCTTTTTCCTCATTAACCTGAGTATTATCTACTCCTGTAACACTAACGTCTGTAATGTTGCTCATAGGTTCAACACCAGCATATTCTGTATTTTCTGTTTCTTCCTGCGCAGCCTTCAATCTTTCAGCGTCTTTGTTATCTTTTTCTAATTCGTTATACACCATCCCCACCTGTTCTGGTGTAATCTTCGTATCATTGTTTTCAGTAGCAGCCATAATTACTGTTCCTCCTTAATTGATTTCTTCTTTCTTACCAACTGGAATCCAAAGATATTATGAATCATCATTTCCTTAGTATCAGGATATGTACCATCAGCCATAGCTATCTTAGATTTTACATTATCTCCGATCATAAGCATTCCAGCAAATAATTCATCTCCAATAAGATTTTTATTATTAAGAAGCATCTTTCCATGGATTGACGCCCTATTTACGTTTACCATTATATATCCTTCCTCAATATTATATTCGTAAACGAATCCTAAGATTTGATCCATAGGAATAGACCCAGATTCAAAATCAGGATTACCAACAATCATCGGACAAGATTTATCTTTAAGCATCTTCTGCAATGTTTCAGCTTTATTATAAGCATCAAGAAGAGTCTTCTTAGTATAGAAGTATCCATTGGGAGATGTATAAACATCATTCTCATCCCTAGTAATGAACATCGGTACCTTGATTTGTTCATAATCTTCTTCGCCTGCATACATGGCGCTCTCAACAAGAACTTCTTTTTTGATAAATAAAGTAAATATCTGAATGCCCTTAATATCTAATCTCTTTACAGTTCCAACGTCTTCATAAGAACCAAAGAAACCGATATCTGCTATAGCATCTCCATCAGTTAATGCTTTACCATATTCTACAAGTAATCTATATGCAGGAATATTAGGATTAGTTTCTACCTCAATATAATTACCCTCTTTATCATATTTAAGCACTCTACCAATTATAGGGCTATTCATTACAATATTAGCAAGTTCAGTATTTAAGTAAGGAACCATATCCTGAGATGCTATAAGAGGAATCTTCTCCTCTAATTTAGCATTATTAAGTAATTCTACAGCGCTATTGAATTGTTCTTCTTCAATAAAACTTCTTCCATTATCGAAAGTATGCTTACCAAATAAGAATTTCTTAGGCTCTACAGGAATTCTAATCTTTTTACTTTTCATATTATTTCCCTCTACTCTTCTTCATTCATATTTATGATTGTATTTATATCTGCTGTAGATACGTTACCAACCAATCTTTGTAATGCTAATTTGATATTAGTAATAACTATAGGAGCAATCTCGGGATTATTAATTGTGCTGCAATAATAATCTTTGAAGAAATTACCTTTATCAGCAAAAGCATTATCGAGAAACATTGTAAGTTGCTGATCTCTGTAAGTGCTCTGGAAGATATTAAGAAGAGTAACATCCATCTCACTGATATATTTAATAACGCTATTCATATTAGAGCTTATTGTAACGTATTTCTGGTCAGCATATACAAGCTTACCGTAATTAGAAGAGCTATCTCTGCTCTTCTTAATACCGTCTGTGGTCAGCATATTATACAATGAATCTTTGTTATTAACAATAAATGCCACGAAGAAGTTTGTCATAATATCATTTCTCCTACTTACAAGAAATTCATATAAGTAAGATGCTGCTGTAAATACATCAATCGTATCATCAACAGTATTGAATGTAAGATTATAAGCATTTGTAAGTATATCAATAATCTGCCTATAAACTTGCTCTCTGATATTTCTTATATTCTGACTATCCCCTGGATAAGTCTGATTCATGATTTTGAAATTCTCTTCGAAAGCCTGTACGACATTCGGCTCTGGTAATTGGTTAGCATAGTTTACCCTTTGCAATTTATCATTGATAATTGAAAAAATATAATTGGAATCAAAATGAGCAATGACTTCAGAGAAGTCATATTCATTACCAATTAAATAGGGCTGGAAATTTTCTATCATAATTTTTATTCCTTCCTTTCTTTTATAAGTTTATCTATCTGTTTTTGCGCGATTATAAACTAAAAATCATAGGAGAGGGCTTTGACCCTCTCCTTAAAGACTTAGAAATTGAAATGATCATAATAACTGTAGTCTTCTCCCTCTATATATCCACGATACGCTTCAGGAACTGCTCCAACATTCTGGAATGGTTGATCGCTATCGTAATAATCATTGAGGGTATTAGTTGATTGATTATAGAAACCAATAAATACTGTGTCAGGCACAGAGAACTCCGTCTGATCTCCAACAAAATTGGTTATAGGTACATTATCAGGAATATTGTATTTCTGTCTATACGCCCTTTCTCCTAAAGGAGTATTTACAAGAGATTCAAATCTTGCTTTCTCTTCTGCTCTACGATTATCAATAAAGTCTTGCATCTGAATTCCGCCAGCTTTAATAGCTGCATTAAGATCTCTTTCTATCTCATTATTGAGCTCTGACTGAGTATTGAAATGCTCTACGATTTCTACTGTATCATCATCATAGTAATTGATCTCTTCATCTACATCTTCATCTGTTCGTATAGAAGTCTTCCGAATTCCATATCTTTCAGCAAGATTGATTCCTTCATACCATACATAAAGAGCCATAAGCATAGAGAATACCTGATCATCATGGGTAGAAGCTGAGTGCTCTACTTTACCATTTCTCTTAATCTCCATTCCAAGTAACTCATTGTAAATGATTGGAGATATTATCTTGTCTTTATGCATTTCTACACGTTCTATCAAGATATCAATAAGTAGCTTTCTGATATCTCTGGTTGAATTGAGACCGTATTCTTTTATTCTAACCTGATGCTTGTAAGCATGAACACCATCTTGTCTCTCTTCTACCACTTTATCTTTAATCTCATAATAGAGATTTCTCTTTAATCCCATTTTAAGAAGCTTAGATATAACTGTACTACCGTAACCATTTGTGTTTAGATATATACGCAACTATATACCCCATGGTTGATTCCATGCATCCCCGTTACAGGGAATGATCAGACTATACGTACATCCTTAGAATACCTAAGGAGCTGGATTTTTCTTCCGCCATTAGCTTGCGGTTTTACATTAAGGCTTTCGCCGCCCACGCAATGGGCCAGTCGTTAGACGTAATATTAAATTATTGCACAATACGAACCATATTTCTATATATTTTCTTTCCTGTCCTATCGATCATATATCCAGCATATGGACCAAATGCTATTTTTCTACCATTACCGACCATATTCTTTAGACTTATTTCTTCATAACCTATCAAATCGGAAACTTCTGATCTTCCATTACAGACTATTCTATCTTCATCGTCATTATACACTTCATAAATATTGACTATTTTTACAGACTTAGCTGGAGAGGATTTTCTATCTTCTCTAAAAGCCTGAGATATATTGTCTGATTGGGTTCCCCATTTTAAATTGGAAACGTGATTATTAAGTTTATCGTTATCTTTATGCATAACTACTGGTAGATTATCTGGATTCGGAATGAATGTTTTAGCCACTAATCTATGTATTGATTCATTCTTTCTATGCCCATCGTCGCAATCTTCTAATGCTGTTCTCAAATAACCAGAATTGCTTACAGCAGTTCTCATAGTATGACCGTTTTCGTTTATTACAATTCCAGATTCATTTATTTTATATTTTCCATTATATCCTGGTATTTCTTTCATCATGATTCTATTTCCTCCTTAAACTTTTGATAGAGCAAAATGGCTATATCATATTATTTAAGAAGTTAATATTATTGTGCGTTATTAATATTTTCGTAACTGCACGTTGGCTTGTTAATAGTAGCTGCAGGATTTAACCATACTACCATCCTTATATCTTTTTTCTGCTTTCGCCGCATTCACGCTTACCTTTTGAGTTACGTTGTAGCGATATAAGGCTCTTGACCAATGAGTCGCAGTTTTAACACAGGAGAACTAACAGCTTCCGCTATTAGCTGTGGTATTTAAACCGTATTCTTTATATTACTTTATACGGCTTTATTTCTCACCGTTCCTTTCCACATTTACCACCGCGTTCGGCATCCAATTCTTTACAATGAATTCAATACATCTTGCTAGGTCTAATGTAGAAATGTAGTTACAGTTCAAGCATCCTAGAACTTTGGTTGTTAAAGAGTCTATAACAGTGATTGTCGAACTATCCTGTTTATAACCACCAGCAACGTCGACGCCGATGATAGCAGGATAAGTTCTTGTATCAGCCTGTAAGTAAGTTTCAAATCTATACTTACCAAGCAAATATACTTCAGATATTGGTTGCCTAAGTAATCCAGAAATTGTATCAAGATCTTCTTCTCTAAATGGAGAATTCTCAACTCCAGTAGCCCACTCAAGAAGAATCTCACGTCTGATATCAGGCCATGAATTCTTAAGCAATCTACATACTTCCTGGAACCATTCCTCAGAACATCCAAGTTGCTGATATGTATAACGAATGTATACATAATCAGAATTGTTATTAGCGTTAATAATCTCCATAAGCTGTAGATATGATTTATCATACCAGCTTTCAGAGAATGGAGTTGCAGCCTCTTTCATAGCATAAGCTTCTTTTCCTTCAGGAGTTGTCATAAATCCTGGAGTTGTAGTTATTGTAATACCATAAGGGGCATGATTGTTCTTTGCTATAGAAGAAGCAGTCTTATACGCAGGTGCACCATTCATATAAATAATATCATTAAATGGCAAGAAAGCGTACTCATCATACCACATCAAAACGAGAGTTTTACCCCTGAGTAATGATGCTGCTTTTGCTTTATTTGTAGCAGAAGCAAACGTTTTGATGGTATTGTTGTTATAAGGATTTACTACTTCCGTTGTATTATTCTTACCTTTATCTAATTTACCATCTGGAGTTATACGCTCTTTAAGAATAAGATATGGTGGTAATAAATCCCTCATATCTTTCATGGCTGTAAGGTTGTCTGTAGAACCAGCCATATTCTTATGCAAGAATGCCATTTTAGAGTTAGTAGTACCAAAGTTATATAAATAAAGATATCTTACAATTACAGCGGTTGTTTTTCCACGCTGACGTGGCTCCTCAAAGAATATATTTAAGTTTAATGAAGCACAAAAGTTATATGCTAAATTACCTCTATCGAGTTTGTAAGGCATCGGTCCAGAACCAGTAGATGGTAACCTTACAACCTCCCTGATGAAATACCAATAGTTACATATACACTCTCTAAGGATCTTTTGTTTATAGTACACATTAAGATTCGGATCATATGGATTAATACCATCAAGATCTGGATCTATAAGTGCAAGCATAAACTCATTATTCTTAATTCCAATGGATTTAAGATAATGGTGCATGTCTAGGAAACTTTTGTTTTTAGTCGTTTTCTGACTATAAACAGTTCTTATAGGTGGTGGTTGATGCATTTGAGGCGGTGGCATTTGTTGTCGCTGCATCTGAGCATTAAATGGAATATAAGACGGAGTAACAATGTTCCCATAAGGCATTTAAGATCTCCTCCTTTCTATTTTGCATTAAGTAAATGTTCCGCCTGGCAAAATCATAAGAGTTAAAATATATTATGACTTTATATTAAAGCTTTAGGCTTAAATATAATATTTTAAGGAGGAACAAATTATGGCATTCAACAAACAGGCAGAGATTACAGCTATGATCTCAGATCCTAAGTACACATCAGATTGGATTGCTGCATCAACAGATCTTCTTGAGAAATATCCAGATCAGGGAGTGGATATGGAACATCTTAAAAACTCTGGACTTACAGCCATGCAGATCAATATCGTTGCTGAATTGGTAAAGCATTTCAACAATGATTTCTTATCAGCATACGAGTTCGTTGCAAATAACAAATACAACGATACACAGCTGCAGGTTATCATGAAGGCATTAGATGATGGAATGGCTTTCGATGATGTGATGAGCATTGCTGACGATTCAACATCTTATGCTAAACTCAATTGGTTACTGATAGGTGTTAAGGAAGGGCTCGACAACTTCAGAGATCCTATCTATAAGAACTATCATCCAGATCAGTTACAGGAGATTTACTCTAGCTGGAAGGATGGAGTTAAGTTCGATGATTTCGATAGAGTAGATTTCGATGCAAGACTTATGCAGGTTATTCGTCATGCACGTTGCATTGGTCTTACAGTTGAGATTAGCGACGAAAAGAAACTGACAATATATTAAAGACGAAGTTTATATCTTATTAAGGCTGATTATATCCTATAAATTTACAATTCTCAGTGCAAAAAATAATAAGCAAAACGGACCGGACTAGGCTATTATGCCTAGTCCATACGTTCCGCTTTTTATAGTTTAACAATATTAGAATAATTCACTGAATCATTATCTAAACGATTCAATCCAATAGACTGTAATGGGAAGTTCTTTAATGAATCACTAATGATTTCTCCAAAGTCTACAAACTCTAATACCCATTTTGGTACTGGGCTATCTAACGGTAATGCTATTACATTAACCTTAGAACCAAGAGTTGGAGAATCTAGTAATCTACATAACTTCTCATACTCTACTGGATAAAGATCTTTAATCTTGCTTACATTCTTCTTAGTAACATCGATCTTGATCTTTATAATAGAATTTCTTTCCTCAAGGTTTATTGCTGGCATATCATCATCTCTCATTTCATTATAAATGAGGCACGCTACTATACCATTAATTTCAAGAGGATTCTTACCATACGAACTCATTGCAGCTACATTATCTGGTCGATAATATTTTGTTTCTCCGTTCATTATGCTATCATAAATACTGTTCTCCATCATAACTAATTTCTTCATAATAGCAATCTGATCAATATTATCTGCATTCATGATATCTTCGTAAAGAATCTCTTTGAACTCACTCTTAATATCGTCAGGAAGAGTAGATTTATCTATTGGTAATCCTGCTATGGCCAATCTACTACCCTCCGGTATTATATTTCCTTCCTGTAGCATTTGTAGCGATGCATAATTACGTCTATGGATTGTTAATAATGCTCTTAAGAAATAGAATTCGTTCTTCATCACCATTCTGCATTTTGTTCCTTCGACATAGCTTCCTGTAAGTTTTGTATATTCATTCAAATAATCGACTACAAGAGCACTACATACGTAAGCTATGATATTTATAATTGAATACTTCAAAGAATCCTGAGGGATAAGTTTCGCAGGTTCAATATATCGATCCAGTTCGATAGTTTCATCTGTATAGAAATCATAATCAAGTCTTTGTTCTACTATCTCGCACATTACTCGTTTTTTATGATCTCCAAACTCATCTGGATCTGCAATATCAACCATATTAAATTTCTCTCTCTTAATCTTCATAGGAATATTATAAACTTTATCCAGTACGAATCTATACCATGCGTCGAATGATACAATAGTACTATCTGTATCTACTATACAAACTGCGTCACGCTGCATATACTCTATTCTATCCAGCTTGTCTATATAGAAGTGAGGATAATATACATATTCCTTAATAAGATCTACAAGAATATCTAGTTCTTTTCTTATAGTCTTCGGTGGTTTATTAGGATTCATAAAGATATTAGGAGTAATCTTTTCCTTACCATCTTTACCCTCCTCGAATAATGGAGCACCGCCGAGATTACTAAGAATCTTAATAAGAAGATCTGTAACTACTGGAAGATCACAAAACGTATATAGATTATTCTTATAATATAATCTATTAATATCCTCCTGTGGAAGATCTCTTAGATACTCCCATACCAAACCCATTTCCTTTTCGGTCGGTATCCACACTGCCATATCAGCAGTATTCATAAGCTTATAAAAACATTCTGCTACTGTAATATCCCTATCCAGTATAGCAGAATCCAAACAATGACGATTATCTTTTTCATGCTCAACGTTATTTATAAACGTAATTACTTCATTTAAACTATTGAATTTTATATTATTCGCCAATAAGGATTCAAATAAAGTAATACTGCATGATATATAAGATCTACCTTGTCTAGTAACTGCCTCTGCTACATATAGATTATAATACATAGACGTTGGAGCTCCTAGAACACCGTAAGTTGCGTTCCGTTAACCTTATTTAATTAAAATAAGCGAGACTATATCTTCATCTTAGTAAGATGCCGTGCGCTTCCATTTAAAGGGTTCTCACCTACCAGCATGTAATACTGGCCGTACTCCTGTAGACGAATTTCACGTCCCATATGGGGATAGTCGTTGAACTTCATTTGATATTTTACCTATATAATTAATAAAATGAATATAAAAATGCGCAACACTCACATGAGCCTATAAATTTATCGTAATAACGATCATAATAAGTTGTAGTATTATATGAGGCGCATTCATGAGAATCTGGCAGCCATTTCCATTTCTCATTATTTATTATTGCTGGTAGTAATTTATTATTTATTGAACTTTCAATATTATTATTATTCATAATTATGCCTCCCTTTTAAAATATCAAATATTAGCTGCTGATTAGACATTGTAATCGGATTTTAGCACCTTTAATAACTACGGTTATTATTAAAGGCTTTTATCTCAGCATGATCCATCTCTCTACTTGTTTCTGACTTTCGTCTCCATATAAATGGCAAGAGAGCATTAGCCTTTCCCAGCAATTCACACAGTAGTTTTTGCTATGCGTCACCGCATAACCCGCCTAGCCATTAAGCGTTTAATTTTTCTAGCAACTGAAATAAATTATATTTTTCAAACTCTGCAGATCCTTTAGGATATTTGAACATTGTTGATTTGTATTCAGCTCTTTTTACTAAGAAACCATTAATCATCTTACTTAATGGATTCTCTGCTTCTTTGTGTTTCTTAAATAAAACACCGCTGGATGTAACTATAGGTTCTAGACTTTCTATATATTTTAGAATATCAAGAACCGTACCATCCATTCTCTTTTTAGTGTAATTATTATCTAAAGATGCTGGACCATTATATAGTCGACTATTAATAGACCAATCAATGGCTTTAGATAATTCCTCTGGATGTAATCCGGGGAATGAATGTCGTAATCCTTCCATCATGACTTGCTTATACTCATTGATGGGTTTAAGATTTAAACTATTTTGCTGCATTCTTTAACCTCCTTTTCTTTATCGCATTTATAATATGCGCTTTAATTTAAAGTTTTCCATGCTATAAAATGCAAAGATGAATCCAATAACATCATATTAAATAATTCAGCTGAGAATTGTTAATTCAAACTATTAAGGAGGTAAGTATAATGATTTTCACTCATGAAAATGATAATACCATTGGTAGCCCTATTGAAGACGAAGTTGATAAGGTTATAAATAAAGACCCAGACACTCCAGAGGGTATTGCCAGCATTGCAGCTGATGTAGAAAATCTTATGATGCAGTCTGCATTGGAATCAGCGTCTTACTTTGAGAATGGTGAAGAGGGTGTTAAGAACTTTACTGAATCTGCAGAGGTTCAGCAGTTGCTTGAGGCTCGTAAGATGAGTAAGAAGACTCTTGTTCGTCTTGGTAAGAATGATGATTTCACTCGTCGTAAGCATCTTGCTGCTATTGTTATTGCTAAGGAGAAGAATGATACTCTTTTCCATCAGTTAGCGCTTAACAGAGTTAAAGAGCGTAAGCTTAGAAACCTCATCTTCAAAAAGTATGAGAACAAGGCTACATTGGTAGCAAAGCAGAGTCAGAAGGAACATATCAAGGCTATGAAGAAAATGCCTTCCCTTCCAGTTATCAAATTCTAGCGTAATACACGCTATGCAATGTCTACAACACAATATAAGGTCGTTGGGCATTTGTCCAACGGCCTATGGTTTGTCCTCTGAACATAAAACTAATGACTAAAATAATTTATATTTAGTCTCAAAAAATATTTTTATAAGGAGGTCATATTATGGCAAACACAGTTGATAAGGTTATAGCAATTGCTAAAGCCGAAGTAGGTTATGTGGAGAAAGCTAGTAATAAGGATTTGTATGACAAGACCGCCAATGCAGGTAGTGCTAACTATACTAAGTACGGTTATGAGATGCACCAGCTCTATCCATCAGTAATGGATTTCCCAGCAGCATGGTGTGATTGTTTTGTAGATTGGTGCTTCTACAAAGCATACGGAGTGTCTAACGCTAAAGCACTTCTTGGAGGTAACTTCGATGATTATACTGTAAATTCAGCACAACTCTATAAGAATAAGGGAGCTTATTATAAGTCAAATCCTCAGATTGGAGACCAGATTTTCTTCAAGAATTCATCTAGAATCTGCCACACGGGTTTAGTATATAACGTAGATTCTAATTACGTTTATACTGTTGAAGGAAATACATCGACTGCAGCTGGAGTAGTTGCAAATGGTGGCGGTGTAGCACTCAAGAAATATACTCTTAGTTATGCTAGTATTGATGGTTATGGAAGACCTAAATATGATACTGCTAGCACCACTACATCAAGTGTAGCATCTACTCAGTCCACAGGAGTTGATGAAAAGACAATCTGGAATTATCTTATTGGTAAAGGATTGAACGCATTTGCCGCTGCAGGTCTTATGGGCAATCTGTATGCTGAAAGTGGATTAAAACCAAATAACTTACAGAATACTTATGAGAAGAAACTTGGAATGACAGACGTGCAGTACACTGAAGCTGTAGATAATGGTTCTTATACAAACTTTGCTAAAGATGCTGCTGGTTATGGATTAGCTCAGTGGACTTATCATACTCGTAAACAGGGATTATTGGATCTCGCTAAATCTAAGAGCGTTTCTATCAGTAATCTCTCTATGCAGCTTGATTATTTATGGAGCGAATTGCAGGGTTATTCTACAGTAATTAAAACTCTCAAAGCAGCTACGTCGGTAAAAGAAGCTTCTGATGCGGTATTAACAGGATTTGAGAAACCTGCAGATACTAGTGATACTGTTAAAACAAAGAGGGCTGGATACGGTCAGGAATATTATAATAAATATTCTGGAGCATCTAATGCTACAGCTTCTACCACTACTGTAAATAATACTGTAAAGACAACTACCACTGCGGCTTCTTCATCTACAGTTCCTGCAGTTGCTTCAGGAACACCTAATCTGAAATCTGGTTCTACTGGAGCACAGGTTACTTTACTTCAGCATGATTTAAATTATGTAATGAAGTCTGGACTTACGGTGGATGGAAGCTTTGGCGCTAAGACTAAAGCAGCTGTTATCGCATTCCAGAAGAAATATGGATTAACAGCAGATGGAATCTATGGCTCTAATTCTCAGAAGAAGATGGAAGCAGCCCTTAAAGGAAGTACAACTTCAGTTGTTCCTTCAGTAGCAGCTGGTTCTCCTACACTTAAGAAAGGAAGCAAGGGTGCTCAGGTTAAACTCTTACAGCAGGATCTTAATTATCTACTTAATAGTGGTTTAACTGTAGATGGAGACTTTGGAACTGCTACATATAATGCAGTAGTTGCATTCCAGAAGAAATATGGATTAACAGCAGATGGAAAGTATGGCCCAGCATCTTGCACTAAAATGAAATCCCTTCTTGGTTAATCATATACCTACAAGATAAGTTGATCAGAGGACGGGAAACTGTCCTCTGTAAACTTTTACAAATTAATATAACAATCTGGTAATGATGTAGAGTTCTGATAGCTCAAAGGGATAGAGCAAAGTATTTTTATATTTGATAATAGGTCCGAATCCTATTTCAGAAATTTTGCCGTTTATAAAACAGAAGCACCGTTGATTACGGCAAATGCGGTTTGAGTTGGCAGCCCGATATAGAGGCTGCGTGTTAAGTGAGTTGCAACCGCAATATATTAGGTGCTAGCCGTGGGACTTTCTCACCGTTCGGAATAATACTTGTGCTATGATGAAGCGGCCGCGAGGATAAGCAGGTGCGCGATGGAAGGCAAAGGATAACACCGAGATGCGCCAACGTAGAGTGCGTCTAGATAATTCGCGATAATATTCTAGTTCAATCTAGCCGGTCAGCGTGTCACAGCGCTGATCGGTATTCCTTCGTTTTGCTGAATTCCCCGTTCTAGGCAAACGAAGATCTCCCATGTTATACTCTCAATATGAGTACCTGTTAACATGATTGTGCAGAGTTCATCTGCTGCGAAATGAAAACGATTTGGGATGCCCAATGGAATAGCATATTAGATAAAGAGATCTTCTATGTTCCCAAGTTGGTAGCCGCTTATGCGTATAAGGGCGGTATAATAATAAGGATTGGCGTTGGCTTGAAACGTACAAGCTATGGGGTGGTTGAAGGAAATACACTGGTAAGTGCCTAGTAAATGTGTGCTAGAGTCAGTAATGAATTTCCTAAGGTTACTAATGACCGCTATTAAGCCGAGAGTGGTGGATCGGTGATGCCTGCAGGTGAGGATGATGGAGTTGTTGGAAGGGAAAGATGGATTGCGTTGTAATCGGCTGTCTGTGTGTAACCTGCAGGATGCGTACCATTAGCTCAGTTGGTAGAGCACATGACTTTTAATCATGGTGTCGAGGGTTCAACTCCCTCATGGTACATTAAGACTACTATTTTTGTTGCCGTATTTCAAATCCAGCCCAGTGGTTAATTCCACTGGGCGCTCCTTTCGGTTTCATTTTGGGAATTATTGAGCCCGAAACAATTTAATATATAAAAGATTTTCCATTATATATTATAAAGGAGAATAGTAAAGGCAAATAAGTATAAAGGAGACGATTACTATGGCAGAAGAACTTACAATCGTAACGGAACCGTTACAAAATTTTAAGAATTATTTTGTCTATGCAGATAATGTAAAGACAGGTAAACAAATCACAGTTAATGTCCCAACGGATATAACTGCTACTAATGTGGATGACCACATTATTGCTATCTCTAATATATTGAAAGATGGTATTGAAACTCCATATGTACACGATACGAAGATTACAATCTCATGGGGAGGAGATCTTTGGTGTGAATTATCGTTTATCGATTATTGGTTTTCTTTATTTATGTGGAGTATGGTATTAAAAACAGGGGGAGAAATTAGACCTAAGCATATCTTCTGGGGTACTGAATTGAAGAGGAAGAATATTAAGACATTCATTGATAGATTCGTACTGACGATTGAGAATAAAATCAATATTGGTAATTATGAACTCAATAATATCATTGCTGATGGTACATGGAATTTCTCTAATATAGAACCATTCTCATTTTATCTGGCAAATACTATTAATAATGAGGATGATATTGAGTTAATGAAGAAATGCCCAGAGTATTATGATTATCTTCATATGTCTTTCGCCAACGTTCCATTTAGTGATGTAAAAGATATTGGCCAGGAGATAACCAATAAGACTATAGATATTATTAAGGATTCTAAGAAATATCTTGGGTATGAGCATGGATTAACGAATTCATTCAGAGCATCTGAAGCTATCAACCCAAGACAGTATAAGGAGTCAAGAATCAATATTGGTACCAAGTCTATTTATGATAAAGTATTTCCATACGTTATTGATCAGTCGTTTAGTAATGGTGGTGTAAATAGACCATTGTATTATTATATTGAATCTAGCACGGCAAGAACAGCGCAGATCATGTCAAAGACAAATGTCGGAGATTCTGGTGATTTTGCTAGATTGCTTGGATTGAATAATACAGATACAATTCTTAATCCTGTAGCAGCATACAAGTGCATGTCTCGCCATTTTGTTAAATATGAGATTAAGAGCCCTAAGCATTTAAGTATGATTAAGAATCGTTATTATAGATTCAATATCTTAGGAATGGAATATCTTATCAATGATAAAGACGATTCATTAATCGGCAAGACAGTATATCTTAGATCTCCAATGACATGCGCTAGCTTATCAAGCGGTCATGGAATCTGTAGTCGTTGCTATGGAGATCTTTATTATACCAATAAAGATATTAACGTTGGTAAGATTGCTGCAGAAATTCTTTCATCAATCTTAACTCAGACTCTTCTTTCTGCAAAACATCTTTTGGAAACAAAGATTATTAAGACTAAGTGGAATAAAGAGTTTGAAGAGCTTTTTGATATAGACATAAACTGTATCTCTCTTATACAGGATATTGAGGATACGATTCCAGACTTGAGGAAGTATACACTTGTTATTGATCCAGATAATGTAAATCTGGTAAATGATGAAGAAGATACGGTTAAGTATGATGATGACGGAAATATGATTCAGGAAGATTCTATCATGTATAACGAGTACATCACATATTTCTATATCAAATCTCCAAATGGAGTAATAACGAAGTTTGGTTCGGAGCAGGATGAGCCACTTTATATCTCCAAAGATCTTAATAGTATTATTAGGAAGCGTGGAAATGCAACTAATGATGATGCTAAGGTTAATATCCCAATGAATCTGCTAGTTGATTCTCAATTGTTCTATATTAAAATCAATAATAATGAGATCTCTAAGACTATGAATGATATTATCAACGTCATCAATAAGTCTGAGGTTACTGGTAATATGACTAAAGATGAAGCTCTTCAGTCTATTGTCGATCTTGTTATCGAAGGTGGTTTGGATATAGATTCGGTTCATCTTGAAGTAATCTTAGCTAACCAGATAGTTGACGCTAAAGATATCTTAAAGAAACCTAACTGGAACGATCCTGCAACACAGTACAAGATGTTTACGCTTAATCAGGCGTTAACGAATAATCCATCTGTAATTATATCATTGCTGTATAAAGATCTTAATAAGACTTTGTACAACCCTCTTACGTTTACTAAGAATGCGCCTAGCTTTTTCGATCTGTTCTTCTCAGAGCAGCCTCAGGTTTATATGTCTGATGAGATATTAGTAGATGCAGAAGATATAAATATTAGAGACCGTAGCAAGACTATAGAGATGGTTAAGATAGTCGATAAGAAATAATACCAATAAGTATCGAGGTAGGGTTGTTCCCTACCTCGTTATTTTTTATTGAATTGCGAACTTTATAGTAATGCTATAATTTAGAGAGGTGAAGTATAATGCAAAATAAAGTTGTATTAAAGCATTCTAGGATAGAAATAAATAATTACGTTTTAGGAGATGCTCCTAGGCTGGAATATCTTTTCTCTATGAATGATCCTATAAGACACGCTAGATATTATAAAGGCATAGAATATGATGAAGCTAATAAGAAGCTTATATTACCAAGAGGATTTGATATTAGTTATCTTGAGAGTATATTCGGTATGTCGGCTATAGTCGATAAGAATCCAGATCCCTATGTAAATACAGAACAGATTCCCATCAAATATTTAACCAGAGATGAGCGCCAGTTAGAAATATTGAAGTTTATTATAGGCGTTGATAATTATGCTTATACAGCAACCAAATCACAATTATCAGTAAACTCTGCTACAGGTTCTGGTAAGACATTCGTTACTGTAGCATCAATATGTTTTACTGGAGCTAGAGCTATTCTTATAACTAATTCATTGGACTGGTTAAATCAATGGAAGTATAAGATATTTGAGTATACCCCATTACAGGAGAAAGATATCTATACTATCAGTAGTAAATCTGTTGGCTCTATAAATAAGCTTTTATATGATGATCCATTAAAGTACCAGATATTTCTTATATCTCATTCTTCTATTAAATCATATGGAGATAGATATGGTTGGGATAAAGTTGAAGAGTTCTTTAAGCATTTAAGATGCTCTTTAAAGATATTCGATGAGGCTCATTTATATTTTGATAATATGATGAAGATAGATTATCATTCCAATACGAGAAAGACTTTGTATTTAACAGCAACGCCAGCAAGATCAGATAGAAATGAGAACGATATTTATCAACTTTACTTTAAGAATATCCCTTCAATATCTTTATTTGATGAGAATAAAGACCCTCATGTAAATTACTTTGCAATTCATTTTAATTCTCATCCATCACCAGCAGATATTGTAAAGTGTAAAAATAGTTATGGGTTTGATAGAAACAAATACGTTGGTTATGTAACTTCCAGACCAATGTTTTTAAATCTCGTTACTGTAATAATAGATATGTGTATGAATATAGATGGTAAATGTTTAATTTATATCGGCACCAACAAGGGTATTATGGACGTTTATAAACACATAATTTCTGTATTTCCATTTCTTGAAGGGTTTGTGGGGGTTTACTCTAGTATCTCTGATAAAGATACTAAAGATCTTAATTTGCGTACTAAATTTATCTTATCTACAACTAAATCATGTGGAGCAGCATCAGATATTCCTGATTTAGCCTGTACAATAAATTTAGCAGAACCATTCAAATCTTCTGTATTGGCTCAGCAAACTCTTGGTCGTTGTAGAAAAGATAATACATTGTATATTGATGTAGTAGATGAAGGTTTCTATTTTACTAAGAAGTATTATCAAGCTAAGAAACCTATATTCTCTAGGTATGCTAAGTCTTGTAAAGAGGCTTTTATGTCCGATATTGAACTAGAAGATAGAGTTGCTAAAGTATTGGAGAAATACCAACAAAAAGAAGTCATGTGTATGAGGGTGTATAAAAAGTAAAAGTCGCATTTTCAACTGCATAATATATTTGTAAGTAGTATGCGTAGAAGAACGTATTAAATCAAATTTTATATTATGGAGGTAGAAAATTATGACACTTAACATGACAAAATTGTACAATAACGAAAAGGGATATGGATATGATCCCGAACATCCTGTAGAGAGTATGCTTAATAAAGCTGTATCAGCATCTATTAACGTACTGTCTCCAATGGGAGAATTCTATGGAACCGAGTATGAAGATGACGCCGCATCAATAATGCCGAACCTTTACAACAAGGATGGCTCTATTGATTATGGTATCGCTGCAGATCTTGTTGCGCTTGCGCAGGTTGCAAATTATTCGGAGTATATGTCTTTCGCATTGTTGTACAAGGCTTTAAAGCCAAGTGACAGAAGAAGGTTCGAGGAGATCGGTAAGAAGGTAATTACTGATAACAAGGCCAAGGAAGATGGTGAGTCTGATAAGAAAGCTGAGAAGGTTAAGACTGAGGAAAAGAAGGAATCTGCAAAGCAGGAAACTGTAGCAGCTCCTGAACAGGAAAAGAAGCCGCAGGAAAACAAGAAGTCTCAGAATAAGCCTGTAGTTCAGCAGCAGCCAGCACAGGCAGCTAATCAGGTCGGATTCAATATCAACAATTTCTTGAATCATAATCAGAACAATCAGCAGCCTAACCAGCAGGTGCCAATCAAGCCGTTTGTTCCACCAGTAATTGGACAGCCTCAGGCACAGATGCAGCAGCAGGCTGTAGTTCAGCCACAGCAGAATCAGCTGCCTGTACAGTATGATCCTAGACCTGATTTAAATGCTCAGCAGAAAGTTGAACAGCTCAAGAAGAATTACAAGTTCATCGAGGGCAAGCATAATAGCATCGGCGTAAGTCAGCTTAATGCATTATTGATGTTGCTTAATAACGGAGAGCTTAAGAGCGCAGTTAAGAAGAACAATGCAAAATGCAGAGCAAACAATATCTTTATGACTGAAGTTGAGATGCCGGACCAGTATAAGAATGACTTCGACTTTGCATTTCATATTACAACCAAGGACCCGAAGCATCCGATACTGGTATTATTCAACAGCAACCAGTTTTATGATAGCAAGGGTGGGTGGTTAACGAAACTTAAGATTGAAGTAGCGCATAACCACTGACCATTTTTGGCATACTACTACTTTCAAAGGGATGGGCAAGCACCAGGCTTGCCCTATACTCCCCTTGTAATTATTTTTTGTTTTATAAGCTGGACAACTTCTATATAAATCCTATAAAAGAAGGTGATTAAAATTAATGAAATGGTAACAATCGTTCATAACGATTATGAAAAAATATCTGATACGGTATTTTGGTTATCCAAAGAATGGATAATGAAATTTGTCGTTCAGTTGAATAAATATAGTGAAAAGAATGGAAGAGAAAACTTCTATAAAGAATTTGGATACCAGAAGAAAGGCAATTTCTGTGTATCTATAAATAGAGATTTTAATTATTATTTTTTAATAGAATCAGTACAACGAGATTCTAATGGTTTTAAATATAGTTTAATGATAACTCAGCAAGATATTTATTTTCTTCAGTTTAAATTATCCAAGGCGGTAGAATGGTTTACAGGAGATTCATCTATATTTGCCAAAAAGGGTGAGGATATAATAATTCCATCTAAAGTTTATACTGAGAGAGTAGATCTTATAACTAATACATATATTGAGTTAGAACCATCAGTTATAAGATTTGATAATGGAAATCAAATAATTGGAGTTAGATTCTATTTAGGAAATGATACTGTTAATTTCTTTATGGATGTGAATAGATTCTTATCATTCAATTATTTTATATCAACCTTTAATATGTATTTGGCTGCACAGGGCTTATTATCATATTTAGGAAGACCTCAGAATGGAACAAACCATATCAATATGAGCGCATTAAACTCATCCAATCAAAATAGTAATTATAATAGTAATCAGACAAGCAGTTTCTTTGATAGAGTAAATGCAAAGAAGAATTAAATGGAGGAAATATGAAAGAAATACATTTATTTGAATTTGACGATAATATATGTAAGAAGATTGATGAATCTGGATGTTTGGATGAGAAAGAGCTAAGAATTGTAGAGCTGGCATTAAAAATATTTAGTGCTCATGATATTGCTCTTAATCAATGTCTTGGACTGGAAGATGGTTCTAAAGATGCTAAGTTTGATTTCGGATTCAAATATTCTATAGCGGCGCAACATGAAAAATATGTAAAAGATAAGCAGGAAGGTTAATACCTTCCTGCTATTTATACTGTCATAATAAGTATTTGATTTTCATTCGCTGTAGTGGTATGAGCCTCATCAAGAGATCTTATGATATCTTCTCTTTTACTAGCCCAGTTCTGTATGGTTTCAAGCTTAAGACTAATAGTCATATAAGTAGTCTCTGTATCATCAAAATGTTTAAGCTGTTCATACAAGAACGCAGCCACATCTGCAGTGCAGAGATCTTCAAATACATTCATCATTGTAGGAGATATAGTCATAAGATTTATTGGATGCTCTATAAGAACCCATAAAGGAAATGATCTAAATCTTGTTACCATAGAACCATTGACTGTAACAAGTTTAATCTTATTAGGTGGTATGAAATCAATATAGATTCCCATATTGAAAAGAGACATATAATCTGCTGATACTTGTGTAAGAGCGACTTCATCGGCTCCATATGTAGATAAGAAATTGTATCTATCATATCCGTTATTACATCTGTAAGCATTCCAGTCTACATCTTCAGCCCCTAAGATAACGCTTCCTGTAGGAAGATCTTTATCAATGAAGAAGTAACCATCCTTTTCACAAGTATTATCAATTACAGCCATAACTCTATACGGAAAAAATCTACTAAATACAGGAATACTATCATCTTGAATGATAGTAGGCCAATAATCCTTTCCTATAGAATCAGGAAGATTAAGCATCATTGTTCCTAATCTACGTTCTATTTTGCCAAGTAGTTTAGACATCCTATTTGCGTGAACTACAGAATCTTTATACATAGAGAAGCACCTCCTTATTTTTACTAGAGTGTTGAATCTTGATAATATCGCATTTGATTATATATTATAATTTTGGAGGTGATAAGGAAAATGATTCAATATGTAAATATACCAAAAACAGAATCATTTATTTATAAAGTCTTCCAATATTATAATGGAAGAATTAATACTTGCAACTTGGCAAGATTAGAAATAAATTGGGTTGGATTATATGATAGAGCTGAAGCAGGGTTATCTAGAAATCCTAATTTAGTTATTATTAACCCGCATGTTGTAGCGAGATATACAGACGATGAGTTTACGTTCTATTTTGTAATATTAGAAACGATAATTCACGAATTATATCATCAGGATCAGATGATCGATTATATAAAAATGGCATCAGATCCAAATTATGTAATTTTGATAGAATCTGCTGTAGAGATTCAGACCAATATTTATATAGCAAATCATATAAATGAAATTCTATATAATTTTGGTATTGATGCTAGCAGATATGGATTGGAAATATACAGAGAAAATATTTCCTTATTTGAGTATGGGTACCACTATAAGCGTAGAACGTGGTTTGATCATATACTCATAGCATTACGGGAGGTGATTTATTATTTTGATACATTTACCGACGTATCAGAAGATCTTAAAAAAATATTGGATACTGGAGTCGGTGATTTTAAAATATCCATAAATGGAATCTTCATGGATATTTGTAAAAATGGAGTATGGGTAAACATTCAAACTCTGAATGATTTCCTATATGAAACATTCTTTAGCCATACAGTAAGAACAATCGCCGTTACATACGGAAGAGATGGATGGTTAGAGATAAATGCGGAACTGAAAAATAAAATGTGCTAGATTGGAGGAATTATGATATGATTCAACTTGATAGACTTGAAGTTGAAAATTTTATAAATAAAGTATTTTTCTATTATAATGGTAGAATAAATACGTTCAATTACAATTGCAGATTATCTATAAATTGGATACAATTTCCATTATTACATCAAGACGCAGATTTTATGCAGCCAAATCATGTAATAATATATCCAATTGTTATAGATAGATGGGCTTGCGTTAATTGTCATAAGGCAGAAATGTCTCAAGACAGATATATGGATTGGGAAACAGTCTTCAAATTTTATATTGTAGAGAGTGTGATCCATGAATTGTATCATGCAGACCAAGTGCTAATTTATGGCAGGTATAATAAAGAAACTTCAGAAATCCCTGTCGAGAGAGAAACTGCTTTATATATGGCTAATCATAAGAATGAAATATGCAAACTATTCAATATTGGAGCAGATTTTGATAAACTGATGGAGATAAATATGAATAAATTAATACCAGTTTATTATCCGTATCGTCGTAGAGATATAGCTTCACACGCAGCGACTATAATGGGAGATATATTATACGGGTATGATATATTTGTAGATGAAATGATAAGAGCATTGAATTTTTGTACAGATACAAATGCTGGAACTATTGTACTACGGATAGATGGTATTGAATTTATTATAACACACGACGGATTATGGTATGATATTAACGATCTAAATAATTTTGTTAATGATAAATTCTACTGCAAGGGAAGAAGCGGAATTGTAAAATTTCGCAAAATCAAATTCGAAGATAAATGGGTGCTAGAAATTCATGAGTTAGAATTAAGAGATGAAATGTGCACCCTTGTAGATTATAGCCAAGATGATTATGATTATAATAATTAAGGAGGTTGAACATGAATACTGAAGTAAAAGAAGTTTTAGATAGAATAATCAATACTAAAATTGATTTAAAATGTACTGATGGACCTATAGAATTGAAGGTAGATATTCCAGAGGCTAGAAAGCAGATGTGTACAATCGTTAAGAGCAAGAAACAGAAGTTTAACGACACTGTTGATGCTATAGCGTATGGTATAAAGGCATTATACAATAATATTAAGGAGGACGAGTAGATGTTATTACCTATTATCCCTGGACAGTACGATCCAGTAGTCGAGACAGTAAAGTGGCTTATTTCCCACGATGAGGATGGCACTCCTAGGTTTGATTATAAGTTTGGCGATGTTGGTGAGGGCCTTCATAAAGAAGATTGTAAAACCTTATCGCAGTTTAGAGAGGATAATGGATTATCAAAAGCTCCTATAATAGATAGAGAACTTTTGAATCTGCTTGGTATTGCTGAATACAATGATTCATATGATGATATTGAATATGAGGATTATGAGCCATTTGTTCTTGGCACACCATGGCAGTTAATACTCTCTATAATAATACTTATATTTGCAGTAATTCTATTTGTATTCTAATTTCAAACACAATATTTAGCCAGTAGGGAAATCCCTACTGGCATTTCTTGTGTTTACTTTATTTTTTTTACATTTTGAATGCATAATCCATAATGATATTATTTACATGCTTCTCAAGATTTACTGTAATCTTATCGCCGTATCTTGAAGTCATAAGAAGAGTGTTCTCGTTAAGCAATGTAACAGAATCATAGATACCATCAAAAGTTTCTACAATCTTAGTTACATTTGCAGATTCTCTCTGAAGCCTATTAATTACATCCATAGCTGCGCCTTCAGTAATCTTGATGATAGTACCAGGATCATTTTCAGGAACAACGATGCTATTCTCTGATAATACTTTGCCATCAAGAGCAGCCTCAGATACAATCCTATCTGTGTATGCAACTTTATGTGAAGGATAAATAACACTATCCCATGTAATAATCTTAATACCCTTAACATAAGCTTTACCGTTTACATTTTCGATAGTACCAAGAGCTCTTAATGAGAATGCAGGTAAGCAACCTTCTCTAAGATCCTGATCGAAGTACTCTCCATAGTTATTATTCGTTCCCTTAAACTGAGCTTTAACCAGATTACCCTCTGTCCATACTTTTAAGAATCTAACGCATACTAATTTAGGATCTATCGTTTGCTGACGAACCAAATCATCAGATAACGGATGTCCGTACTCGCCACAGAACTGTTTAGCGTTTATAAGCTCTTTCATTCTATCGCCATTAATCTCTGGTTCAAGATCTGCTTTAGCATAAATACGTCTGTTTCTGTTTTCTTTATCCATATCCTGAAGCGTTCCTTCAGCTATAACACGTTTAGTGGAACCATCTGTAATTATGGTATCCTCAACGGTTGTAGCGCCTTCAAGAATGATGTTTCCAATCACCTTATTAGACATATTCTCAACCTCCTTAAAATAAAATTTCTTACTCTTATGTTTCCCAGAGTATAGCCCAAATCTGTTAACTTTATAGTAATAATTTAATAAAGGAGGCTTAGAATCATGATAAAAGTCGCAGTAGAAGACGTTAATCACAGAAAGTCTACAAGACGTACGAAGTTCAGTAGAGCTAATGTGACAAATAATGCTTTCCCAAGGCTTTATACTGAAAATGGAGTATTCTGTCAGAATAATACCATTGATGCTATACAGCATTGGGATAGAATAGCCGAAGATACTAACGTTGCTTATGATAAAGCTTTAGATGCATTTTGCGAGCTATGCTTAAATGCAAATCAATCCGTTATATCTACTCAGTGTTCTTTTTTAGTAGAGAACGTTGATAAAGTAAGAGATGCTAATAGTCTTATGAATTCTATTAAATATAGAAATTCAAGATTAAAGACTAAGATTGCTACTAAGATTAATAATAAAATTTCTGGAGTGAACGATACTATACAGAATTCTATTAGTAATCTATCTCAAACTCTTCATAAAGCCGGTACAGGTTCAACTGCAGGAGTTGCTAAATCTACTCAAGTTTCTGAAAGTTTTATTGATGAATGTTTCGATAAGATTTATACTAAAGCCAGACAAGCTAAAGAATGCGATCGCATTCTTGAAAATTATTCAAAAATAGCAAGAAGTTTTAATGTGAATGAGATTGTTAGATGCATCTCTAATAAGAATGACATCTATCAGGCTGTTGTAGATATAACAGAATGCGTGGACCAATTCAATATTGGATTTAAATCCAAATATAATGCAGCTCTTGAAACTTCATTATATGCTCTCAATACTAATCACATTTATTGTGATAAGAGTAAGATCATTGAAGCCGTAACTGACTATTTTATCTTTAATTATGGTTTAACTGAATCACAGATTGGAGATATTAGAAAGTTAAGCACTTCATCTGTATTATATGAAAGCTCTGATTTCGATGATTCTGATTATCTATGGCAGACTTCTGTAACTGATGATAACACGAGTATGGATTATATAGAACCAGATGAGTATAGCGATGGCTTAGCAATGGTTTCTGAATCATTAAAGAAGACTCTTAATGATAAGAAGAATGAACTTAAGCATGAATATAAAGATGCTAAGAAAGACGTTAGAGCCGTGAATAAAATGGTTAAGAAAAATGCTAGACATGGAAATCCAGAAGAGCAGCGTGATGAAGAAATTAAAGCAATGGTTGATGATTTCCGTAAGCAATGTACTAAAAATAAAGATGATAAAGATAGAAAATCTGCAGTGGTACAGCTAAAGGCTCTTATTACTAAGATCTTTACAAGATCTCCAGCACAGATTATCTATGAATTACCATCTATCTTTGGTATTATTAGAGGGTCGTTTATTGTAACGATATTCTCTGTAAATCCTATATTGGGAATTATTACATTGATTACCGATCAGTGTATTAAAATGACCCTTACAAGAAAGCAGATGGAGAAAGTCATTAAAGCATATGAGAATGAGATCTCTTCTTGCAATAATCGCTTAGATAAAGTCAAAGATAGTGATGAGAAAGATCGCTTAACTAAGTATAGAGATAAACTCAAAGAAGATCTCGAAAAGCTTAGAGAATATGACAGAAGTAATTATACAGAAGAAGAAAATGATGAGCGTAACGCTTATGATTATGATGATGATTTCGATGGTGATGATGACTTCGACTTTGATGACGACGATGAATGGGGAGATTTAGACTTCGATGAAGGAGCTATTCGTACAATGGCAGCTATAGTCGTTACAGAACAGCTTATGACTAGCATATCTGAAACATTAATCGACGATGATATTGACGGTATAGTTTGTGATAACATATTCAAGCTTCCTAACGAAGATCTAGATACAGCAGCAGATTTTGCTATCACCGTTCCAGTGCTTCATGAAAGAGATAGATTATGCGAAGCAATGATTCAACAAAAAGATCTTATTTATACTCATGAAAATATGACAGTAGAGGATAGAAAGAGAATCGATTGCCTTAATGAGAATATTTATAAGATTAGAAATGCTGGCGGTACTACTGCCCCTACAACGTTGAAAGAATCTATTTGTTATCTTAAAGCCATTCAAGAAATCTTAAATATTGAGGGGCAAGAAGAATACGTAACAGAGATGGATTTTTCTAATACATTAAAGCTTGCTGTAGATAATATGAAAAGATCTGCTGTTAAATTAAGTGATAAAGAGAAGAAAATATCAAGTGATATTGACGTTACTGTAAATCAGTTCTCTAAATCATTACAGACAGCAATGATGAATGGCAATAGAGAAGCAGTCATTAAAGGAAAAGTAATACCTTCAGCATCTAAATGTATAAAGCTTGCTTTAGTTACAGGAGCAGCATGGGCTATCAATCCAGCCATAGCTGTAATTGGCGCTCTTGGAACATTCGCCTGTATGAAGAAGATGCAAAAGAAGGAAAGACAGCTTGTAATAGATGATATTGAGATCGAACTTAAGATGTGCGAGAGATATATCCAGCAGGCTGAAAATGAAAATGATCTTAAGAAAGTCAGGGAACTTGAGAAAACTCAGAGAACTCTCGAAAGACAGCTACAGAGAATTAGATATAAGATGAATGTAGAATATGGAGAGAGCACTCCAAGCTCTACTTATAGACCTGGCGGGGATAGAGATTAATAAAAACGTGAAAGGAGAATGAGTCATGATTTTTAATATTAATTCAAATCCTGGATTCGTTCATGAGTTGGAAATAAATGGTCAGAAAGTCGACGAAGACGATAATAAAAATGACTATACTGCTAATGCAGATGATGACACTGGTGGAGATAATCCACCAGCTGAACCTGAGGATACAACAGAACCAGCAGATGACGATAATACGGATGATGCTGGAGATGATATGACTGATTATACTGCTGAAGACTTCGATGATGGAGACGATGAAGGCGGCGACGATAGCACCACAGATGAGCCAGCAGATAATGAAGAAGATCAACCTGATAATGCCGGTAATAATGATGAAGGCGGAGAAACTTCAACAGATTATACTACTGATGATACTGACTTAGACACTCCAGATGAAGATGAAGGCGACGAGCCAGATGATGCTGGAGGAGATGCAGAACCAACAGATGGGGATAGCCCAGATAATACTGAAGATGACGAGGATGGGGATGCTCCAGAAGATGATATGACCGATTATACTGCTGAAGACTTCGATGATGGAGACGATGAAGGCGGTGATGAGGATGCTGGAGATGGAGAAGATGTCACTACAGATGAACCAGATAATAGTGGGGCTACAGGTGATTCAAATTCAACAGATTATACTGCTGAAGGTGATGACGACGAAGGTGGAGATGAAGGAGATGCTGGAGACGACACCGGAGATGATGAAGGAGCCGATGATAATGCAGACGATTCTGGCGATGAAGACGCGACAACTGATGGGGAAGAGAATAGCTCAGATCCAAAGAGTTTAGCAGATATGGAAAAGAATCTGTTCTCTGATCTTACTCCTCAACAGATGTCTATCAAAAATACTGAGCTTCTTCAGAACTATATAGATCTTCATGCTACATTAGAAACTATAACAACGGATCTTGATAAGATAGAAAAAACTTTTGAGAATACAAGAGTTATTGATTTCATTCAAGATAAACTTACAGAGTTGAAGGATATTATAAACTACACTATAACCACTACATACATTACAAGAACGTATGTAGAGAACCTTTCAAACTATAAACAAGCACTTTTAACTTTACAGCAAATCAATTCAATGCTTAAAGGATTAATACAAAAGCCGGCAAAACAAACAAATACCGAACAGTAAATATTAACAATATAGTAAATACTTAGGATTGGATACCCTAATTATTTATATAAATAATTAACTTATTCCAAAATATATTAAGGAGGTAATTTAATATGCCAGTTGTAGGTGAAAGACGAAATCCTAACATGGGAAATATGTCTAAAGATCCCATGTATGCATATGCTGCAGCCTTCATGGAAACACAGCAGAATATGCTTCGTGAAAATCGCATCGACTATGGTTTCGAGCCAGTAAGAGCATTGGCTATTCAGGGAAACCGTGATGCACTCAGAAAATTCTATGTTGAAAATTCGGTGGTAGGCGACCGAAACAGTATGACAACAGAGGAGTACGACGATCAGATCAAAATGATGGACGAGGCGTTCATCAATGATATGCAGGCCGTACAGGAAAATGGTAGTATTGGTATGGCTCAGTACAACCCGATGGTTGGTCTGTCTCTGCCTATGCATAAATACCTTATGTTAAACTGTGTATTCGCACAGGCTATTCCTCGTTTCGTTGCTAAGTCTAGTTCTTGGACTGAGACAATGGAAACAAGATTCATGGTTACACCGGATGGAAAGAAGATTGATATCGCCAATCAGCAGAATCAGATCTATCCAGCATGGAAGAGCGCTAACAAACCTATCGAGGTTGCTATCGCATTGCCAGAGGTTCAGACAGTGGATATTCTTAATGAGTATTTCCACGTAGATCGTAAGAGTCACAATCTTTCTGTTGCTACTCATATCTCTGCAGTTGCAATTGAGGATGCTTATAAGAAAGGTGATACTGTTCTTACAATCGCCGATGGCGTTATTACAGAATCAGTTGCTACTGAGGATGGTACAGGACTTGTATGGAAACCTTGGTTAGCAGAGTTCACACCAGGATATGGTGAGTATAACCGTGTTATTACAAAACCAGTTGATATTGTTGTTACAGGTGCAGATGGAGAGGAAACAGCGTTCCATGATTCTATCTTTGCTATGCAGCAGGATAATATGTTTGAGATCAACTCAGGCGGTAAGATCAAAGCTGTTAAGATGTATGCTCGTTATGACGCATCTTCAAGAATGCTTAAGACTCCGAGAGTAGAGTGGAGCGAGAGAACTACATTCGTTCAGATTCCTGAGAATGATGGTATTACTGTACCTATCACTCCTGAGGAAGTAAAAGACATCGGCGCTAACTATGGTATCAATCAGGTTACCAAGTACATGAGCATGATCAAAGACATTCTTGAGAATGTTAAAGATGATGATATCCACAATGAGCTTGATGAGAGCTTTATGAGATTGGATGACGATCACAGATTGGCTAAGACAATCGATTTCGCTCCTCGTCAGGGATACTACAGTGATCACCTTGAGTGGTTACAGAGGACATTCATGAATACACTCGATCAGTATATTACTGGTCTGCTTACAGTTCTTCGTGATCCTAATATGCAGATCTGCATTGTTGGTCGTCCAGGACTTATCAGACAGATTACACCTACAGAGTACAGCTACGCTACTCCTTCAAGTGTTGGTCCTATCGAGCTTGACTTTAAGAAGACTGTTGTTACTTCAGATAAGAGAGTATACAACTTCATCTCTTCTGATAAGTTATTCGGAAATGATAATCTCATTGTTCTCTTGATTCCTAAGAACACTGATCGTATCGTATATCGTTTATATGATTATCAGATGTACATCAGCAATGAGATCAGAGATGCTGAGAATCCGGCGCTTCCTGCATTAACTGCATTCCAGCGTTACAAATTCTTCTCATATCAGCCTGTTCAGGGTCGTCTGTTCGTTGCTAATCCTAGCGGTCTTCGTGAGCATCTGCCTAACGTTGATCCTATTGGACCTCAGTATACAAACAATGATCTTGGTAGCGTTTACACTCATTATGATGAGGCTACAGGCAAGAATGTTGCAACAGCAAATGAGCTTCCTGAAGTAGACGGTTAATTAATGTAAATGATCAAGATATACAGGGGTAGCAGAAATGCTACCCTTGTAATTTTGTCTTATTCATTCACGTCGGAACAAATAAATAAAAATAGATAGAGGAGGTGTTTGTATGGCTACTATAAATCCATATGCTAGACCATACCCTACTAATGATTTGGGATCGGTATATACACATTATAATCCTAAAACTGGTAAGAATGAACCAACTCCAAATGTATTACCAAACAATAATCCAAAGGAGGATAACAAGGATGGAAAAGACACCAAGTAATTATAACTTTTCTAATATGGAAAAGTTGTTATTTGCTATTGATGAAGATCATTCCAGTTCTACTTTATCTAAACTGAAGAATGAGCTGAATAAGTTTTTCAATAAAGCAAAATGTAAAGAAGTTTTATATACTATGAACACCGATAAGATGTTTTTCGGTATGAGAGTTTATCCTATGATTAATGGAGATGAGGCTCTTGAAATTCTGGGAGATGGAAAGACTAAACCATTTGAGTACTACTACGTAGAGCTTGATTCTAAATTATTTGATCCTATGCTGGGGTTGGATGAGAAGGAGCTAACAGCCATATTACTTCATGAGGTTGGTCATATTGTATATGATACTGGTACTATAGATGAAGTACGCAAAGCAGTTGATATGTATTTTGCTGGAACTGGAGATTATGCAGATCCTAAAGTTTCTAAAGGATATAAAGAGCTTATTGGATATGCAATGAAAGACTCTGTTATGAAAGTAGGTTCTATATTCTCTAGATTCGGTAATGATGAAATCATTGCAGATGCTTTTGTTACAGGCTGTGGCTATGGTCCTTATCTTGAGAGTGGTGTAAGAAAGATTATGAGGTCTGATACATATTTGAATAAAGATGTTGATGATAGATTAATCACTCTTAGTTGGGTATTAAGACTTCGTAGTGAGTTTGCTATAAGAAGATTACCAGCAATACATACTCTTAATAAAGCAAAACACCTTACTGGTTCTCAGCTTGAGAAGAGAGAATTAGATTATGCTGTTAATTTGCTTAATCACATGGATGAACCAATGACTGAAGGGGCTATCGATGCTGTAAAGCAGAGATTCTCTAAGAAGTTCAATGACTTCAAGGTTAAGGGTATTAACGCTATTAAGAACGATGTATATGAGTTTAATGTTAGACTTCGTTGTGCAGAGTCTGAAGATGATCTTTTGTATATCATCAGAGCAATCAATAGAGATGTAACAATACTTCAGGATTATCTTACAGAAGACATTCCTGATAAGGAAAGAGAAGCAGTATTAGCAACCTTACAGGAGCTTTATGATGTAAGACAGAAAGCAGCAAAAGAAAAGAGTGTAAGAAATCTTAGCAGTAGTCTTATAAATGTCGTATATCCAGAGTAAAATATATAAGGGGAAGCAGAAATGCTTCTCCTTTATATCTCTTTATAAAGCATTAAAATGTATATTTTTAACATTATATTTACATGAAATTAATTATGTAGATACTATTTTTATTAAGGAGGAACAATTCCATGGCGTTTAAAAACTATAACAACAACACAAACACACCTACAACCACTACTTATTCACCGATCTCATTCTCTAACGGTGATTCTAAAGTGGAAGGCACAAGATTAAGCATAAGCTATTTCAATAAGCTTATGAAGATTTCCATTGCAAAGAAGACTTCTGGTGGCGGAAACAACGACTATGCTACATTCGATAACGATAATGCTGTTACCGTTTATGTATCTTATTCTAAGGCTAAGATTTTGCTGGATCTTCTTCGTACAAGATTTACGCATGACGATGTTCATAATGTATGTGTAGAGTTAAAGAATGGATTACTTAAAGTATCCGATGGTGTCGAATTTGGTTCGACCATGCCATGTATTAGCATCAGCTCTGCAGATGCTAACGGTAATGTAACAGAGACGATTTATCAGTGCAAAGATAACTTCTATACTGGCGCTTATAACTATAACAATGGTAAGTATTCCTCTGAATCATTTGATTTGTTTGAGTTGGATACTTTCGAGATGGTACTTGAAGAGTATTATCGTGCATCTTCTTATGCTATCGCTGCAACTGTAATGGAAGCAAATATGTATAAGCGTGAAGGTCAGTATAATCTTATTAGAGCAATTGCAGATAAGGTTGGAGCTTCAACTCAAGGAGGTGGAAATTCAGGAGGATATAATAGTAAAACATTCCTTGCTGGTAATGGAAACTCTGGAAATGGCGGAGGAATGAATGGCGTCGCTGCAGAATACGAAGCTAGTTCATTCGATGATATTGCTAGTAGCATGAATCTTCCTGAATAGGATATATGAAGAAAGATAATGTAATCCTTGCTAATTTCGATTTCTTGGTGGACTTAGACGTAGCAATGTTTAAGTTCATCAAGAATCGTTATAAGAACTCCAAGTATGTAGATCAAAAAATCATTAATATGGAAGATGAGAATCTTATTAAGTATACTATGCTGAATAGAAAGCATATAAATCCATTAGAAGTAATTATGCCTGAGGTAGACACCACAGATATGTATTATGAAATAATGAATGATCATTTTGACGAATTATTATCATATGCTAAAGCATATGATACATTTGGTCTGCTTATTACGTTTCTCAACAATGCATCTTCGGTAGATATAGTAGTTCGTTGTAATAATGAGAAAGAAGAAAAGTTTATCAAAAAACTTAATCCAATACTTAATACAACTATAACTCCTAGATCAAATGTTAGGGTTAATGATTATTCTGTTATTTATGAGAAGTATTACGCTTATTTAATAGAGTATCCTAAACTTATAACTAAGCATATCTACATTGCGGCAGCAAAATTTAATATGGAAGAAGATAAAGATCTTCTTAATGTAGGATTATCTACGTTATTTGGAGATATAAACGCAATCCATTTAATGGATTTGTATCAATATGTAAAATTCAGATTTAAGAAAACCGAGGAGGATGACGACGATGATTCAATCTAATATTGTGTCTGAGGATAAAGTAAGAAGTGTCCAGCGCGATACTCTTAACGTAATATCTAATGCGCTTGTAAAATCATTTGGTCCTAATGGTTCCACTACAGGAATCATTAAAAATATGGACAAGAACGGAATTAATATTGCTGTAGAGCATACAAAAGATGGTTATACTATTATGAGCAATATTCAGTTCTTAAATCCTATTGAAAGATCAGTTCAGGATCTTCTTACTGATTTGACTCGCTATGTGGTTAAGGAAGTTGGAGATGGAACTACATCTGCTGTAGTATTATGTAATGCTGTATTTGAGCAGTTATGCAATAATGCAAGTATTGCAAATTGTCCAGCGGCAGATACAATCTATAAGTTTACTGAAGTTATATCTAAGGTAAAGGAAGAGATTAATAAGATGGGAAGAGAGTGCACTGTAGATGATATCTATGAGATAGCTCTCATATCTACAAATAACAATGAAGAAATTGCTGGTATTATAAGAGAAATCTATAAGAAGTACGATATGAATGTCTTCATTGATGTAGGCACCTCAAATCAGGTCTTTAATGTAGTTAAGGAATATGACGGAATGACTCTCGATACAGGATTTGCTAATGTATGCATGGTAAATGATGCTGAAAAGAATACTGCTTCTGTCAGAAATCCAAGAATCTACTGCTTTAATGACCCTATTGATACACCAGAGATGCTCACATTACTTGATACAATCTTATACAGCAACATTATGCGCTGCTATGAGAGAGGTTCTGTGTATGAACCTGTACCTACAGTAATCTTCTGTAAGCAGATATCTCCAGATACAAGTTCTTATTTTGAGTCTGTAGTAAAATTGATGAGTGCTGTTCCTAATGTACCACTGCTTATTGTAAGTGATATTCATCAGCACTACATTTATGAAGATATCGCTCAGATGTGTGGGGCAAAATTCATTAAGAAATATCTTAATCCAGATCTTCAGCAGAAAGATATCGATGCAGGATTAGCACCAACTACAGAAACAATTCTTGAATTTTGTGGTTCGGCAGAGTTGGTTGTTGCCGATGAATACAAAACTAAGATTATCCGTCCTAAAGCAATGTACAATGAGGATGGTACTTATTCAGATGCTTACAATACTCAGCTTAAATATCTTGAAGCTCAGATTAATAAAGCTACAAATGAAGATGCAGGGGTAATGGAAATACAAAAAGCAAAGAGAAGGTATAACTCCTTTAAAGGAAATATGGTTGATCTGTTAATTGGTGGTATTGCACTATCAGACAGAAATAACCTTAAAGCATCTGTAGATGATGCTGTGCTGAATTGTAGATCTGCGGCTATTAATGGTGTTGGTTATGGGGCTAACTATATGGCATTCTCAGTATTACATAAAATGAAAGATGAATCCACTGCTGAAAATGGCAAGAATAATGTCTTCGTCGATATTTTATGTGATGCTTATGATAAGCTTGTTTCTATCTTATACAACAAGACTGGAGAGGCTGAAAAGAAAGAGCTTATAGACAAGCTTCTTGAAAATAAATGCCCTCTTAATATAAGAACCAATGAGTATGATCAGAAAGTTCTTTCATCTATCAAAACAGATACAAGTATTCTTGACACTATTAACAGAATTCTGATGCTCATGTTTACGAGCAATCAGTATCTTGTACAGACACCAATGCACAATATCTATTCTGCAGATGAACGTTGATATCAAAATATGGGGTTGGTTAGTTCCAACCCCAGATAAATTATACTATGGAAGGAAGTGAGATCCATGGCTAAAGATGGTATAAGTTTTGATAAATACATTGATAACCCTTCTGGTGGAACCTCAGTAATAACTAACAGAAAGATGTATAAAGATTTATATACTTCAAAGTTTGACAAAATATTGCTGAGAGAAAATGGTAAAATAGATTTTAAAGTCTATAAGGATAATAAGAGCAAAGATGATTCATTCTATATCCATATTAAAGTTCCATCAGAGGTAATAGCGAAATTCTATTATGATGTAGTTATTCATCTTAGCACCGTTGAAACGACCAAAAAAGCTAGCACAAATCTAAGACAATATCAGGTCAAATTTTTCTCAAATGACCCAGCATTCGTGTACACATTCGCACATGCCTTTAGCGAACATCATATCTTTGTAGAGGATCTTAAACCTCGTATGAGTAAAGTTGCGCTCAAATCATTAGCGAAAACTAAGAATCCTACTAATCAAATCTTCTATGTAAAGTCATTATACTTTGCATATCTTACAATGGAAAAGTATAGCCTATTTAATAGAATAAACCTTAATGGTCTGGCAGAACCATACGACAAGAAAATTCTATTGAATAATATCACAAACGCAGATATAAAGATTAAAGAGCGTCAAGATGCTCAAGAAAAACTAGATAAGGAGGAAAGAGATAGAAAGCGTAAAGAAGCTGCAGAGAAAGATAGAAATAGAAATATTAATCATAAGACAAGCTCTAGCAAAATCTCAAAGATTACAAATGTTTCTAAAACATCTAAAATCTCTAAGGTTTCAAATACTACCAGGAAAACGAAGATTGTAGGTAAGTCCTAAAATCTATTTTCGTTGTATATTATTATAAGGAAGAATAGTAAAAGGAGGCAGTTTATTATGATAATGTGTCACGTAGTTGACAGGCAGAATATAATACCTGTCGATGAATGGGGTATGGATAAGTATCCTATACTAGAGCAAGATGTAATATTTAAGAATATCAAAGGCGAGATAATTTTGCCAATAGCAGAATTCTTTGGTGCAGATACTGAGGAATCAAAGCAGTTGGATTATTTTGCTATGAACACTAAACGTTCATATAATTCTGATAAGACGAGAGAGCATATTTGCCAATATATGAATTACTTTGAAAAATTTTATGACTACGATAAAGAATTATTAATGATTATCTATGACATAAAGTTTTCTATTGACTATATGAGAAACTATTCCGTAGACAATTTTATGGATGACATCAATCGACTTATCATTAGAAACAGTTCCATTACTAGAAAAATAACCCACTTTGTTGACGATAACTATAATATGAAGTTATCCAACAATGGTGGCAGAACCCCTAATCTTCAGTTCAATAATTCACACGCAAAGATATTATATGAGATATCTATGATGATGAATATGTACATACCGTTAGCTACGCACTATATGTATATGCATATGGTAAAGCAGATAAAGCAATCTACAGACGTGCAGGACTTTATGTTGCAGCTATTTGATATGTGCATTGCGAAGTATGAGGAAGAACAGCAGATTTATATTTACGATAAGATTTATGAGACAGCATTGTCTGTTGTAAATAAGTCTAAGAATCCCGACAAAAAATTATGGGATAAGAACTTTATCAGAGGTAACAATCCGACGACGCACACTAAAGATTCGGTAGTAGATGTAATCTTACAGATTATGCCGAAGTATACTTATGATAATAATATCATAAACTTCAATTACTTTTCTAATAGAAAGTCGTTACAGTATAAAATCACTGATATAGCATATGAGTTTTCATTTACACGTCTTTCATCATCTGAAAGAGATGCAGATCAGAACTCAGAGTACGATCAAACTGGTCGCCATATAATGGTAACATTGTGTGGAAAAGCTTCTTAATTGCTGGGAAAGGCTAAAGCTCAGGAGCTCGTATATACGAGAATCGAAAGATAGAAATAAAGTACTGAGATGGGTCATGGTGAAATAAAAGCTTTATATACAACGCTTCAGTATATAAAGTCCTAAAACCTGTATAATGTTTAATCAGCAGCGAAGTATTAATAATTATGATGATTGCATTTAGGAGGTGATTATATGATACTGCCTGAATGTAGATTGCAATATGAATACAGACGAAATATACCAATTGAATTATTTCCTGAAATTAGAGATGTTTATATTGTAAGCAATTATGGATATATTTATAATTTAGAAACAGGAAATTATTTACCGCAAGCTACTTATTTTGATAATAATGATTACGTTTCTGTGCATTTATCTAAGCGCAATGGTGGATTTTATAGCACGTCAATGCATAGAGTTATTTTAATGACTTTTAATTATATTGATGGTTGTGAAAATCTTGACGTTAATCATAAAGACGGAATAAAATATCATAATTGGCTTTGGAATCTTGAATGGACGACTCATAAAGAAAACATGAATCATGCATTCTCAAATAATTTAATATCTTATGGCGAAGATAGAAATAATTCTGTATTAAATAACTATCAAATTCGTGAAATATGTAAGTTAATAGAAGCAGGATATTCGACTAAAGATATATGTGAAAAGCTAAAATATGATAATTGTAATTTGCGTAGAATAATATGTAATATTAAATCTGGTTTGAGTTGGAGCTTTATATCATCTGAATATGATTTCAGTAATGCATATAAAAATACTCCATTACTTAATAATGATCAAATACATTTCATTTGTTCATATTATCAGAATAATGGTAAAAACAGTATAATAGCAAAAGATCTATTATCGCTTATTGGTATAGATATGAATCTAATGAACGATAAAGAAAAATTGTGCTATGAGACCTGTATATCAAGTATAAAACATAAGAAAAATTTTAAAGAAATTTGCAATCAGTATGATTATTAATAAACGTTCAACGACTATATATGTAGCGCCCAAGTGGGTCTGGCGCACTCAATAAGTCCAGGTAAGTCGAAATGGAAGCATATCCCTATGGGATAGTGATATAGTCTTCACTTATAGGTAACACCTATAGAAGTTCATAAGAGAACTGCGAGAACTAACGAATCTCGTGAAAATTTGGAAGTACGAAGCTAGGCTCAATAAAAGAGACGAGGCTCTGGCATTACAGAATAAAGTAGCAGCAGAACAGGCTGCTCTTAAGATAGAAGCCTTATATGGTCCATTCTCTGATGAAGAGGTAGAGCATTACAAGAAAGTGCTCACTCGTGATGGATCGCAAATAATAAATAAGCTAACCAATCAGTTAGTAGGATATGCATTTTACAGAGAAATGGGTGATCCGATTACTTGGAAGAATATTCCTAGTTCTACTGATTATATTAAGCTTATGATTGCAGCGAAGAGAAAATACCTTGAGATGGGTATGGTGATATTGCCTCACATTATGTCATCCAAGGTAATAAGATTGTCATCAAGAAAGGTTGTTAGCAAAAATAATGCTATCGAAATCAAGAATGCTGCTCTTTATGAAGAGTTTAGGATGAAATATAATAATCCGAAAATACAGCAAATTTGGTTTGAACTTCTCGGGACAATCAAATCTTCTTCGTTTGAAATAATTGATTGGGATAGTACAAATAACGCTCCATCGGCAATAGATGGAAAGCCACTTCCTATGGTAGATGATATGATTGACGAGGAAATGTTAGTCTTCGCTATCAGAATTTAAGGGAGGGAATTGTATGGAAAATTCAGAAGCAATGATTGCTGATAAATTACTTAGAATGCAGCTACATAATGCTAGGAAAGCTAGGGGACTTAGCCAGCAAGATGTATCTAATCTGAGTGGTTTGTCAGTATCATGTATATCTAATATAGAATCGGGAGAGGATTCATCGCCAACTTTACGCAGTCTAATCAAGTATTGTTCTGCGCTAGGCATAGAGATGTATATTGGTATGGATACTGGAAAGTCTAAAGAAGACCAAACGGTAGCAACATAGTTGTAAGTTGGCAAAACTTTTCTGATAATTGGTTATACAGATAATGTGGAGTGCTTAAATGCACTCCGCATTATTTACCAATTTTTATTTTTTATTACACATCGAAATAATATATTATAATCATGAAAGGTGGTGAGATTATGTACCATTTGCTTGGAAGAGATTTTATAAATATGATAAAAACAATATATCCACAAGCTAAAACTGCAGCTGGAAGTACTGAAGTTATAGTAAGGTGCCCGTTTTGTGGAGATTCTAAAATACAATCTCATGCTCATATGTATATATCAGTTCCAGTAACTGTAAATGATCTATCGTTTTATGATTGTAAAAAATGCCCTGCTCATGGTGTAGTAGACGATGAATTCTTACGTAAGATTGGTTGTTTAGATACTAATGTTTTAGTAGCAATCTCTAAGCATAATTCTGATGTTATGAAATTACCAAAGTATAAGACTTTGAAAAGTATAGATATTTATCCATTGAAACAAACTGCTATAACTGATAATAAGTTTACTAGAATTAAGCTTGATTATATAAATAAGCGTATCGGTGCTAATTTCACTTTTGGGCATCTGATATCGTTGAAGATATTCTTAAATCTATATGATGTGGTTGGTCAGAATAGATTACAGCTTACAAGAGATCAAGAAATATGTAATCAGTTGAGTAACAGCTTCATTGGATTTATATCTTATGATAATTCATTTGCTACAATGAGAAGAGTGTTTAATAAGAACCTTATTAAGAGTATAGATAAAAGATATATCAATTATCATCTTGTAGAGAAGCTAGATGATGGAAAGAATTTCTATGTTATCCCTACAAGTATAAACTTCTTAAATATGGAAAGAATAAAGATTCATATTACTGAAGGAGTATTTGATATATTATCTGTATTCTATAATATAAATGCTTGCAATACTAATCAGAATATTTATATTGCAAGTGGAGGAAAATCTTATAAGCAAGCGTTACAATTTGTATTGACTGAATTTGGTATTATTAATTATGAGATTCATCTCTATCCAGATAATGATGTAGGCGATGATGAATTGAATAAATTGGTTTTATACAGTATTCAGATATTACCAAGTAATATTTATATTCATAGAAATATCATGGAAGGCGAAAAAGATTTCGGAGTTCCAATGGATAGAATAAAAGAATCTACAAGAATGATAGGTGATTTATATGGATGATAATATGAAAAAGAACCAAGAGTTCTATCAGATTATATCTAGAATAGATTTAGGTAACAAAACATTGCGTGATTATTTTGAAGAGTCCCACGATCACTATTTTGGGGAGGCTGGAGCACCCACAGAATTAAGTGAGCGAAAAATTAAGCGAGACCTGGTCAACTCCATTCGACACAATAATTCTTTCGATTATGACGCAGGAATACGTGAAGTTCATCGATTAGATAGAAAAAATCGTGCAGATAATTATAAGCTTTACAAGAATATAATTCTAGATAAAATCGCAACTAAATATCCTTTCTTATCTGCAGAATGTAGAAATCAGAAACTACGAGTCGACATGGTAAAGAAAGTAAGTAAATGAGGGTGATTTTATATCACCCTCTATAATTTTTTGTGATTGTATATAATAATTTTGTACTAGAAATATAAAATGGAGGTTTATAAATACATGGAAGAAAATAATAACAAATCAAGACAGATCTACAATTACTTTACTAAATCATATAGGGAAAAGTTTGCTCACATTATTAATCATAATGATGTACGGCATACTTCATGTTATTGCTCAGAGTGTCATAATCATCTGGGAGATTTTACTTACGAATCAACATATTTTGCTCATTTAGAGTCTAGAAATATTCCCACGGCAGTATTAGAAGACATAATGCCACCAGTCCCAGGGCCATATGTGTTTGAAGCAGAATGTAAGGTATGCGGTAAGACCACTACGCATTATACTGTAGATTATGGTTTAGGTCCAACTATACAAAAATTAAATAAATTGGGATTCGCAACAATATTCTGCTGTGAAGGGCATGATTATTCATTCAATACAGGATTTGATAGTCCGTATATAGCATTCATTAAAGATTATAGTGAGTATTTTAACATGGATGATTTCTTACTTAGATATTGGACTATTGAATTCAATGAATATGATTATTCGCCATGTAAAATGATTCTTAGGATTTCCGATGAAGCACCGATGAGATATGTAACCGACAATATATTTATTAAAGATCTTAATAAATATATTAATAAGGTATTAAGTAAGAAGGTTGGTGATAAAGAAAATGATGTTTGATATGTTTAGCGGGATGACTGCGCCATATAAAATTACAGCAGATAGAAGCAAGAGGCTTAAATTTAGGCTATATCTTGATACCAATTTTGTTATTATTAATGATAATTATACGTGTTCAGCCACATTGTACGATAGAAACACTAATAAAATTATTGGTACAATTTATGATAGCTCAGATAAATACTCAAATAAGCATTTCAAGAGTTTTATGTATGAGCTTCTTGCAATAGAATCGGTTAATGTAGAATCTAAAGTAAGATTTGTACAAGCATTATTTATCTTAGATCCGTATTGCTATAGAAAAACTAAATATGAATTATATGATTATTTGGTGAACGTCTTAAATGAATTATGCAGAGAAGCCATTTATACAGGGATTAATCCCTATGCCACATTTGATGAAGCAATTATATTGAATAAAGCAGTAGAGGAATATTATAAGATGTCTAGGCATTGGCCTTGCGATGATTCAGATATGATGGATAATGATGCAATAGATCACAATTGTACATAAATTTTAGGGTGGTTTAATAGCCACCCTACCATATGTAATTCTACAATTTTTTATCGGTATATTATAGTCTTAGTAAGTAGTAGAAAAATTAAATATGGGAGGTACGGTTTTATGGCAGCAGTAGCACAATTAAAACAAGAACGTTTAAATGGTTGCATTATATGCAGGGAGAAGCAAGGTAATAGGTTTCAGAGAACCCAGTATAATTGCGGATATAGTATTATTAAAGATTCTGGAGTTATAATGGTGCGTGACGATGTAGAAAAGATTAACCGATATGAGTTATATGAGAGAAATATCGAATGTACTTACTTATTTATGATCGTCTATGGCGTAATAAGAAATTGCGCATTTAGCGCAGAAGAGAAACGTTGGTTCATTGAGGAGCTTGATAAGATAGAGTTAAAAATTCCTGGATTTGTATCGGATTCAACAGGCGAATTATTAGCAGAAGCAATATCTACTATATTCGCTAAGAAGAATAGGATATCAATAGAGGATTATAGGCTCTATAAATATTGCAAATCTTTGATCAGCGGGGTGTATAATAAACATCCACAGTACGACATTGAAGCAAAAATAAAAACTAAAGTGGAGGTATACTAAAATGAAATCAGTACTGGTAAACTGCGATGTCGATGAGGCTATCAATTTTATTTCCAAATTTATTCCAAATGAGAGAGACAGAATGGAAATTCTTGGAATACGTAATTACAGAATCCTGATGGGAGATATGTTTTACGATTTTGTGAATTCAAACACAAATAAGAATTTACATATGGATCGTCAGGAAAGTGTTAAGGGAGGCAAAGTAAGATTAATACTTCATACTCCTAATACCCATTACAGTTTCGTATGTGTTTGTGATCATTAGTACCATGCCGGAGTGGAGAAATCCACTCCGGTTATTTTATCGTATTATTTTTTCTCTATGCTGCTTATTTCGCAACATTTGAGTAAAATATGACTTCAGAAAGGAGGTAAGAATAGTGGCTGGAAGGTTTATAAACACGGATAGAGGTGGTGTATTAACACAGACTTCCATTACAAATAGTATAACTACTGCTGTAAAAAATATCCTTAATAATCCATATTATTTATATTCTGATAAGAGAGCATCAAAATGTACATATTTCAATATCAATACTACAATGACTACTCTAGATGAAGCAACTAGAGGAAACTATGGAGAAATATCTCCTGATAGTCCATTAAGATACAATAGAGTATATGATTTCTATATCTATGGAATATCAAAGATAGAACCTAATCTCGATGTCGGAGATTATGGTATTGAAGGTGCTACTGTAACTGGAGATGCTATTATATTACCTTACACATTAATACCCTATCCAGGAGATTATTTTATCCTTGATCAGATAGATTCAGATAGACCATTAATGTTTAAGGTTACTGGAGTTGATCCTAGTTCATTAGATACTGGCGCTATAATGTATAAAGTTTCTTATGCTCTTGATTCATCTGATGGGATGGAGAATATTGAACCTCAGGTTGTAAAGAATTTAAGATTCTTCATACAGAATATGGGAACAAATTTTGCTACATTCATGGAAGAAGACACATATGCTGATGCCCAGAGTATGGAAGCTTATTCTACCATGCTTAAGGATTATTACATCTCATTATTCTATGATGCAAAAATCCAATCATTTTCTTATAATTATAGCAACAATGGAACCATTGGAGGATCAATGCCCAATAAGTATGGCTATCATGAATTTATGGGGTTTAAAGTCTACGATCCTTACTTGATTGAATTCATGATTAGGAATAAGATTATCAGTGGTTCTACAAATTATATATTTGTATCTCATCAGATGGTTATGCCTGTAACATTTCCTATAGATTATGATAGGACTTTCTTCTCTGCATTAGAGAACCAAGATATTACTACTCATAAAGGAACCTATGTAGGAAACATGCTACGCTGTGATCAGGTTTTATCATTGCTCTATGCTTACCCGATAGATTATTACTATATGGAATATAGGACTCTCGAAGCTGGATTATTTATGATTAATATTTTCGACGATCCAGAGTTTGCTGATATAATTAAAGCAAATGGCCAGAGACCTAATGATCCAAACTGGGTGATGAAGAATATAATTATTAAATTCTTCAATAAGATAGATATAACTTTAGATGATCTTGCTGATTTATCTCATTTAGATTATCTACAGACTAAAGAGCTATTTTATCTTATCCCAATGGTTATATTCTGTATAGATAAAACATTGGAAACAATGATGAGTAAAACATCTAGTTAATGGAGGTGCAAAATATGATTATTTCTGAGAAGGCTAAAGTAAGAACGCCTATAGAAGATATGCTATTAAAAGAAATGGCAGACGAGGACACAATGGATACAGTATTAGAATCGGATTATGCAGACGTGCTAGATGATGATTCTACTGATACTGGATTATTCGGCAATTCAAGCTCAGAAGATGATCTTGAAGACTTGCTGGGTGATGACGATGATGACTTATTCTAAAAGGAGGTAAAATCCATGGATGAATTATTGATGGAAGACGGAGCTGTTGGAGCATTCTTAGATTCTGAAGCTGATGAAATATCGGCTGCTGTTGATGATCTAATGTATGACAATGGTGATGATATCGATCAGATTGCAGAGATTACAGATGATGATGTAGAAAACTGCGACTATGATCCAGAATCCGATTCCGAATATTATGAAGACGTAGACACTGATGATTATTCAGATGAGTTCGATGAAGATGACTATCTGGATGAAGATGATTTAATTTAAATAAGATAAAATTTTAAGGAGGTAATTAAAAATGAGTTCATATCCAAACGTAAAGAAGGTAAATATCTATCCCCAGAGACCAATTGTCTCTCTTAATCCGCCTATCAGGAGCACTGTACGTAGAGTGCTTAAATCTACTGATGAGATCAGAAAGTGCTTGATTGAGCGTGGTATTGTTGAAGAGGTATTAGACGATAACTCTGTTGTAAAGCTTGACTTTACAAATTATGATAAGGATAATCGTAAAGATCCTAAGGCTGCAGAAAAAGAAGCAGCAAAGAAAGCTGCTGAAGAAGCAGAGAAGGCTCGTAAGGAAGCTGAAGAAGCTGCTGCTAAGAAGGCTGCCGAGGAAGAAGCCGCTAGAAAAGCAGCAGAGGAAGAGGCAGCTCGTAAACTTGCTGAAGAGGAAGCAGCAAAGAAAGCCGCTGAAGAAGCTGCTGAAAAACAGGCCACAGAAGAATCAGTTAAGACTGCTGATATTGAGGACGATTCTAAGGTTCAGGCTAATAACAATAATAACCAGAACAATCATCAGAATCAGAACAATAATAACAAGTCTAATAACAACCAGCAGCAGAATAACAACAAGAAGTAATTCTGAGGAATTAAGATTATATATAATAAAAGTAAGAGAGAAGCGTAATTGCTTCTCTCGAATCTTTTGTTAGGAGGTGCTGTAATGGATGAAATAGGAATCGGTAGTGAAGAAGATGAACGTGAGTAAGGAAGGAGTATTAGAAAGAACTTATAAGAATAAAAATATTTAAGCAAAATTATTATTAATGGATATTTTTAATTTCTAAAAAAAGAATCCCGTTAGGCATAATAGCCTAACGGGAACATTCTTTGTATTTTATTTTTTATTAGAATACTGGATTTGTAAGTTTGGTTCCTGGAAGAACTAGTGTTAAGTTATACATTGCTTGAATAGCTTCCTTATCAGCAAGTCTTCCATTTTTTCCAGCCATTGTAATAAACTGAGCATTAGAGTTCATATATTTTAATAACTCTTGATTTGCCTCGATAGTCCATGCTACTTTAAGAGTAACCTGATCACCATCATAATCGGCTCCCATAAGTATGCAGTAAGGATTACATAACTGGAGAGTATCTATAAACTTATTTGCAGTATTAGAACCAATATCATTCTGTCTTATCTTAGGGAACCACTGGTAGAATACTCCATTTATTACCATTGGTTCTGTTTTATTCATAGAAGATATATGCATTTTGGTATACAGTTGGTTGAAGTAAGAATCTCATTTTCTTCACATAGGTCGTTAATCTATGCAGTTCTCTTATGAACTTCTTCGGTTTTTCTCCGAATGTTGAGACTATATCACTATCCTTATTAAAGGATACCACTCATTTCCATTTAAAGGGTTCTCACCTACCTACTTAGGCCGTACTCCTTATGCTGAATTTCACAGCCCTTCCGGGGATAGTCGTTGAGCATCAATATCTATATTGATTTGTAATATCATTATTTTGAAGTCTGAAGAACAATCTCCTCGCTATTCTTATAGATTTATCGCTTATTTCTATTCCAGCATTTAATAACGCGGCCTCTGTTATAAGTTTAGCTCTATTATAATAGCAATTATAACTTAATATATTATCTTCATAAAACTTACAAATAGAATGCTTTTGTTCTGTAGATATAAATGATCCAACTCTAGTTCTCTTCATGGCATTAAGTTGGTCGTTTGTAAATAAATAAGACCAAGTTCTACCATTTCCAATATTAGGTATTAGTTGTTTTTCACAACCAATTATGGAAGATATTTGATCATCGTTATACCCATTTATCATTAAATCATAAATCTTTAAAACATCTGATTCGTTTAGCTTAGCATTAATATTATTATCTCCAACGCTATTTCTTAAATTATGCTGAATAGCGTGCTCTATATTTTCTTTTGCGGTGCACCATTCTAGATTCCATAGCCAATTATGGTGTTTGTTGCAATCTTTATGGTTTACTTGCAATTCAGTATTATTAGGAACCCAATTAAATGTAAGCATAACTAATCTATGAACTTTTCTATATATTCTTGAACCGCTATTAGTCGTCAAACCAACTTGGAGATAGCCATTTTCTGTTTGTTGTGGAGTTATAAATGAATTAGAATATATACTAAAGATTCTGCCATAGTTACTTATATAATAAATCGGTTTTATATTATCTACAGTTATCAGCATCCATTGCTCTACAAATTTTACCATTTCTACCATATTATTTACCTACCTTTAAAGAAAATTATATGATAGTTCAAATCAATATAAAATAAGATGCGCTGATTGCACATTGTTACAATCCTTAGGACTTTGTATATCTACTTCAAAAATATGCAAAGCTTTTATTTCACCATAGATCATCTCGGTACTTTGTTTCTATCTTTCGATTCTCATGTATAATAATGAGCACCCGAGCTCTTAGCACTTCCCAGCTTTATTTAAAGTGATTTTTCAACACAGTGTTACCACTATGAAGCCACAATTCTTTATGGGATATCTAGAGATAATAGCGACTTTATCTTCAGCAGCCGCACATGCTGCCATATAGAAAATGTCTACCCATGTCATATCTCTTTCCATTGTATTACCATTTTCACGTATACCAGAAGCATATTGTTCTTTAGTTATATTATAACCCTTAAAGCGCAAGTTTACATCTTTACCTTCAGTATTAGGAATCTTTATAGGTTTAAGACGATTAGAATAGCCGTGAATAAATTCATTTATTTCTTTATCAAACCTATCATCAGAGAATTCTAACTGAACGTTTCCTAAAGTAAGCTCTTGAAGTTTACCATTCTTATCTATATATGGATAAGTAGTCTTACCTCCAAACTCATTACTGAAGAATGATCTTAAGTAATTGATTATAAATGGGTACATTGTAGCCAATGCTGCTGCTAATGGTATTGCCGAATAATCGAGATCGACCATTAAATCTTCTCTCTTATTTACATCTATATTAGGAGCAGATATGACAAGACGAACAGAATTATCTACAGTACCAGACATAACAGAGCGCCTCATAGCACCAAACTTCTTAAAAATACCAGAGCCAGTATGCTCTCCTCCAGTAACAGTTTCTCCGATAGTAAACCAGTTATAGATTTCAAGCATTAAATCTTGTATTCTTCCTCTGGTACCACCGCCCATATCAAGACCATAATCGTTGCTCTCTGATAATGCTCTTACGTTATTCATGAGATTTACGTAAAGCTTATTCACTTCGCCGACTCCGATACGACCACCATCTGTATTAACGTCTCTATAGAATGGTGGAATAATGATAAATTTATCTGTGAATAATAAACCATTCTTTTTGCCATCATGAAGAGCTGCTAAGAGTTGATCTTTTTTAGTATTCTTGAAATTGATTTTATCAATATTCCTAATCAAGAATTTAATTCCTGTTTGACCATTATCATCTGGAACAAGATAACCATTAGAATCGATCTTAAAGTTCTGTGTTTCATAAATGCATCCTCTAAGATTCTTATCGATTTTTAACCATATCTTATAATAATATGGCTGAATGAATTTCTCTTCAAGATCTATGTAAGCGCACTGACCAGAACGTTCTTCTTTGGTAATACCAAAGATTTCATTGCTTAAAAGACCATCTGCAGTCGGACCATTATTTGAATTAAATAAAGCCGAGTTTGTAATTTGTTTTAAATCATTAGCTTTAATTAATCGTTTCTGATCCAACTGCTTAATCTCAAATTGCTTAGCCATTTGATAACCTCCTTTCGTAATTATTTGATTGTCATCTAATTACAAACTCATTTATCAGAATTAATAAACCTAATTACATCTAATTGATTGTATTTGTGCGAAAATTTATTTGCATAATATAGTTTTGTAGTAGTTAATAAAATCTATAAATTATTCTAGGAGGAATAAAGTATGAAGGTAGAAATTAGTGTTAAGGAATTAATGAGGTTAGAAAAGGCTGTGCGCGCAGATGAGAGATTCCAGACAAGGCTGGACATGCTTCAGTCTGTATTAGGTTCTAGACCGGCGGATTTATCTTCTGGCATGGTAATTAGTGGAAGATACGGTAACAAAGATTTAGACTTTTCTACAAAAGATAATAAATCTAATAAGTGCTGCGGATGTGGTCGCGAGGTTAGTGATGATTCTGATAAAGAATGTAACTGTAAGGAATCAGAAAACACTGTAGAAGAGAAGGCAACTGATGATTGCGAACCTGTAGGAAGCGTTGAGTTTGGCGATATGGTATTAGGACTCAATTCAAATACCAAAGTTGGTGATATTATTACAGTAAACTTTGATAAAGCTCCTATGGAATGCTTAGTTATTTCAGCAGATCCTGGCTCTGTAGAGGTTATTACTTATGACCTGTTACCTGAATATATGCCGATGAATGAAAGCAGTACTAACGAAGGTGGTTATAAAGGTTCTGATCTTTGTAAGAAGCTTAACAATGAAGAGTTCATCAACAGATTCGGAAGCAATACCAGAAAGTTACTTGCAACCTATCAGGATGGTTTGCTTATGCATCTTCCTACAGAAATGCAGATATTTGGCACAAACAAATATGGTAGCAAGGATGAAACTTATACATCACAGCTTGAGGTTATGAAAAATCCAAGAAACAGAATCGCATTCTTAACAGATGAAGACGGTGATATTTGGACGCGTTGGTATTGGCTGGAGAACAAGACAGACGACTATTCCACCAACTTCTGCTCCGTCAACGGCTATGGCATTGCCGTCTACGGCAACGCGTCCTGTGCTGGCGGCGTTCGCCTCCGCTTCCGCCTTAGAATCCATGAACAGTAATCGCTCCGCCTTGTGCGGAAAGCGATTACTTGATCATTAATACTAAAACGAAGCGAAGTGCCATTAAAGAAAATTTCATTAGAATATGCGGAGTGGTTAATTCCACTCCGTATTTCTTTTGATGAGATTTTATATTATTAAAAGAAAGAGAGGAAATTAAAATGAGAATAGAATTAGATATACCTAGTGAAGTACGTAATAAGGTAACTTTAACCGTCCATCCTGGATTGGATAGTTCGAATCCATATGATCAATACGGGTTAACTCCTTCATCGTTTGTCGGTTATGGACACCCATATCAGCCATATAAATATGATCCAGCTTCATTGGTTCCGACTGTTCCAAATAAAACACCAAATCCATCATATAATCTTGATGCTTTTTTGGGAAACCGTCCAGATGATAAAATGCCTACTAAAATGCCGATGGCAAAAATTGTTTCATATGTTGGTAGATTAGTGAAGTTCGAATTTGATGGTAAACAAATATATGGTATAACAATATACTGTGATCATCATACTTCTACTATTATAACGTTAAATACAATAACAACAGCACCAATATATGGAGAGTCAACAAGCACTATTATTGATAGATTGCGTTCAGATTTATTTGTTGATAAATTCTCTGATAAAATGAGGCAACTTATGCGTAATGGGTATGATGATACACCATTTGAATCGGTCGATTTACCAAAATACGGCGATATATATGGAGATAAATATCATCCATTAAGACCAACTCCAATGGCTGTCGAATGTCTTAGAATTGCTAAATCGTTTGAAGGAGAAATTCAATCATACTGGCTTGCTGATTCCGATGAGGATGGAAAGGAATTTATGTGCGTCGAAGAAGATGGTAATCCATCGACAGATATGGGCTCCAATGCACGAGGTATAAGAGTTAAATTTGAAATTGATTGCGATATAGTTGAAAAAGGTATGCTTGTTACAGATCCAACTGAGATTGAAAGCATTTTATGTACAGCTAAACCAATGAAGTAATGAGTAAGGCGCTGGGTTTCCCAGCGCTTTATTTTTTTGATAATATATTATAGATTTGAAATTAAATCTAGAAAGGAGATTATTAAAAATAATGGCTAAAGCTAAAGTACCATATAATTTTATCGCTGATAAATTAAATATAAAGCGAGAGTTATATAACCCCAATCCTAAACAAACGATACGGTCTAAAGAAGATCGTCTTGATTGTTGTATAAGGGCTTTATGTAAAATTACTAATAAACCATGGAAAGAAATACACAGAGATATAGCAGAATTGTGTATAGAACGTGGCAGAATGGAAGGTTCATTAAAAATATTTGAAGAGTATTTAAATAAAGCATTATTGTGGCAAGAAATGCCAGAGAAATATTATTCTAAATATCAAAATATTGCTGAATTTATGTATAATGAACGTCGTGGCTCATTTATAATACGTTCAGCAGAACACGTTGCTCCATACATAAATGGAGTATGGTACGATTCAAGATACTGTTTAGAATGCGCATCTTCATTTATGTATCATGAATCATTTTGCGTTTATGCTGCACAAGAGTATATATTACAATTAGAATATAATGAAAAGAAAAAGACTACTAAAGGAGAATAATTATGATTGAATTGGAAGGTAAATATAATTCATGTAAAGTATTTACAGATGATTGCGATACTGCTACGATAGGGCAGTTAACAGCATTATTAGATCAAGAAAGTTCTAAAGGAAGTAAGATAAGAATTATGCCAGATTGCCATGCTGGTAAAGGTTCTGTAATTGGAACAACTATGACGCTCGATAAGTATGTAATACCAAATATCGTTGGAGTAGATATAGGTTGCGGTATGCTCGCTGTTAAACTAAAGAACAAATCAATAGATTTACCAGCATTGGATAGTGTAATCCATAAATATGTGCCAAGCGGTTTTGATATTCATGATGAACCAATTGGAGATTCTGATATTGATCAAATATATGCTCCAGTAAATACAGATAGGGCATATAGAAGTTTAGGAACTCTTGGAGGAGGTAATCATTTTATTGAGGTTGATAAAGACTCTGAAGGATTCTTATGGCTAGTTATTCATACAGGTTCACGCCATTTAGGTATAGAAGTATGTGATTATTATCAGAATCTTGCATATGAAAATCTCAAAGCTAAGGCTGCAGGTGGAACTTATAAAGAGTTATCTGATAAGTTAATAGCTCAGTACAAATCTGAAGGAAGAGAGAAAGAACTCTCTAAAGCATTAGCTGGACTGAAATCAGAATACAAATCTAATATAGATATTCCTCAGGCTCTTGCTTATCTTGAAGGTGATAGCATGGAAGCTTACATTCATGATATGAAGTTAGCTCAGGAGCACGCAAGTATTAACCGTGCTATTATTGCTAAGACTATATTGAAGAAGGCTAAGCTTAAAGAAATTGAACGTTTTGAAACTATTCATAATTATATTGATTGTAATAATATGATTCTTCGTAAAGGTTCAATATCAGCTCAGGATGAAGAAAGAGTGATAATACCAATGAATATGAGAGATGGTTCTCTTATATGTATAGGTAAAGGAAATCCTGATTGGAATTATTCGGCGCCTCATGGAGCCGGTAGATTAATGTCTCGTAATGCTGCAAGAGATTCTATTTCAATGAGCGACTTCAAAGAGAGTATGAAAGGCATTTATTCTACAAGTGTTAATAAGAGCACAATCGATGAAAGTCCTCAGGCTTATAAACCAATGGATGAAATTATTTCCAATATGGGAGACGCGGTAGAGATTGTTGATATTATAAAACCAATCTATAACTTTAAGGCTGGAGAAGAATAGAGAAGGAGGTTAGTATGATAGTTCAAATAAGTTCAGGTCAAGGGCCTGCAGAATGCGAACTCGCTGTAGTAAAGTTATATAATGCTTTATCAAAAGAGTTCAATGATTTATCTTTAGTACAAAAACATGAAGCCCGCACCAAAGGTTGCTGCACTTCAATATTGTTTACTACAGATAATGATCTTTCATTTCTTGAAGGAACGGTTCAATGGATTTGTCAAAGTCCATTTAAACCGCACCACAAACGCAAGAATTGGTACGTTGACGTTAGCATAATACCGCAAATGGAAGAAATCTCAACAGAGCAAGATATCCGCTTTGAAAGATTTCACTGTGGCGGCAATGGAGGTCAAAACGTTAATAAAGTAGAAACAGGAGTAAGACTTACTCATATTCCAACAGGAATTGTAGTAACGTCTACTTCAGAGAGAAGTCAATTACAAAACCGTAAAGATGCATTAAACAAATTAAATGCAATATTAGCAGCTAAGGCTGTTGATAATAAAGCTAAGCAAACAAATGATGCTTGGAGAGAACACACTAAAATAGTTCGTGGAAATCCAGTAAGGGTTTACAAAGGCGAAGAATTTAAACTAATGGAGGTAAAGTAAATGAATACTCAAATGTGTACTGTTTGTAATAAGGAAACTAATATAGTTTATACATATCCATCTAATGATGGATCTCGCTTAGTTACAATATGCTCTAATTGCGGAGCAGAGATTGAAGCTACAGAAGAGGTAGAACTCAATGAAGAGCAAGCAGATAGAGTAGATGAAGTTTATAATGCAGTTTATGATATGTGTAAGATATTAACAGAGAATGATAATTTAGAGTGGAATATGGCATATTTAGGTGAAATAGCAGAGTTTGCTTGTAATACTCTATTAACCACTGGAGCTACAGATAAGATTAGATTTCCAGCTGTGGTTGAAGCAGACAATTATGGTTCTCAGTGTATTGAGGAATATTATACGGCAGAGCAGAATTAAAGCAAAAGAATATCGGGAAGCCCATAATGGCTTCCCGATTATCTACAGTATTTTTATTTTTTGATTGTTATACATAATAAATCTCCATTAAGGTATATCTCTGGTGTGAATCTCTTGTTGTAAATTACCAGTGAGCCACACTCGGAACGTAGTCTTTCTACAAGTTTTTCTTTGTTTTCATTTCCAAGTGTAACCGAGTATATAATGGAGGCTTTATCGAATGTAATGCTGTTTAGAGATATAAAGTTTACACCTCTAAGCATATCATATACCAGCATATGTTGTTCAAAGTAATCCTTGAATATTGAAGCTATTTGATCTGCTGGTATATCTTTCACAAAATCAACTGTATTCATTTATACCATCGCCTCCTCTAGCTCATCTTCTAATACTTCTCCTTCACGACGCTCTTGACCCTCTTTGGTTTTCTCGCGTTGCTCAGCTATTAAGTAGAGTTGATTTATATAGGATAGAGGAAGATGCATCATATCTAAGAATGATGACCTTCCTCTATAGTAAGTACAAAGCATTTCTATCTTTCCTATAAACTCTTGACCTGGGCCAACTGAGCTCGTGTAAAAAGCAAATTAAGTACAGAATCGATAGGTTGCTCAGGAATCTCACCGCCACACTCAGTACATGTAGCAACAGGATATACATAAGTAACCTTAGGATCTTCTATAATATTTGCAAGTTTACCGACAAGAATATTGTACTGGTCAGTTGTAAGCGTCTTAAGAATCTGTACATAAGCTTTAAGCTTAGAGAGTACGGTTTTGTTAATATTATTAGGATATTCTTTAACTGCCATAGGAATAAGCTGTTTAGATTCTCTATCGATCTTATAGAAACCTTCAACGTAAGCCATGGTATTAAGAATATCAGAATGCTTCTCTGTTATATCAGGTCTTAATGTAGAGAACTGAATAAATGTACTATACAATGTTGCCGGTCTGAATGTAAGTACATAGTCATCAGAAATCTGTAAAGGAGTAGCCTGAATAGTACTTGCAGGTGTAGTAGAATCCATTGTTCTGATATTATCGCACTCTGATTTAACATCGTCATTATCGTACTTAACCATTGAGTAGATATCTGTATCGATAAGAGATGTTTTCTTACAAGAATCAATCTCATGAGTTCTTGCAATAAGGTTAGAATCAGAGTAGCAAGATAAATACTGACCGAAATACAGAGACTCAATATCCTCTGTTCTGATCATTTTAGTCCATGCTTCGAATGTAGGTTTGTTTGCATCAACAATGTGATTGTAAACAAATCTTAATGAAGCAATTACGCCATTAACGCCATTACTGTTACGAATGGTCTTACGAAGTGCATCAAGCTCTGGTCCATCACACTCCTCGAATGTAACATTTCTCTTGCTATAATACAGAGGCCAATCTGCTCTCTTCTTATTAGAAACAGGAGCATTCTCAAGAATGCGGCTAGCAGAAATTGGTTTCTGACTGATCTTATATTCAGCAAAGTTAATAGGATTCTTTGTAGCAACAATAGAACCCATATTAGCCTTGAATTTCTCACGAAGCTCTTCAGGAGTTTCCTCCTCATCATCTGTAACGTCGTATTCGCTATCAGAGTTGTCGATCTCATTTAAAAGATCATCAAACTCGCTAAGGTCTGAATCATTATCCTTCTTGGGAGCCGGTTTCTTAACAACAGGCTTCTGCTGTTTAGGCTGCTCTACTGGAGCTTCCATTTTTGGTGCATCTGGAACACTCATTACTGCTCTCTCTGTTTCATGCTTTTCTTCTGCTGTCTGCTCTTCAGAATCTTCATCAGCAAGATCCTTATCAATCTCATTCTCGATATCATCAAGATTTGAGAAATCATTCTTCTGTACAGACTGCCGAACTTCTTCATCAGCGCCTGCATCTTTCTCCATCTGCTCTTCTTCTACTGCGTTTGCTACAGCCTCTACCATAGCATCTGCGTTTTTCTTTTTCTGCTCAATTACAGCATCCATAGATGAGAACGCGTCTCCAACAATTTCAGGAGTAATGCCATCTTCTCTCTGAGCTTTAGCCTGAGCCTGCTCTGGATGTGCTGCCTCGATATCTCTATTTAATTCAGCCATAGAGATTGGCTTCATTCCTCCGCCATTTGCGTTTGCTGTTGTTGGTCTCTGAGGTGGTGCCGATACTACCGGTGTAGAGTTGTTTTTGGTCGTTGTTTTGGACACATTTCTACTTAATTCGTCCAAGGTCATTTCTTTAGCCATAATTTAATTCCTCCTAATTTAATAATTGGTCTAAGATATAAGTTGCTCCTGCACTCATATTATCATTATCTTGATCATACTCTAGGGTATAAGCTCCATCACCAGTGTTTATAATGATTCCAAGAGAATGATTCTTCAATACGCCTACAGTGATATCTATAGGCTCTAATTCTGGCAAAAAATGTTCAATCTGATATTTAATATCAGATTTCAGATCTTGAAGCATATTCTCATCATTATTGTAACGGTATTTGGATCTTATTCCAACTCCCATAGTTGGATGAGATTGGAATTTGCCTGGTTCTAGATAGATTATATATATAATATGAATGTAAGCAGCATCAGAACTTTCAAATACCTTTGGCATTTTGAAAGCATTTTCAGATAATACATGAGCTTGCATGATTATACCTCCTTCATCATTATTTAAAAGTTGTAGTAGTAAAAATTTACATGAAGGCAAATTGCGATTAAATCATATATTATAAAAATGATCATAATTTAGAATCAGAACAAAAATTAAATTAAGGAGGTATAAAATTATGATATTTAATTACATTACAGAGGAAGCTAAATTTATAACAGAGCAGGAAATACTTGATTGTATTTCTGAAGAAAGTGACGATGGCGCTATAGTTATCAATTCAATAATTATTGATGAAAAGCTAGTACTTGAAACTGTAAATTCTGGCGAAGTAAATATGCCAGTAAAGCGCAATAATAGTAGGGTAATAATGATAGGTAATCAGACAGATCAACATGGTCCTAGAATGAAAGTATCTGCTTATGCTGGTAAAATTAGTAAAAGATCTAGCGACGAAGATGACGGCAAGGGCTATATTAGTATATTTATGAGAAAGGAGCATGGTAAAGATGGTCTGCCTGTATTAGATCATAAGGGAAATATTAAAGATATCGATATGAAGCAATCAGAGCTAAAATTATATTATGATTTCTTTGTTGATAATTATAATTTAATTAGGCTAGCGCGTGATAACGATAATAGTACGCTTTGTGATAAAGCTCTAGTTAAAGATGCCAAATTACGTAAAGACGGAGTTAAGATTGAACGAGGCCGAAATGGAGATTTATATGTGTATGATAAGAATGGCAATATAGATTATAAAGAAAATTTGAAAGGTGAAGAAATATCATGATGATATATCAAATAAAATTAGAGTGCTTAAGTAAACATGATAGTTTTGTAACTACTCATTCACCAATGTTATTGCCAAATAGCATGATAGAAATGAGAAATAATATGCAATACCCTACAAAAGAAGCATTTGATTATGCTATAGGGGATTATATTAATGCAAAAGATGATATAATAAAAGCGGCAAAAAATGAAAATTGGAAAATGAGATTTCTTCCCAGAAATAAAATGCACGCTTTTATGCTGCTATATTTATTTTCCGAAGATAAAAATGGTAAAGTTCTAGTATATTATTACGATTACGATACAAAAACAATGCTTGAACTTTATACAATAAATACCGATTGGTTTACAAGTCCTACTAAAGATGCTGAAGACTACCCATGCCTAAGTTATTTATTGGAGTCTGTTTACGGTATAAAAATTAAATAAAAAGAATAGAGCATGGTTATTATAACCATGCTCTTACTATATTTATTTTTGCCCAAGACATCAAAGTAATTTATTAATAAAGGAGGTAGTTCGAATATGTCTACTAAGAAATATAAATGCCCATATTGCAATGCTAGATTAGAGAGATCGGCATTAATTAAGCATGTAGATAAATTCCATCAGGAGTTAATTCCTGATGGGTTTACCTCAACTAGAATTGTTTATAATTCAGTTAATAAGACTGATGGTGGCAAATGTAGAGTATGTGGTAAACCTACAGAGTGGAGAGAAGATACCGGTAGATATAACGTTCTTTGTAAAGATCCAAAATGCAAGCAGAAGATGAGGGATGATTATAAAAAGAATATGCTTCGTGTTAGAGGTACTTATAATATTCTTAATGATCCAGAGCAACAGGAAAAGATGCTTGCTAATAGATCCATCTCAGGAGAATATCAATTCTCAGATGGTGGTAAGGTAGGTTATACGGGAACTTACGAAAAGAAATGCTTAGAGTTCATGGATGTTGTTATGCAGATTAAATCAGACGATATTATGTCTCCAGGACCATCCATGGAATACACTTATAATGGCGCTAAGCATATTTATATTCCAGACTTCTATTATGTACCATATAATTTAATTATCGAAGTTAAGGATGGTGGAGATAATCCTAATACTAAATTATCTCCAGGAATGAAGTCTTCAAGAGAACGTACTATAGAGAAAGAGCGTATGATTACTGATAAAGGAATCTATAATTATATCAGGTTAACCAATAACAACTTTCAGCAATTAATAGAAGTATTTATGGATATTAAATATGCTCTTATTGAAGGTGATCCTAGAAAGACTGTTAAGGTTAATGAATCATCAGATATTGATTTTTTTGAAGAATATGAATCTTTATCTGAGAATGGAATTATTACCACTAAAGATTTGGAATATAATTTAGATCAATGGAAAATTGGTGGTAAGAATATTCTATTTATTACAGGCTTATCTGGTTCTGGTAAATCTACTAAGGCTGCTAAGTTGGCTAAAGAGAATAATGCTATTAATATAGAGATTGATCTCTTTGAGCATAACGATATTGTATTCGATAAGAATACAAATAATGATGATGGTAATATTATTGTAAAAGAATACTTTGAAAAGAAATATGGGGGTGCTAGAAAGATGCCTCAGGGCGATCCTAAGTTGCCGCATATGCTTTATGATTTCATTAAATATTGTATAAATTATGCTTCAAAGCATAAGGATCGTTTATTCATCATGGAAGGCATTCAGTTAGCAGATTTAGAGATGGCAGAAGAGCTTAAGAATTATCCTGTTATTATAGTAAATACCAGTATTATAAAATCAATGTATAGGGCAGCTAAGCGTGAAGGTATTAAGGATTATTTTAATTCTTTTAAATCATTCTCTGATTTCTTAGGTTGGTTCAAATGGTATTTGCAGATGGATAAAAACAATAAGAAGTTTGCTAAAGATTTGAAAGAATCTACGTTTAATGAATCAACAACTCTTAAGAACTGTAAAAGATTAAATAATTATGGCGGTAATTTATATTTTATATCTCAAGAAGAATTAAACGGGAAAATATTATCTCCAAGAATACCGGATAATTATTTTACAAAAAATAATTATGAAGATAACACTATCAAAAGAGTATGCTTTGCTCCATCTATAGATAAATGCTTAATGGGTTTATCTCAGAATCTTAAAGGAGAAGAACTTTATGTATATGAACCAGATGGGGAATATGAAATTTACAAACCAGATAAAAATCTTGTTCCCGATTCATCAATAACAGGAGAGTTATGGATATTGAAACCTGTTAAATTGAAGAAGCTTGCCAAGATCAAAGTAATAGGTGATGCTGGAGAAGATGGAATACCTTTCTATTATGGCGATAATAAAGCTGAGTTATATAAATGGAATTATAAAATAATAGATGAATCTACGATTCCTGAAAAATGTAAGAAGTGCGGAGGAGATATCAAGGTTTATCTTAGAGGAGAACCAGTATATCTTTGCTCCGATTGCGGGGAATATTATGGCACGGTTCCATTTAAAGAAGACGCTATATTAAAGTCTAAGAATGAACCGTTCTTTTTCTATCATCTATTACCAAAAGGCGCTAGCATAACTAATGGTATTACAAGTTTGGAATATCAATATAATCATAATATGAATGATTTCCTGAAGAACTCCAATAAATACAGAACCAGATTATGCGGCGGTTGGAATATTTACCCTGGCAGAAATCCAAACTCTTTATCTTCTGAAGAAATACATGAGGGTATAAATCAATTCAGGCATTCAAATGGTGGTTGTAATAGAATTTATTTATTCAGATATGCCCCATATGAAAATCTTGGTTCTCAAATGAAGAAAATATTGGCGGGCAAAGATATTTATAGAGTTGATGTGAGTAAGCTTTTAAAAGATGGTATAATAATCGATATTGATTATGGTTATATAGATTCTAATACAGATAATGATAAATTAAGCGAGGATTGGTATAGAAATATATCCTATGATGATTATTTCAAAAACTACACAGAAGATAATCCTGATCGCCTGTTATTCAGTTATATGAACCATATAAGCGTTACTCCTAAGAATGGGGTTATTCCTAAGAAATATTTAACGAAAATTGATAAGTCTAATTCATTATCTTTACAAGAAACTGATACTATATTAGAGCAATCAAACCCAGATAATCTTGTTTTTATTGATATTAATAGAGACAAGAACACTACAGTTAAATATCTTAAGCAGAGGAATAGCAAGTATACAAATTATCTTGATAATTACATTGGAGAAATCATTGTAGATCAGGATAAAGATAAGCTTGCAGGCCAAGTATTTATTGGTAAGAAAGGAACGAAGGATGAAGGTTTCATTACAGGATTAGAAGTCTATAAGCCTTATAAGAATAAAGGTTTAGGAAGTAAGTTGTTAGATGATGCTGTTAAGAAATATAATGGTATTGATCTTACAGTTTATAAGGATAATGATATAGCTATAAGAATGTATAAGAAATATGGATTCGTTATATTAGGTCCTGGAAATACCAAGAATAATGATTATTACATGAAGCTTAAGAGTAAGGTTTCTAAATCAGACAAGAAATCAATCAAAGAATCTTCTGGAATGACTGCGGATCAGGTAGATAGATTTTATACCCTATTAAAGCAAAGATTAGACGAAGATGAGGAATTTGAGAAGTATGAATCTGCATTAACGCCATATAACAAAGATACAGATGGACCAAATGAGTTTCCTAAAGAAAAGTCTAACTTTAGTGCAGATGATCTTAGTAATACAGAGATCGATGATTTAAGTTTTGATGATTTAGACGACGATGAAGAGGACTAAATTAACGGGCAGGATTATACCTGCCCGTCATCCTTTTATTTTTTAGTAATATAATATAGATTTGAGTAGTAGTATTAAAATATAATTTATGGAGGTGATTAATATGAACAGACGTTTAATTAAGCAGAAAGTTATCGAGGCAATCAATCTTAGAGACGATCTTATTCAAGAGATGAAGAATTGTGGAATTCGTTCTGATTTTTCTGATAAGCCGTATCATAATGCCATTCGAGGACAGATAGCTGAGAATGCAGCGTTAGTTATCGAATACTATTACGGGCTACCAGCAAAAATATATACTCCTATAGGATATATATCAATCACAGGTGGTTATCACAGAGAAACTATTCCTGGAGGATACGACAAAATTACCAAAATACTTGAAGAAAAATATGGATTTAAACTTGCACGCCCGGCAGAAAAATCAACTATAGGCGAGCTTGGTCCATGGTATTCTAAAGATGGAACTATGGTAATGGCTGAAGAGGAATTAGACAGCGATACCGCTAGGGAAATATTTGCATCATTAACTTAATACTTATGGGAAGCCTATATAGGCTTCCCTACAATTTTTGAAAATGGAGGTTAAAGAATTATGTTTTTACCAATTAATGTTTTAGAAGATCCAATGAAATTAGTAGATATGTTTTGCAATAAGCAAGTGTTTAGAATACGAGTTTATGATATTCCAAATAATACAATTATAGACTACGCAAATGCTCAGCCAATGCACACTCCGTATATACGTACAGCGCGAATATTTGAAGATAAACCTTCAACAGCAAAACTCAGCGTAGATTATAAGAGCGATATAAATAAATATATTCGTGATTGTTATAGTGCTGTAAGTTTGTTAGATATGGCTGTACAGATTATGTTTGAGTATAATGAACCTGTAGTAGAAAAAAGACGATTATATGCTGATGATAATATAAAAGCGCCGGATACGGGTAAACTAAGCACCGCATATTATCAAGATCTTTTTAGAAAGAGAACCGAAATACTTGGTTGCGTAAGATACACATGGAGGGATATAGTCAAAATCAACGGTAAGGTATATTGTGAAGAATTTCCAATATCAGGTAAGAAAGATGCTGAAGATATTTATCAGATAGATGATTTCATCGAAGCAGTTGCTAAAAAGCATGGAGTTGATACAGATGATGTAGAAACTCTTACAATGAATAATAATCTTGATATCGGAGATATAAAAGATTTAGAATACGGGATAGAAAAATGCGGATGCTATATTAATGGTATAGCGGAATGGTTGCTTCCTGTAAAAATGTAACTTTTCGGTGGTATAATATACCAGTGTAGTAGTAGAAGAAAACTTATATGGAGGTAAAAGATATGAAAGTTACTATTTTAAATGATGTTGAGGTTGAGCTTAATACGCATTCAGAGCTTGGTATTTTATATTGGTTCCTTGTTAGTAGGTATGGAACCATGTACAAGCAGATCATGATCAATGATATTTATATTACCAGAGTAGAGACAGATCCAGATGCTGAAATTAGCAAATGTTCTATCTTCCGTCGTGATGTTGACGAGAATGGTGATGAAGTATTACATGATGTTGAAATTGAATACAAGGCTTCGGAAGTAGCAGAAGAACTTAACAACCAGACAAAAGATGCTAATCTTGATTATAATAAGGCCGGAGAATATTCAGCACTTGATTTCAAGGGTAGTTTACTTACCACATTGAATATCGGAGATCGTAGCGTGACAGCTAAGTTTCCTGCGCGAGTATTTACTCAGGCAGATGCGAAAGATTCAGATAAGCTTTACGTTGATTTGAATTGTTGTCCTGATATTGTAGCATGTGGAGCAGACGAAGCAGCAGAAGACGTATTCAATTATAGATTACGCTTCAAGCAGCTTGAACGTGATATCATTTATGAGTTGGATCTTGTAGATCCGATTTACTCAGTAGCAATGGAAGTATAAGTCTATAGGGTGGTTATTAAACCACCCTAAATTTTAATTAATGAAAGTGAGGAATAAAATTATGTTTAACGAGAAAAGAGAAGTATTTGATGATATAATGGAAAGGCTTGATGATTTAGCAGCAGGTCAGAGACCTAATCTGCTTAAGCGTTATCTTACAGATGACAATCGCGAGTTAAAGTTTGGTGACTATCCTGTAATAGATGAGATCATCAATAATTCACTTGTAGATTGGACTATAGGAGAACAAATAAAAATTGACTTTAAGAAAAAGCTTACATTAAAGGGATTCGTAGAAGTTGTCAGCATATCATCTTTGGATGCAGAAAATGGTTACAGGAAAACAGCAACTTATGACAAGAAAGAGTGGAAGTATTTTAGGAATCAAGTTGAAAAGCTTAGATCAAAACATCACAAAGAAGTTTGCAGAGAAGCATCTGAAAGAAACAAACTAATCATTACAGACCTTGCAAATTATAAAGATATCTTCGAAGCTGTAATGTAAATACAACTGAATATTGAGAATAGATTAGCAGGATAGCAGAAATGCTATCCTGTATTTTCTATTAATATTTTTATTTTTTATATTCTGAACCTATAAACACGTAAATAAATTATGCACGTTAAAATTATTTTTAGGAGGTATTATTTATGAAAGATTATGATGATGGAAGATGCTGCAAGGTTCTTATCAAACCAATATGTTTTGATGCAAGAAATGTCATAGCTACCCAAGTAACACAAATTGGCGAAGAGCATGTTAATAATAGCATGGATGATGGGCGTGTTGTTGGGCTTGGAAGTGGTCAAAACGAGCTTGAAATTAAAACCTACGGAGATATTATTCCAGGTATCACTTTATCCACCGATAATATATTTAGATATCGTTGGAAAGACTGTAACGCAACCGATAATGATAATAGCTATGTACTGGAGCTATCATCAAATGATGATAATCAGTTTAAGCATATGATGAACTTTGTTCACAGCCAGTTTGATAGGCATAAATTTGTTAAAGACGGTAGAATTAAGATAGAGGACTGCGGGGAACGTAAAGCAAAGATTTCTATATCGTATGCTCTTAAAGGTGTTGTACCATTTTTTGTATTTATAGATGTGGATGATTTTGTTAAAAACAGGTAATAACAATATAAGCGGCTAGGGATTTCCCTAGCCGTTATTATTTTTTAAATCATTCCTAAACTTTTAATTAACGATATATTATAGAGTTAAATACATAACGTATTTGAATGAAATTTTTAAGGAGGAAATAATAATGGCTCATGATAATCCTGTTGTAATAGGAATAATAAATTTTGAAGAAGATTTAAACGAAGCAGAAATAGGCGGAAATGATAGGTTTAGACCGTCTAAAATAGGAGTATGCAAAGTGGAAGTTTATGCAAATGAAGGGCAGAAGCCACATTTTCATTTATATAAATTAAATGGAAATGATGAGTTTGAAACTTGCATTTGTATTTATTCAAATAATTATTTTTCTCATGGAGGAAAATATACTTCTAAAATGAATAATAAACAGTGTAAAGAATTAAATACGTGGCTTAATAAGCCAAATAAGAAAGATCCAACTATAACAAATTGGCAAGCTGCTGTAAACCAATGGGAAATGGGTAATGGTGGCAAAAACTTTAAAGATAAAACCAATAATCAACCAGATTATGATAAAATGAATAGTTTTAGCGATAAGTAATACGGAGGTATAATTATGGTAGAAGGTCATGGAAGAGATGAAATGCTTGCTGGCGAATTACAGTTTAAAAGCATTGGTCTTGCTAAAATATGGGTATTTGGAGATGAGGGAGATATTGAACCTCATTTTCATATAATGAATGATGAAGGAATAAATATTGCTGTATGTATTTTTAGAAATGAATGTTTATTGCAGCATTCAACTATGCTTAAAGCATTATATGCTAGCGATTATGAAATATTAAATAAGTGGTTAAATGAAAACGTATCGTATTTACCATTCAAGGTCAATATGACTAATTGGAAGAACATAGCTTTTACGTGGGATTGCTGTAATGGTGGAAATACCGATATTGATAAACCACAGCCGCAATATTTAATAAATATGCTATTACTGCCAGAAGATGGCATTAATTAAAAATCTTAAAAGGAGTTATTTATGTTGGTGCAGCATGGAAGAGACGAAAAATTTGTTGGAGAATTTAATTTCGAAAACATAGGATTTGCTAAAATATGGGTTTATGGAGATGAAGAAAATCTTCCTCCGCATTTTCATATTATAAACGAATCAACAGATTTAGCTGTATGCATTTTTGATAATGCGTATTTACCAGAACATTCTAAATATACAGAAATGCTAACTGATAAAGATTGTGAAATGCTGAATAAATGGTTTGCGGAAAATATATCAGATTTACCATTTAAGATTGATAACTGGAATGCAACTGCAGGATTATGGGAATCTAGTAATGGCTTATCTGGTAGAGAACGCAAGCAAACTTATTATTCAGTAGATGGTTTGACACCAAAATAATTAAAATCTTAAAAGGAGGTTGTTATATGAACAACAAATATTTCATCAAAATAGTAACACTTAACGAAGAGCTTTGCGATAAAGCATTACCTTCAGTAGAAAGAGAGGTGACGGATTTATTGCAGCTCAAAGGAAAGGCAGATATTACCGTAGAGGTAAAAAGATTAGAAAATAGCTTTATTATAGCCATGAATGAAAACATTGGAATGTATCCTACAATAAGTTTAGGACAGGAGCCTGGGATTCATACAGAAACTGAATTCGATAAGGCTAACAACTTTGTTATTACAATTGATTGCGATAGCGAAGAAAATGCAAAGAAAGTCGCTACAAGAATTCATGAGAATTTTAGAGGAAATAGCGATTATGTAGACTCAAAGATATTACTGAATTTTGACGGCACCAGTGTAACGATAGGAATTGGCGCTGAAACAGATTTTATACCGTTAATTAAATTTGTAGCAGATAATCAATAAATGCATTGTTGTCGGTCAAAAATTTATTAGGCGGGGCTCCCCCGCCTTTAATTTTTTCTTCAATTAATTATTACTGAACAATTAAGTGGCGCTGTTTAATAATACTATTTGGAGGAAGGTTCTATGAAGGATAAAGGATTCGCTAGATTTGGGTATGTATTGAGAGGAGTAACTAATAAAGATATAAGGATATTAGACGAGCATGAGATTAGATATTCTTTAAGAGGGCACGGTAACGCATATTTTGATTATTTGGATGAAAGGAATAAAGCAGCGAGGCTTCTAAATAAATCATGATGAATACTATTCCATTTTAATTATATAATATAATCTTGTATGAATAATACAAGAATATATTTTTAAGGAGGAATAATATAATGGCAGTATGCGAATATTGCAACAACGAGATGTGTGTAGGGGCATCATGTAAACCTACATTGATTATCAATGGTTCAAGATATCAGAGGATAAGATACGGAGATCCTAATGACCTACATCCAGATCTTGCTGATGAAACAAGTTGCCCTGATTGCGGTTGCTTAAAAGGAATGTATCATCATTGGATGTGCGACATGGAGCGTTGTCCAGTATGCGGAAATCAATTACTTATGTGCGATTGTGATATCTTTACAGACGCAGGAGTTATGTGCACCAAGATCTATGACAAGAAATCCTAATTTTAAAGAGCTGGAAATATTCCAGCTCTAAATTTATTTAAGGGAGGTAATTAAAATGAAGCGTTATTTATTTTTGCTTTCATTATGCGTTCTTTTAGCAGGATGTGGAAAGCAACAGGAAATCACAAACGAGGATTACTACACTGAACTTGTAACAACAGAGAGTGAAACAACGACAGAAGAAATTACTACCGAAGATGAGACAGAAACAGAAGAAGATGGATGCAGTGAATCAGTAGAATCTAAAGATGAGTATGCTTATCTGGATGATAATTACGATTCTGAAGGTAATTATATTCCTGAAGGATATGCGATGCTTGATGTAGAAGAAATTCTACAGAATCCAGAGTTACCTACAGGATGCGAATCTGTAGCTTTAACAGCTTTACTAAAATATTATGGATTCACAGATTTGGATAAGACTTACATAGCGGACAATTATCTTATCTATAGTTCTACAGGAGATTGTAAAGATGGATTTATTGGAGATCCTCATACAACTAAAGGAGCTGGATGCTTCTCTAATGTAATGAGACAGGTTGCTGATAATTATTTATATGATCAGAACGCTAATCTTGCTGCATATGATTTATCTGGAGCTACGATAAATGAGTTACTTCAATCATTAGATTATGGAGATCCTGTATTGATATGGACAACTATTAATATGGTAGAACCATCTATAGATAAGAGCGATCTCATGGTGGGCGATTATGAATTTTATCATAACGAGCACTGTGTTGTTCTTATGGGATATAATCTTGATGGCGAAAAGCTTTATATCATGGACCCACTTGAAGGTATTGTAGAGAGAGATTTAGACGATTTCTATGATATTTATAAGAAGATAGGAAAATATGCAGTAGTTATCTGGCAGGGTAAACCTGTACCATCATCTCAGAATGGATTCGGATTGGAAGAATAGAGGTGTTATATGAGAAATAAAGAATATTTAGAGTATACGTATAATCATAGAAAGGCAGTTATATTTGTCACAAATAAGTTTATCTCTAAAGGACTTATCACAGGAGATACGGCTTCTGCGATGATTAAAAGGGCAAAGAAGCATGATTTAGATAAAGCATTTTTATATACGCTTATTGATAAACCATTGGCTTCAAGATACCATAAGTTAACATCTTCGCACCACATGCAGGCAAACAATATTACTGATAAATGGATGCTGGATTATATCGAAGCAATAATCGATTATGAGTCTTCGTATTATACGAAAGATGATAAACCATTAAACGCTTATGATACTATAATGAATGCCGAGAAGTATAATCTTGGTTTAAGAAACTGTGAGGAAATGCTAAGAATTCTCAAGTCATTTGGAATGGATCGTTCATATACAGTAGATAGAAATAATCAAGAGTGGCAAGATTATTACTACGGATATATGGATAAATGCCCACCCACAGAAGAGAATATCTTATCTGAGATTTATACATATTTATTTCAGAATTTGACTACGGTACATTGTACGAATATCATTCAGGAGCTTGATCTTAAAAATAAAGATACTATTACAGCATCAATCGTAGAGAATGCTGTAATAAATAAGATTAGGCTTATGGAAAATCTACACAAAGCTAATTAAATATATAAAGGCCAGGGTTAATTCCCTAGCCTTAAGATTTTTGTTTTTAAGGAGGGAAGTATTATGATTAATGAAGGGACAGCTAGAAAAGCAGCAAGCTTATGTAGAGCAGAATATGAGGATTATTTAAATTCGTTATTAGAACGAATGAAGGAATCTAAGGTTAGTATAAATGAGAAGCAGTATAAGAATATTTATATGGCTATAAAATGTGATATACGTAAACTAAATATGTTTGAAGGAGAGTTATACAATGAAGTATGCTCTTATAAAGAATGTGATGAAATAAAATTAGATGATATAGAACGTTATGTTGCACGAGCCCTTAGTTTATATATCAAACCCAAAACGGCATATTGTATTGATTCATCTAATGGCATATATAAAATAATAGATGAAGGATGTGTAGAACTTATTTAATAAGTTTATTCGGCTAGGGTTCTCCTAGCCGTATTATTTTTTGCCATTTATATGAGCTAGAACTTAAATGTAATTAAAATCATTTAGGAGGTGCTTATATTATGGATAAAACTGTAATTATAATCAACGGTAAAGGCGGTTGTGGTAAAGATACTTTAGTGAACTTTGTTAAGACTCAGATTGAAGATACTTGGAATGTAAGCTCTATCGATCCTGTAAAGAAGATTGCTGCTCAGTTTGGTTATGATGAGAATAATAAGACTGATGAATGGCGCAAAGCTCTTTCTTTAATGAAAGAAGCATTTATTACAGTAGATTATAAAGAGGTCACGATGTATCTCTTTAATAAGTTTACTTCATTTATTAGTGGAGATTATGGAGATCTCATGTTTGTACATATCAGAGAACCAGAGAATATAAAGAAGTTTATCAATGGTACTAAAGATATTGATCCAGAGCATACTTGTAAAGTTTATACTGTTCTTATAAAGAGGAAGGACACCGATAATAAAGTCTATGGTAATTCATCGGATGACGATGTAGAAAACTATGATTATGATTATACGTTTACCAATGAGGCAGGAGAGAATATTGATAAATATAGATTTATGATATTCTTATGTGAAGAAATACTTAAGTGAAATTGCATACTATAATCTAAATAAATTAGATTGGAGGAATATATTTATGGATAACAATGATAAGGTGGTAGTTACTATACCGATTCAAACGCTTTCCGAAAGTTTAAATAAGAGAACGTATGAAAGAGAACCGCTAGAGACACTATTTAACAAAGCAAAAGAAACTTATAAATTTTATGGAGGAGTTCCTGTAGTTTATAAGGCAGAAGGCAATATGACAGCTGTTGTTGGCGTAATAAGCGATTTAGATACTGAAACAATGCTTGGTAGATTCGGCATAAATAATGACAGCAAATATGGCAAATTTATTGCAGATAAGATCAGTAGAGGAGAACAGCTTTCATTTGAAATATTAGCCATGGGCAAAGCAGTCATAGGAGAATCTGGATATGAAGGAATTGCTGTTGATAGAATTATGGCATTTAATATCAATGATAAAGATTTTACTAAACTTGGAAATGGTATTACTAAAGATTATGACCAAAGATCGGCAGAAATTCTTGAGCGCCTAGCTAATGAGCTTAGAAAATCTTGTCAAACTCAAAAATATAACTTTAATGAATTTAAGGATTCTACAGGAGAATTATCTCAGCGAGTAGGCATTACGCTTAAGCGTTATGAAGATAATTGGAATGAGAATCATTCCTTGGATGAAAAAGTACATCTTGAAACTGTTACGGATGAAAAAGAAAGTACTGATAAGATTCTATCATATAATATCAAGGTATCAGGTCCTGGAGCTGATAAGTTTAGGCATGAAGTCTTTGAGGAGGATTAATTATGCATGAATTTAATGAAAGTATAGTTCTAGATATGATGCGTGAATTAAATGATTATGCATTAATGAGAATATTCAAGATGAAGCGTAATACTCGTATCCAGGATATTGGTAGTATATTATCTAAATATCAAGATAAATGGAACGATAATAATCCAAATGAGCAAGTTCGTCTTTTTCTTATAGGGCATGATGGATACTATAGTAATAAACCAATCATCTATAGTTTAAACATCAGTGGAGATGGAGAAAACAGATTTAAAGAATTACTATTTGGGAAGATGTACCATTATAATTGATATAATTGGAGGTATGATTATGCAAGATAATTCAAAGAAATTAATGTGTACAATTGTTTTACCAGACGGAGATGAATATTGGAAAGATGAAGTTGGAGGATATCATTCTCCGCCAATAGGATGGAATCCACTAGGACGTAGTTGTGGAGAATGCTGTTCTATATCATGCATTGACTGCCCTGCAAAGGATTTGCATGAAGGAGAATATTTATAAAAGAAAGGATAGATCTTATGAATGATATTAATAATTATGAGAAGATATTTCACCAAATCATACAAGATAAAGATGCTCAACCACCAGAAAATTTAATAGATTCTGTTAATTATGCTCTGAATTTTATTGACACTGAATTGCGCATAGCTTTGATTGATCGTTATGGATTAAATTCTCATAAGCCTCATACTTATAAACAGTTAGCCGAAGAGCATAATATAACTTTTGATGTTGCTAGAGGACGCTGTGAACGAGGATTACGAATGATGAGAAAACCACAACCATATCATGTAGTAAAATATGGACGATAGAGGGAAACCTCTATCGTTTCTATTAAGCATTTTATTTTTTTAAATATGGATTCGTTTATATATTATAATTATGCTTAAATAATCTTAGTAAAGAAAGGAAAATAAATTTATGGCTATTAATTTTTATTTAACGTACAAAGATTCTATGTTGTTGGAGGACGTGCTCAAGACAGAATTAGCAAAAGAGGTTGATGAGTACACTCTAAATAGAATCATTAACAACGACTACATTAATTTCATCAATAATGTAGGTAGGAGGATATTATTAAATGGTGAAGATTATGCCGATTATTGCAGCGAAGAATCTTATCTTACTATAAGATATATGGGCAATGATTGCTATACATTAATGGTAGAGCGTATTCCTAGTAAAAATGATGTAAAGAAAACTATGGTATTTGAAAATGTAAAAATTGCTACCAACACAAAATACCAATATCATTTGGTTATTCCTAAAAAAGATATAGTGTTAGAACAGGAAAATTGGTCTGAAGAGGAATGGAAAACAATACTTAAAGTTTTTAACGTTGATAGTGCAGGTGCAATAAAAGTTAGTTCATTTAAACTATTTGGCGCTTTGAAAGGAGAATAAGTCGATTATGATAATGAAAGGAAAATATGATTTTCTAAGTAATTTCTACCCATGTACGTTACAGTACATGGGTATTACTTATCAAAATTCTGAAGCAGCATTTCAGGCACAAAAATGTCCTGAAAGAGCAATTGAATTTGCTAATCTTGATCCTAGTAGAGCTAAGCGTCTAGGAAGAAGAGTAAAGCTAAGGTCTGATTGGGAAGAAGTTAAAATACCAATTATGTATCAGATATTAGAGGCTAAGTTTTCCAATCCTGAATTGATGAATAGATTACTTCAGGTTGAAGGAGAAATAGTTGAAGAAACTACGTGGGGCGATACATTCTGGGGAGTTTGTAAAAGTAAAGGAAATAATATGCTTGGAAAACTTCTTATGGATATTCGTGATAGAAATAAAACAATGTGCTAGAGGAGGGAACGAAATATGACAACAAATTCACTGTGGAACAAAATGAAAGACAAGCTTGCGAAGGATATTGAATTCTATCAGTCGCAAGTTGTTACACCTAACGCTAATGTTGACCATCCAGAAGTTAGGTTATCAGAATGCAAATCTCAGTTACAATTTATGATTAATACTGAGTGTGCAAATGATGTAAGAATAACCAAAATTAAAGAAGATTATAAGAATTCTGATATCGTAATGAGTGAGTTATTAAGAAATTCTTATCATAGCGAGCTTACAACAGATGAGATTAAATATCTTTTACTATGGTCAGGGGATTATGACGATATTACAAACGTCGATGAATATGTTTCAAGCATAGCAGCACCAGAAATTATTGTTATTGATAGCGATTATAATAAAGCTAGTGATTTAACAACGTGTCTTGATTTTATAATGCATGGAAATTATAAGCTTCATAAAATTAGAGCTTATACCAATGCAGTTCTTTATTTTATCGATAACGTTATTACCACTGGCAATGCTCGTAACTGTATACTAATAATGGATTTAGATTTCTTTACTCATGAAGGAGGAGATCTTAAACGAGGAATTGGTTACAAGATGCTTACTGAACTTGAAAGACATGACGCTAATATTAGAACTATTATCACATCTTCTTATGAACCTGAGAAGAGCATGATTGATTATCCATTTGTGGTTGGTAATATTGTATTGGATGAATCTTCTAATTTTAGAGCCTATCCAGAGAGCAAACTCAGAGAATTAATCAACAAAGCTTTGGAGGATAGAAAGAATGAGTAAAATAATAGCTATAAGTCAAAGAGATAAAGATAGATATGGTTGCCCAAATTGTGGATGCGACGTTTCAATATGCAATAATTTTTATGGTATGGGAGCATTACCTGTAACATGCGAAGAATGCCATACAAAATATGTAATATTGGCTGATGATTTAGATAAATCTCCGATTGGATTTGGAACTGCTGATGGGAAAACTTATTACCCAGAGGTTGTAGAGCATCCTCGTAAGGGAATTCCATGGCATCCATATGAATGGCCAGACCCCAGACCAGACGGCGAAGGAGAATTCTGTAGACCTAGAGGTATAGGATATGACTTGGCATGTTTTGTCAAATCAAAGAAGGCTGGAGAAAGACTGCTTGATATGGTAAAAGAAGTTCTTGGAAATGAGGAACCAAAGAGTTGGCTAGATTACAGGCCAAGAGAACCAAAATGGATTCAGTTTAAGTTTCAAAAAGAAGAGTTTGATCTTGAGAAACTGGAGAAACAGCTTACTGATAATAATCGTATAGTAACAATAGGTATTCTTAATGATTGTGCTATTAAGGAGGTGAGTAATAATGAAGAGAATTAGAGCTATTGTTGCTGGAGGTAGAACGTTTAATAATTATCGAAAGATGTGCGAAATCTTAGATTCATATCTTAATCCTGAAGAAGATTATATAACGATAATCTCTGGTATGGCTAAAGGAGCAGATATCTTAGGAGAGCAGTATGCCATAGAGCATAATATAAATCTAATTCAATGCCCAGCATTATGGGAGAAGAATGGTAAATATGCTGGGTATATGCGCAATAAGCAGATGGCAGATATTGCTACAGACGAACCAGATTGTGAAGCAATATTATTTGCTTTCTGGAATGGTAAATCTAGAGGAACTAAAAACATGATAGATCTTGCCAATAAATACGGTATGAGGGTAATAATTACAAACTATATTGATGATTCTCAATCTCTTAAGCATTTTGAACCTAAGAATCATAAGTACACATATGATTTTGTACTGTTTAAGATTGCTGAAGGAAGATTTAGCTATGGTAAGATCAAGAGCAGAAATGAAGATGGCACTTACGACATAGAGACGTATAACTATCTATTCACTAGTGTACCAGAAGAAGATTTATTTCCAGTGTAAGAAAGGAGTATATTATGAAAGAAGTAACAGTTCATTTAGAAGAGCATCTTGTAAAGACTTTTAAAGTTGAAGTAGATACTGATGATTCCGATGAAGCTATGGATATAGCAGAACAAGCAGTATTAAGAGAATATGATGATGGTAATATCGTGCTCACAGCAGATGATTACAATAATACTACATTGATTCATGCAGAGATAGATGGATTTGATACTGAATGGAGAGAAACATATCGGGTTAAAGATGATTCTTATACCAAAGAACAGCTTAAAGAGATGTGCAAGATACGAGAAGATAAATAAAAAATATATACGGCTAGGCCATTGTGCCTAGCCAATTTATTATTTTTTTGCTTAATCTTACTCCTCGGACAATAAAATAATTAATGAAAGGAGGCTAAGTATATGGCTTTAGAAGATTTTAAGAACAATAACTCTCCATCAGATAAGAGAAAGTTGTTGGTTAGAATAGCAACTAATGTACTAAATATATATGGAATAGAGTATAATATTGCCAGTGGAGATAGAGAAGACTTCATAGATGGTAAAGAGAATAAAAACTTTAATTCCATTTGTCTTTGCTTTAGTCTTGGTAAGAACGTTGGTAAGGCTTGTAAAGTGGTTAATAGAGAAATTAAGCAGTATGGTGGAAAGTTTAAGCATGATGAGCACGGTATTGGAATTCTCTATCTTAAAGATGATATCGGGGCAAATGAATTAGATCTACCAGATGTACAAGATGATATTCATTATATATTGGATAATACTCCTGATGATAGAATCTTTCTTACAACTGACTGGCATATCTTTGGTCATTACTACGGTAAAGGTAGAAATCCTGTCAATATACAGGAAATTGTTTCATGGTGTAAGAAGAATATTAAAGATGAAGATGTTCTTATAAACTGTGGAGATTTGACTCATAGATATGCTAATAAAGAGCATCAAGAAGAAGCAGCAAAGATTTATAGAAGTCTTCCTGGGATAAAAGTTCTTATTCTTGGTAATCATGATATTGCTACCGGGGAAGATTTCTACACTAATTGCGGATTTGATTTTATATTCAAAAGATTGGTTCATAACGGCATAGTTTATAGCCATAGACCAGAGAATATCGAAGCCGATCCAGAATTATGGTTTAATATTCATGGGCATAAACACGATGTTCAGACTTATAACGTTACTAGTGGAGAAAATAGTGTAAACGTTTACCCAGCATTCTTCAATAATAAACCAACAACGCTGGATTATGTATTAAATCATAGAGATAAATTGACTAAAGATAACGTACAGGATTTCTGGTCTAATTATACAGAGAGTGCATTAAATGAAACGAAGAGATCTGAACTTCCAGATTCTTCATTTGGTATTCCTGAAGATCGAAAGTTTCCATTAGATACAGAGCAGCATGTAAAATCTGCAATAAAATTATTTGGTCATGCTGAAGAATCCAAGAAGAAACAACTTGCACAAAGAATATCTACAGCCGCAAAAAGATATAATGTAAAGATCTCTGATACATGCCAGATTAATAAGTACTTAACAGAATCTGTTGAGCATATTATTCCTAAAGATATTGATACTCTTATCTTTGATATGGGTAAAGTATTGGTTGGAGATACGACTAAAGATATGCTTACAGCATCTGATATGATTCCTAATGATGAAGTTGAAGGAATTTATAAATCTGTCGGTAAAATTCTCTTCACAGATGAATCAGAGAATATGACTAAAGATGAAGCCATGCAGGAGTTCTACAATAAAGCTCCAGAGAAGTATAAGAAATATACTTCTACAATATTCCAGTGTATTGCTAATGGATTGAAGATTTATTCTTATACTTACGAGCTTCTTGATAAGCTTAAAGGAATGGGTTATAGAATCTATTACTTATCAAACTGGGAAAGATGGACTTATGAGATAGAAGAAGATATATTTAAACCATTGCTTGATAAGTTCGATGGAGGATTATTCTCATTTTCTGAAGGCTGTAAAAAACCAGATGCAGAATTCTATATAAGATTGCTTGATAAGTATTCTTTACAAGCAGAGAGATGCGCTTTCTTTGATGATAAAGCAGAAAATCTTGCTGGAGCAGAATCTGTTGGTATAAAAGCCGTTCCATTTAATTATGAGAATACTTATAAGATGCTGGTAAGCGATATATCTGTAACTACAGAAGCTGCAGATGTGGCTTACGATAAGAACACCATTCTTATCAATAAAGATAATGAATTAACTACGGTGGATATTAAGAATATTCCTCATTGGCACGTATGTGAATCAAGATACCCTGGAGAGATGAATGAAGATTGTTATTATAAATCTCTTATTGAAGCAATAGAGAATTGCGGAATAATGGATAATATAGAAGATTCTAAACAAGCTTATGTGTTCATATGCAATGGTTTAAGACAGGATTGCGATGATTGTTTTCATCCAGTATGTGTTGGTATCATTAACGTAGATTCTAATAAACAATATGAATGGGTTATTCAGTATCCTGTAACGGTTGAGGGTGGTGTATACAAGAACGTTGTTTCTGCATCTGAATGGGCTATGGCTTCGATGAATCCTATAAAGCCAATTGCTAAACCATTCATATTAAAAATATCTCCTCAAGATGAGACTATAAGAACCAAGCAGTATTTATTCTCCCCAGATGTAATTGCTGATAAATATTTAGCAATATCTGAAGATGGTAAATTATCTGTATTAAATCATAAAGACGTTGAGAATTTATATATTGAAGCCGAGTATAGATTCGTCGGTGATTCTCGTAGAATTAATAAGATTCGTGAGGCTTTAAAGAGTGGTAAGATTGTAGATAATACATTCTTCTATACTGCTCTTACTGGAAAACCATTACTTACAGAGGATCAGATTGATTTTGATTCTAATTTTGTTAAGATCGACTTCAGCAGAATGAGGAACAATATCTTATCCAATCTTGCTACAAATGAGTCTAAGTTTAATACTCTAATTGACAGTAATACTAATGGAGTACTAATTACTGAAGGTTACAAATATGGATCTCTTAATGATAAATATGGGTTAAGGATTATGTATTCATTGGAAGGTTATTATGTAGAATCTTCTGTTCTTGGATATAAGAGCCCATATTTTAATTCTGTTGATGAGATAACAATAGAAGTTGTAGAAACAATGCTAAATAAGAAACTGGAGGTGATGTAATGGATAAGAATATTCAAGCAATGATAGAATCATTTAAAGAGTCTAATCCATCATCTTCTAAAGATATTAAATTTGTATTTGAAGGATATATTTGCCCTTACTTTACAATGGATGAAGTTGCTCAACTTGAGGGCTATTATTCTGATAATGTAAACAAAGAGTATAGAGCTCTATATGAGCATATCGCTTGTCATGATACAAACTTTGGTAAATCATGGGCTTCTAAAGTTGTAGAATTACAGAATCAGCTTAAAGTTGTTACAGAGCCAGAGCATATTGATCAGATTAAGCAGGAGCTTATAGATCTTGGTTGGAATCCTGAAATTGAGTATACTGCGGAGAATCAGATTAAAGCCAAGAAGAGATATGAAAATATATTAAACGAGAGGTACAATAGGTTTAATATTGTGGATTGTACTAATATAAATATTTCTGATGTATTGGAAGAATCAAATGAATATGGAATTCTATATCCAATACATATTGTCTTGGTTAAAGGAGATCATCTTATATCCAACGTTATTACTAAAGTAACAAATGGGGATTTCTCTCATTCTGGTTTGGCGTTGGATAATGATCTTAATAAGATTTACAGCTTTAACTTTGATAACAAATTCAATACTGGCGGTGGATTCTCTTTAGAGTCTATAAAAGAATATCCTAAAAATAATAGGCTTGCTGTTTACACAGTATTCGTTACTAAGCAGGCTTACGACAAGGTATCAGAAAATCTTCAAAACTTCATGAATAATATAAAGAAGACTGGATATTCTATAGTAAATCTTGTTACGTTTCCATTTAAGAATATCAAGATCAATATGAGTGACAATATGATTTGCTCTCAGTTTGTTGATTATATTCTTAATATAGCAAACGTTAATATAACAAAGGATGATGCTTCTAAGGTTTCTCCTAACGGATTATACTTTGCTATAAAATCAAATCCTAAAGCATATAAAGTCTTTGACGGTGAAGTAAAAGACTTTGATGCTAAGAAAATAAATAAGACTGTTAAGAAGATTTCTAAAACAGCTTCCCCAGCTAACGAAATACAGCAGTTGGAGCAAGCAATATTTGAAGCCAGAAAGATTCCAGTCGAAATTAATGCAGATGGTGACGTATTACTCACAAATCCGTTTCCTGACTACTCTGCTGAATATTTCGCTTCTCATAAATTACTGCTTAATTATGAGAAGACTGGAAATATTGAAGGGATGAAATACGAGCTTGCTAGGCTCTATTATATGAATTATATTATAGAGAAGAAATTATATCATAATAAGAATCTTAAGAATAAGCAGGAGAACATCAAGACCAGAGCTAGAATTCTTAATGATTTCAATAAATATCTTAAATACGTTCTTTCTAAGGATAAGAATTTTAATTTCTCTGAGTATTATGAGGGTTCACCTTTCTATGCCCATACAATAGAAATTAAATCATCAACCATAGGCAAGATCAAAGATATTATAAGTTATATATTATAAAACAAACGAGGAGCCCCATAGTCTTTCGACTATGGGGTTGAACTCGCGGAAGAACGATAAGTGTTTTGAAAGTAGTCATTTATGACTTATGGCAGTTTATCTTTACTTATTATGTTATCAAATTAAATCTGTTGTACCATTTAAGTAAGGAAATTTAAGGAGGAATAAGCGAATGAACGGAATTAAAGTGTATAAGTATGAAGGCGATGAATTACAGACTTATAGAATTATAAAATCTAAAGAAGATAATGTCTATCTTCAGTCTTTGGATAAAAAAGGAAAGCTTGAAGTTGTAACAAATGACCAATTAAATAGCCAATATGTACAGCTCACTCCAGATGCGTTTATGAATATCATGTCTACAACCTCTAAAGGACCTAACGGAGACGATATTAAAGATGTATTTGTTTGTATCCATAAATCAGCAGAAATGCTAAAGAATCCAGATCCGCATATGGTTATAAGACAGAATTGCCTTAGTAATTCTAAAGGCGGTTTCGTAAACACTATGGATGTTTATGTAGGAGATTGTTATCGTGATGATGCTCTTATGGCTGGAACCACAATGAGAGATATTATGGAGTTCGATAAGATTGAGAATACATTCTCTGTAGGTTTATACGTAGATGATACAATGACCACAATTTTTAAATGTATTCCACAAGAAATCGATAAGAAGTTTGCTGATATATTGAAAGGCATCAAGGCATCAAATAAGAGTAAGATGGTTAAAGGCTTTAGCCTTACATTGACGGAGCTCTTAAATGATAATAATTTCATGCTCAATTATAGAGCGTTGTTTAATATCCTACAGGTTGACTTTCCTATAGTTATAGATGAAAGATCAACTAATCATGAGGGTAATATTGTACTCAATAAGAAGCAGCAGAAAAAGCTTGAAGACGCTATAGGACAATATATCAAGGTTATAGCTGTAATCAAGTATGATAGAGATATCGATATAGCAAAGATCGTATCTTATAATCACATTATGATTTCAGATAAATCTGGTATTATTTATCTTATAGCTTACCAGAAGATTGGAGATTATAAAGTAGATAACGATATTGCCGATGCTTTAGGGATCACGCAGTAATGTGTAATTTTATAATTTACCAAACAGATTTATAATTATATATCATTACTATGATATGAGCAAGGAAACTTGTTTATATAAAAAATATTTTATAAGGAGGAACACCGATATGGGTACCTTAAAAAACGTAACAACTTCAGCAGAGACTGAAGAGCAGAACACACAGGCAACAGAACAGCAGCAGGAGAAGATGGTAGGTTCTATCCCTGCAAATTCGGCTTTCGAGTTTGAGCCGACACCGTTTGAATCTTTCGGTAATATTACGAGGATTACAAACAAAGAGCTTTGCGAGATCATCAAAGCAAAGTTCGGAGCTACATTCCATGATCTCAGGGGTGTAATGATTCATTTCGTCAATGGTCAGTGGATTACAGAAATGTATTTCGAGGAGAACGCAGATCAGATCAAGCCAGGACAGATTAAGAATTTGGTAAGCCTTACAACAGGAAACACCAAAAACGATAAGTCTTTCCTTCCGGGTCAGCAGCGTATCTACAGCAAGCTTAATGGCAAGCTGTATACGATCAATGATGAAACAAAGTTACTTCTTTCAGACTTCATGTATGGTGGTCGCAAGGCTAACAACGTGAATGATAGAAAGAAATGGGATCAGAATATTCATCCGATTGATATCGGTATGAGGGCTGGATATGGACAGCATCCGTTCTATCCGACCAACGCACATCAGGTATTCATCCAGGTCACGGGACTTGATTTGCGTAAGTTGTTAAGAGATGCAGTATTTGGACCAAGCATGGTGACAAAGACCGTAACAAATGGCGATGGTACAATGGGCAACGTAGTAAGCAAAGCTTTCTATGAGCCGAGATACATTAAGCCACTTCCTGGCGTAAACGAAGTATTCGTAATGAATATCGAGCAGTTCGACAAGGATGCCGTTGAGAAATACGTAGCGATCGAGAATCCTATGGTCTATGCAGCGCCGAATGGCGTAAGGTTCTTCTAAAGAACAATTCGTAAGAACCAAGTTGCTGGGATGAGCAATAATGCTCATCCTGGCGTTGGTTTTTATAAAATTTTTTAATGGAGGCAAATATATTATGAGCGTAATAATATCATTAACATTTTCTGGAATTGCTTTAATTATTGACGTATTAGTATTAGTTAAATTAGTTAAAGCAACTAAAGCATTAGAAGATATCAAAGACTGTTATATTGACGTTAATATGGATACTTTAATGAGAGATAATGAAGATCCATTTATTGACCCTACTAAGTAATATAATTTAACAAATTAGATTACTTATTAGTAAAATATTATATCCCAATTTTAAGGAGGAACGAAGCGATGGCAAGAAACAATGGAAATAGTGATGATTTTTCTTATGAGGTTAACGGAGATTTTGACTTCGTATTAGAGGAAGGGCAGAATTCTTCTGTAAGATTAAGAAAGATATCATGGAATGGCAGACCTGAGAAAGTAGACATAAGAAAATATGCATATGAAGAAGGTAAAGAGAAAATGCTTAAAGGTATTTCTTTATCTGATGATGCCGTAGATGAAATGACTGGAGTATTGGTCGAAAACGGCTATGGAGATACAAAGAGAATTCTTCGTGGGTTAAGCGAGCGCACAGAGTTCCAGGATTCGCTCGATACAATGAACGAAGATGATGATTTAGACGACGATGGGTCGGAAGAATACTATGATCCTTCGGAGTTGCTAGGTTAAGGAGGAAACTAAAATGCTTGGAAGAGATACAATTCCCAAAAGCAGTCCGATTAAAATCGAGCCAGTGTATGACACTGGCTCTCCTGTAAAGGAGAATTTAATTATTGCATCAGATGCCGTAACTACAACTGAGGAGATTAAAACTTTTACTGAAAGCAATAGTGCATTCAATGATGTAATAGTGACAGCGCCTGCAAAAGAAGAACTTAAGGATACTGGAACCATAAATATAGGTGATAAATCTGGTGGTTTAGATATCAGTACCGCTACAGATTGTATGATTTGTGGTAATGCATTCATGCAGGATTGGCAGCATAAAGAATACAATACATGCCCTAAATGCAGGGAGAAGATTAAAAATCTTATAGGAGTGTGATAGGTATGGCGCAAGATTATAGAGTAAACTTAGAGGGTTTATTATACAGCCATTATATAAAGTATGATAAGCTTACTGAGTTACTCAACTCTATACCTGACAATATAGAATCTGATAAGGTAGATATCTATATTGACGTTTATGATATGCTTAAAGCGATGTATACTAGAAATATCTATGCTGAAAAGCAATATCTAATCGTATCGGCTGTAATTAATATTGCAGCACATATGCGAGGTTATTTTTGGACAAGGTTCGGAATGCTTACAAGAATATATCTTGTATATGGAGAAGACTTAACGATGAACCATAAGCAGTTTTATCCGACTTTTGGTGATGAGAAATTTAAAGAAACGTTGGATTATGATAAGAATAATGCAGTCGTTACCACTCAGCTTGAGATGGTAAGACTTCTTTGTGCTTATATAAACGGAGTATACTTTATAAAGAGATCAACAAACTTTGCGATGTTTACTTACGATAATATCATGAAGAATAGAGAGATCCCGTCCATTATAATATCAAAGTCTAAATATGCTTACCAATTACCAGCGTTATTTAATAACGTTTATCTCTTAAGACCCCAGAAGGGTAATGGAGAAGATGTATCATATTTAATCTATCATAATATAGCGATAACTAAATTTTTTAGTAAGAGTATAAATCAGAAGACTATAGAGAATTTAGTTAAGATCAATCCTGAACTATTGAGTGTTCTCATTGCTCTTACAGGATTTCCATCTTATAATATGAAAACAGTTTGTAATATTACAGTAGCATCTAGAATGCTTGCAGATGCTGTAACAAGCGGTAGGATTATTAATCGTTATAATACTGATATAGATTATGTGTATAATGCATTAGAAGGATTAGATAAATATATCGATCCTGTTACATTTAAATACCGATTCAATGCAGTGGATTTAGTATTCCAGCATAGGATTTATAATTCATCTGCAGAGGCAAGAGACATAACGTGGATAGTAGATCTTGAAAATAAGTTTGAAGTCCAGAGGATTAACAATCAGTATTTCATTGATAATCCTTTAGATTTAAATAATCTTTAGAAGGGAGAAATGCATTTATGGTTAAATTTAAATATAAGATAGACAATGGCTTATTACCATTGGTTCAGAATCTTATAATCGATTTCTATGACAATACGTTCACAGGATATCTTCCTGAGGGATTATCTGGTCAGATGCAACATTGTACGTTATTTATTGTATGCGAGTTTGAAGAGATTAATTCGACTCAGGTTTATAAGAATCCTATAGTAGTAGTGGCAAGGAATGATGGGCAAGCAGTTCAAATCTATCAGGAGGTTACCGGAAATATAGGTTTCGTTCTGCATAGAATTTCTGAAGACTGCTCAAAGATCAAAGTTGAAGTAGAATAAATGGAGGAAGAATAATGACAACCAATTATTTAGTTACACAACAAACAAACCTTATTACGTTTGATGATATCAATATTACATGCTTTCTTAAGAGAACAGAAGAAGAACAGAAGACTGGAGAATCTTATACAGTATTTAAGAAGATTTCTAATCTTGCAGCATTAACAAACGAGAACAATTTTTTTAATATTGCTTCCATTGTGTCTTCTGTAGAGATTGCTTGTACATTGCCTGACGGGGCTAATATCAATACAAAAGATTCTGAAAGCTTGGATAAAGCATTTGGTCTTATGTATAAGAAGGTATCAGATGAGGATAATAAGTTCTATATTGAGATTCTTATCGAAAGCGATATTGCTGCAGCAAGCAATATATTCAATGAGAGGATTAAATCATATGAAGATGTAGATGAGAAATCTGTTTCTGTATTCCAGATCGGCTCTATCATGAAGACTGATGCTAATGAAGAGTTTCTCAATAATAAGAAATTTAGTATCTTAATCAAAGAGCAGAAGATTTCTAACCTCTTCATCAAGAAAGGCTTAGACTCATTCAAAGAGTTCAACAGAAAAGTCTACGGCTGTGTATTGGAGGGTTAATTATGACTGATGCAGAAATGGAAGAACAGAAGAAAGCAGCTAAGTTTGTATTAGACTGTGAGTTATGTGGAATAAATATTATATCTGCAGACGAATGCGGCTCTGGTATATTAGATCGTTATCTTACGGTGAAATTTACCATACCAGAAAACTTTTCAGTTGATACCAAAATCTTAGAAGAAAGTTTTGGCCATGCAATTGCTGCTCCAATGCAATTAAGTCAGCAAGATCTTATAGATCACGTCAAGAATTACTTTTATGAGACAATTGCAGATGATAATGGTACTATTGACGAGAACGATAAGAAATTCTTTAAGTTCTTATGTAAAGTTCGTGAGGGAGAAACATGGACTGCAGAATCTCTTATAAATAAATTAAAAGAACTTGAAGAGAAGGAAAAACAAATACGGGAAGCTGCAGAAGGTTGGAAGGATGTGTAATATATGAATGAGATAATTGAAAAGAAATCATGGGAAGAGTTTCGTGATAACGGCTTCATATGGTTTGTAAACACTCTTTTGCATATATTTGGTTGGTGCCTTGTGGTGGAGATGGGCGACGAAACAGATAAGACTAAAATTACATCAGTTTACCCAGCAAGAACCAAATTTAGAGGATTCAATGAAAAGTCTAATGAGGCAGGTTATATTAAACTCAGTCAATATATGAAAGAGAATGCTGAAAAGCTATTAGAGGAAGCTAAGGATTGATAATGTACGCTAGAGGAATTTTCCTCTAGCGTTGCATTTTTTGATCATATATTATATCTTAAATAAATTGAAGGAGGTTATAATTTTAATGAGCAAAATTGACGAACAGACAAGAATTCATATCGAAAATTCTCTTCGAAGAAAGAACGGTCTAAGTAAAGTAAAGATTGCTGAGAAGTATGGTGTATCTTATAATACCGTTTCTAGAGTAGAAGAAAGTATTGGTTTGAGAGGTGAAAGGAAGCACAGTAGAAAGATAGCAAAAGATGAAACAAATACTCAGGAAAATCAGAGTATTGAAAATGAACCTACAGTAATTGATGCTAGTTTATCTAGAATTGATTTAGAGGTTGGCTTAATAGCCGATAGGCATAATATGCCTGTAAATAAGTATGTATTCAGCAGAGCAATGGATTCAAAAAGTATGTTTGATTATGGGTTTATGGATTCAGTAGTATCTAAATTCTTATTAGAGAATATGTACGACGATAGTGGTAAAGTAAATAAAAATCTCATACTTTATACAACTGGATTAACTTCAGCAACATCATCTGTAATTAAAATGTGCTCACAGATGGGTATTAATTTAACGATTAAGCATTTTAACACAGATACAAGAGATTATGAATCTCAGATAGTTTTTAGAGATTATGGTAAAGATCCAATAACAGCAACATTTCCATGCGCTAATGATAAGATTTACTTCTATGATGGAATTGATACAGATTACATAAATAAAGCCTATAGAGGAGATGATGTTTTATTTGTGGTTAAGGATATTAACAAAGATGATTCTATTGTTTCTATTCATGTATTCAAAAATATGGATAAAGCAAAAGAGATATTCTTAACTCTTGCAGGAGAATCTTTAGGAATTAATAATAAGAAATGTCTTACATTGGAATATGGAAATATCGGCAGGAAGGGATCTTATGGAAGAAAATCTATTTGTTTAAGATGCTGTAATTTTGCCGAGTATTAATTTGGATTTTTATAATGATTGCAGGGAGCTATTATAAGCTCCCTGTAGTATCTTTTCATTTTATTTTTTAATTTATAGACGTTCCTACATTGACGTAATAGGAGGTGTTTAAGAATGGCTACTAAGACATATAAGAAAAAAGAAGACTTTTTAGATAAACTGATGTCGATGACTGATACTGAACTAAATGACTTCATTAAGAAGTATGGTAAACCACCGAAGCCATGTATAATGTGCTCCATAGTGGATAAAAACAAGCCTAAAAGGGTATCTGAGGGTGTATAAAAATATACCCTATAATACATATGCATAAAGAATATACGGAACTATATATTCTAAAATATTTCATTTTTAGGAGGTAAATTAAAATGAGCGATGTTGTAAGAGTTATGGAGCTTGTAAAGACTATTGACCAGAATAGATCACAGGCTTCTGCATCAGCAAAGGACGAAGTTACAGTAATGAGAGCGATGCTGAACGATGATTCATATAAGGTAGACGTATATGGTCGTTCAGGAATCGAAGGGCAATTCTGCCCTTACGAAGAAGCAAGAACACTGGCTTCTAATATTATTAAGGGCGCAGCAAATATTAGCGGTAATGAAGCTACAGAGCTTGCTAATAACTATGAGTTTGGTAAGCAGGATGCTACTATCATGGTTGGGCTTTCTAAGGAATTCGTTAATACATACTTAGAGACTGGAAGAAAGCTTCCTCTTGGCGGAAGAGCAACCTCTAATATTTCTATCCAGAAGAAGGTTAAAGAAGAAACAGTAAGCAGCTTCCCTGTTAAGGTTGGCGTGAACAGCGACGGAACGGATAAATATGAGCATAGTGCTGGCAAGGTTATTCCTGCGCATGGCAGTCTTAAAGTATCAAGCCCTGCACCATCATGGTTAAAGCCAGAGGCTAAGAAATAATATAAAATAAGATTGAATAAGTTAGCCCCCATGGAGAAATCCATGGGGGTGTATATTTGCAAGTTTGTGACATAATAGTAATTCAAGCAATAAGGAGGTGAACCAAAATGAAAGGTGTCACAAACTATCTTAAGAATGTAACTAAATCTGTTGCTTTCTCAGCGATGGACGTAGCTAAATCAGATATGGCACCAGATGTCATTGATTTCGCCGAAACTAATAAAGAGCTATTCGTATCAACTTATGCTGCTCTTAAGAATCCTAAGACTGCTGTAAAGAAATCAGTACAGGCTATTCAAAGTTCTAAAGTTTATCAGGCTGTAGATTATGGAACCAAAAACTTATTCCAAGATTTAAGGACTGGTAATTTCTATAACAAAGAAAGAATGGCTAGAGACGAGGCTCGTCTTGCAGGTCTTGACGTTGATGACTGGAACGATCTATCAGAATTTGGTGTTGATGATGATTGGGAAAGTAAATCCTCAGGAAGCAGTAAATCTGCTTCCGAAGTTACTGCTGGAGATATGGCAATCGTATCTTCTATAGAGGGTTCTAATGCTGCATTAGCAAATGCTACAGTAAATGCTGTTGTTGGTAGTGCTGATAGTATTAATAAGAATGCTCGTATTAATACAGCTATGCTGTATACTCAAAATGAAAAACTATTTAATGGTCTTAATAATAGTATTGGTGCTCTTAATAGTACCATGAATGCTATATTTAAGGTTCAATCTCAGGCGCTGCAGAATATGGATAAAAACATGTCTACATATTTCACAGAGTCTGTTAAATTAGATACTGAAAGAAATGCTATAATGAAAGAGATGCTGGAAATGCAGAGGAATATGTATAAATCAGCATCTGACAAGGAGAGGGAAGCTGCTAATAAACGAAGCGGTTCTAAGAAAAAGTTCCGTTGGGGAGATATTTCTAGCAGCGGTATGCCTGATTTGGATAATTATATCTCTTCTGTAAAGAAGAATATTAATGATCAGATTTCAGGTATGGGAATTCCTGGATTCTCTGAAGACTCTAATATGCTAGCATCAATGATGGTATCACCAATGAAGTATGTTACCGATTACGTTGTTAGTGGATTAATCCCTGCAACTATCAAGGAAGCTACTAAAGAACTTAACGATTCTATTACTGGCATCTTTGGTAATATTATTGGTATGCTCGGTAATGCCAGAGCTAATAACGATGGTGGTATCATGGGCATGATAGCCAAAATATTTGGTGTAAATACTAGTGTAAACAGAACCATCGATGCTACAAAGTATGAGAAAGGCCCAGTTCCATTTGATGGTCTAACTCGTAAAGCAATTATTGATGTTATCCCTGCGCATCTTAGAAGAATTGAGGCTGCTCTTACAGGAATGCCAGAGCAGATGTTTGACTATAACTCTGGTAAATGGATTAAAGCCAGAGATGTAAAGAAGCAGTATGATGATATTCGTAAGAATGCCATAAGGAGTGGTACATCTGATTTACGTGCTCAGATGAATCCTGCATTTAGAAAAGTTGCAGCAAGTAATAAAGCCGATAGAGAAGATCTTAATGAAGCATTCAACGAATTAATGGAGTTTATCTATGATAATAATGGTAGATTTAATCCTAATATATCTGCTGCTAAGAATAAAATAGATCCTGTAAAGTATAGACATCTTGCAAATGATAAGATTTATCCTATAATATGCACAGTATTTAAGAATTTTGCTTCTACTACAAATGAGCGTGGAGAGCAACGTACAGCGTTCTCTAAAATGCTCGGTATTTCAAATAAAGTTCTTTCTGCTAAAGACGCTGAAGAGAAGCAATATAGAGATATCGAAAATTCTGCTACTAATGTAATTAAGCAGCTCATTTCTGAAGGCGGATTCGCTAGTTCAGATAAACATGGAGCTTGGAAGGTTAAGGATAAATCTCATCCAGACAAAGAAACTTTTGAAGCCTATAATAGTCTTACAAGAGTTAAAGATAGATACGATAATACTGTATTTGATTATTTACAGAATGTAAATAAAGAACTTACATGGATGCGCTTAAACTGGGCTCATTCTATTAATATTAATGGGGGAGGAGGATATTCTTCACGTTCTGGTAGAGGTAGAAGAAGTGGTAGAACTGCTTCTCCTATAGTTAATAATTCCCCTATGGTTAGCTTTGATAAGATAGATATTCGTAATGCTAATTATAAAGCACCTACAGCTAATAGCAATTATGGAAATGCTGCAGATACAAGAGCAACAAATGAAGCTATAAGCAAGATCGAAAAAGGAACTGCTGTTGATTTTAGAGATTTCTCTGTTGATGAACAGCAAGCTTTATTACATTTAGCAGCTCTTATTAGAGATAATAATACGAGTGAATATAATCAAGCTACAAGAAATGCTATAGATTCTAATGCCATTTCTAAATTCATCGATCAGCACTTCATTAAAACTGATACTACTACTTTAAGAGATATCGAAAGACGTAGTAGAAAAGCTGATGAAGAAGGTAAGAATACTGATGAGATTGATTACGGTGATGCTAAAGAGAAGAATTTCGTTACCAAGATCAAAGAAGTAATTGGTCAGTATGGTTCTCTTGGAGGCGCTATCGCTGGTGCTGGAACTGAAGCTTTTAGAAACGTTTTATATACTGCTGATAAAGCTATATATGAAATGATGTATAAAGCAGAGCTTAAAGTAGACGGCGAAGATGGAGCAAAGAAATATGAAGGTTTCATGGATATGATAGCTGGTAAAGCTAAAGAAACCTTCGATGGCATAAAGAAATATGCCGAAGATAATATCTTAAAACCATTTAAAGAAAAACTTGGCATTGGTGAAGACTTCAAAGACCGTTTCAAGAATTCATTCAAGAACATGGCTAAGGCTGGCGGGAAAATGTTTCTTGATGCCAATAAAGAAGTTTATAGACCTCTTTACAATGCCACTATTGGAGACTGGAAACAAAAGAGCCAAAGCAAAGTAGCAATGGCTACAACCAAGAAGAGGTTGCAAAATAAATACTATAAAACTGGTAATAAAAATTATAAAGACTCAGATGATGAGTATGAACTTGAACAAAGAGCAGCTGTAGTTGGAGCAACAGCAAATGATCTTGCTAGGTTTAGAGATCAAGCTACGACTGAAGATGGTCAGTATTATCCTCAGATGTATATTGCACTGCTTAACGATTTCTGTAGAAAACACGCTAAGGATGAATATGCAAAAAGAGCAAATACAGACGTATTCGCCACTAAAGAAAAACGAGATGCTCGTAATAGAGCAGCTGCTGGCGGTAGAACAAGCATTGATCAAGATGGTAACGTTACTACTAATCGTAAAATAGATAGAGCTGCAGAGGCTAAATCATTAATTAAATGGGGTAGAGAAAACCGTATTTATGAATATGGAGATGAAGATGGATCAAGTATTATTGCTCGTCTTCAGGCTAATGGAGTTTCTAATGAAGAAATTGATAAAATGCGTGACGCAGCTTATGTGAAAGTAAATGCTGTAGATGCTAATGGTAAACCTATAGTAAAACGTGAATATAATCATGATTTATTTATAGCATCCTTGATCAAGAAATATGAAAGATATGAGCATAGCCTTCATGCTAAAGGAACCATGGGCAAACCATTCATGGGTAAATCTATGCTTTCCAAGGGTGAATTGCTATTCAATTCTAAAGGAATGAGTTTAGTAAACAAGACCGATGCTTATAATGTAAATGAACCCACTCATATCTTAAATACAGAAGACTCTCATGATTTATTATCAATATTGGGAGCTAAGAATTTAGGACCTAAAACATCTATTCAACAAGCTCTTGGTAAAGAGAAACTTGCTAAGAAGAAGATTTTCGGTAAAGATAGCGTTGCTAATAATGCCGAAGGTAATATGAAGATAGATGGTAAGGATATATCTCCTAACGATTTAATAGAAACTGGAAAGAAATACCTGCCTGAAACCCTTGCTGGTAGTAGTATTGGAGGAATTATAGGATTGCTCTTTGGTGCTCCTATATTGGGTGCTGGTATTGGTAGTGCTGCTAGTATGATTAGCAGTAGTAATACTCTTAAAGATAAATTATTCGGTCAAGTAGGAAAAGACGGAAATAGAGCTGGTGGTATCATATCTAAAGCCACTCAGGATACTGTAAAGAAATATTTGCCTGATATGGCTAAATATGGTTTAGCTGGTATTATTCCTGGACTTCTTACTCCACTTGGACCTATCGGTGGTTTGCTTGTTGGTGGAACCATTGGTATGCTTAAAAATAATGAAAGATTCACTAATAAATACTTTGGAGAAAATGGTAAACTTACCATCGGATCTAAAGAGAAAGAAATAATTCAGAAAATGTTCCCATCTGCAGCTAAAGGTGCTGGAATCGGAGCTATTGCTGGATTATTTGTACCTTCACCATTTGGTATTCTTGGCAATGCCGTTGTTGGTAGTGTAGTTGGAATGATGACTACTACTGATGAGTGGAAAGAAATGATCCTTGGAACTGATATTGGTGGAGTTCGTGAAGGCGGTCTTGTAGGTGTACTTAAAGACGCACTTAAACCTATAACTGATGCTTTGACTAATCTTAAAGATAAGGTTGCTCAGGCTGTAGATAATAATATAGTAGATCCTCTAAAAAGATTCATGACTCCAGCTATTCATGCTTTACCTAAATTATTAGGCAAAATACCTGCTAAGATTAGTGATAAGCTTGAAGACCTTTATGGAACTTCTGCAGGTCAAAAAATAAAAACAGCATTGAAACCTGTATCATTCGTTGGCTCTAAAGTTATTGGCGGTGCTGGTAAAGTATTTAATGCTGCTACGACTCCAATGAGGCTTATAGGAAAAGCTGGAGATAAAATCAGAGAGAACGCTATTTTAAATAATGAAGCTGAATATATGACAGCTCAAGAACGTATACAGTTCATGAGTGATAAAGGTAAAGATTATTTAAATAGCGACTTCGATAAAATGCTTGCAGATATTGGCAAGGGTAATGGTGCTATGTCTGTTGATCAGGCTAAAAGCTTAATGAATAACCTTAATGTATTAAGGGATAGCGAAGCTGGAATTTCGTCTGCTCAAAATAGAGCATTTAAAGATATTCGTAAAAATCTTGAGAATTATAAAATGGGTAATGGTAAATCATTATCTAATACTACTTTAAAGACAGTTAATGATGCGTTAAAGTATAATAATACTGATAAAGCGATTAAAGCTCTAGAAAACTCTGGAATGTCTAAAGAAGAGTTTAATGCTCTTATGGATGGCGACGCTGGCTTAAGAGGCAAGCTTACAAATTATAGTGATCTCAAAGAGCGTAAGAGAAGACTATTAGATACTGATAAGAATGAAGCTAGTAATAAAGTGCAAGAGCTTCTTAAAGAATTTGGCATGGATAACATTGACGTTAGAAATAAACGCGATGTTGAGAAAATGGCTAAATTATTAAATACTGAAATTGTGAACCGTGAAGCGAATCCTGAATCTATTGAGGGTAAAGAATTATTGCTTAGCGAAGATCGAAATAAGAAGCTTCAAGAATTACTTGATTCCTTTGAAGAAATGAAAGAAATCATGAAGGGTAATGTTGAGGGTGCTGGTGATAGTACTGCTCAGAACTTCAAGGCTAACGTTACTGATAAAGTAAATAACGCTGTTGACGCTTCTAATGAGAAATTCGATAAAGTTTCAGAAAAGGAAACAGCAAAATTTGAAGGTGAGGCATCAGATGAGCTTAAAGATGAAATGAGTCGTCATTCTGCAAATCCTGTAAAGAATATTGTTAATTCGGCCAAGCATACATCTCAAGCTAAAACTCTAAATGCTGAACAAGCATCTGCAGGTTTAGAAAATCTTAAGAGGACTAAACAGTTCATAAAAGCAGGTTTCCCGCTTGAGAATGAAGGAGAAATGATAGGTTATGTAAAGAATCTTACTCCTGTTAAATTTACCTCACTTATGAGGATTAGCAAATCTGGAAAGGTGTCTAGATATTTAAAGAGCCCGCAGTGCAATATAAAACTCACTAAGGAAGATGTAGATACAATTACTTCTTTGAATAATAACGAGTTTGCTAAACTTGAATCAAGATGCGCTGGTTATCTCGAAGCTGGTAGATTTGAGTTCAAATCTATTAAAGAAATTCTTGAATCTGAATATGCTAATGATGGTTATACGAGTTTCGGCAACATGGTTAAAGGCAAGGTAGGTAAAGCCGCAAGCGGTGTTGCTGGGTTTGCTGGAAAAACTGTAAGCGCTTTAAATCCATTTACTTTAAAGAGTAGGATTAAGAAGAGCTACAGTGATTACATGTCTGATGGCCTGAATGCCGAGCATGTTGAAAGTGAAACTGGAGCTGAACCTGTAGCTCAAAATGGTTTAGGAACAATGCTTCTTAAGGGTGTTGGTTCTGTAGCTAAAGGAATTGGAAGCATTGCAACTAAAGGTATTAAATCTTTATTTGGTGGCGGCAGTGATAGTGAAGGTAGTTCTAAGGGAGCTGCTGGAAAAATGGCTGGAATTCTTTCCATGCTTGGAGCTAAAGGTCCTGATGCTGGTGGAGGAAATAACTCTATCGGCGATACTAATGAAACTGATAAAGAAGGAGACGGTAGAGATATAACGCAGACTTCTGAAGGTCCTGCATTTATTAAGCGTGGTACTGATGGAAGTATCGATTATGATACTACTGACTCTAAGACTAAGCAGGTAGTAGAAAAACTTACTGCTAAAGAAAAGCTAAGCCAGAAATATATGGAAGCCCAATCTAAAGTTGGCGAGAGCTTAAATAAATTATTTGGTGAAGCTGAAGAGGAGAAGAAGACTACTAAGCTTTCTATGTTATCACTCTTATTTGGTGGTGCTTTGTTAGCTAAGTCTGGTATTCTTGGTAAAATCTTTAATAACGTTATTAAACCTCTATGGGAAGATCATCTTAAACCATGGATTACTGATACTGCTATCCCATGGATCATCGATACTGGTATTCCTATGATAACCAGTGCCATATCATCTTTAGGTAGTGTAATTGTTGATGGTATTAAAACCTTCTTCACAACTACTGGAGATGGAGGTTTCTGGGGCATTCTTAGTACAATCTTAAATGTCGGTAATACTGATGGCGATGAGAAAGATTTGGTAGTGGATACATCTACTAAAGACTCCAGTGAAATGACTGGCATGAAGGATGAGAGTGGTAATACTCTTACATGGGGTGATATCCAGAATCATAATTACCAGAAACTCTACAGTAATGATGGAGAGGAAATATACGTAGATGAGAATGGTAATGTAGTTAATGAAGCAGAGAATAATTACGCTGCTAAAGTTGCTGGTAAGGTTGGTAATGCCGCAGCTCATGCATTTGCTCAAGGCGGAGTTCCACTCGTTAGCACTGCATCTAAAGGCTTATCATTCCTTAGTAAGCATGGCGGTATTGCTGGTAAGATTATTGGTACCACTGGTAAGGCCATTACATCCACAGTAGAAGCTGCAGGTAAAGCTGGTTCGGCTGCAACTACTCTTGTAGCAGAGCGTGCAGCAACTCGTCAAGCTAATAAAGCATTATTATCTGCAGGAGGAACAGTTGCTGAAGAATTACCTACAGTGGGTAGCAAAGTAGTTAGCGCTGTTAAGACTGCTGCTACTAATAGTAAAGTAGGTCAATGGATTCAGACTGGTAAAGATCTTAATAAAGCTAAAAGTTTAGGTGGCATGTTTGTAGACAGCGCTTCGACAAGTCAAAAGGTTGCAGCTAAAGTTGCTACAGCTACAGAAACTGTTAGTAGTAAGGTAAGCACTATTATTAGTAAATTAGCAGGTGTAATTGATGATTTATTCAGTAATAGTACAGTGCTTAAGAAGTTGAAATCTGTTGCAGAAGTGTTGCATATAGATGATGTAACTTCATGGATCAGCAAATTTAAAGATAAGGTTACTAGCGTATTCGATGATGCCATTACTAAAGGTGCTGAGAAGGCTGGTTCTGAAACTGTAAAGAAAGCTGCATCAAAATTAAATCTTATTATGACAATTGCATTTATAGTTAAAGACTTCCTTACAGGATGTGATCAAGCTGAATCTATACTCGGTGTAACTAACAGTACTATTGTAGAAGAGTTAGTTTCTGGTATCGTAAATGCATTGTGTAACTTGCTTATTATCCCTGCAATATTCCCTGGAGTTAGCAATATAGCTCAGCTCTTACTTGAATTCTTTGGAGACGATCTTGAAGAGCGTCAAAAAGAAGCAGATGAAGAGTTAGAAGAATACAGAGAGAAGAATGGTAGCGATATAAGTAAAGAGGATTATCTTAAACAACAATACTCTGTTACTGGTAAAGTTGGTGCATGGTTTAAGAAAGGCGTAAGCAATATTAAACAGGGTGCTAAGGATCTAGTAAGTGGAGCTAAAGATAAAGTATCTGGAGCATTAAGCACTGTTAAAGAAAAAGCAAGCAATGTAAAAGATGCTGTTGTCGATAAAGTTAAGAGCGCTGCCTCTGCAGTTACCAGTGTAGCTAAGAGTGCTGGTGGGTTTGTAAAGGAGAAAGCTACTAAGACTATAGACTTTGCTAAGGAATTAGGTAGTAAAGTTACATCTGGAGACATCCAGGGGTTAATATCTTATCAAGCTGCTGGAGAAGATGAAGAAGGCGGAGTAATGAATACTGTCCAGAATATGGCAGGAAATGTAGCTAAGGTTCCATTACTTATTCCTACAGTAATATCCGCCGGAATCCATAAAGTAGCAGACTTTGTTACCAATATAGTAGGTAAGGCTAAAGATACTGGTAGCAACTTATTAGATCTTGGTAAACAACTTAGCACTTATATCTCATCTGGAGATGTAGTAGGACTGATGGGCTTCAATAGTGGAGTTGAAGATACTGAAGATTACACTGGAAGTTTATCTAAATCTACTGTAGGTGGTGCTAAGCTCTTAGCCTTTATACCAACTATATTATCTATGGTTGGAGGCAAGGTAGGAGAAATAATTGGTAATATTATAGATAAAGCCAAGACAGCTGGTGGTGCTATTGGCGATACAGTAATGACCATGAAAGATTACGTTATCAGTGGTGACGTAGTTGGATTAATGACTCATAAAGTCGATGAAACCGATGATTTTGCTGGAAAAGTATCAGCAGTAACCGTAGGAATATCTAAAGGTATTATGTTTGTACCAACAATGCTCTCTTCTGGTGTTCATAAAATTGCTGATGCTGTAGAAACTATATTCGGTGGTATCAAGACAGCTGGTGGTGCTATTGCAACAACTGTATCTTCTATGCAAACTTTTGTTACCAATGGCGATATTACAGGTCTTATTAATTATGCACCAACAGTAACCGATGATTTTGCAGGTAAAGTATCATCAATAACATCTGTTGTTGCTAAGGGAGTTATGTTTATTCCTACATCTGTATCTGCAGGTGTTCATAAGATTGCTGATGTTATAACAACAGTAGTTGATGGTATTAAAACTGCTGGAACATCTACTGTAGATACATTACTACAAATGAAAGATTATGTAGTTGCAGGCGACCCTGATGGATTATCAGCATTCCAACCTGCTACAACTGAAGGTTTAGCTGGAGGTGTAGCTAAAGTAGTATCAGGTGTTGGTAAAGTAATACTTACTCCTGCAACGTATATTTCACTAGGCGTTCATAAAGTTGCTAGCGGAATAGAATCTATTATAGAAACTGGACAAACGATTGCCGAAGGTGTTGCTAACGTTGGAAGCGATCTTATTGAATTCGTCAAAGAGGGTGATACTGATGGATTATCAGCATACACAATTGGCGAAGGAGATGATTTCTTATCTAAAGCAGGAGGAGTTGTAACGTCTGTTGCTAAAGTAATTGTTACTCCTGCAACATATATATCTAAAGGCGTACATGCAATATCTGATACATTCCAAGATATTGTAGATGAAATCATGAGCGTTAAAGATGATACCGATACTGTAATTCAGCAAGCTAAGGATGGAGAAGTATCTCTATTCTCTAGTGATTATTGGGGATCAAGCGATAGTAGTAGTTCTGGATTTGTTGGTGCTATAGGTAAGGTATATGGATTTATTACCAAGGTTATAAATGCACCATTCGTTCTTGTATCTAATATCATTAATAAGGTTGCTGATGCATTCTCTAATATAAAGGATTGGATCGAAGAGAAGTTCTCTGGAGTTAAAGAGTTCTTCGAAGATCCATTATCATTTGTATATAAGAAAATTACAGGTAAAGGAACTGTAGAAGCAGATGGTTCATTTGAGAAAGTAGAAACAGATGATACTGAATCTGCTAGCGGTTCTTATGGTAGAGGAATCTATGGTCGTGGTTACAGTAAACAAATAGATCCTAGTATAAAGAACTATCGCTTTAATAAGAAAGGTGATAGCGAAAAACAAACCATTGGAGATTCTGCATGTGGTCCAGCTGCAGCTGTAAATGTAATCGAATCATTACATGGTCGCGGAGCTTATGGACGTGGCGGATCTGCTGTATTAAATGCTGCAGGATATGCGCTTCGTAATGGTTATAAAGAAACTAATGGAGGAACCAAGCCAGGATTCTTTAGCGATTATTTCAATAAGAATGGTTATGGTTCTCAAACAACTTCAAGTCGTTCTCAGTTATTGAATAATATCAATAACGGGATGCCTACTGTGCTTATGGGTAGAGATGCTAGAGGCGTTTCTTCTTCTACACCATTCGGAAAGACTCCTCATTACGTTACCGTTACAGGAACCGATGGTAAGGTAAATGCTATAGTTCAAGACCCTGAGTCTAAAGTAGATAATCAATTATATCCTACAAAATCATTATTAAGCAAGAGCTCATTAGGTGTATCTGCTTACGGTAAAGGATCAAGATATGGTAGAGGAACCATGTATGGTAGAGCAACTTCTACAAATATTGACAGTATGGTTACTGGCAATAATGGATTAGATCTTATTAAATCATGCGAAGGATGGAGATCTACAGCGTATAAACTTGCTGGAGAAACATATTACACCATAGGATATGGTCATCATGGAGCAGATGTAAGCGCAGGACAGACAATAACTGAGGCTCAAGGCTTAGCACTTCTGAAAAGTGATCTTGGAACATATGAGAAATCAGTTAGAGATAACTGTAAGAGCATAGGATTTACTCCAAATCAAAATCAGTTTGATGCGCTGGTATCTTATACCTATAATAGAGGTACCGGAGGAGCAAAACAGTTATATGAAAACTGTAAAACCGCCGATCAAATTTCTGATGGCCTTGTTACGTATTGGGGATCTGCTACTAGATATAAAGATTCTCTTATCAATAGAAGGAAGAAAGAACAGACGCTGTTCAATTCAACAAGCGAAAACTCAGTTGATTATTCTTCAGTTTCTTCTTCATCTAGTAGTATATTATCTTCAGATAGTAGCAGTTCATCATCTTCTTCTGATGGATCAGTTACCAATTCGATAGTTAGCATGTTTGGTAACCTGTTGTCTAACTCTAAGATCGGTAAAGCATTATCGATATTCTCTGGAAGTTCTAGTAGCAGTAGTAGTTCTTCATCATCTTCTTCTAGCAGTAGCGGAGATTCAACAACTGCATTTACTGGAGGAGAGCCATACACTGGAAATGCTGGCGGTCAGATTAAGAAACTTCTTACAGCTGCTGCTGGCGAGATTGGTTACCATGAGACTGGTGATAATATCACTAAATATGGAGCTTGGTATCCAATGAATGGTCAGCCTTGGTGCGCTATGTTCGTTTCATGGGCAGCAAATCAGGCTGGTATACCAGAATCAATTATTCCTAAATATTCATATTGCCCTACAGGTGCTGATCAATTGAAACAGCTTGGAGGTCAAGAAGTATCTGGTGCTAATGCTGGACCTGGAGATATCTTATTCCATTATAATGGATCTAGATATTCGCACACTGGTATCGTTGAAGACGTATCAGATGGTAAAGTTCATACCATTGAGGGTAACAGTAGCGATCAGGTTATTAGAAGATCTTATGCTACTAGTGCATCTTCTGAGCATTATATCAGACCTAAATATACTGATACAACCTCTGGAGGAAACTATGGATCAAATACGACTACGTTTGCAGAGACTGGTCATGATACAAGCGATTCCAATACTAGAGGTGGAAATAGCGATAAACCATTATCCAGATTTGGAGTGTATAAAGAGAATCTCGATAGCGGCACTGGATCAACTGGAATCCGCCATATGGTTAAGACGTCAGACGGTTACGTCAAAACAGAAGAACCAGAAGAGGCTCCAGAGATTCAACGCTTACAGAAATCTGCTAATAGGAAGTATGTTTACTTCGGTAAGGGTACCACTGATAGCACAAATGATATGCTCGATGCAATTATTAATGTGCTAATGACTATAGCAGATAATACTGATAAACTAAATACGATTGTTGCAATATTAAATCAGAAGTTAGGAGTTAATATAACTGCCGATGATATTGCTAATAATACTGGTAATACTAGCACACTGAAACAGCAACTTAGTGGAAGTCTTGGTAGGGGTACTAGTAATAGTAAGATGAGTAGTATTCAAGATTCTATAGATAATAGTTCTATAAACGCAATTATGAATGCTATGGATTCTATTGCAGCAGAATAAAAATCTTAAAATTAAGTTGGAGTGGTCAAAAACGACCACTCCAACAATATATTAAAATTAGGAGGTGATTTTTATGGCAACACCATCTAGTAGTAATTATACTACAGAAACTACTAACGCCGATGGAGCATCAGTATCAATATCTGATGGAGATACTTATATTGATGACCAATTTCTTGTTAGTTATAGTGCTAGTGGAGACATGAGTGATTCAAGTTATACATCTCAATTAGAGAGTGGGCTAAGAGTAAAAGATCTTAGAGGTATACTAGGTATGCCTCCGCAATTTTTGCCAACAGCAGATCCAAGAATTGATACAACCGATGGGGTTGGAAATTATGATAGTTTTGGAAGAGTATATTCAGAAAAAATTATAAAGAATATTCCATTATTATTAATAACCCCAGGAGTTCCGGCATTCATGTCAGAATTTTCATCATCACAAAAGAATATTGTGGCTCAAGCATTCTTAGGAAATAAAACTGGAGATTTTGATAGTTTGATGGAAAGTGGTAGTGGTAAATATTATTCGTTAAAATATAATTATACTGATTATTTTGGATATGTGAATACCATGTGTAGAGCTGCGGCGTATTTTTTAGATATACAGAATGAGACTGTAGACGGCAGTAAATTAGGATCTAAGAATTGGTTATATAGTTCAGAAAGTGGAGATATATTTGGTCATAAAGGTTTGAAGAGATTTTTAGGACCATATGCTGGATGTATAGCAATGTACGCAGATTGCGGTACTGATACTAGTGATAGTTTCAGTAACTCAACCACTCAATCTTCTTTATCATCAAGTATTAACTCATTATCAGATCAAGCCAGAGAATTAAATTTCTTAGTTGGAGCTGCTGGTACTGAAGCTGGAATATCTGGATTAGATAAACTTGGAATGGAAGATCTTGAAAGTAATATTGAGAATATGACAAGTGCTATAGATGCAGTTGGATTGGGATCTGGAAATATTTTCAATAAGATTATAAGCCAAGCTACTACGATTTTAGCAGGTGGCAGGCTGGTATTTCCAGAGATATGGTCTGATTCTTCATTCGGTAGATCTTATTCATGCAGAATGAAACTTGTTGCTGTATCTGGAGATAAAATATCAGTATACCTTAATATACTCGTACCAATATATCATTTAATAGGGATGGTATTACCTAGACAATCTAGCGGGCAAGCTTATTATTCTCCATTCTTAGTAAGATGCTATTATAAAGGTTTGTTTAACGTTGATATGGGTATTATAACAGACTTAAGTGTTACTAAGGGTGCTGAAGGAGAATGGACTCTTGATGGCATTCCTACAGTGGCAGAAGTATCATTCTCTGTAAAAGACATGTATGACGGAATGTTTATGAGCAAAGATTTAGGTTTATCAAATGCTATTCTTAGCAATGTAACAGAACTTGATTATATTGCTAATAGTTGCGGTATAAATATAAACGATCAAGAGGTTGCACGTACATTTAAGATATATGCTGGACTTACTGCTGGCTCTATTAAAGATAGAGTAACAAATGGTATCTTCGGTAATGTCGCTCAGTTCTTCAATCAAAAGATGGCTAATATATTCGGTGTCTTTTAATAGACCAATTTACATCATAGTAAATTAAGCAATATATAGGAGTGATGCGACTTTGAAAAATAGAAAAGAAAAAATGCTAGAGTACTCTGAAAAGTACTCTGGCATTCCTAAAGATTACAGAGAGCGATTAAATTATCTTTACGAAACGTTAAAGATTGATGATGCAAAATCGGATGAAATAATTGCAGCAAGACAAGCATTTATAGATTCCACATATTATGAGACAATAAGAATAGTGTTGTACGAGATTCCTGAGTACACCCCTAGACCTAGAGCTAGATTAATACACAAATCGGGAATATTGAATGCCGTCAGTGGAGGCGATACGTTCATTCAGGTATATTCAATTACAGGAAGACAAAATAGAGAATACATGAAAATGTTTACCCAAGAGAATTTACAATATCTTGAACAGCTATTATGTACTCCTTGCGATATTGAATATAAGACTTATTTCCCTACACCGGCTTATTATAATAAAACAGATATCTTCTTAGCAGAGATAGGAATCCATAGGCCATTAATAAAACCAGATTTCGATAATATCGAAAAGAGTTATGCTGACTCATTTACTGGAAACGTATGGATAGATGATATCGTTGTAGTAGATGCAACAATAAGGAAATATTACTCAATTCTTCCTAGAGTAGAAATAGATCTTAAATATGCCAACCAATTATCAAATTATCATCAATATAAAGCTATGATAAGAAGAAAAGATTTTACCGACGAAATGAAAGTAAATTATTTTGGAGGTAATAACGATGGGAATATTAAAAGAAATTTATAATTATAGACAGAGTGTAAACTCTAAAGTTCATGTAGATGAATTGGTAAATAGGATGTCTTCCTCTACCAATTTCAAAGTAATAAAAAATGATGATACCTCTCTGGGTATCATTCATGAAGATTATACTAAAGATGAAATGATTAATAAATTAAATAAAGTTATTAGTCAAATTGTTGGTATTGATTCTTCATTAGATCCTTCAATGTTTTACCATATCTATGAAGTTAATGGCTCCCACACTATAGTTAAATTATTTTAAAAGACACGAAAGCCACCCGACTGCTATAATGCAGTCGGGCAACCTTCTTTATATATAAAGGCAACTCGGACCCTCAATATAATGTTGTATTTATTTCTGAAGAGCTGCAATATAATCGCTTATGAACTTTTCATCCATATTTACAATCTGAGTTGTATTTACCATCTCAAGCATTGTATACATAAGCTGCGATGTATTGACTATAGATTCCATATCAACCTTGGCTTCTTTTACATATCTTTTAGATAACTCAGGATCTTTAAATACAGACTTAGTCAATGCTTCCACAATACAATGGAATACAGATTTCTCTCTAGCAGCTTCAAGTTCTACGATTTCACGCTGAGCCATAGAAGAGATTTCTTCAGCCTGAGATTCTGTAGTTGCTTTGTCAATCTGATCTTTAGCAGCATCGAGCACTTCCTGATATTCCATTCTTGATGCCAAGTTTGAATCAATGAATTCTGATACAGAATCGGCAACTCTATCCTTAATCATCTTAGCAGCATCATCGCAATCCAGATTTTCAAGCTCTTCATAGAATTCAGTTCCGATAGTATTATTAAGCTTAATAGGCTTTCCTACCAAGAAACCGAGCTCATCTGTCTCGTTCTCCTTATCTTCGCATTCTCCGCATTCAAGCATCTTATTATAATACTTATCACAGATTCTGCTAATCTCTGAAAGCACATAATTCTTAGTGGCGAAATCACTAATAAGATTGCTAGCTCCATTCTCTTTAACGAATCTAACGATAAGATTTCTTACAACCATATCATCTGATTTAGTTAATGGAGTTACTGAAGATTCTTTATACAGCTTACGAAGACACTCACTAAGCATAGCAGTCTTCACATTCTGCAAATATTCTGAATGCCTAGCATCATCTGCATATGCTTCACTAATGTAATTAGCGTAAGCTGCTCCAGCCTCATTCTGCTCTTTCTGTATGGCTGTCTGTTCTCTCTGAATAGCATCCTGCTGACGGTCATACTCTTCTACACGCCCTTCATGAATTCCAGCATATATATCAGCAGCGCTATAGGAAAGCCCACCAGCTAAGGGTTTTGTTTCACTTGTATACATAATACAATACCTCCTTGATTGATAATTTATTAAAATGTTTTTAGTATACAGTTATTGTGATATCTGGAGTCATTGTTACATCATCTGTAGTTGCTACATTAATAAATTCAGGAACCAAATCAGCTTCAATACTTTCATCGAAATATAAATGCTGACACATTGGTCCATATTCATTAACCCCAAGATATTCAAAGTATTTAATTCTATCTCTATAGTTATTTGTAATAAGAGTGATGATATTAGGAACGTGTATCTCATTAATTTCATTGATCGTTTCAATATATTCCTTAATATCTGGGATGATACCATCAACCACAGTCTTATCTCCTATAGCTGTAGGCTCGAGAGCAAACTTAAGACTTATAGCAACGTTATCGACATAACTTACACATCTTGACGTATCGTCGAGCCTAATATAGCCAACGTAAGGATACTTAATCTTACCCCATATACCGCTTTCTTTTGTTACGCTTACAATTGTTCCAAGAGCAAGAGTTCCTACAACTTCTTCTGATCCTAAATCGGCATAAACGTCCAGTTTCTTAGTAGTAACTTTAACGTTGTACGTAAGCTCTGTAGGTAAGATATAATAGAATCTCTTAGATGGACCATAAGTATTAACAAATTTGAAGTCAATACCAAATGTATCTTCTAATACATCTAAGCACTCTTCTATATATTTACGACGTTCTTCAAGTACTTGAACAAAATCCTGCATTGAGGTTTCTGATGCTAAGAATCCATTCTTTATCATAGGTATTCTATCAATAGAATACTTGTAATATAAACCCCCAGTATCATTCTGTTTATAAATAGGTTTGTATTCGCTATAGCCCATGCCATAAGAATCAGTCCTCTTAACCTCTTTATAGAGAAGATTACCATTTTCGTCAGAATCCTGGATGGGATTAATAACCACAGAGCTCGTCATCATGCTTGAATAATCATAATAGAAGTCTATTCCGTCATCTACAGATAAAACGTTGCATAAAGTATATCTAGAAAGATCAAGATAGCTGTATTGGTTTATAACCTTAAGAGCTTCTTCGTCATTAAGTAGTACTTCTTGAACAAATTTGGAGTCGGTATTATTCCTAATATACTTAAGAATTGCAGATTCGGTATTTAACTCATTCTGATTATAATCATATACATATTGCATATATGAAGCATGTTTCTTCATTATCGTAATTATATTTATATGCTCTTCAGAATCTTCATAAGAGATATTATTGTTAAGAAATTCTGATACAATATCACTCTTTGTAGGGACAATAGCTTCAAGCTCAGACCTATTACCAATACCATCATCCCCATAGAGAATCACTTCAGCAGTTTCTTCAGTAATTTTCTCTCCATTCTCATCCAAATCGCCAACAGATAAACCAAAGTCTGCTAAAATGTATAATTTAGCGTAAGTATTTTTATTCATATACCCATGAGATGATTCTATAGATTCAAGCTCTTGTAATGCCTCTGGTTTGGCATTATAAATTCCAGTAATATTGATTCTATTATTAAGATCCATATAATCATCTGTACCCATTTCAAACTGGAATGTGTATAAATCGTCCTGTTGCTCATAATCAGTAAGGGTCCCTTCAAGATATCTATATGGATTCGTTTCTGTGTCATCAGCATACATAACCAAAATGGCTCTAATTTTAATATTGGTAAGAATTTTATCATTATTAGCATCATTGGTTACTGTAACTAAAGCTTTAGCATCATCGTTGGTATTTCTGATCATATCAAGCGTCATAATATACTTATAATCATAAGTCTTTTTATCACCATTATTATCAGTATAAATAAACTTACGAGTCCAGTTCATATTAGTTGTAATGAACTGAGTATCTGATGCTGTATTAATAGAATCAAATTTAAACGTTTTATCTTCATTCATTACTGTAAGAAGATAAGAGGAAATAAGATCATCGTCAATAGTAATCAAGAATGGGCAAATGTATTCAAATACCCTCACAAGATTACCGTCTATATTGGTTGTCATAGGATATGGGTAATCATCCTCGTCCAATCCTTCAACATATTCTGGAGGGGTTAACGTGGCATACGCTTTATCGGTATCTGTTCCATGATCATAATAGTAAAATACAGTTCCTGGAGATAGGACTAGGTTGTTATTTCCAGCAAAACCTTTAAAATCGTTTTGCTCAACCATTAATGGTAATGTGTTTGTAGGATATACAGTATCATTCTTCTTGGTTATCATATAACCATAATACAATCTTTCAAATGGATTATCTCTCTTTTTATAGAAATAAAGATAATTGGTGTCATCATTGATTGAATTAAAGAAATTATTTAAATCTGTAGTATTAATTACAGATCCTCTAGACTGAGCCTCACGAGGGATAATCTTTTTAAGATCATCTATAGACTTCTTATCTCTACCACCATTTGAAACACCATTAAGCAATGGATAAATAATGGCATACATACCGTTATAATTGCTATACGCATCACTAATAAGACTTATACGAAACTCCTCATTATAAGTAATATTACCGTTATAACCATCACTCAATACTACGTTGATAGTTACAGTAGCGTTAAGCTTTGGCACGTAAGAATCTCTAGAGAATATTATTCTGATGGTATTCTCATCCAGATATTCATAATAACACCATTCGCCATCCTCTACAGTATAATCCAATAAACCAGAATAAATTGGAGTGAGGTGTCTTGTTTCTCCATTAGATTCTGTCACATCTATATCAAAATATGATAATTGATCATCAAACTCAAACGTAAATGTCTTATTTTCAATATCATTATCTGTTAATACATTACGCTCAATCTCGACTAAAGTAACCTGATGCAGCCTTGCAGAGAATGCCACATAATCAATGCCGTCTCTATTAGTCTTAATCAACGTAGTAATGTATGGATTAGTAATATCGGATATTGGATTATCTTGCTTAATGGTGGTAGTACCATCTTCAAACAAATCATACATTGCGGTGTATACATAAGCGCCTTTAGTATTCCTTGTTCTATTTATGATTACATCATAGTCAAGATGAAATTCTATATCATCTATTCTTACTGGAACTCTATGATCAAGAATAAATTTAGCCCTTCCAGTAGTAACGTTAATTTCAGCAAAATTCTGTTCCATTTCTGATATTGGGAGATAAATCATCATTGTCATAGTTGCTGGTTTAGCATTAATATCTGAAATTGCTAAATTCATTGCATGGGCTAAGATATTCTTATGAAACTTTGCTCTTGTTGGCAAAGTCTCATTGGTTGTTTCTGCTACAGATATAAGGGTATTTTGTAATGACTGAGATGCAATTTCTGTTATATATCCAAAGATACCTACCATAGCTGTAGTTTCATCTAAGTCTGTTATTGTATCTTGTCTGATTTTATCTATAAACGCTGCGACATCATAAATATCAGTACTAAGAGTTACGCTATCTGTATTTAAATTAGTTGAAGCCATTATCTTTTTCTCCTTTCATTTTATTTAATCCATCTAAGCCTATAATCATAATAATTTCTAGACCCTTCTGGAGATCTTCTTTTAGATCTTGCATCCTGTGCTATCTTAACTATAGGAAGTTTTACCCATTCATTATTAACAGCATTGATCTTGGCATTCCACGTATCGGCGAGAGTATAATTACTGCCAGCATAGGATTCTACCAATCTATTAAATTCTTTTATATCCAATGGATTATTATCTTCAACAAACTGAGCATGAAATGATAAAGAAAATTTACCAAAATCAGTTGGATCACTAAAGTCACTTCTTGGAACTCCAGTAAAATAAACTCCTGTAAGCTTAGCGAAATATAAAATTGTTTCGCCGTCATCTCCAACCAAGAATTTATATACAGAGAACTGATCTGAAACTATATTAGATTCGATGTATTTCTTAAATGGTGAATGCTCTCCAGTTTTGGTTCTTCTTACGTATTCATCATAAGCCTTAACCAAAGAATACACTTCAAGATATGCAGTATCATTAATGCTAAGAGTAAAATCATAGCCATTATCTGACTTATAACTATGACCCCTCAAAGTTAATTCTACACCCATAATATTAGATGTAGTATTTTGAGACTCCGCAGATATATCTGGAAGATCTAGCTTAGATGTTACTGCATTACTAAGCAATACCATAAATGGGCTTTTAATTGCTGAAGGGCAATAAGTTTGTTGTAGTTGCCATAAAGCATAAGTATGACGATTTCTACCGTCCACAAAATATGGTATTTGAGATAGGTTTGTTGTAAGCTCTGAATTGCTATTACTGAAGATATTAAGATCTGGTTTGGTAAAGAACAGATATTCTCTAATTACATTCTCTTTATCAAACGGATCTAAATATCCAAACCTATTAAATTTAGTATACCATTTTATAGCGTCTTTTGAAAAGAACTGATTGGCAGCAAGAACTTTACTTGAGTCTTCTATGGTAAAACTTTTATTGTCATATGAAAAAGTTCCGTTGCCATTTAATGGGTCCATCTGTTTAGACATAATTTACGCCTCCTCTCTAAATTACAATAATGTTTCAGCCATGGGGTTTTACACAATCAATATAAAAGATTTTATAATAATATATTATAAAATCGAAAGGAGTTCTACAATTTAAAATAAGAAGGGGTTACGTTATCATGAAAAGAAATCATCTACCTGCACATGCAAGTCGTAAGTTTTACAAAATCTTAATTAAGGAAGGATGATTTCAAATAAAATGAGTGGTTACAGCAAGTATACAACATTAGGTGGACTAAATCCATATTACGTAAATGATCAGTGCGAGGAGACTGATAGAAATTCCAACTTATCATATATCTATGATGCGACTAGAGCGCATCAATTAGCGACATATGAATCACGATTAGAATTTTTACAGCTTCATAGCAGTTCTACTGACGAATACGAAATGGCTAAAGCCGTGCTAGGTATACAAGAGCATAAATAGAAATTTATCTTAAGAAACTAATAAATATAAGAGCGTAATCCCTTTTCTTATATTTTTTTACGTTAAAACATAAGATTAAATACCGAAAGGAGGTTAAATTCATGATTAACGAGAGTCAAAGAATACATGAGACGATTGTTAGGGATGTCTATGATGTAATTAATAATGTAAAAGACTTTGATGAAGTTGAGTGGGTTCGTAAAAGAAATAACACTGGATCGATCGCTCGTAGAGCATCAAACTTAGTCTTAGTCTTCCCAGTGATTGCATCAAGTTCTCTGTCAATACAGACAGCTACAATAATTTCGAAAGCAATCGAGAGGAAGTGTGTATCACTTCTTCAGATTCTTTTCAGTTCCATGCAGCTCTCTGATGCAGATAATCTATATGATTACCTGAAGCAGTTCCATACAAATCTTGATCTTAGATCAGGATTAACTCTTGATGACTTCATTAGCACAATAGATACTCTTGCTGATGAGGGAGCTATCACTATTACTGATAGAGAGGCTTATGAGGCTGTTAAAGAAGATATGCATAATATCAACTTCTATCTTGATACGGAATATAATCCTAGAGCTATTAGCGATTATCGTGTTAAGAAAAATATCTATGGAGAATCTACAGTTGCTCTTAACGAAGAGACTTGGAAACCGAATGCTCATACAAGAACGACTGGTGTTGGGGCTACTGTTACGCCGCCATTATCAACTCAACCACCAACAGAGGTTCGCAATGTTGCAACTGCAGCAAATGTAAATCATGCAAGTATCAAAGAAAAGCTTATGGGTAAAGCTGCTAGCAGTGGTGCTGGTGGGGGAAGTGGTAGCAGAGGTAGTTCTAAAGTTAATCTTGCGAACAAGGATACGACTGATTACTTTAGATTCCAACTTACGCAGGCAGACATTGATAAGGCTAATGAGCTTATGCCTACAACGATGATCGTAAACTTCATTTCTTCTAAAGACGGACAGAAGATTCAGATGGCAGGAGTTATTGGAGTTAAAGCAAAACTCTATCCAGTTGATTCAATGGATATTGTAACAAGAGTATCTTCTAAGTATAAAGATTCTAACGGGTTATTTAATCTCGTTAGAGCATCTACTCGTGAGATTTCTTTTTTCAAAGATTTAGCATTTGCCATTGATAAGGCTAAAATCGATGCTATTAATATGGCTAGAGAGTCTAACAATGCTAAGATGTTTAAAGTCCTTGAGAGAAGAGCTGCAAAGAACAGATTTTCAACTCTGTTGAAGAAGAATGATGCTTCTCCAATCACTTCTCTTGTAATTTCTCAAGAGGAAGTAGAGTACTTAAAGAAGTATAATTCTATTGATATGGAGAAATCTTATGTAACAAGAAGTATTCTGGAGAGATATAATCTGATGGATATTGTTATCGCAGATGAATCTCTTGAGACTGCAAAATTCTTATTTGATGATGGTGATAGCGTATTCGAAACGTTACCGTTTGATGCTTTAGAGAAACAGGCTAAAGATTCATCATATAAGAAAGTAATAAATCTTATGAGCAGGTTAAATCGTTAAGGAAGGAGGAATAAAACAATGAGTTCAAATAACCAATATGTTTCTGGTGTATTTACTGGAAACGTTGTAGAGCAGGCTAACACTTTAAAGAGTTTTGATCCTTCAACCATATATAGATCTAAGCAGTTCAATGAAGCTATGGAATATTTCGATAAGACTGATGATCTTACAAGGAATATTCTATTATCTGTAAATGAAGCAGATCAAAATGCTGTAATGACTTCTCTGTCTAATAAACTCTATCAGCATATCGTTGATAAAGTTGATGATATCGATTTTGGTACAATTCCTTTATCGAAGGGAGATATTACTCAGATTGATAATTATGACAAGCTGGTTGATTGTATCGATATTATCACAAAGATATTGGTAAGTTATCATCAGCCTACAGAACCAACCATTGGCGTTGTAAGTATGGCTTTACAGAATATGATCGATAGAACCGACATGTTCACTAAGGCTTATAAGCTTAACGTTGAGATGCCTATAATCATTTATAATACTATTGCTTTATCTATCGTAAGCTCTGTATCATTTATGATTTCTTCATGCATCGAATTCATTAAGCTCCCAGATGATGAAGGGTTCTCTTTAGCAGTCGATAAAGCTGCTTTGAATAAATCTAAAGACAATCTCTTATTTACAGATCTTGCTAAATTCAACAAGATGTGTGGAAGCGGTGAACTTGATAAGGCTATGGATTTCATCTTTACAAACAATGCTAAAGGCTTAACAGGAAGTGGAGCTGTTTTGGCGTTCAACGCTAGCTCTGTTGCAGTATCATTAGGATTAGTTCTTTTGATTATTCCTGTAATAAGAGAGTTAATCTTCTTCTTCTATTACAGTCGTACTAGAGTAGCAGATTACTTTGATGCTCAGGCTTCATTGCTACAGATGAATGCTTATAATGTAGAGAATAATCTCTCTAGAGAACCAAAGACAAGAAAAGAGATTGCTGCAAAGCAACGTAAAGTGGCAGACTTCTTTAAGAAGATTGCTAATACTATCAAAATCCAGAATAAGTCTGGTGAGAGAGACGCACAGAAAGAGATTAAAGAGTTGAATACTAAAAAATATAAGCATAATGAAGTGCTTGATTCTATCCCAGATTCATCTAACTCTGTTCTTTTTTAGTTAAATCCTATAACATATAAATAATTTATAGGAATCTTCAGCCTTTTCCTATATAATTTAAACTTCGTAAAAGAAAATATATAAAAGATAAAGGAGGTTTATTGCTATGATTTTTAGTAATAACAGTACTGCTCTGGGTGCTGGAAGCATTCCTATGGCAGAAGGTTACGATTGTTCTTTCGGACCTGCACTTGCCCTCGTTGAAGGAGCAAGAAATGATTATGCAATGTTCCGCGCAATGCTTAATGTAGAGTCCCGTGAGTTGCAGATTAGAAATGAATCTGCTGGTTATGTTACTGAGGGTGAGATTGCTGCTCTTCAGGAAGCTACAGGATCTGGCATCTGGACTAAGATCAAAGAGCTTTTCAGCAAACTGGTTGCCAAGATTAAGGCAATCTTCCATAACTTTATGGCTAAGCTTAATTCTCTGACTAAGTCTGATAAAGAGATGGTTAAGAAATATGAGAAAGAGATTCTTCGCAAGACAAATATCGGCAACCTTGAAGTTAAATGGCGCAAGGTAAAAACAAGCCCTATTGAATATATCTCAACAGATGAAGTTAAAGGATTTGAGTCTCTGGAGAAAGAGGCAGCAAATTGGAAAGAGGAAGCTGACGAGAGGTTTAAGTTCTACGCTGGCGTAGAGCCTTCAGAGTTCGAGCAGGAGAATATGGATACGTATTTCGATGATGAGGAAACTCTCCAGGTTAAAGAGATCAACGGCGGCATCCGTGGTATCTGCAGCTACTTATCAGCATTCGATAAGAAGATGTCTAACGTTACAAAATTCGTAAACAAGATCACTTCTAAGCTTACAAAGCTGGTTAACGAGGCCAACAAAGCAGCTGACCAGAAAGCTAAGGATAAAGCAAGCGATGATGAGATCAAGACAGCTAACCATGTTTATGATATGGCTGTTGCTTATCAGGACGTTACGCTTAAAGATTGCAGCGTAACAATGGATGCTATTAAGATCGAGTACAAGCAGAACAAAGCTGCTTTCATGAAAGCTATTGCAGCTAATGACAAGAAGCTTGAGGAGTCTGCAGTTCTTCTGAATGCTATTGCTGAGGAAGCAGAGCAGGAAGTTGAGGATGTTATTAGTGGTTCTATCAATGACGTTGATTTAACCAATACAAATAACGCTTCTACTAATGTTCTTGATCCTGGCGTATCTAGCGATCCTGATGAGCTTGTATATGCAGATGATCCGGATTATACTGAAGCAGATACTGCAGGCACTGTAGATACCAACGTAAACAGCAGAGAAGAGTCCGCATTCTTCGGCAAGATGCTGTACTAATTATAAGGAGGTAAAGAACTATGATTTTCGATGCAAACGGAAATGTAGGAGGCAGCTATGGAGCTGTTAATGAAAGCCCATATGAGCTTGGCCTCAGCGGTGCTCTGATGCATGTATATGAAACAGAGTGCAATTACAATGCAATGATGAAGGCAGTTGGTCTGTCTGAATTGAAATATTACCAGGAAACCGGCAAAGATCTGTTCTTGAATGAGGCAGGCGCATTCGGTGGATTCATTGAGAAGGCTAAAGCACTTTTCAAGAAGATCATCGAGAAGATCAAAGCTATCTTCAAGAAGTTCATGGCTAAAGTAAACTCTTATACGGCATCTGATAAGGATTTCGTTAAGAAGTATGAGAAAGATATTCTTCGTAAAGATATCTCTGATATGGAGTTTACTGGCTATGAAGGATTAAAGAACGGCTATGTTGATCCGAAGCTAACCTATACCAAGGCAGATGATATTACAAAGAAAACTGTTTCTTTCGATTCTACAGGAGCAACAACGGCTGCTGATTCTGATGCTTTGGCTGATCAGATCGAGGCAAACAGAGGTACAATTATCGGCGGTTCTTCTATGACAGAAGCAGAGTTCCGTGATGAGCTTCATGAGAAGTTGTATGGAGATAAGAGCACATTCGACGTTGATTCCGGTATGGTGCGTACAGCACTTTCTACTATCAAGGATACTTCCAAGACAGTAAAGGATATCGAGAAAGAGCAGAAAGCTATCGTTACAGCTATTGATAAATATATCAAAGCTCTTGATAAGTGCGCTAATGACTTCAACAAGGAGTTCAACAAAGACGTTAAGTCTAAGAGTGATGATGAGATTAAGGGTGCTAATAATGGTACTCAGCTCATCAACAATGCGATCGCTGAGCAGAAAGCATTCTCTAACGATATGACTGTTGCTTTCGGTATGATGTCTCAGGCAGCTAAAGATGCTAACCGTCAGGCTAAGGCTCTTTGCGTTAAGGTTCTTTCTTACAATAAGAAGGAGTCTGCAAGACTGGAAAGCGGTAGCGATATCTTCAGTAATGTAACATTCGCTTAATCACAGCAGAGTGTAGGTTGAAATAAAATCATGTATGAAGAAGTGTGGAGTGGAGGTTTCTCCACTCCGCGTTTCTTTTGATTATTATATTTTATGAAAGGGAATGGTATTTATATGATCTTTAATAGTGGAAAATCGTCAGTAAAAGCTTTAAACGAAGTATATTTCGGAAAGACTAAAGATATACAGAAGATTGAAGATCAATTAGATAAAGTGAGACAGAAATATATGGGTAAGATAAACCCATTTAAAGTAAACTCAGATCCAGATGTTTTAGAATTAAATAGATTATTTGAGAAACAGTTTGGATTTGGTACTTTCTGTCTTACTATAATCTCAAGCCCTCAGATTAATGCTTTTACAATTCCAATAAGTTACAGATTTGATGTAAGCACTGGAGATAAGGGCGGTAAACTGATGGCTGATACATCAACGTTTAAGTTTAATCCTGCGTATGATTATGCTTGCACTTTAACAATCTATACAGGATTATTATTCAATCCTAATTTTACTACAGAAGAAATCATGGCTTGTATATTACATGAGATTGGTCATAATTTTTATTCTACGTTATATCAAAAGAATGGAGTAATGATTAACATCTATAAAGTATTTGCTTTTATAGAGTATTTAATAAATGGTAATATTGTAGGAATGATTTCTGGTACAAACTGTTTCGTTGATATACAGAATAAGATTAGGAATGCAATCAATACAAATCCTGTAGCAAGTGATATTGCTGGAGTAATGAAATATATTGGAGGTATTTTCAATATATTTATCTCTGGAGTTGGATTCATCGCTAAATTACTCTCATTCAATCTGCTTTATTATGTATCTCTTTTAGGCGGTAATAAGAAAATGCTTAATCCAATGACTTATGTTATACTACCATTGAGATATAGAGATGAGAGAACAGCAGATAACTTCCCTACAATGTATGGATATGGATCAGCGTTAGCTTCATTAACAAGAAAGTTTGATGAGGCTGGTAATAATACTTCTAAAGTTGTTAATGCTTTAGAAACAGTTCCTGTAATATCTACATTGTATAATATGGTTCCATTGCCATATATGATTCTTGTTACAGCATTAGATGAGCACCCTACAGGAATTAGTCGTGCCCAAGATCAGTTAACAATGCTTAACGTTGAGTTGGCTAAATCTGATTTAGATCCTAAAATGAAGAAGTGTATTGAGTCTGATATTAAAGCAATCAATATAGAAATGAATAAATCAATAGATTCTACTAAGGGATTATCCGATCCAAACTTAGCTAGGCATCTTTATAACAGAACGCTTTATGAGCTTACGGGAAGCGAAGCTATTAAAGATAAACTTCTTGATGATAAAGTCAAATATGAAGAGTATGATAAAACGTTCTATAGAAATCTGAAATGATTTAAATCTTAAGACATGTAAATAAATTATATATGAAGGAGGCATAATAATATGGATGTATGTGGATATACTCCAACAAATACATTAGCAAACGCTACGTTTGATATGCTTAAAATGGATGCTGTAGAAGATCCATTAATCAATGTCAATAAGCTTGCTACAATGGATTTTGAGGAGTCATACTTTCTATCAGCTGTAGAATTTGTTAATGAGTGCATGAATGATTATACCACATCCAAGATGGTATTATACAGAAAAATATCTGAGAGCACTACTGAAGGAATGGTTCTTGAATCATTCTCTGATTTCTTTACATCTGTAAAGAATATCATTGATAAATTCTTAAAATTTATTAAATCATTATTCGAGAGATTCTTAACTACACTGAACAGTCTGGTTAACAGTGATAAGTACCTCAATAAGCATAAGAAAGATCTTGATAATTTCAAGAGTACAGACAACTTCACAATGAAGGGATATAAATATACCTTCCAGGATAATATCCCTAGCCCATCTACAGGATTAGAATTCTCTAAAGAATTACTTAGTGGATTATATGCTAGCTCAGATAAGGGCTATCTTACAGTAGAGGATGTTAAAACCGCTATTGCTAATCTTAATCTTGATGCTGAGTATGATGCTTTCAGAGCTACAGTAATCGGTAGAGATGGAGAAACTATTTCTGTAAGTGATTTCTCTGAAGAATTATTCAGAGTATTCAGAAATGATGAGCTTGATACAGAAGATATTGAAGTTGATGCTTCTTATGTTCGTCAGGCTAAGGCTCGTTTCTTTGATTATAGCAAGACTAAATCTGCTGTAGAACGTCAGCGTAAAGCAGTAGAGGATAATTATAAAAAACTAGAGAAACAGGTTAAGGAGATTAGTACCGTTAACGGTAATCTCAATCCTTCAGCATTTATTGAAAGATTGCCTGACTCTACTGGAGCCAATCAGGTTGATTCTAAATCAATTACAACAAGTGGTTTCTTGAGTGCAGAATTTATGACTCAGGTTGATATTTACGTAAAGAGTAAAGTTGATCAAATTCAGGAATACTCTAATATTCATGCTTTAGCATATTCTGCTAAGCTTGATGCAATAAAAGAATCATACAAACAAGATAAAGCAACTCTGTATACTGCATTATCTAAGATTCAGCGTACAGATAATGCTAGAAAGGAGGCTTAAGAATTATGGTTTTTAATAACAATCCAGATACAATTAATAACAATGGTTTACTTGAGTCTCTTGATATGGGAAACTCAGTGTACTGTGCAGGTAATACTGCTCATAATTATATTTATGAAGGAGCTTATGAAAGTTATATCCAGAATAAGATTAGTAATGAGCAGAGATTAGCAGCAATGATAGATTCTAGAATTTCTACTAAAATCGAGTCCGCCATCGTCCTTGAAGCGAAGGCTGGAGATAAGCTAAAATCGAAATGGAATAAATTAGTAGAGTTCATCAAGGGTATATGTGCTAAGTTCATGGAAACTATGAGCAACGTACTATTGGATCAGAAAGATTACTTAGAGAAATATAAGGATATTATCCTTAAGAAGAAACCTAAGGAAGATCTTAAATACTCATACACTGGAGATTATGAGTTAGGTATTCAGCGTCTTATTAAGATCGAGTGTCCTATATTCAATTACGCTAATCATAGTGCAGAGCTTAAGCAGGAAGGTGATGGAGCTATCACAACAAAGGTAATGAAAGGTGCTGGAGCGTCTGACTTTACATTTGATGATGGTGAAACACTTGCTGAGCAGCTAAAGGCATACTTTACTGCTAGTGATAAAGGGCAATCTGAAGGTACATTTTCTAACCTTAATATGACTGATATCTATAACTTCTGCTATAATTTCGATCAGATTAAGAAGATCGTAGATAAAGATCAGAAACATCTTGAGCAGTCTACTGCCGCTATTGACGCTGCTATCAAAGAAGAGATTCGTAAGAGTGGAGAGAATACTAATACGAATCAGACTGATAATGCTCAACAGCAGACTCAGTCTACTGGAGACAGTGGTGGTGAAAAGAAGGGCGAAGAAGCAACAGGAGAAAGCTATTCATTGCTGCCAAGAAATAGACGTTCGGTATTAGAGGCTGATGATGCTAATAATACCAATGGCGGTGGCAATGATAATAAATCTCAGGGTCTTAAGATTACCGATACTGGCACTACAAAGAACAGTAACGCTGTATCTCAGATGAGCTCTTATGGTAATGATGGTAATAAGAAGAATATTACTGACGACGAGGCTAAGAAGAATGCTGATGGTGGCGCTGCTGGTGCAATGCAGGACGCTAACGGTGATCAGAGCGAGGCTATTAATTCTGTTACTAAAATGACAGATAAATGGATTAAAGTTTGTAGAGCATTAATCACTTCTAAGCTTACAGCATGTGAGCAGATTTCAAGAGATTATATGGAAATTATAAGAGCGCATGTACGTTCTTATGGCGGAAAAGATCTTAAGAATAAAGAAACAGATAAAGCTACACAGACTGCAACCAATTATCGTAAACCATCTAATAATGGTGGTAATGCTGAGAATAATAATCAGAATACCAACACTAATCAGAATACTAATAATAATCAGGACCAGAACACTAGTGCTGGTGGCAAAAAAAGCAGTCAGTAGAAAAGAAAAAATCAACCGGCAACACCGCGATGGACAGATTAGCAAAACAGTATCGTACAAAATAACAATCAGAAAAATAATAGCAATAAGCATCCCCTCTAGGAATTATCCTAGAGGGGTATCTTTTATCCGATTTTTCTTAGGTTAATTCCACTTGTTAGGATGAATGTTTCGTCTTCTCTTGTGTATACTTCACGCTTTCTATATAATAAGTAATCACCATTATGCTCTTTATATCTATCAATATGATTAACAGAAATTCTTTTATTAATACTAAAAATATTAGTATCTAATCCATTCTTGCCGATATATACGAATATATTATTATTATTATTATCAGCTTCAATATTCTTAAGCATATTAGTATTATCATTATTAAGTCGTGTTGTATTGGTCTTTTCAGTTAAATAAGAATTCTGATTTGATAATTCTGCTTTACTCATTCCTGAAGAACTTACAGCCTGGATAGATGATTGAGATTTATTAGCGATAGTATTGTCAAATACTTGGGCTTCGGAATAACTAATTGGTATCTCATATACAGCACTGGATGGATTATCTATAAATCCAATATCATAAGCATCATTATCCGTAATTTCTTTAATATTAATAACTACAGAACTATATTTATCTGATGCCGATTGTACCGGTTTGCCACTAGAGCTAATTAAGTAAGTGTAATTGAAATCCTGATAGAATCTATACGGCGTGTCATATAGAACTCTATAATCGTTAAGCGATTGAAGAGTTTTATTGATAGAATCTTTAACTGGAAGTAAGAATTGAGTAAATTTCTCACTATTAGGAATTGGTTCCAATATTAATGGATTAAAATCAGACATTATTGTCTTTACAATCTCTGGCATTGTTACGTTCTTAAGATTAAGCTCTACGGAATTTTTATTGTTGTTTATATGGTCTAAACAAAGAAGGCCTATAGTAATTGATACATAAGTATTTTCTTTATTCTCTTCCTCTGTAGCATCATTATAATCTATTGTATCATTCTGATTAACATCATTAGTCATAAAGTATGTAAACTTCTTCCTGAAACAATTAATCTCCTCTTTAGAATCTGTAAGATCATCATATTTATTTAATGCCAAAGTGAATAAATTATCATTACAGTTCTTTACCATATGATCTGCTAATGATTTATCTATTTTAAGAGTTAAATACAGTTTAGGCATTACAAGATTATCGTAATCATAATCTATGATTAACGATTTAATACATTCATTTTTAATCTTGGTTCCAACACCATCTACGATATTGAGGTATATAAGCTCAATTGTGTATCTATAATTAATAATTCTAGTAGCCATAATATAACCATTCCTTTCTATTAAATTTACTTGAATGTGGTCAAAATACTTGTTTAACCTTAAAGATGAAACACAATATTAATATTCGAAAGGAGGCTGATAATATGCTTTATTTAGAAGACTTGAAGTATATGAAGCTCTACAAAAAGAAGTTTTATGCTCCAATAAATAAGAAGAATAAGAAGACCGGCTCAGCAATATTATTGCTGACGCCTAATTATGATGCTTCTAAGTTTCTTATGAATAATCCATTCATGATAAACCGTAACGCATTTATATCATACTATATTGAAAAGGATATAACGTATACTATAAATCATGAGTCTAAATATCTTGAGATATCTTATCATGATGCTGATACCATAGCACTTAATGAGCAAGCTGTTTATACAGAATCTACAGATGTTCAAGTTATATCTGAAATGGAAGAAGATTATACTATCAATGAATTGTATTGCAAGCTTGGAGATTCTATGATATTCTTCAATGAGTTATATGACGAAACCATTCTTAATGAGAAAGGTGCTTATGCAGAGAAGTACCGTAAGCTGTTATATTACGATCGTATAAGAAATAATCGTGATGTATTACAGCTCTATAAGAAGATTAAAGAAGATAATCCATGGATAAAGAAAACTTTTATTGATTATAAGAGATATAAGTCTTTCAATCTATTCATAGATCTTTATTATTACAATCAGATATACCTAGCTAATAACAATTACACTATAATTAAATCAATAGATATGTATTTGGAATTCATTCGTAGATTCCTTACAGATAAGAGGATAGATACCGCTGGGTATACGAAGAAGACTATATTCATTCCAGTGAACTTCTGGGGTAAGAAGCCTGGAACTATGGTTTACGATTATAAGAATAATTTAAATCCCATATCAATAATCTATAAGAAGCTTAGACTATCTATAGAAGATCTTCATGCTCTTGATGGATTAGAAATGGTATTCTTTGGAAATAATGGTTATTTCAAATTCAAGACAGATGATGTAACAAAACAAACTCATACTAAGTTCTTAAGATTCATTAAAGCTCTTGAGGATAATGAGACTATAGATGATTCAGATGAACCAGATAATTCTCCAGATGGAATTACTACTGAGATTATAGATAAGCTTGACACTAATCGAGGTATTAAAATTCATAATCTTACTGGAAATGCAGAATCTGAAGAAGAGCAGGAACAACTTAAAGCAGAATTAGTAAAGAGGATAAGCGATGCTTCTAAGACTGCTGCTAACGAAGATGATGTTCTTGATAATCTGGAGAATGATGAGTTTGTAAAGAAAGTTATTTCTGACCTTGGAGATGATGCAGAGGATAATATAAAAATATCTGCTGCAAGAGCAACAAGAATTACTAAAGCTCAAGATAACTTCATGAAGAAGTCTATCAATAATAAATCAGTTAAAGATATGGTTAATGAGTCTAATAAACCAGAAGAATTACCAGAGACTGAATTACCGATAGAGACTATAAACGAAGAGTGGAAGCATATGAAAGCTATAAACTTCGAGAAAGAATATGATCTTGACGCTGATATCATCAAGATTCTTAATAGCCTTAGCGATACCAATAAAGAATATCCAGTATCCATTCTTGATGTAAAGATGGAAGACACGTCTACATCTGAGGATAGTATTTATACTTACACTGTAAAATGCGAGGACTATTCTGGTAAAAGATTTACTCTTAAATTTGATATTCCTAAATTTAGGGATAATAGATTTATGAGGCTACGTGGTAATGAGAAGATATTCTCTATAGAGATGCCTCTTATACCAATATCAAAGACTGATGAAGATACTGTACAGATTGTATCATTCTATAACAAGATCTTTATAGAAAGATATAATACATCTACTGGCAAATCTAACCCTGATGCTGCAAGATTTATTAAAGCAATGAATAAATATTCTGGTTCGGATATTAAAGTCAGCGTCGGAGATAATACAAGAATCTGTAGCAAGTATGAACTACCAATAGATTATGTAGATTTAGCATCAATGTATTCTAAAATTGAATACTCTGCTAAAGGCGGTTTACTCAAAGATAGATTTACAATATATTTCAACCAAGATGAATTGAGGAAAGATATTAAGAATCTCAATGAATCTGAAGGTTTGCCAGTTGGTTTGTATAACGATGGTAGAGTAATCTATTATGTAGCTAACGAGGATAATACATTTGCTAGCTTCATTAGTGTATTGCTTGGAGATGATTTCTATGAATCATTCAGGTCTCAAGCTAAACCTAAGAAATGTACTTACTCAAGAGCAAGTATATTAAATACCAATATCCCTGTAATTACTATACTAGCTCATGACCTTGGCTTAACCAAAGCTATGGATATTGCTGGTATAGATTATGATATATCTGAGAAGAGGACGCCTAGAAGTGATGAAGATGATACAATAAAACTCGCTGATGGATTTATCCATTATAAATCAACTTACACTTCTATGATGCTTATGAATGGTCTTAAGGATTGTAATATGGAAGACGTTCAAATAACCGAATTAAACTCTAAGATTACTTGGGTTAATATATTGGAGAATTTTGGTGGTAGAATCAAGTCTGATGGTTTAACAAACTTTAAAGATCTTATGTACGACCCAATTACAGTAGAAGTATCTAGAGATTATAAACTCCCAGATAATTACCATGATGCTTTAGTATATGCATCAAATCTCTTAGTGGATAATAAGTTCACAACTCATACTGATATCAGTACTAATAGATATCGTACAAACGAAGTTGTTGCTGCGCAGTTCTATAGAGTTCTTTCTGATTCATATAAAGAATATGCTCTACAAAATAAGCATGGTCGTAAAGTACCGATGTCTATGAAGCAGTCTGCTGTAATTGATCTTATTCTTGCACAGAACACTACATCTGATTTATCTGTATTCCAACCATTATTGGAGATTGAAACAAAAAATACGATATCAACCAAGGGTGTTACTGGAATGAACTCAGAAAGAGCATATAAGATTGATAAGCGTGGTTATGATGATTCGATGGTTAATGTTATAGCTCAGGCTACAGGTTTTGCATCGACCGTTGGTGTAAATAGGCAGACTACAATAAACCCTAATATTGTTGGCGGTAGAGGTTATTTTAAGCAATCTGATGAGGAGAATATGAGTGTTACTAATACTTTATGTATGACTGAGGCTTTATCTCCATTCGTTGTTACATCTGATGATCCATTCAGAAATGATATGACTTTCGTACAGACTGCTAAGCATTCTACACCAATAGATTATAGTACTCCTATGCTGGTAACAACTGGAGCTGATGCTGCAATGCCATATTTATGCTCAAATATGTTTGCTGCTAAAGCAAAATCTAAGGGTACGGTTAAGGAAGTTACTAAAGATTATATGATTATCCAGTATGATAATGGAGAGAAAGATTATATAAATCTTGATGAACAAACTATGAAAAACTCTGATGGTGGTTTCTATATTTCTCTTCAATTAAAGACTGACCTCAAGGAAGGTTCTAAAGTAAAAGAAGGAGAAGTAGTAGCATACGATAGCAAATCTTTCTCTAAATCTGTTGGAGATAATAGACAGTTGGCTTATAATATGGGCTGTATGATTAAGGCTGCTGTTATGACTACAGAAGATGGATTTGAGGATTCTGGTAAATGCTCTGAATGGTTAACAGAGGCGATGTCATCAGACATTGTGGTTATGAAACCTGTAGATCTTCCCCCATCTACCAATATTTTATTCTTAATAAAGAAGGGTACCGAAGTGAGGGAAGGAGAACCAATCTTAATATTCCAGAATGCATATGATGAAGAAGACGCTAACGTTCTTCTTAAGAATCTTAATAATGAAGATGGAGATGTATCAGAGATAGGAAGAAATGTAATCAAGTCTAAGGTTACTGGAGTTATTTCCGATATTAAAATCTATCGTACTTGTGAGATTGATGACCTTTCTGATAGCTTAAAGAAGATTGTAAAATCTAAAGAATCTGAAATTAATAGGCTTAAGTCTAAGTCTAAAGGAAGTGTTTCAGAGGTTCAGTTTGATTCTACTGAAAAATTGCCTCAGAATGGTAAGCTTAAGAACTTAGATGGTGTTCGTATTGAGATATATATGAAATACCATGATCCATTATCTGTTGGTGATAAGATAGTCGTTCTTAATGCTAATAAGAACGTTCTTATGGACGTCTATGATGACGAAGATGCTCCTTATACCGATTATAGACCTAATGAAGCTATAGATCAGATTACTTCTGCCAGCTCAATGGATGGTCGTATGATTACTTCTATTATGAAGACTGGAGCGTTGAATAAACTTATGATAGAGTTAGCTAGACATGCTTGTGAAATGAATGGTCTTAAATGGAAAGATTTGCATGAAATTAGAGAAGACTATCTTAAAAATAACCAATAAATATCAAGAACATAGAAGTAACGTGGATCAAGTTATTAGCCAACTTGTAGCGTAAAATATTTTTTATAGGAGGAAACTAAAATGGCTGATATTAAAAAAACTTTGCTTAAAAAGAAAGTTGCTGGCACTGTATATGGTCTTTACCCAGAGACCTCTGCGGACATCGTTAAATATGGCGATTCCAGCACAGTCGCAGATGAGTTAGCAAAACTCATTGCTAAGATGGGCAATGGAGACGGAAGTGTATCTCAGGAGATCGCAGACGCCGTTGAGAAAGCTAAGAAAGAGTTGCTGGGTATTGACGAGACTAATACTCAGATTAACGAAGCTTATGATACATTGCGTGAGATCGCTGAGTGGATCACATCTGACGAGTCAGGTGCAGCTAAGATCGCTGCTGATGTTGCAGCTGTAACTAAGACTGTAAATGGTGACGGCGAGTCTGATACAGGTTTAGTTGGTGCTGTTTCTGATCTTAAGGCTGAACTCGATACAGAGGGTACTGGCGTTAAGGCTCGCTTAACAGCTGCTGAGGAGGATATCGATGCACTTCAGGCAACAGTCGATACTAAGACTACTGGTCTTACAGACAAGGTTGCTGCATTAGAGGCTTCTTCTACACAGGTTAACGTTGTAGCTAGCGACTTCGCTGAGTCTGAGATGAATGACAACGATATCTACTTCGTTGAGCTTGCAGCCTCTGCTTCCTAACTTCCGCTTGGTAAGGTAATCAGAATATAGCAAATAAGATTATTCTTAACTAAAAATATCCTCCTAAGATACATTGTCTTAGGAGGATTATAAAGGCGGTGAATGAATGGAAAAAGAGGTAGAACTCAGAAAGAAAGTGAATGGGTCTGCGTGTACTCTCTATCCAAAAACATCTGCCGAAAATGTTAAATATTCTAGCGACCAATCAGTAGCGGATATTTTATCTGGGATTCTTGCTGATATTAAACTTATCAAGGAGAATCTTGGTATAACGGAAGAAGTATATGCAAAAGATTCATCTGGCAATGTCTTAGATGACGGAAGTGGAACAAATATCGTACTGTTGAGTAAAGCAACAGGCCTCTCCAATTAATGAAGAAAATGATACGTTCTATGGTCGATAATAAAGCAGCATAACCCTCTAGGCTTAATTGCCTAGAGGGATATCTTCTGTTTTTATAAGCATACTCTTTTTACATTGGTTAAATCATCATGATTGATGATATCGGTAATCTTATCTACAGTATTGGCGTCAAGATAATGTAATGATTTAAGATAGACTATAATAGAGCCATGTGGTTCATTCTCTACAGCCCCAATCCATTTATCCCAGTTAGCAGCCTGAAGATCGATAAAATCATTATCGTTACCACGTAGATACATTCTACCAATCCATTCTGCTTTACATTGCTTAGATGGATAAACTGTTACATAATCGATACCAGCATCTTCTAATGCTTTACGAACCTGAATGTGAGATGATACTAAGATTATATCAGCAGTATCAAGATTATCTTTAATATGCTGGATATAATTTGCAGGAAATTCAGGATTACGTTCTTTTGTACCGTCTTCATGAATAATCCATGAGAATGAAGAAGAATCAGAGTCTAATACTCTTTTTCCTCTAACGGTATTTGTATAATAAGATTTACCACATGCTGGATAAGTGCTAATTACTAAAGCTTTCTTCATATATTTTCCTCCATTTAATTTAGTTTACATACAACAATTTCTATATCCATATCATTGAATACGCTATGAATTGCTTGGTAAACATCATCCCATCTTAATCTATCTAAACCACAACCAATGGCTGGCATAGCGACTTTAGTGATGTTATTAAGAAGGCATGTCTGCCTCATATGAGATAACGCACCAATTAATGAATATATTGTAGGCTTATCCCAATAATGTATTTTAGTTACCAGATTAAGAACTCTTCCATCTAATAAGCAATCTCCATATAGGATCTTATCATAATCATTATGATTAGATAAATAATCGGGATATTTTATCATAAGATTATTCTTGGTATTGAATCTCTTATTGAATTCTACAGCGATCCCTCTACCCATACCGAAATCTGCGCTAATGCATTGAGCCAGATAATAATCTTCTGGCATTGAGAATAAATCTCTTATTTCTTCAGTATATACCATTATTTATCCTCCTTAGATGGAGTTTTAAGATCTTCTTGCATCTTCTTAATCTGTTCTTCTGTATCAATGCCATCACGTTGGATTATCTGTAATATAATTATCTTATTGCCAGCGTTATCCATCTTAACGTTGAAATCAATACTAACGACTGAACGATCATTCATTACAGCAAAATCAATCTCATAGCCAACGCTATCGGCTACCATTAATTGTAATGGTAAATTTTTGAATACAACGATAATATTATCGTCATCATTTGTACCATAATTCATAGAATAATCATCAGTTTCGTCATTAATGAATGTAAGAACTAACCAACGTCTCCCAAAATTGGCAATACGAATAAGAATTTCAACCTCATCTGTTTCTCCATCTAAGCATATTGATCGCGATTCCAATAACCTCTTAGACTGTTGAATAAATACTTCTGTAGATAAATCCACTTTACGCATAATTAAGACCTCCTAAAAATAAAATTTTACTCAAATGTGAGGCTTATGTTATTTGAGCAAAATTATCAACCTCTTTGGGTAACATCTAATTAATATCTGAAGGTGGGTCCGTGGAGCCATCCACTCCACAGATATGTAAAATCTACGAAAGGAAGGTAAAATCGTTATGGCAATTAATAAAGCTACACTTGCAAAAGAGATTGATGGCGTCATTGAGTATATCTATCCAAAAACATCTGGTGATATAGTCGTGTATGATGAAACTCATAGCGTTAATGCTATGATTCAAAGTCTCTTAGAGAACAAAGTGGACAAGGAAGACAATAAAGGTCTTTCTGAGTACGACTTCACTAAGACGTACAGAGATAAGCTTGAAGGTATCGCTGCTGGAGCGACTAAAGTTGTTCTTGATAGCGAGTTATCTACAACAAGCGCCAATGGTGTACAGAACAAAGTAGTTGCTAGCAGATTTTCTACAGTAGAAGAGAATGTTTCAGCCCTCCAGAAAACTGTTAGTGATCTGAGTAACGACACTGCAACCAGTGATTCATTATCGAAGCTTACTGATAGGGTAAGTACTCTTGAATCGTTCAAAAATGACTTAGGAAGCGCTCTTACCGTATCAAACGGTCAGCTCTGCGCTATCTATGCACAATAATTTAAAGGAGGAATAAAGATATGGCTACAACAGTTACAAAACCTATCATCTTAGACGAAACTGGTAACAAGATCGTCGATGCTATGGGTAACATTGTTACGTCACTTAATGATCTTAAAAAGATCCAGCTGGCTAATAACGCTGGCGCTCACAATGGTCTTTACCGTGGTAAAGACTTATCAAACACTTACACCGATACAGAGATTTATGATATGATTTCTACAGGAGATCTTTCTGACCTCTATGTAGGTGACTACTTCAAGAAATCTATCACTTCTACCATCGGTGGAACAGAAGATATCGATGTTCAGATCGCAGGATTCAACCCTTACTACAACGTTGGAGATACTGCATTGACTCGTAACCATGCAGCCGTTGTCACTAAAGACTGCGTTCAGACTTTGGCTCAGATGAATACCACAAACACAACTGTTGGAGGTTACGTTGCTACAGATATGTACAAGACTACATTACCTGCATACGCTAACGCTTTACAGCAGGCTATCGGATCTACACACATCATCTCTCGTCGTGCTTTACTTACGACTGGTATTAATAATACAGATCAGTCTGCAGGAATTGGTACAGGGCGAAGCAATGCATGGTCTTGGTACGATGAATTAGTAGGTATTATGACTGAAGCAGAAGTATACGGAGCACCTGTATTTAGTTCATCAGGATATGATACAGGAGAAGCTTGCATCCAGTTACCTCTCTTTGCGTTGAATCCTTCGTCTAGGGTGGCAGGCAAAGGTAGAAATGGATCAAGACAGTGGTATTGGTTAAGAAGTATTGCTAATTCCACCTACTTCTGCCACGTCAACTACTATGGCTATGCCATCTACGGCAACGCGTCCGATGCTGGCGGCGTTCGCCTCCGCTTCCTGATCGGTTAATCGATGGGCCGTAGCCCCCTCGTGGGGCGTGGCCATCACTTAATGGATAAGGAAGGTCTAGCGGAAGGATAAAAGCCGTAGGCTTATTTTCGCGCGAAGCGCCCGAAAAAATTTTAGGCCTTCCTAGATGAACCATTTTCGGTAAGTTTAGGAAGGCTTATTTTATCATTTTCGAATTTATAGACGCACTATGACCGAGTGATGTGGTTGCTAATTAAAACGTTGATATCGTGGAATTATTGTTGGATTTTTATTTTTGGTTATCATTTTATTTCTTTTTCATGACGATATATTTGTATGATTATTTTATCTTTATATGAATTCGTATACTGATAGATGATTCTATATAAATCGTATAAATAATGAATGATTGTATAATAACTAATCTTACATGATATAGAATATATTTGATAACTATCTTATATCTTATTTTAAAATAATGAATGATGGTATTTGAATATTAAACGAAGAGTATCTTAGTTCTATATACGAAAATATAAGTGGTTAGATTTAAATATAGAATTAATTTTATTTTTTCATTTAATATCACACATTGTGCGGTATGTAAACTATTATTCATCTATCATGTAATTAATGCATTTTAAGCATTAAAATAAATCTTATAAAGACTAAATAAGAGATTATTTAGCGATGGATATGGTATCACAATTGATACTAATTAAATCCTATATTGTGATAAATATAATTCATTCAAACTAACTCTCTGAACAGATTTAAACTTTCTTTCTAACCTTGGTTACATTTCATAGAAATAAAATTTATTTGAAAACTGAATAGAGAAAAATGTAACTAAAAGAAATGAAAAATACTAGCAGGGATAAAGTAAAAGAATATTTAATATGCTACTTGTGATTTATTAATCATATTATAAAACGCTGTTGGATAATGTAATAGATCTTAATACTAATGGGCTTATGGATTGTTCTACTGGTCTTATAAATCACATTCAAGAAATAATAACTCTGGTGTAGATTAGATAAAGATAATGGGTATAATAATAACCGAAATACATTATGGTAAATTTATATGTATGGAGGCGATGAAATATGTCTGTTATTAAGAGAAAGAGAACTAAATCTAATTTACAAGCGCTGTATGATGCACAAAAAATGAGGACTAGCGTTAGCAGATTGATGCTAAAAGACTTCGGTGCGAAACCTAAAGTGAGAACCGTTGAGGATATTGCTAAGAATTATAAAATGAGTTCAAGAGATGCCGAAAAATATTTAGAGTTGACGAAGAAATATGGAATTACCACGACGTTGGAAGAGTTTCCATATTGGTTCGTCGATGATCTACGGAGATCGGTGTCGACATGTATGAGGGAGATGGCTGAGCATATTACGATTGCTAATAGTATTTACCCAAATAGCATCTATGAATGCGATTTAAGAAGACAACATCAAGACATTGCCATCGGGCAATGCGAATTTTTATTACAAGAGTTGCAATATATAATGAGCGTAATACCATTGAACGTAAATAAATTGATGCCGTATGTGGAAATGGTTGAAAAAGAGATTGCTTTGCTTAAAGCATGGAGAAAATCCGACAATTCCACCAGGACAAGAATCATCAATAATGAAATCGAAAAGTATTCGCAGGCTCCACAACTGTTATATCCATATTTGCAATACTCTAATAATTATATTGGCCAATTTAAACAACCATTGCAATCATATCCTACAATGGTAGAGCAGCCCATAATGGAAAAGCGTATCATGTGCGTCATAGTTCCAAAGAAATCGCCTTATAAATCTTGTAGTTCTCATTAGAGAGCGAATGTTGTTATTGTTGTAAGTACTACTGCGCGTATGCAGATTGGTATGAATTCGAACATTACTGTGATGGATTTACTAGCTCCACTTCCATCGTTGTTACAGGGATTCAACTTGTTAAAAATTCCACCAACTTCTGCAACGTCAACAACAATGGCAATGCCAACTACAACAACGCGTCCAATGCTAACGGCGTTCGCCTCCGATTCCATTTTGCGGTACTACGAGTAGAAGTCTCTGAATGGAGCTTCGATACCGTAACTCGGAAGGAAGTTGAGTCCTGTCCGCAAGGCGAATTTATAATATGATGCTATTTTGATACGTCACAGTGGCTATTACATATTAGCGGGAGTGGTCACTAGATCACTCCGCATATCTTATGCACTGCTATACGAATGGAGGGTAATTATGATTGATAGAACTGATAACAGACGCTAACCATTTGCATGAATCCTTCTTGAAATGCAAGCAGGGTACTGACTGGAAGGAGTCTGTACAACGGGCTAGCCTGAATGAATTGAAAAATATTTATCATAAACAGAAAAGCCTGCAAGAACATGCTTATAGTCAGATGCCTTTCTATGAGTTTAATATAATGGAACGTGGTAAAGAGCGTCATATAAGATCGCTTCATATTACTGACCGTATGGTTCAGAGATGTGTATGCGATTTTATACTATTACCAGAACTATCAAAATATCTTATTTATGATAACGGAGCATCTCTCCGTGATAAAGGAATTGGATTTACAAGAGATAGATTGCACCAGCATCTATGGAATTATTACTGCAATTATGGCCCTGAAGGATATATTCTATTGATCGATTTTCGTAAGTTCTTCGATAATATCGATCATGAGCTTCTATTAGAAGCAATAAAGAAAAAGATCAAAGATCCAGAAGTGATTGAACTAATCACTTATCTGGTAAGTACTTTTGCTATAGATGTATCTTACTTGTCTGAAGAGCAGTATGAAGAGTTCAAGAGTGAAATATTTGACTCGATGTCTTATGAGCCATATCATGAAAGAACTGGAGAGAAGTTGTTGTATAAATCCCTTGGAATGGGTAGTCAGATATCTCAAATTTCTGGTATTTATTATCCAACTCCTATAGATAATTACTGTAAAATTGTTCAGGGTTGCAAGTATTATGGAAGATATATGGATGATACTTATATCATTCATCATGATAAAGAATATTTAGTTTGGTTATTGGAACAGATTAAGTCTATCTGTTGGGATTTAAGGATTTATATAAATCTTAATAAAACACAAATCCAAAAATTGGATCATTTCACCTATCTTAAAGTGAAGTATACTATGACCGATACCGGTAAAGTTATTAAGAGAGTAGCGAGCGACTCTGTTACAAGAGAGCGTCAGAAACTTAAGACTTTTAGAAATCTTTTATTAGATGGATATATGACGATTGATGAAATCATTAATCAATATAAGTCTTGGAGAGGTGGAATATTACATCTTGATTCATATAGAACCATTCAGAATATGGACGCCATATTTCTGGAATTATTCGGTATAAACATCGAACATGTTTAGTAAATACTTTAAAGGAGGTAATTAACAATGGATAAGAAAATTACTTATACTATTGCATTTGCTGATGGAGCATCATTCGGTCCCGCCGAGCTTAACGGCAACAACTATGTTGTTTCTGGCGATGTAAGCGATGCTGTAAACGCAGCAAGTAAAAAATCTGTAACTGTAGACGGCAGTGATGGATCACATGTAGAGTTCAAGAATGCTACTGTAAACGCAAACGTAGTTGGCGGCGATACATATCTCTTTATCGAAGAGGAATCTGAGTCTAAGAGATATGAAGACTCCGTAGAGGCTCGTTTAACGTATCTTGAAATGATGATTGGAGGTACAGAATAATGAGTAAATTCGAGAAAGTACAGTATTTCTATGATAGAGAACTGTGGACAATCAGTCAGGTTAAAGATGCTGTTGCTAAGGGATGGATTACAGCAGCTCAGTACAAAACAATCACTGGAGAGAAATACGAGGCATAGTTCTCATATTGCAGTGAAATAATTAAAATGCGATGAATGCGGGAGTGCTTAATTGCACTCCCGTGTTTATTTTGTAAAATAAATAGATTAAGACTTTTTAATAAATAATATAGTTAGGAGGTCTTATTTTATGATTACTTGTACTGAAAGCGGTAAAGGTTTTACTAAAGGTGATATGTATCTTAAAAGTACTATCGAACGTATTCTTACAGAAGGATGTCTTGATGAGAATCCAAGACCTAAATACAAAGATGGAGTTCCGGCTCATACATTATCGGTTAACCATGAGATGCAGACTTATGATCTTGCTAATGGAGAATCTGGGTTTACTACACTAAGACCGGTATCTTTAAAGAGTGCTATTGGGGAGATCTTATGGATCTATCAGGATCAGTCTAATGATCTTGATTTACTTAAAGATAAGTATGGAATTACATGGTGGGATGAATGGGATATTGGAAATCGCACCATTGGTTCATGCTATGGTGAAACTATAAGAAGACATGACCTCATGAATAATCTTCTTGAAGGAATCAAGAATGATCCAGATGGGCGTAGACACATTATCACAATGTGGCAGGTTGATGATTTCAAAGATAAGCATGGATTAAAACCTTGCTGCTATCAGACAGTATGGAATGTACGTCATGGTAAAGATGGAGTTACATACTTAGATATGTGCATGTTCCAGAGATCATCTGATTTTCTTGTATCTGGAACTATCAATTGTTTACAGTATACAGCATTATTGTATATGGTTGCTGGACATTTTGGTTATACTCCAGGAAGGTTTACTTGGTATAACGCCAATGTACAGATTTACGATCGTCACCAGGAACAGGCTAATATCTTATTAGAAAGAGAGCCGATTATATTTGATACTGGTAAACATCCTCATTTTGAGGTTGAACCTAAGAATTTCTACGACTATACTGTAGATGATATCAAAATCATTGGTTATCCAATGAAAGAAGTTAAAGAAAAGAATCCTCAGCTTAAATTTGATCTTGGTATTTAATCATCAAAAGAGGGTTACAATTCAGTAACCCTCTTCTTTAATTTGAAAGGAGAGTATTTATGGGCTTATTTAATATTCTTAAAGATAAACTTAGAGTTACAAATGAAAATAACGTCATAGAAGACGATACAAAGCTATATACACAAGTAATTTATAATACGTTCAATAATTTTGTTGTATTAATATCTTATTCTAGCGATTATGCTACTCAGGTAGTAGAATTTCTTGATGCTTGTAATACAGCAGGATTGAAATTTATTACAATGCAATCTTCTTATGAATCAGACAGAGATGAAGAAGATAATGAAGAAGAACAGAAAGAAGAAGAGTTTGCTATCCGTCCAGAGAAAATACAACATCAGAGGCAATATATAGTTCTTTCTGGAAATATTCATACTTACTCTGGAATCTATAGTTGCATTGATGCTCTTTCTAATGATATTCTTCTTGCAGTTCAGGATGATATTTATAATAACTGCAGTTCTACATATTTCAATGAGCATATCAAGAATGGAGTATTGAACTTCAATGAGTTTAAGTATAGAAAGATTGCTCCTCAATATGATAAAGAAATCTCTTTAGAGACAACGTATTATAAAGAGACTTTATTGTTTAATAATCCTAGAGCAATTATGTCTAAATTACCATCTGGATTTATGGAGAAGGACATTCTTCAGATTATCAGAATTCATAAACTAAACGATGATTATGGATTCTCAATGCTTAAACTGCTAAAAGATCAATACGATTCCAATAAATGCGACGATCATTTCATAAAAGATTTCTCAGATGTATACTCTATGGTAATTGGAGATATAACAGAGGAAAAGATTCATAGGCTTTTATTTATGCCTAAATACACACTTCAGGATGATGATATATTTATCGGTGATGTAGATGATGAAAGATTAGATGATATCTTCAGGCAGCATTATGATAAATTTACTGGAGTGACTGACGATTCATTAAACTATATGGATATAGATGAGATCTTAAAGGAGGGAGAGGAAAATGGCAACGGATAATATAGATATAGATGATGTATGTAGTAAATTCGACTCGTATTTCGTTGCAGAAAAACAGAATCAGATTGATAAAAGATATAGGGCATCTTCTGATATAATATTCTCTGATGGTAAATTTGATCATCATATTAATTCTGAAGGATATATTGTGATAGAGAATGTAAGAGATGCTAATTATCTTATATTTACCGATCAAACCGGAGATGTAAGATTAATTATATACCAGAATACGCCGTCATTTAAGTTTAAAGATATTATTGACAGATGTAATCAAATTAGAGAAACCACTGGGGAAATTAAATCTGAAGATAAGAATGATAATTCTGATATAAAGATATCTGAAAGGCTCATAGATATCAACACGTTTGTATGCCCAACGTGCAATGGTAAAATGACTTTAATTAAGCCTAAAAGTACCAGTGAAACTATAGTTGCATATTGCAAGAAATGTAATATAGAATATGTATTAGTCCCGTCAAAGTATTACGTTATAAAAGCCCAAAAACAGTTCTATAATTCCACCAATGAAAGACATACTATGGTGGAAAATATCATATCAAAGAAAGGAAGTAATAAAAATGAGCGAAGTAATAAGAATTAAGTATTTTGGAGATCAGGAACCAATCGAGAAAATTCCTAATGGAGATTGGATTGATCTTCGTGCGGCAGAAGACGTTGCAATTCCTGAGAAGGAGTTTAAATTAATCCCTCTTGGAGTGGCAATGCAGTTACCTGTTGGGTATGAGGCGCATATCGCACCTAGAAGTTCTACGTTTAAGAAATGGGGAATCATTCAGACTAACTCTGTAGGAGTAGTCGATGAATCATACTGTGGGGATAATGATCAGTGGTTTATGCCAGCTTTCTGTTTGCGTGGGGATTATGTAAACGATAACGGAGAACACTTCTCTTGCATCCATAAAGGCGATAGAATTTGCCAGTTCAGAATTGTTAAGAAACAGCCTGAAGTAGAATTCGAAACTGTTAACGTACTCGGTAATGAGGATCGTGGAGGTATTGGCTCTACAGGAACCAACTAGGAGGGTACAGATATGTCATTTTTGAAATTCTATTTCATATTTATGATCATACAATGCATATTAAACTCAATAGCAAATTTAATAGATGAGGAGGAGAAGCACAATGATAATAAAGCCTAAGAAGAATGGAGTATTCTATTCATTTAAAAATGATGAGGCTGCTGATAATGCTATTAATGTAATTATCTTAGCATCTCTTCATGGAGATGAAGTTGTAGCATCATTGATTGCTCATAATATTATAAACTTCTTCTCATTCTCTAATATGCCTAGAACTATCAGGAATATTATAGTTTATCCGTTCGTTAATGTTGCTGGTATAAGAAATCATACTAGGGAATCATATGCCCCAACAGCAAATCTTAACGATGCTTGGCAGACTGTAGATTATAGAAATGCGATTAAAACTTTAATCGATGGGATGTGTGGAGAAGGAGGAACAACTCCAACTATTGTGATTGATATCCACAATTCTCCTAATATATTTCCATGCATTGTAATGGAATCTACAGATCCCAATAATGATAAGATTGAAAATCTTATGAAGAAATACAATGAGCAATGCGCTATACCTAACGGAATAGCAATGTGTAAACGGCATACTGATATAGAAACAGTTAAATCATACGTTAACAACTCATACCCAGATAATGCATTTGGTATAACATTCGAATGCTCTGGTATGAAATTGGTAAACGATAATTATATTTTATTCTGTAGCGACAAGATTACAAGTTTTATAAGATTCGTATCAGAGAATTTCAATAAGTATATTGATGGACCTGATAAGGATTTTGTTTCTATGGATTTAGCAATTAATCTTGTTGCACCATCAAGCGGCGTTATTGAATATTCTCCTTTCAAAGATCCTCAGGCTGTTGTTGCTGGTAATGAATATCATAATGGAGAAACTATAGCAACTATAATAGACTTAAGAAATTACGTTCCTGTAGGTGTAGTTACAGCACCATCTGATGGAAGACTGATATGCATGAACGATAATGTTTATGTATCTGGAGGAGAATGCTTCGGCATGTTTCAACCAACGATTATAGATTAGGTATTTGATCACTTCCGGCAACATTTAGGTAATCAAGGAGGTGATCTAGATGATAAATACCGAATTTATAAATAAGGTAGAAAATGTATATACAGATGGCGGGAAATCTACTATTAAGGTTAAGAATGCTCCATATTATGATGGAGAGCAATACGATCTTGATGATCCAAAAGATTTCAAGCATTTTATTGATGACCTTAAAAGAATTGTTCGTAATTCATTTGAGTATCGTTGGTTAGTTGGTTATTTAAAAGAGACTGATGGGATGGATGAATGTAGTGTTCTAGAAAATGTTACTTCTAGAGATAATTCTGGGGTTAAAATAGAATTACATCATTCTCCATTCACATTAGAAGACATATGCTTAGCTGTAGTAAAGAAACGTATAGCCAATAATGAAGATATGAATATTAACGCTTGCGCTTACGAAGTTATGTATAATCATTATCTGAAATGGATTGGTTTGATTCCTTTATCTTCAACAGTACATGAGCTAGTTCATAATGCATACTTTTTCGTTCCAGTAGATAGAGTGTTTGGAGATTATAAGCCATTTAAAGAATCATACTATAATTATATCGATCCAGCAGTATTGGATGCTATAGATAATGCTGAACAGGCTACAGAAGATTATGATGATTCTCAAATGCAAATCTTCAATAATCATAGAATTTACGTTGATACAGAGGATTATGATAATCAACGATTCAGCGATCTTCGTCCAGCGATTACAAATAGAATCGATGAGATAAAAAGTGGCACTCAAGCTCATATTCCAGAGGATAAACAACAGTCTAAAGTGATGTGTTATATTGTAGATAATAGAAAACCAAGAACATTTTGATAAGAAATTAAGAAGGAGGTACTTAATTATGCTTTTTAAAGATCCTATAACTTTATTAGCAGAATGTGCTGCTGCCGATATTGGTAGAAGTACTGAAACTGCTGTAACAGAATCTCAGATCATTTCTACATATGCATCTATAGAGGAAGCCAGCGAGGAAGTTATCTATGCTCCTGAGATGGTTCCTGTAGTCAAGGTAGGAAATGATTTCTTAACAGAAATGCAATATCTTGCTCCATATATTCAGAACAACGGAATCTCTTCTGTTGCTGAAGCTTTGGATAATATTGCAGAAGCAAATAATCTTCCACCTAAGTCTGTTGGTTTATTGGTAGAGTCTCAGGAATGTGTAACCAAGATGATCGATGAAGCTTTAGATAAATCTAAGGTTGCAGGAAGTAAAGTGCTTGGTAAGATTAAGAAGGGCGAAGGTCTTATCGATAAGCTTACTAAAGGCGGCTATAAGGTTAAGAAAAAGAAGTCTGTAAAAGAAGGTAAGGGATGCGATAATTGCCCTAAATCCAGCAAAAATGAAGAGGGTGTCGATACAGGAAGCCAGGCACCTGGAGAAAACGTTGATGATACATCGGATACAGATAGCGATGCAGCACCAACAACGTAAAGTTAACATGTGGTTTATAAAATAAATTAACGGGTGTGGTTAATTCCACACCTGTTTAATTTTGTTAATAATAATATATTATAGATATAGCACAAATAAGATGAGATTATAAATCATCTAAAACTTATTAATAATCATTTTAAGGAGGAATCAATATGAAGAAGTGATTTAATTTTGAAGCAACTAATAAAAATATTTCGTTATAGGTTCTACAAAATCTATGAAAGGAGAAGAGTTAAAATGAGTGATACATTAGAAATTTGCACAGATGCGTCCATTAGGACGTTTGAAAACGGTAGGGTTTTTGGATGCGCTGGAGCATTATGTATTAATACTGGAGAATCAGAATATGTTATAAGTCAGGATACGACTAATAACAGATCTGAATTGCTTGGAATATATCTGGGAATTAGATTAGCTGAGAAGATTTATCTTAACAACCCAGATGCATATGATGAAATAAAACTGTATTCCGATAGTCAATTCGGCATATTCGGTTTAACAAGATGGATGGACGCTTGGTTAGAAAGAAGCGATCCGAATGGCATCTTGTATGGCACCAATAACAAACCTGTGAAAAATCAGGAATTGTTTAAAGCAATAATCACATATCTTACCACTCATAATATGAGGGTAAAAATGTTGCATCAGTCAGGGCATGTATCTTTAGGAAATACTAAAAAATTAGCTGAGGCAAACGCGGTATTTTTAAACTCTAATGGTTACTTATTAAGACCGGAGGAGATATATAAAATATCGTATTATAACGACATCGTTGATAGGACTAGCAGAGACAAATTACAATACGTTAATCCGAATGATTATCCCGTAATGGATTATTCTGAAAATTATAACGTTATGTGCAGTTATGTAATCCCAGCAAATTATAAAGAATATGTTTGCTAGGAAGGAGTAGATCATATGAATTTATACGGCACAATTCAAAATGGAGGATTCGGTACCAATGCACCAATGCAATATGGTGCCGGATTTAACCCATATTATGGAGGAATGGCACCACCGCCTCGATATCAGACGATGGGGAACATGGTTCCTTTAGGTGGAGGAGTGAACGTATATAATACAGTTCAACCACAACAGCAGCAATATAATAATGGAATGGTATTTCAACCAATACCACAACAATATTATCAGCAACCGCAATATCAATCTCCATTTGGTGGGGATTATAATAATCCATATGCAACGACATTCGCTGCATATAGACAGCAACAACAAATTGGGTATCCGCAACAATTTAGTGGTAATTTTGGGTATCCTGGAGGCGGAATGTATGGAGGATATAATCCAAACTTCTATGTGTCTCCAATGTATAGACAACAACAAATACAGCAGCTTAAATCAATGGATAAATTGAAATATGAAATAGCTGCAGGATTTAAAGGCAAATCTATTGATATGGAGAAATTAGATCAAGCTCTTGAAGCTAGATATAATCCTTCTAGTCAATATGAAAAAATGTCTGAAGAAGAAAGGAGTAATTTAAACAATTGGAATACTTTAGTACAGATGTCTCAAATGGCTAATAATCCATATTTAGAGACAGGTGGTAGAAGTATAGCAAGAATGATGATAGAGCAATCAGCAAATTATCATAGAGAGCTAGATAATCATTCTTTATTTGAATTCTTGCAGAACGACTTATGGAAACTTCAGAGAGAATATTGGATAGCTCAGAATATTAGTAGAGGATATAACAGAAATCTATCAAGCACTTATGATAGTAAAGAATATAATGAGTTATTAAAACTACACAACTCAGCTAATCCATATATTGATCAAATACTTAACGATTCTAGGTATGATAATAATCTATATGATGAAGAGTTAGGTATGAGTCTTGCATTCGATCCTGAAAAGAGAAAGATGCAGATAACAAGAAAACCATTGCCAACGTATATTTCATCAGAAGAAACTCAACGACGGCGACACGAGTGGACAAATCTTATACTAAACGGCATTTACAATAAGACCCCACAACAAACCGATAGTGGTGGAGGAGGTGGCGGTAATGTCCAGAGTTAGTTTAATAGAGAAGTTATATGTAAAACGTAAAAGCGCTTTTGAGTTTGACTATGATGCATTAATGGCACCACCAATATTAAGTATATTAAGCATTACCGATGTAGGAGATCTTAATCGTATTGCTACGAGTCTTAAATATAGTGGTAATATGGATAAAAAATATAAACTGATAGATGAAGTGATGACAAGGAGGGGATTTAGAAAAGCCCATTGTGGAACTAATAGAGTAGTTTATAATTTCTTAGAGCTACCAACGTTTGTAGCCAAGGTAGCATTAGATAGAGTAGGAATGACAGATAGCCCAGCGGAATTTAAGAATCAAGAATTCTTCAAACCATTTTGCTGTAAGATATTTGAAACAGATCCTACAGGGACGATAGCGTTTGTAGAACGTGTAAATCCAATATCTTCGAGGGAAGAATTTCTCTCAGTAGCAGATGATATATTTAATCTGCTTATTACCAAAGTAATTGGTAAATATGTTGTGGATGATTTAGGTTCAGATACGTATATGAATTTTGGTATTAGACAATTATCAGGAGGATGTACATTTGGACCAGTCATAATTGACTTTCCATATGCGTATGAATTAGATGGAGCCAAACTTATGTGCGCTAGAGATATAGACACTCCGTTTGGTAAAATAAAATGTGGAGGTGAAATAGATTATGATGCAGGTTTCAACCATCTAGTTTGTAGTAAATGTGGTAAAGTCTATACTGCAATGGATCTTAAGAAGAAAGATTGTAGTGTAATCATGTTTGGAAAAAATAAGGAGGATTACAGAATGAGAACTAAAGTAGTTAGTGGCGACAAAGTTATACTTGACTCTGGCAGGGAAAGTGAAACTTATATTACTCAGGAAGAGTATTCTACTATTAATAATAATGGTAGATTGGAGGCTGGTAATATTTATCCTGTAAAGAAAGTTATAAAGAAAAAGTATAAGTCGGCAGAACAGAAGCGCAGAGATTTCCATACAGAGCTTCAGAAAAAGCATTTTAAGGAAGTAAAGGCAAATGAGATAACAAAGCCTATCCATGTAGCCAATCCAGTGAATTATGAACCTGAGACAGAAGATATGGAATATGGTACAATAATTTCGGGTAAGGTTGTACCAGCGAGCAATATTACAAAAGAGATCGAGGAGAAAATACTACCAGAGCTCGATCAGAATTATGAACCATCAACACCGGTAGTTCCGGTTAATGATGAAGAGAAATCTGTTGTAGCAGAGGAGGACAACAGTCAGCAAGAAGAAATATCGCCAGAGATGGAAGCATTCGCTAAAGGGTATGAGGATGAACTCCATAGAAGTATTGATGATGCTGATACAGATACTGCTACCAACGAGGGTACTGAAAATGAAGCGGAACAGTCTGATGATGCTGTAAAAAACAGTACTGAAGATGATCAATCTACGGAATCAGAATATACAGATGATGAAGATCCTAGTGATAATTCAGAATACTTAGCAGAGCAGGCAGCTTCTATCGCTGAAGAATTAATCAATAACGCAGACTCAAGCATTGAGGCCAATGAGGAAATACAGTCTGAGGAACAGGTTAATAATGACGTAGATCTTAGCAATATAACAACCGAAATGGTTGGTTCTGCTGTAGAGTCAGATTATCAGGATTATTCTAATTATATTCCTCCAGAAGAAGAGGAAGAAGAAAACACCGATGAAGAGGATTATATAGATCCAAAATATGCGGATGAAATAGAGAAGTTTAATAGAACTTCTTCTAAGAAAAAGAATAAGAAAGATAAGAAACCATCAGCGAGAAACATCAGAAAGCATTCTAGTAGATATGCTGGGTATGGCGAAGATGACGATATGTCAGAGTACTAAAATAATGCACGGGGGAATTTAGTTTCCCTCGTGCTTATTTATATTTTTTATTTTAAGGAGGAACTAAATAATGATGACAAACAGAGAGTTGCCAGTAAAAGGAGAAATATTCAAGCATTTTAAAGGTAATCTTTATCAGATTATTGATATTGCTTTACACACCGAGACTGGAGAATACATGGTAGTTTATAAAGCTCTGTACGGAGATGGCGATGTTTATGTAAGACCATTCGAAATGTTTATGAGCGAAGTAGATCATGATAAATATCCAGAAGTCACCCAGAAATATAGATTAGAAAGAGTATTTGACAAGAAGAAAGTTTATCCTGTTATTACATTGTGCGGTTCTACCAAGTTCAAGGATGTATTTGAAGAGCAGCGTAAGAAACTTTCTCTTGAAGGTTATGTAGTTATCTCTTTAGGAACATTCGAGCATTCTGGAGATAAAGAGGTATGGGAAGGAAAGCCTGAGGGTACTTATACCGAAACAAAGAATATGATTGACGATATGCATTATCAGAAGATAGATATGGCTGATAAGATAATGGTTATTAATGTCGGCGGATATATAGGCGAATCTACAGCTAAAGAAATTGAGTATGCTAAACTCACCGGAAAGGATATATTATATCTTGAAGAAAGGAGTTGATCAATTATGTTCAACGGTCATACAATGACAGTGATAACTGATTTGAATTTAATAGCAGATCAAATCAATAATATTGATTTCGTTACAGTGGCAGCAATTACTGGAAGTGGGAATTATCCAAATCATCCAAATATTTATAATGCCAGCATTCTTATGCCACCAACAGAGATCCTTATGGCTTGGTCAGATGGTAATGATTTGATTATGCAGAATGAATATCCTGCATACTTGAATTGTAAAGAGCCAGATGATATGATTGTTGCTCTTATAGCAGCAATGACGAAAAAGAATATTGTCTTATATATTCCTATGGATGAATTCATGGTATATGGAGAAATGCTACTTAACCATATTTATTATACGTATGGAATTACGTGTAATTTTGGTAATGCTATATTTAGCGTTAATCCATCTAAGATTCCATTCATTATCAGTAAATTCTATCTGATAGACGTAATGACTCCAGATGATTATTTAGCAATGTACCCGCCAAATCAACCATTACCGCAGTTTGTTATTAACAAGCTTGCAATGGATTTACGTCCATTTGCTGGACCAGCAACATTTGTTGATTATGAAATCTATTTTAATAATCTTAATATGCAGAAAGGTCAACAGCAAACTGGACCAGTAAATATGGTTAATATGGTAAGAACGGTAGGCGATAAACAATGATTGTATTTACAGACAAAATAGAATTAGTTCAAGTGCTCTCCCAGGTTCATCCTGGGAGGCAAATTATTATAATGAACTTATCGTCATATAAGAGTGGCTACTATGATATAACACCGCTGATTACTAATATATCTCCTATTAATAATACTCAGATGCCAGCATATGAATTCGTTGATTCTATAAGCTTTGATATGCAATATGCAGCAGCATTGGAAAACAATTTTACCATGTATCAGTGTATGATGCAGATGGTTGTTAGATCCTATGAAGGCTATATAGTTGTAGTGCTTGTTTATAGAGATCCATATAGGGATGCAATTATGGAATCTTTAATTAAGTATATACAGCAAAAATATGGTCATAACTGTTGGGTGGTAGAAGACATAGATGATTTAATGTACATTAAAGACGAATCATTTACTCCAATGGGTATTAAATACATCGATGATGATATAACGAGATATAATGATCTATATTCTAAAGGTCAAGTACCAGCATTGTTAGAGCCAATTAATATGGAGTAGGAAATCCTACTCCATATATCTTTTGGATTATATATTATAATTTTGTAAGAGTAAATAGAAATGGAGGTAATAAAATATGTTTACATCTCTTATTATTAATGATAAGGCTTATTTCTGTACTGATGAGATTAAGCCAGGAACAAACTTAATGGTTTGTGTTGCTAAAGGAAAAGAAGACGATTACATTATGATGCAGGCTAGTAATGACGAGGATAATAATGTAATCATGGCATTTAGTTCTAAGGAATATGCCAACAGGGTGCTTAATGAAGTTAATGCAGTTTATGAGGAAATAATAGAAGTTAATATGACTAATATGAATACTCCTGCGAGGATTATTGTAGATATTGATACTCAGAACGATAAGGGTTCTGCCATCATTCAATGTATCTATAATGAGATCCATAATAATGATGAATATGCTGCAGCTTACTACGAGAATGCATCTTTGTTTGCTACAGTAATGGGACCAATATTGGCAACAAGGTACGATGATGAAGCAGAAACAGCGAAGACTATAGTAAATACCGTCTATAGCTTCTGCTTAATGTATTCAAATATCGTTGGTTCTATTGCTAAAGATGTAAATCCAGAACAGATTGATGGATTAATTAAGCAGTTTGAAGCAATGGAGTCATCTAAGGAAGAAGGAATGGAAGATGATGAAGACGACAGTGAAACAGATTAATATTTTAGACAAAGTCTTAGATAAAGAATATTGGTCATATATGTCTGAAAGGTTTTATTACACTGGGCACATGTATCATGGTTCGCCATTTGAAAGTGATGATAATTGTGGGACATGTGACGGTGCTAGATGTGAAACCTGTAAGAAGGTTATAATACCAGCAGGGATTGAATGCTCTGTTGAATCCGATGAATTACTGCAGATAGTAATAGATCTTGGTATGCCGGAGGATATTGCTCAGAGTGCAGTATTTGACGATTTCTATAATTCTAGAAAGACAGGATTGGATATACACTTTCCAACATGGCAGGAGTTCAAAGAAAAATATCCTGAGAAGTATGAGGAAGTTGTAAAAGCTGTTGGTAAAAATTAGCCTATAGGCGGAGATTATTCTCCGCCTAAATTTTTTGTCGTAAATAGGCCTCTTGGAAACATTGATATAAATGAAAGGAGGTTAAACCATATGATAACCCAAAATGAATTGGACAAGATTGTCCAAAGACTACAAAATAACGAAGAAGTTTATTTGTATTATGCAGCTCATTGTGTTGAACTGCGGGAAGGCATACTGGATGAAACTATATATAAGTCAGTTAATAGGTTTAGACCTATAAAAGTAAAAATCACTGGAGTGCAAAATGCTTATTTTGAATTATTAAGATTCTTAGAGCACCCACAAGATTTCCATACTGAAACTGAGGAAGAGTATTACGACGTTAATACAAAATATATTCATTATTATACGGTACCGAATACTCTAGGTCCATATCCTAAAACATTTACTGCTATGATGCCATCCATCGTTTATGGATACAGAAGAAAACTATACTATAAAGATGGAACTTCTAAAGAGTTTAATGACCCATCACCAGTAGTGCCAATATACACCAATAATCCAGAATACGGAGATTACACATCTACTACATTAAGTTCTGCATTAGATAATGGATCTCTAGACTGGAAATATATGAAAGTTGAAGATCCGATAGAAGATGATGGAATATTGTATTATTATATTACGTCAGACTATTATATATTGGATATAGAAAACTTTCCAAGAACTGAGAAACCATTAATAAATACAAAACAAAAATGTGCTTATTTTTTAAACTTATGCGATTGTCTTAGCTATATAAAGCAATTGGAGGCTTAATCATGTTTAGTGCAATTTGCCCATACTGTAATGGGGTTAACGTACTAATGGATAAAAACATAGATGAGTTATACAAAAACAAATCAACCTTTCTTAGATGCAACTCATGTAATGAAATATTTATCGTTAAAGTAACAGATGGCGAGCATAGATTTATTAGAGAGGAGCAGTGTAAATAATGAAAGCTATAGTAGCAGTTGATAAAAATTGGTCAATTGGAAAAGATAATCAACTATTGTTTAAGATACCTGAAGATATGAAATTCTTTAGAAATCTTACTACAGGAAATATTGTTGTTATGGGTAGTAAAACATTTGAATCTATTGGTAAACCATTACCAAATAGAGTAAATATGATTCTTACTAGATTGCCAAGAAAGTATGGCGATATAGAGAATGTGGAAGCATATAGTAAAGATGATATGGAAAGGATTCTTAGATTAGAGAAACATGTACCTATCTTTATAATCGGTGGAGAATCAGTATATAACTTATTTATTGATGAAGTGGATGAGATTTACGTTACGAAGCTTGAGAAAGAATATGATGCCGATAAGCACTTTATTAATCTAGAGGCAGACCATCGGTTCAAAAAAGCTGAAGATCTTCAAAATGGTGAATATGAAGGTTCTAAGTTTACCATTTCACGTTGGATTAGAGCTTAAAATTTTTATTGGCGATATATTATATTAGTAATGAAAGGAGGTTAAGTATGAATAAATCAAAAGAATTATATGAATATATAAATTATACAGCAGATATTTCATATTTGACTAATACATTCATTACTGAATATGATATATCGAAAGCCAATATTAATGTATTATATCTTAAAGGAGTTATAGATAAACCAACGTATGATTACCTGTATCAATCAGAACGTATGGTAAGGCAGAAATTTGTTGGTATGCTTCAAAGAGATAATAAAGAAGTAACAAAAGCTTTACAATCTGGAATTATAGAAGCTAAAAAAGCTTTATTTGAAGCAAATGATATTCAAGATCATGAAATATTAATGATTCTTAATGATGCAGTTTTTGTGATTAATAGACAATTACAGAACACAAACTTCGGCATGATTCAATTCATGCCAAAAAATATTTATACATCTTTCTATAGAGTGAATACTCCAATATGCAAAATGGATATGCTCTATTATTATAGTAATATCAATAAAGAAGAATATCTTGATATAAAAGGATTATCTGATAATGTATTACCATTGCATGAAAATGCATTCTATCAAGCATTAAAAGATATATTCTATTCTGTACAAATAGATGGAGTTGAAGTAGCAATGAGGATGCTAAAAGATATCTATATGCAGTATATAAATCTTCAGCTTCCAGTAGAGTATTATAGAAAGTTTGATAATGAATCTCAATATCATTTCAAATTATTCAGTCGTCTCTCTACTGGTTATACGATATCTCAGATAGATGATAGTATAAAACCAATGCTTGATATTACTTATAATTTACAAATCTTATTAGAGATTCAAAAGATTTTAGTATCATTATATTTCAATAGATAAAGAGAGTAGGGATATCCCTACTCTCTATTTCTTGTGTTAATTATTTTTTATTCTGCTTTAGCATTTCCGCCATTTTGTGTATTGAAATCAATTACAAACTGAGTTATAACCAGATAAATATGCTGACCTAAAAATTTACCAATATAATCAGTATTGTAAATATATGATAATTTGGTAAGCAACGTAGGCGATAACTGTTCTGGTATTTCGTTTTGAATTGTTTCTATCATTTCCTTTTCCATCTTCGAGTTAATATAATAAATACTCTTAGATGTAATATTAAGTATTGTATAGATATTCAGAGCATCCATAATGATGTAATCAAGATGATTAAGAATCTCATCCTCCTTATATTCTACAGTCATTATTGGCTGCATAGATTCAAGTCTATTCTTTTCTTTTAGTTGTGTTATTAGAGTATTTAGCAGTCCAACTATAGCTATAGCGATTATAGCAAAAAAGCAAATAATAATGATTCCAATTATTGTGTAAGTATTCATGTGAATTCCTCCGTTTTTTATTTTTTTAATATAAAGTTCCCGAAACATTACAAATTAAAAGGAAGGGTGAGATTTCTCTCACCCTTTTCTTTTTTTTAAGCTACATAAATTTGCTGTTGCGGTTGAGGCATTCCATAATAAATACCATTATATCTCTGCCAGCTTATAATGCTATCTCTAGCTTGAATAAGCATTGGATTGTATGAGCCTCCATATTGAGCTTCCTGTTTAATCTGTAACAGTATAGTGAATGATATATCAAGAGTCATACCATCTAGATAATTCATAATGAAGTATTCAGGAAATCCCCAACATTGAGTTGTAGATATAAAATCTGCAGGGTTTGCATGATGCATTTGATGCTGAGTTTTTGATAGCATAATTACATCTAACCAATGATTTCTATGAGCCCATTCTAAGTGTTGTACTACATCAAATGTGGTGCAATATCCTACAGTATTTAGAAGATGCTCTGTAATCATTATTGTAGCTTGCTTTAGTGTAGGAAGATTATGATGCATTTCTATGGTAGCCATATCTGACGTAATGGCTGGCATATTTTGATCTCTATCTAATCCTAAACCCATTACAAATGATTTGTAATCTTTATAGAATCTAAGTTTCCTAAAATTGTTTTCACAAGAATATATAAATCTTGAATATATATCCGTATCGATTAATGTATCCCTGGTTTGAGCAAAGTATATTGCATTGGGATGATCTGGAGAATCAATCATAGGGTTTACAGGTCTATCCATAAAATCACCTCCTATTTATTATACTAATGTTTCGCCCTTTATAATGAAGCTTTTAAGATTATTCTATTAGGAGAAAGGAATGATGCTTTATGTATAAAAGAGATGAAGTTCTTGAAGAAATTCATGATGAAGAAGGAAGATTAATATATCAAAGAATGAGCGATGGTTATATTGAAAGAAATACTTATGCAGCAAATGGTAAACTAATCAAACAAGATATCACATATTCAAATGGCATTCGTGAAGTAGAGCATTATAAAGGGTAAAAATTCTATATCTGCACATACTAATAATTCTAAACAAGTAAAGGAGGGATATGGGCATGTATATTCCTGAAAAGACGTATACGGATAATCCATTCGTAGATAACGTATTATATTATGCTAAGATCTTAGCATTGAACTGCGTTATTAAGGATGAAGATGAAGCTTTATCGTATGAAACGGAAGCATCTTTAAGCAACGGGAATACGCTTATAGCTTGCGTTGAAGGTCGAGCTACATATGAATTATTCCCCACAATTCCAAAAGAGATTTTGGAAAAATATATTCCTATAAAAAGTAATATTGATCTTTATGTAGAAGACGTTGATGCTCTTGAAACATATTTTAGAACTTTCACTGATTATGAAAGAGTTAATTTATTTAGAAAAATATCAAATCTTGCAAGAACTATTTATATTGATCATTATGACGTAATGATGCATTATCTTACTAATATAGATGATACATGGATTGATGATAATAAACCTTTATATGAGTCTTGCTTAACTAAATCTGCTACATATAAAGATTTATTTGATCAAATTCCCACAGAGACGATGAAAAGAATCGTAAAGCAATATCTTAATAATTATAACAACTCAGATATCAATGATATGGTATCATCTCTTGATGCATTTCAAGAATATATTGATTCCAGAATTGATAGCACAATAGATACGGAGCTCGATAATATTACAAGCGCTATGACAGCAGTATTTATTAGTCATTATGAAATGATGATTGAGCGTGGATATGTATCTAAATCTCATAATAAATGGTATGAGTTTATCGCTTATGAATCAGTCTATAACAAATGCAAGACTGGCAATTCATCTTACTCTGAATTATATCCATTATTCCCGGCAGATGAATTATTAGATTCATTATATTCTGTTATCGGGCAAACAACTGTAGATTCATTTCAGTTGTATGACGGGTTAGATATTCTTGAAGAGTACTTTAATTCATACTCATTAGATCCCGAGCAGGAAAAAGCAGACTTATCTTCTAATATGATGAAGAAATATGTAGAATGCTATAATCCTATGATAAATAAAGACATCTATGAGAAATGCAAAGCATCTCAAGTAGATTATTGGTATCTCAGCGATTATATGCCTAAAGAAACACTTAAAGTTATTCTAAATACTTTTATAGATGAAATTACCAATATAGAAGCGTATGAGAAATCTAAGAATATGCTTAACGAGTATTTAGCATCCATCTCTCAGGATAAGAGAACTGAAATTAAGAAGAGTATCACTAATGATATGATGGAATGGTATCCAAACAACTATACTGAGCTTAATAAGTATTATAGAGCTCTTATGGGACAACCACCATTAGATGATAATGGAGAACCTATGGAAGATACTCTTAAAAGGACATATAATTCCACCACAAAGAGTTTCATTGATTTTGGAACTAGATTTACTTCCATTATCCCAGCTACAGCTTACCCTGAGTCACATTGGGATCAAGCATTATGTGATTTCGATGATTACGATATCAGTATCTTGGAAGAGTATGGAATTCTTGAGCAGTATATTGCTGTATGTAAAGATAATAATACTAATGATATTGATGGTAGATATGATTATTTTAATCATCTTGGAGCTGACGCTTTGGATGTGTATACTTGCAGAAAGGCACAGAAATTTCAATTAATGTATGTGCCAGACGTAGATGATACAGATGCTAAAAAGAAGTTTGTAGATATCTATACAGTAAATAGGGATTATATAATTAGAACAGTCTACGCAGATGGGTATAAGTATCAGTCTGATTATTACGACAAATTTATGATTATATTTATTCTCTTAAATACGATCATGGATATGCTAGTTCATATTCCTGAATATATCATTGATAGAGAAGTATTTGATGCTAGATGCATAAGCTATATGTTTGAGGCATTTGGCATTCCATACTACTCTGAGATTCCATTAAAATATCAGAGAGCGATGCTTAAAAATCTTAATACATTAATCAAGTACAAATCAAGTACGAAGAATATGATAGATATTTGTAGTATATTTGGATTTGATGATGTAAAGGTATTCAACTATTACTTATTCAAATCTAGAAATACTTCTTTAGATACTGGAGAGTACGTGCTTGAAGAGAATAATGATATTTCATATAATATAGATGAATTATACATCAAGAATTCTGATGGTGATTTCTCTGACTATAATGGGAATCATTATTCTAAACTTACTGATTATAAAGATTATGATGAATCCTATCATATAAAAACTATAAGCGTCCAAGAAGATGACGGAACTATAAAACAGAAAGTTATTATGAATAACGACGTAGATTACTACGTTAGAGATCCAGATGATAACGATAACTTCTTGAGTGTAAAAGATTTGGATTATTTCACATCAATTAAAGCAAGCACTCAACCTGCAACTCTTAAATTTATTAGAGTTCCTATAGGAGAAAGTCTTACTACTTATAAGAATGATCCTAATTATATTGACGGTTATGATGAAATTGTAACTGCTGATGAAGGTGATACATGGGACGGAGGGCTTGAACACGACGCTTTAGCTCAGAAGATTCTTGATTATGAGTTTAATGCAGTAAAATCTAAATACATCTCAATAGAAACTGTAACAGAAATGACTGAATTAGCGTTTCAGGTATCATATTTCTACAATATGCTTTTCGATAACTTCTATTCGGAAGATAATCTTACTGTAGAGGTAGCAAGTATTAAGACAGGGCATAAGTTCCGTTTTATGGACATCGTATGCTATCTGTTTGCTTTGATGTATTTGTATGATGGATTAGAGGATAATATCATGTATTCTCCAACCCAAATATTGTACGTTAAAGGCTACAACTTCAGTGAGTGCGCTAATGAAGTACTAAAAGACCAAAAATACTTCCAGCAGACAGATGAAGACTCTGGAGAACCATTAGCTGACGATAAGAAATATAATGTATTTAGCATTAATGATAGAATTGCTGAAGACGGATATGATTATCATGAAGCATTCGAAAACTACAGAATAACAGCATTTAATCTTGGCGCTGATATAGATGAATTAGAGAAATGGCTTAATGATAACTGTCAGATGTCTTTAGAAGATTTTGTTGTTGATGATTCATTAACTGAGTTTAGTCAGGTTATTACATTGAGATCATTCTTCTCTCTTAATAATTCTTATTACCAGAAAGATATCTTCAAACAGAATCTGTTACCATTACAATACAACCAGAATATAAACTATGCTTTCGGATATAAATTATTCCGTAAATCATTAATTGGAGATATAGAGTCTGTTATTCATGGTTTCATTACTACAGATGATGGAATGATGGCTGAATTGATAGATGATAATTCCAATGAAGTTTATATCATGGATTATACCCAATATATTATATTCAATGGTAAGAAGATAACTCCTTATTACCAATATACTCGTCAGAGTAATGGTGATTATTACATGAGTTCATCTCAACCATATATGAAATATAGAAATGGTTATGAACGCATATTTGATAATGATATTAATATCATAAGAAATAGAGATCAGAAATGCGTATTTGCTGCAGATCATTTCTATAGGAAAGTCAATGGTATTATAGAAGAAATTACTGAAGATAAATACTTCATGGATGATCCATATGAGCCAGGAAAAAGAATACTCTTATTCGGCGAGTATTATATTTACGATGAAAATGAATGGAAATTAAATCCTAATAACTGTTACGTTGCAGTTGTAAAGAATGGTGAAGTAAGTTACGTTTTGTTAAAAGATGTAGAAGATACTGACGATATAATGGTATCTGAGGAAGATTGCTTTATCAGGCATTCAGATGGCCATTTCATAAGATTATCTGATACAGATTACTACGTAAGATCAGAAGATGGTAACTCATTTGTTCTTAATGAAGAAGAATGTTTCGTTATAGCAGATAGAGAAACTGAATGGTTTGACCCTGCAGCAAATCCTAGAGTTTATTATATGAAACTCAGTAGCTACTATGATGAAAATAGTAGTATTATTATCAATACTACTTATTTCGTTAAAGATAAGGATGGAAATTTCATTCCTGAAAGTGAATTAATTCATCCTACAACGTGCTATTATATAAATCCTGATACTGGAACTTATTCTTTGGTTATAGAGCATATTGCTGTATATGAAGATTATACAGAGCCATTCAATATAACAAACGTTCTTATATTACAAGAGGATAATACTTACAATGAGTTAATCCCAGATGATAAAAATTATATCTTAGTAACGAATCCTAATAGAGTATTTACTTATAATAGTGATACCAGATATGGATTAGCTTTAAATAAATTAGCATCATATGATGATACATCAACAATGATTGTTGTATTCAATAGATACCTTGATGAAACAACATCGTCTGATTCATTTACAGATGAAGATTCTGTATATAATCCTGAAGTTACAGATAAAGTATGGGACGAGAATGATTATTTCTATGAAGATCCATCTTATGATCCAGATAATGCTGTTGGTATGAATGGCGAGAATAAATGGTATTACACAAAACCAGATTCCACGACTATTCAATCCACTGAAGAAAATAGTGAATCAACTAAGATTGGTTCTGGCTTCTATCTTGAGGCTACTTCATATATTGGAGATACTGAACTAGAATATGGTTCAAGATATTATATGTCTTTCGATGTAGAGACAAACTTCAATGGAAGAGTTCAGATTAGCAATGAGGTCGATCAAGATTGCGTTAAAGAAACTGATAGAGAATATCAAGTATTTAAAGAAACAGCCATTCATGTTAACCAAGTATTTACAGCAAATAATAAAATACATCCTGCAATAAAATTCTTAATATATTGCTATGATGAATTTCCAATTCATATTGGAGATTATATCGTGGTAAAGAATATTAAGTTTATGAAATCCTATAGTGATAATTTTATAGCTCAAGATATTCCTTCGTACGAAAAGCTTCAAGAACTTTATAATACGAATAAAGCTATATATAATTATATTACAACAAAAATGGCAGAATGCAGTGATTATGATACTTACCAAATCTATAAGAAGCTGTATGATTCTCTTATGACTTCTGAGTATAATAAAGAAGCATTCAAGATAGGAGATAATCAATATGCTAAAACATACACTGATTTCTTAGAGACTAGAGACGCTGTATTGTATGAGAAATTGAAGTATTTTAAATCATTAGATACTGAAACAATGCAGAAAGAAATAGCTGATAATATTGTTGAAGTAACGTATGCTATTGATGAATATATTGATACTTACAGTTATGGATATTTATATTCATATTTCCCTGCAGTATCTGCTAATTTCATTCAGCAGTATATTTCAAAGGTTATTAATTTCTTTAAATCTTGGAAAGTTCATCTTCTTGGTATTAATACGATATATAAATTTGACTCTAAGATGGAGAATACAATTAAAGTACTTGAAGATCAAGAATATGAAGTAACGCTTGATGATACAAAACATAATGTCTTTATATATGATAACGTTAAAATAAATCCTATAGATGCTCTAAGTCCTAGCGGAGAAAAATATACAGATCTCTTTCCAGATCTAGTAAGATTTGTACTGGATAGGAAAGAATTCTGTAGACCTCATGATAGAGTTAGAGTAATATCTAAAGTTGAAAATAGAATCAGAATTACTGATAATTACGAGAATATGCATATTATATTTAACAATGATGATATTCAGGTTACTGATTCAAATGGTGAACTTATAATTAAAAGTGAAAGTGCAGGATTCCAGGAAGTAAACGAGAATGAACTTCTTATGACTACAGATGTTACAGAAGATCAGGTTAACGCTTCTCAGATCATTGACGAGATTAATCACTTTTCTAAAGATATCTTTGAATGGAGGGAATTTGAAAATGAATGAATTCAGATACTATACAGATAGAGCACGAATAAATGAAGATCATGCTATTAAGTATGATAAGAATGGAAATCTTCGTGTTTCTTCTGAGCTTAAATTCTATAATGATGAGACTGGAGAGATGATTTGGGAACCACTGCATAATAGAACTGTTATTGCAGGATCTGCTCTTATGGCAATGAAGTTATTTGAGCTTGATCGTAGTTGCCTGAATAATACTCCGACCTATGATACTGAACTTGAATTAGATGATGCTGCTACGGCATCTTCTTATCCATCCATTACTGTTAAAGATAGTAATGGTTTTGTTGTTGGCTCTGTTCCTGATGAATCACAGAGAATGATTATTGGTTTCTGTGTGGGTCAAGGTGGAGCAGGATTAGACATTTCTGATACATTTGACGTTGATTATGCAAGCTGGATTGATCCAGATTCATTGGTGCCATTTATGTATCCATTGCAGTCGGCAGATGATGTAGATGAATCAATCTATAAGGGAAAAAAGAATATTCTTCTTTCTAATGGACAAACTAGAACTGCTTATTATTTTAAGGAATTTTCTAATTCTCCTACAATGGTGCAGAATTATATCTCAACTACAGGAAATTTTGCTGATACTGTAACTTCAGCAAATGTTTATAAGAATAAGACTATGGCTAATAAAGCTCAGACCTATGTAGAATTACATCTTAAAATCACAAAGAGTGATTGTAGGGACTTCTTTATAGCCCATAAAGGTTTAGCTAATGCTAAAATCAATCAGTTATCATTAGTTAGCGGTTGGAGAAGAACGGTAGAAAAGACTAAGCTTGATAGCGATGGTAATACAAGAACTAAAAGCATCGAAGTATTTACCGATATCCGTCCTTTCTCTATGATTAATATACCAACTGAAATCTTAAGCGATCCTGAGAAATCGGTAAGTTGCGTTTATACATTATATTTCTAAAAACAAAAAGATTTAGGGGTAGGGATAATTCCCTACCTCTATTTCTTGTAATTGATATTTATTATAAATATAACGCTTCGAAGATTATTACATCACCCTCAGTGGTAGGATTAAATAAAGTAATCTTCTCATCTTTGGTATTTATAGAATAATCAAGATCTTCAAATAATCTTAATCCATTCTTATATACCGTAATACAAGCTCCAAGCTCATACTGCATTCCGCAGTAGCAGATTTCTTTTTCGCTTTCCAATGCCTTATAAACCCATCTACCAGTTCTTAGCTGAGATATATCGGTAGTCATAAGATAAACTTTTCTCTCTTCTTTACACCACATAAATCTAGCGATTTTTCCAGATGGTAAGCCTTTAGTAAGATCTTTTCCTCTAGCATCTACTATAGGAACGTTAGTTATAGAACCACCATTGTATGCTATCAATGCAGCAGCATCAAATCTCTTAGCTGTTCCTATAAGAACGTTGCACATGAAATAATCATATTCAATGATATTCTTAGAAGAATCAATATGAATAAAATTATCATACTCGCTGATGTCGATATTATATGATGCATTATCAACGTTATGATCAACCATGTTAAGCATCTCTAAATAAAGATTATATAATCCTTTAGAAGTTGCTACAGCAGTTTCATCAGTATTAGTGAAGCTATCGGAAACTTTCTCTAATCTGGATATCGGTATTGATTTCATGGATATATTCTTTCCATCCATATACTGATATTTTACATCTTCATATGCTTTAGCGTTATATGTGAATATAAAATCAATTTGGTCGTTGCTACCAATCTCTTCAAGATTTAACGTTAATAAACCATAAGTAAAGTTATTATCATCATCCAGTACTGGACCAATGAAATATTCTTCAGATGTAAGATACCTACTGTTATATCTTATTTCTACATCGTCCATATAGTTCTCAAATGGGTATAAGAACTTATAGCTCTTGGTATCTTTCTTGGTATAAATAGTTTGTCTGTTTATAGCCAGTCTAGTGATTTCATTATATTGGTCTTGGAATGATTTGCCATTCTTAAAGAATACGTTATCGGCAAATGTTATTGGCAGAATTACTCTACCTTCAGCATCTCTTAATAATGTATTTACTGCCGAGTCATCAAAGAGTTTATAACTATCTCTGGCATAATCAAATAAACCATAATTTTCAGGATATAAAAATCTTTTATAGATATAATTGATAACGTCTTTTAAAGTGGATGGATCATCAACACCCTCTAATGATATCTCAAACTGGTCTACGTTAAATTTTGCTGCTGGTAAAGCTTTAGCAACAATCATCTCTGTAAGATCTATAAGTTTTGTAGGATCGTTTGAACTTGCAATATACATATGGTACGTTTCTGTACCAGTATTACCAAAATCAATAATAAGCTCATCTGTCTGAGCATTCTCTCTTTGGCTATATGCTAATGGTCGTAATGGTATTCGACCGTGTTCAAACTGGTCTTTATTGTTATTAGAAGCCATAAAATAAAACCTCCTTTAATATTTATTACCATGATGTTTCCCCAATTCGATATTTAAGGCTAACAGATAAATAATGTATTATACATTAAAAAATTTATTTTCTTAAGGAGGAAACCAATTATGGGAATATTTAGAAAAAAGAATAAGGCCCCGACGCATACGGTAGCCGAGAGAGAAGCGGAAAAATATAATCATCGTCAGGAAAAGTATGATGATGAACTCAGAAAAGTAGAGCAGAAAACCACATTTAAGACAAAGCTCAGCAGACTTAAATTTCCTACATATACTAAGAATCTTGTAGCAATTATAATCCTAATCTGTTTGATCGATTTACAAATTACTTATATCTTAGCATTTATGGATAAAGTACAAATTGCTGAAGAGCTCAGTAAGCAGCTTTGTACTACGATCCTGGGGGTTGCTTTCGTATATATGGTTAGAGCTTACTTTGATTCTAAAGCAGAGCACAATAATAATAAAGAAACTGTAGATGACAATAAAATTAAAAAAGAATTAGATACTCTTGTTAATTCTAAACTATCAAGCGTTATTCAGGACTTCGCAGATAATGTCGGAGTTGAATTTCCACTTAATGAGATTCTTAATAGCACTACAGGGTCATTAGATGATGAAGTTCCAGTAAATGATGAAATTCCAGATGAAGAAGAACCAAACGTAAATATTATTTCTGCTGAAATCGATGCTGATTCTATGGATGTTTCTAAACCAATAAATGATAGTATAGAAGAGAAGTCAGATAATACTAATGAAACAAATTAATAACCATATTATTTAAGGAGGTAATAAGCTATGAATGGAAACCTTATTGTAGACATTGTTGTTATTGTATTGATCGTAGGTTCTTACTTATTCGGTAAGTATGTAACTCCTAACCTTTCTGATGAGGCTAAAACCCTTATCGAGAATGGTGCTGCTGAATTCTCCCTAATAGCAAACTTTGCAGATAAGTTTGTTGTATGGGCTCGGGAGTTCATGAAAGACAGCAAAGGCAGTGAAAAGATGGAAGAAGTTGTAAAACAGCTAGAGCAGATTGCAGAAAAATACAATATTACAATGACAGAAGACCAGCTAAAGGCAATAGCCCAGACTGCTTATGAAAACATGATTGGTACTACTAAGAGCGCTGAAGAGGTTGCTAATCAAACCATACAAGCAATTGTAGTAGAAAAGCAGACTGCTGTTGATCCTTCTGTTGATAACATTGAAATGCTCGACGAGAGCACTAAAGTAATCAAAGAAGATTAACACAAAATGGGGGTGCGGGAGTCCGCACCCTCTAATATTTTGACATTATAGTAAATCAGATTAAGGAGGTGGAAATTATGGCTGATTTTAATATGGGCCCTTTTAAGCCTAATCCTAAAGGTAAATATGATCCTAGCGCAAAGTATAAATACTTTGACTCTGTAGAATTTGACGGAGGATGGTATTTGAATATTAACAGGGATGAAGTTGATGGGATTTCCTGTATAGGAATTCTTCCTGAAGGACAAGCGGAATCAGAGTTATATTGGATGTGTTTATGCCGTAGGGGAAATGATGGTAAATCACCAGATGCTTATTTACCTTTTATAACTATAGATGAAACTGGAATATGGGATTACTCCTTATCAGATAAAGCTATAGTTCCTAAAGAGCTAGATATTAAGCTTACGATAAATAACGCCTATGATGGGTGCTGTGGTATTATCGTTACAGATAATGCTAATTTAGAGTTGCCCGATAATAGTGATTGCTCTATTGACTTCGGTTATATTGATGCTGGAGCCAACCAATATTATATGTATACATTTATTTGTATGCCATATGGAGAGGAATTGAAGTTCTTATGGAATAGGACGGTGATGAATAATGGGTGAATTTGGTATGCCTATAACACATATTATTCATAACTCTAACCACATTAGATTCATGAGAAAAGCTATCATTAATCATCCTGAAGATATAATTGATCATCCTGGCTTAATTAAATTTCCTAAAAAATTTAGAGATTTAGAGGCAGGGATTCATAGAGTAGTATTCGAAAAGTATCCCACTAAGGTCTTTTACTTTAACATGTATTGCAATTGTGGGTCGAATGAGCTTGTGATTATAGATAATATAAACTATGCTCATTTTGTTACAGGAGTTGGCGCTTATCCAATTCTTCTTTATGAAGAAACAACTGCTGATGATTATTATATCATGAATAATACTCTTAATGATTATTTAAATCTTCTTATGGTTGATGGGGAAACTAGCATTACTTATTCTAATGAGGATAAGAGCATAGATCTTAATAACCCATGCAGTTTAGCTGCGGTAGATTCTTTGACAGTTGAGACATCTAATGGGAATGACAACAAAAATGACAAACAAATATTTAATTTACGGCACGAATTAAGATCTCTACCAGATGGTAGAAAAGACTTATTTGTGCTGGATGCAGAAAACGAGAGAGCATATATCTTATACAAGGTAGGTCACACTACCATAACCGGAATGGAAGAAATTACTAAAGTCGACTCATTCTCAAATGATTTATATTCAGTATATTTCATTAAGAATGATAATGTAATAAAAACTGATAATCCTGAATCATTGATTTGCACACACTTCAAGAGTATTCAGTATGATAAGTTTAGGAGATTAGAGTTTAACCAAAACTCTATTTGCATATCTTATGATGAATGGAGAGGAAGAGGATTCTATATTAAGATTTCTAATGAGATAGCACCAACCCTTGATAGCTTTATTCAGTTTGTCAATGGCAATCTGTTTATGACTAATAAATTAGAAGTGATGTTCCCGTTAGTAAAATCATACCAAACTAATGTATTACTTGATGAGTACCATGTAAGAACCTTTTTCGACAAAACAAAACTAAAGCTTCAGGGTTCCAAAGATCTTCCTACTTATTTCTTTAAAACAACGTTCAAGTAACTTATATTGAAACGATGCCATTTGTAAGGAGGAATGTAAAAAATGGAATCACATATTATTTTTATAATTTTAAGTTGCATTATAACAATTATAGCTCTCGTTATCGCCGTATTTATTATCCTTGGACTGGATAAGAAAAATTCAAATAAACTAAAAGAATCTACGCAGAAAGATATGAATCAAATCCGTGATGAAATCATCAAAATGGAGCAGCGATTTGTTGAAGAGATTCAGGGACTAGCTCTACAGCAAGAAGAGCATAATTCGAGTGCAAGAAAGAAGGACAGAGATCTATTTAATACCTTCGTAAAACTTCGTGATTCGATTAAAGAGAACTGCATGAATACTATGCACGATACTAAGGCATGTAGATTGGCTGTATATTTATTGCATAATGGTAGTAGTTCAACTCATGGTGTAAGATTCTTCAAAATGTCTTGCATTTGTGAGAAAGTTGCAATTGGTAGTGGGATTAGAGAACAGTCAATAGAGCATTCCAACATTCCTATCAACCTGTTTGATGATATGGTTGAAAAACTTATAAACGATGGGAAATATATTATTGTAAATGACGATGAATTAAATAATCGTAATTGTAGAATATTTATATCTGCTCAAAAAATTAAATATTCTCAAGCTGTTGCTATATTCGATCTGAATAACAATATACTTGGGTTTGTACTTGCAGAGATGGATCATCCTTACGATAGGGATATAGCTCTACAGGAAAAAGAAAAGATTGATGTTTTTGTAAATCAGCTGGTACCAATACTATCATATTCGGAATATGTTGAAACAGCAATAGAAAGGCAAGAGGATGCGCAGCACGAATAGTGCTGTGCTCCTTTGTTTTGATTTGACATTCTGGAAGACATTTTAGTAAAATTTACTCTATGGAGGTGTTATGTAATGGCTATTATATATAGAATAAACAATAGTGACGATACAGATAAGCAAGTACCATCTAAGGCTTATGTGGATAGTATCGCTAAGCAAATTCTTGATGTTATTGTAGAGCACAATAATAATTCTTCTGCTCATGATTCATTAATCAAGATTAAGAATTATAGCGTTGATACTAAGTCTTGTACAGTAGAAGATTTTCCATCTTTAGTATCAGATGAACCACAAGAGATTACTCCTGAGGATATTAAAACTGATGCTAACAATGGATTCATTTCTCAGGCTACGCTTATGTCATTAAAAGAGAAACCTACTCTTCTTGAAGTTAAGCAGATGGTAAATAATGCTAAAGAAGATGTTGCATCAACAATGCAGTCTAGATTCGATGAAATGCTTAATGCTCAGGATGCTATGGAAAAGATTAAAATCTTAATAAATGCAATAAAAGAAGATAGTACTTTAAACAGCCTTCTTCAATCTATTGCAGATAAGACAGATAATAGTATTTTTGAAGAGCATATTAAAGACGAGATGCATCTTACATCTAATGACAGAAAAGCATTAAATGTGTTAATCCAATTATCTAGATTAGGATTTGCTGATTGGAATGCCACTGCTGATGATATTAATTTTATACAGAATAAACCTACAAAGCTTCCTGCAGATGGTGGTAATGCAGATAGTGTTGGAGGATATACTGCAGATAAATTAATTAATAAATCCTCATCTGATCTTGTAATTGGTATAGATAATGGAAGGTACAGTCCATCTCAGGTTGATTTGTTGATTGAATCTGATTATTCTAATCTTACTGAAGTGGCAGAATTCATATCAAACAAATTCTGTGGCAAGATCGATCTGCGCCCAGGATATTATCCTTTCAAGGCTCTTACCATATGCTACGATAGATCTGTAAAGGATTACGATACAATTATTACTGGTGCTGGTAATAATACAGTAATTCATAATTGCGAGAATTTTATCGTAAATCAGCGAGTAAAATTAAAAGAGATTTGTTTCGAGTCCTCAGACGTCCATATTGGGTCTAACTGTAACATTGAAGGATGCGAATTTAGCGATTGTAATATATATCTAGAGGCCTCGGTGTCGACTACCATCACAAACTGCTATTTTAAAGATTGCACATTCATATTCATCGCTAATTGTACGAGCAATATTATATCTTATAATCGTTTACTTAACGTCCAAGGATTTAAATATATCGGAAAGAATAATATTATCGCCAATAATATTACATTATAAAAGCAAAAGATACAGCAGAACCCTAAATATGGGTTCTGCTAGTATTTGTGTCTAATTCATCAATATGCTTTATTGTTTCCATAATATAACCATTATCACAGTATATTCCGATAACAAGAACTTGATTGGTTAATTTACGATTTACATGCATGATTAAATTATTCCAATCAAATGTATAACCACATTCTTCTGCATCATTAAACACTTTGAAGTTCATGAACAGGTAAGGATTCAAACTCATATCAAGAGTATATTTAATTACTCTTTCTATATCAGTTCTATCAAACTGCTCTTTGAAATCTATATCGATTTCTGTTCCTAAATCTGTTTCATCGACTTCATACTGGACTGGTTCTGTGGTGATCATCTTCCAATGATTCTCATCCTCTGTAGGAACATCAGTCTTGGCTGATTGCATTATGCAAATATAATGCTTATTAGGATCTATAGGAGCTGCTTTATGAATCCAATTCTGTTCCTGCTGAGAATAATAAGTATAGCAATACGGAGCAGTCATTTCTATGGTTACTCCAAAATCTATATTATAATTAGTCATAAGCATATCCTGACGCTCACCATCATCTCCGTTAGGAAAATCAGATTTAATATGAGCTACACAATCTGGTACTTTGATGAAATATTCATTATTTCCTGTAGAGCATCTTAGCTTATATAAGAATGGAATTAATGAATGAGAATTAAGATATTTAAGCATTTCTGAACTATCTATTGGAGTTCCATCATCATACATCTTAATGCCATTATCGAATGCTATCTGAGATATTATTCTCTTTGGTACATGGACATCTAAAGATAATTCTCTGGTCTCTGTCATGCCAGCACGATGCTTAAATTTGATGAATTCCATCATATCTAACTCTTCAGCTTTAGTATCAAGTCTTATTTTATAAGTAAACTGCATTAAGATAGTCTTAAACTGAATCTGTAGATGCAATCCTCTATTATGGCGAACATCTTCGAAGAATGTGCCTTCCATTCTACTTCTTCTCATCATCATATTAAGCTCTGGATTAGTATCAATCCATTCTCTATTATGAGACATATCTATCGTAGGGATTATGGCAAGCAAAGGATTAGAATGCTTCAATTGAGCATTAATATCTGAAAACTTCCTAAATTCATCAAATGTATGCGATCCTTCAACATAAACTGAATTAAAATAATGATCTCCAAATTTCTCTAAGAACCATTCTTTAGCAAACTCCGTACAAATAGAATAGGATGAATATTGTGATGGCAGAGTAACGCTAGATAATAAAGTTCTTTCTGTAAACTTTTTATTTAAATCATCTGGAGTTATTGGTCGTAATCCTTTAACATCAGAAGCATTAAAAGACTTAAATTCCTGAGACATAATTATTCACATCCTTTCTGGTTTTAATTTTATGTCTTTCGACAACAAAAAAATAATATATTAAGAAACACGGTAACCCATAATGGGTTACCGCTATATGTTTTTTATAATACTGCTCTGCTTAAGAGAGTAATTCTATCTGACGTGTGTTCAAGCAGCTCCCAAAACATTCCAATTTTAGGATCTGGTTTGTCATTTAATACCTCTTCGTTAGCCACAATATAGAGCCAGAATAATGTAGCATTTTCGTTATCTTGCTCTATAAATTTAATAGTTCCCTCGTTTGTTATTCCTGGATCAACTTGGTCTACAATTTCAACCACGTCTCCAACTCTCCAATCAATTTGTTCAAATACGTATTCTCCTATAGGTGCCATATTTCATTCTCCTTTCACATTTTAAATATCCATTTTCCGCCGTCTTCAATATTTACTTGCGTTAATGATTTTCCCGACGCATGTGAAATTTTTAATAGCTCCATCATGTTCTCGTTTATCATAAATGCTCGTAGTTTACTTTCATCGAAAACAGCTATGTCTATTGATACTACTATTTCATCTTCTGGTATTTCTATCACTGTAGTATTATGGCATTCATAATAACCAATGAATCTATCTGATAAAACAAGACTTGTTTGATTGAAATCATGTGGATAATTAAATAAGCATTTTATTGCTCTTTTATATGCCGTATCTGGTCTGAGAAATTCTAAATTTGTATCTATATCAAAATAAACCAAATCGTCAGACGATAATGAGAACCCAGTCATATTTGTATTATCATCTGTAACTTCCACATAACTTATAACAATTTTTGGAATATCATTCATTTTAAATACTCCTTTCGCAAAATATAAGGGAGCACTTTAGTAGCGCTCCCTCATACTTATATATTTGGGTCGAGATTTTATTTCTTACGCTTATGACCATTATCAACGATCTTGCACATCTGTACAGTATCATCGATAACTGCTCCTGCTAAATGAGCCTGAGCAAATGTCATGTAATCAAGCATCATAAGCATATTATGAAACTCATTTGTAGCATAGAGCTTTGCAGCATACTCATTATTACGATGAATATTATAAAGCATCTCAGATGTATTATCTGGAAGTGAACCTGCATATTCGCCTTCGCTCTCCCACATATCGCTTGTAAGATACTGGAAGTTTGGCATTGCAGGATCTCTCTCTACTACATTCGTTGGTAGCCGTTGTTCTTCTGCATCGTCATCTACTAATGTAGGATCATCAACCTCAAATGTTCCATCACCTAAAGCTTTGACTGATGCATTAGGATCGAACTCGCTAAGTAATTCAGCGAGTTTACCTGCTGTCCCTGTTTTTGTTTCGTTGTTTGGCGCAATTATAAGTTTTGCCATATTTCATTCTCCTTTCGTTATTCAATTGCCTGAAGCATTTTGATTCTCTCAACTTGCTCAGGCGTATATTCGCAAAGCGATTTTAACGCATTTGCGTTTATGATTACATCTCTTGAAAATAGCATATCTGAATTGCATCTGCCATCATTTCGAGATATAAACATCCGTCTTGGCGATAGCACATTATTTGCTATCCTAATAAAGTCCTGATTATACAGGTAGAGAATATTTAAAGTATCTCCCAACTCATTCACTAGGGTCGTTAATCCTAGCAGTTCTCTTATGAACTTCTTCGGTTTTTCTCCGAATGTTTAGATCATATCTTCATCCTTAGCTTTACCTATTAGGATGCCTTCCACTTCGATTTAAAGGATTTTCACCTACTCACTTGAGCCCTACTCCTGTTGCGCTTATTTTTTATGCTGCTTGAGCGCCCTCCCACGGGGATGATCGTTGAACTTTATTTTAGTATAATTTATTTATACTAAAACCTTAGATGCTGATTGTACATTGTTAATAGGCCTTAGCACCAATTATTTTACAATTGGCTTTTATTTCAGCATAGCCCATCTCTGTACTTTGTTTCTATCTTTCGATTCTCATGTATAATAATGAGCACCAGAGCATTAGTACTTCCCAGCAATTCAAAAGGAAAGCTCGCACTATATTATCTATAATACGAGGACAGATTTGTTTATCGAAATCTGCAGCTAATATCTTTAATATGAGCAATGATACAGACATTGTATAATCCATATTAATACCCACAACATGAACCGCTAATACGCCGCCATACGATATGGTCGGATTTCTATTTATCAGTACCGGTAGTCCATTTTCTGAATCTTTGATTAAACCATCTATAATATCATAGACAGCCTGATCATTACCTGTAATCTGTGCTTTAAACCACTTCTTATATGCTTCTGCATAAGTAATATTATAACTTCTTACGAGTATATTTATAATTACCTGCTGAAGCAATTCACATAATCCATGGAATGGTAATTTTACCTGATCGCATTGAAGCGATACATCTTGCTTAATAACAGATCTGCTACTAAATGCATACCTCGGTTTCTTCACATAGGTCGTTAATCTATGCAGTTCTCTTATGAACTTCTTCGGTTTTTCTCCGAATGTCGAGACTATATCTTCATCCTTAGCTTTACCTATTAGGATGCTTAACCACTTCGATTTAAAGGATTCTCACCTACTCACTTGAGCCCTACTCCTATAGACGAATTTCACGTCCCATATGGGGATAGTCGTTGAACTTTATCTCTGCATGAATATATTTAAATCATACTTATGAGATCTTAGCTGCTGATTATACATTGTTAATAGACCTTAGCACTAAGTATGTATGATATTATACTTAGCTTTTATTTCAGCATAGCCCATCTCTGTACTTTGTTTCTATCTTTCGATTCTTATATTTCTATAAGCTCCAGAGCATTAGCACTTCCCAGCAATTCAATTAAGTTTAATTCTCAATATTCCTATTGAAAATGGGCTAATCATATAACCCCCTATAGCAGATCTTATATCGCCTCTTTTCTTAGCAAGCATCTCTTTAATTTCAAGATAGACGCTATTTAACTGATACTGAATATCATAGAGAATGCTAAGTTTCTCTTTCTTTTTGTTATCCATACGAAGCTTATCTTTGTTGCATCTATAAACAAGATTAGCAAGCATATTAAACTGCTCATTACAAGCCTCATACTTCAATGAACCATCATCGATTCTAGATGGTCTTAACAGACTGGAATATACAGAAATGGTATGCGTAAATGTGATAGGTCTCATAGCCATAAGATCATCATAATATAATTTTTTCTGCGGATATTTAGATAGATAGAACGCTAAAATTTCCTCATACCTTTCCTTAAATTCCATTAATCCAATTCCCTTAAACGGTTCATCTTTTTTTGTCGATATCGTAGGAATAATAGCTCCATTAGAATCTACATCAACTATAGGTTCAATAATCCTATTAAGCCTAGCAGCTCCTATAAAGCCTTCGAGGGTACGATAAATATTAGGGTGAATGATCCAATATTTGTCTTTAAGAACAAGATAACCAGTGATGGAAATATCATCACCTACATATCTAACTCTAGATTCACATACGTCACACCATTCACCATGGTTAATAGACCCTCTCTTGATACCACAATTGCAACGATACAATCCATTAAATGAATCTACATCGGTAATTGAGTTTGAACCATAACGATAAGAATAAATACCATCCTGGTTCTTGATGTCTTTCTTGATACCTCTTGGAGCAGAGATTATAAATCCCTTACCAGATTTGATATCATCGGCTCTTCTCTGATCAAGATTGATTCGATTCAGATAAGTCTGAAACTCATAATCGTCGCTGTATGGATACGTTAGTACGATATTCATACTATCTTCTTCTAACGCTTCTTTACCAGCGGTATAGATGGGCGCCGAATTACCCTGACGCTCAGCTTGCGTCTTAGGTAACATTTTGTTGCTATCATCCATGTATTAAACCTCCTTGCTGTAAAATTGTTAATATATGAATGTATTCTGGCTAATTATTTTCTAGAAAGCTCATTAGCCATATTGAACACTTTCATTCCATTACGGTTTATCGGTGATATAAATACCTTAGAAAACTCTAACTGGGTATAGAAAGATAAATCAATGAATCCTGCGTCCATAAGAATCTTTGATTGTCTGTCGATTACCTCATCGAATGGCAATTCTTTCTTACCAATCTTTTCTTCCTCTGATACTTCTTCCGCCTTCTCATAATAGAATTCACTTCTAGGAAATTCTTCAAATGATACATAAGCCTGAGCTATTACTACAATACCATTTTCGATAGAACTCCTCATAAGTAATTCAACCTGCTCTTTAATTACCTTCGGGTCGTTGTTGAAATTATACGGATCAATGCTTACTAAAACAGCATTCTCCAATCCAACCGTTTTCATAACTCCAAAAATATCCTGGACTCTGAATGGATAATTGTTAATTTCTTTAGAATCTGGATTTTCCGTAACTCTCCATAAGTTAGCTTTTAAATGCATAATGCTTTACCTCCATTTATTTTATATTATAGCTTGCACTACACTTTTATATTATATTATTTCAAATAGAATTACCGGTAGGAATAACCTACCGGTAATATTTTTATGAAGTATATAATTGTATTTCTCCAGATGATAGAGTTGCTTTAACATCTATAACTCTCTGATTTGTGCTGCCAGCCCATTTATATTTTTGATCTAATAATTCTTTTACAAATGGACCATCAACTACAACATCGCATAATTCAACGATTTCTCGACGTTTATCATTTTGCTGAATTGATTCCCATGTATATCCTGTATAGAGCCATATGGTCTTTTCAGGATATGCGGTTCGTACTAATGAGACAAGAAATTTAATGCCATCAAGATTGAATTCATGAAGCGGGTCGCCTCCAGAGAATGTTATGCCGTCTATATAGTCATTATTTAAGCACTCTAATATCTCATCCAACGCATCAGTGTCAAATTTAACTCCTGAGTTCGGATCATGGGTCTGAGGGTTATGACATTCTGGGCAATTATGAGTGCAGCCAGATACAAATAATACTACTCTCAGCCCATCTCCATTTCTCATATCCTCATGCATTATCGTATGATAATTCATAATACTATCACCTGCCTTTATGTGTATGATCTGGAAATTCTCTCTATACAATCTGCTGGAGAACTCCCATCCCATAAAGGAGCTCTTTCGAGCTCCTTACATTTAAATTTATCCCAGTATTCCATTTGATAATGGTAAGTTGCTTGTCCTTCAGGAGTACTGATGCCTACAATGAAATATCCATCATACATGCTTCCATCGCTATGCTGTTTAGATTTCCAGGAGTTGGCGCTATAAACGTTTACTAACGCTGCAAATAGAACCATTCTATGATAATATAATTCTTTGAAAGTATGATCTCCATCTGATACATTATCAAAATTGTCTTGAGTTTTCATTATATGGATATTTCTATCCATCAAAGTTTGATCTACCATATTCACTTTCTCCCACTTATCTATTTACATAGATACTCTTTCTGATATTTCTGCTAACTTACCTTCATTGTACCTGCTCTTATTCTTGATTCTGGTATATCCGATATAGCCATTCATTCTGTCTATAATGGTTAGATTAGTACTACCACATTTAGGGCATACTTTCATCTCTACCTGTTCATGACCGCAGTCTTCGCAATAGCAAAGCTCAAGATTACAACCTTCGTAGAAACCATAACGCATCGCTCTTCTAACAATAGTCTTCTGAGCTTTAGCATTGTAATCAATCGGATAACGACAGTATTGAATTTTACCGCCATTAAACAAATCCCAGAATCTACGTTCATAATCCTGTTTCTGAATAGGGGTAATATTCTCCCACACACCACAATGGAACGAATTAGACATATATGCATGATCTGTAACTCCTTCTACATCGCCAAACATATCTCTGAACTGGGTAACCTGTAAGGAACATAATTGTTCTCCAGGTGTAGCATAGGTAGCGTATAGAACGCCATCTTCTTTTTTAAACTGCTCTTCTTTCTTGTTTATATATTCCATTACTTCTAATGCAAACTGCCCATCTTCTATAATAGATTTTCCATTATATAATTGCTGCAATTCATTTAAACCTACTATACCAAATGAAACAGTCATTGGTTTGAGAAGATCTTTAATCTTTTCATCGGCTTTTAAATGACCGCCAAGACATCCGCCCTGCATAAACATCATTGGATTTGTACTGGCAACTTTATTGCCAAAATAATCTATAGTTTTAAGATGTAATTTTCTAATAAGCTCCAAATAATAATCAAGAACTTCATAGAAATCTTTTCCTTCTTTTCTTGCTTTAGCAAGAATCATTGATAAGTGTAGAGAAATTGCCTGAATTAACAATTTCAACAGACTATATCATATGCTGTTATAACTTATGTATACCATATCTTATAGCAGACACCCTCGCGCTTCCCCAAATGCAATTAAGCAACCAAAGAATTTCGTCTTTGTGGTACTTTACTCTGTTACTGGGGATTATTTCTCAATAATCCTTACCATTTCAATAGTCGTTTGACTTCCTTGAATTATTGTATAATTATATCTATCGTATTCAGATCTTTTTCTAATTCCAGATATTGCGTTATGTTTAATCATATATTCTGGAGCGCCTATATCTATCAAAAAATCTTTTATAGAATCATAGATTTTATAAATACCAGTTTCTGAATCATATATTCTTATTCGTTTTGGATTTCCTCCAATAAAGTTACCATTTAATATAGCGCTATGTATATTTTCTTTTTGTGTAACCTGCCTTAAATTTGATATATGATTATTTGACGGATTTGCATCTATATGATCAATTACGAGGCCTTGAGATAATGGCTCTTCTCCCCATGCACTATAAACTAATCTATGTACAGAATGATGTATTTTATCTGGACCTTATATTCTTCTATAACCTCCAGGAAGAAGTTCTTGTTTCATTAAGAATATTTTCTTTATAGTTATATTATCATCGTCATAATATGCTTGTGTTATTTGTCCATCCATACTAGCATAATAATTATCAAGATAAGTTGATCTGAATATTTTTCCATTAATTGTAAATTGTCTTCTTACGATATAAATATTATTCATTGGTCGATACCTCCTTCATAGCTTAAAATACTGTTACCGACCATATATAATTCAAGTTTAGCACAGGATTGTTATTATAGCTACACTTAAACTATAATAGTTTCCCCTGTTAGCACACTTATTAAATAACCATTTCCTGTTATATACTGAACGTTAAGCGCACACCCTAGATTTCTAGGTTCACGAGGTTTTCATCTACGTATCACTACGCAGCGGGGCACATATTTCTACCCAAATTGAATCTTCCTTCATATACAGGATAATCATCTTTATCTGCTGGTTCCATACCTCCACGTACATACCATGGAGATAAAGATGCTCTACACAACTCGTATGAATATTTCTATTCTGGTTAACGAGCCTGACTATATCTTCGCTCCGGTAGCTCACACCATCAACACGCTTCGCACTTCGCTACAGTGTATCTCTGCAGCTACGATACTCTCTTCGTGCAATATAAAATTGCCTTATTCTTTATTAAAAATAAAGTTACATTTATTGATTTTTCTAGTCGATTGACTTTCCATTATTCATTATTATAATTAATCAGCCAATAATTATAATACCAAACAATAGCTTAGCACAGGATTGACTTCAACTTTACTTGGTCAGCTTTCCCTGTTAGCACACTTATTAAATAACCATTTCCTGTTATAAACTTTAGCGTTAAGCGCACACCCGTTTACAAGACGGTTCACGAAGTTTTACATGAGCAATAGTTTTACCCATTAAGCTTATAGGAGTTTTATATTTCTTATACATGGAAGGAATATACCCCTCCCCCGTTAGACTGATATAGTCCGGATACATGGTCTTTCTACTACACTCTAGCGCCAAATCGAATAAATATTCGAATTCTTTTCCTTCACCATGTAATTCTTCATTATAGAAGAATGATAATTTAGGGAATAATACAGGTTTTTTGAATCCTTCTTTACCCTGACCTTCCATACGAACCTTAAGAATCGATTCAATTGCAATGATGCCAAATTTAGAAGTGTCTAATCCAAAACTACATGCAATGAATGGATAATCGCCTCTAGAAGATCCTACAGTATTGAATCTCATTTCCCATGATTGGAAGCCTTGTTCCATATCTCTTCTAACTTTCTTGGTAGCATATATATCTGCCGATTCTTCATTGTAAATGCCACCGCAATCTTCTACGATATTCTTATATTCGTCAAGATATTTATTGTAACTCTTTTCTGCATATGGAACCACAAGACTATCGACTCTTGGAATTGTAAATCCGCCATACTGTTGAGATGCAGTAGATAAAGTTACATCACTTACCACATCAAATAATACATCCAATGTTTTTGGCTCGTTATACCAAACATTACCCATTTCAAATCCGCCAGTAACAATACCATGGATATCAGCGAGACAACAGTTCAGGCCATCGAGTCTATCCTTCATATCATGAATATAAATATACCCATCGTTAGCAGCCTGTAATTCTTCTTTATTTAAGAAGAATTTTCTATATAACTCTTTATTGAGTTTTCCATAAATTAATGATCTCTGAGTTGAGATCATAGAGCTATCAGTATTGGCATTTGATACATCTCCTATATATCTAATACTTTGAGATTTCTGGTATACTGAATCTAGCATAGCGCAAAAATCTGTTTTATAATTTCTGTAATCCCTATAACTTTTGCTAATCTCTGGATCTATCTTATCCAGCGCCAATTCAGCAAATATATGCATTTGGGCAATTGGTATTTTACCATCATTATCGTCAGCGTATTCTTTTGCCATAGAACTTACTGATTGCTCAATAAAACTAACTTCATCATCTGTTAGCTTATGCATACACCTTCCTGCAGATTTTCCGACAGCGACAACGACTTTATTGATATCAAAGTCTTGCTCAGTACCATCTTTTTTGATTACAACCATATATCTTTACCTCCTTAAAATATAATTAAAATTTAGTTCTGGATTATTGACTTGTTGAGGTGAATTGCATATCTTGATATAAAATGTATTTTATCTTACCATTTTAATTTATTGCTTATATAAAGAGAAACACTATAAAATAAAGCATTATGCTTAAATTTTATGGCGAAAGACATGTAAATAATTCTAATTAATTTAAGGAGGCGTAGAAATATGAGCAAAGTAAGAAAAGCAAGAGTTATAGATAATCCTAAAGACGTTCAAGAGATCGTTAATATTTCTTATGAAGAAGCATGTGAGAAAGATATCGTTATGAGATACTTTGGAAACTTTGGGAAGGGCTCTAGATTCAACCCATATGATATTATCGTTATACCGAAAGGTAAGTATGGTAAAACAAAGAAAAACAAAAATGAATTCACAACCACAGTTGGGTTGTGGATATTTAATAAGTCTTTCATTGAACCGTTTTCCGATATTATCGGCTATATTAATGAGCCTGTTACAGCAGACAAATATGAAGAGATTAACCAGGAGCTTTCATATGCTAGATTAGAGGATAAGATTTCTCTAGAAGATCTTAAGAATTTTATAGTTCAGTCTCAGATTCTTATGAGTTGCTGTTCGGCAATAGCTCCATCTCATACAGAGATTATGTTTAGCATGAATACAGATATAGATAGGAAGAAGAGAGAATTAGAGAAGAAGTATGAAAAAGAGTTAGCAGCAAAAGATCTTAATGCTGCTAAAGCAATGGAAGATGAATTAATAGACTATGCTAAGGATTTAATGAAAGATGATCCTGCAGTAGATATGTTTAATTCTGGAGCTCGTTCCTCTTGGGGAAACAATTTCAAGAATATGTATGTATGCCGTGGACCAATTCATCTTACAGATGGCTCATATGATATTGTAACTTCATCTTACATGGATGGGCTAGATCCAAAAGATTTTGCTAAAGTAAATGATGCAGCTGTTGGTGGTCCATATTCTAGATCAAGAAAGACCCAAGATGGTGGTTATAAAGAGAAACAGTTTACAAATGCTACTCAGCATATTAAAGTTCTTCCTGCAGGTAGCGATTGTGGCACTAAGAGATATATTAACGTTACTCTTACTAATAAGAATATTAAAGATTGGATGTACTGTTTTGTAATCGGCAATAACGGAAATCTTACAGAAATTACATCAGAAAACAAAGATAAATTTATTGGTAAGACTGTAAAGATGAGATTCTCCAGCATGTGCGCCAATAAGAAAGATGGAGCTATATGTGAAAAATGTATGGGCTCATTATACAACCGTATTGGTATTACCAATGTGGGTTTAGGTACAATGATAATGATGAGCCAGACCAAAAATGCCGCCATGCGGCGCTTCCACGATTCGAGTCTTAAACTTAACTCATTAGACCCAGATGACATATTCTAATTAAGCCTATTACGTGCAATTACAAAAATTCAACTAAATTATAATCTTTACTAATAATGTTTGTACTGCATTATTTATGTTTTTTACTTAATACATAAACATATTTATTAAATTTAAATATGGAGGTTATAATTTATGAAAAGATCTAAAGATCCTTACGAGAAAAGATTTTTTGGAGTTGCTAGTAGAGGTAACCCAAGACCATATACTCGGCGAGAATATAATGCATGGTATTGTATGGTCCGCAGATGCTATTATCCAAAAGATAAATCATATAAATCATATGGTGCAAAAGGAGTTCGTGTATGCGATAGATGGTTATGCCTTGAATATTTTTTGGAAGATATTCAAAAATTACCAAATTATAAAAAATTTATTACCACTGGAGAATATAATCTGGATAAGGATATGAAGCAAATTAATAAATTATCTTCAGAAATAGTTTATTCTCCGGAAGTATGCCAATTTATACCAAGGATACAAAATTCTAAAATGAATTCATTGCATAAAGAAGAATTAGAAAATAAAAGTAGCATATATTATGGTGTAACAAAAACAAGAACTGGTAATTTTACATCCTGCATATATAAAGATAGCACAAGATACTTTCTTGGAACTTATGATGATGAAATAGCTGCAGCAACAGTATATAACTACGTGGAAAAACAATGCGCTTATTATCCAAAGCTTAATTTAGGTATTCCAAAAATGGATATTAATGATGCATTTTCTCATTTGGTAGGTATAAAATGCCCTACGTTCCCTCCAAATTTTAATGCTACGTGTTTGGATATAAATATCCAAAAACAAAATCCATATTTCGGAGTTAGTATTCTTGGAGAAGATAGATATAGAGCCATATATGCCATAAATGGCAAAGCAATAAATATAGGAGTGTTTGATTCTGTCGAGGCTGCAGCTAATGCACATAATTATTACGTAAATCATTATAACCCAAATGGTTTAATAAATAAGGTCGCATATATGACTCCAGCAACATGGTTATCTCATAAAACTACCAGTAAGAATAACGTTCAAATGTGTTCAATGGTTAAACGCCAAATGTGCACTATTATAGATTAAGAAAGGAGATTTTGATATTATGAACTATATCGAGTCACAATTTAATGAATTAGGCGAAATTTACGATTCTTATGTTTCTCAGACTACGCATTCTGATGCAGATAGAGTCGCTTTTATAAATAATGCTTATAATAAGATTAATCTTATTAGTAAGATTATCTCTATGGCTGCAAATGGAATAAAAATAGAAGATCAAATATCTATTCCAGAAGAACCTAAGGTTGAAGAGAAACCTAATAAAGTAGCATCGTCTGATATGGCAGCATTAATGGGAGGAGTAGAACCAGATAATGAATCTGATACACAAGAAACTTTAGATGAAGAATCTGTAACTAATGAGCAACCAGCAATATCAGATGAAGTTAAAGAAGAAACAGCAAAATTTATAAGCCAGACTGAAAAGCTGGTTAATTCTATTAAGGAACGTATAGTAACGGATCAGAATGATTCTAATAAATCTGAAGAAGAGATTGCTCAAGCTGATGCTGAGAAAGCAAGGAAAGCTCAAGAAGCTGAAGAGTTTATTGATTCTTATGCCGATTGCGATATTGAAGAAATCTTTATCGAAGAATTTATGTCTTGGGGCGTAAGTCCTACATATGCTGGGTGTAAGAATATTATTAAACTCATTGATCTTTGTGAGAATAATCATGAAATTAATAGAAATTCAGATATCGAAACTATTCTGTACGAACTATCAAACGAGTGCGGTATTACTTTAACGCAGCTTACTAAAAATCTTAAATTTATTATATCTAAAGCAGACTTCTCTAAGTCTAAATTTATACCAATACTTTCTAAAATAAACGTTACTGTAGAAATATTGTTGAAAGAATTCATTGATTTTTGTGCATTTGAGGAAGAAACAGAAGAATAAGAATGATACTGGGTATGGGTATTTTCCCATACCCTTTATTACATTTAAATAATGGAATAAGTTAATTATTTTATATCCTATTAAAGTTCTATTATTAAGAGAGGGTGAAAGCTATGAGAAAACCTGTGAGATTAAAAGGTGAGCCACTGGATACTTATCTCCAGCGAGCTTGTAGGGCTCTTTTTAATGGCGGACACAATATCAATGAGATAGCCACAAAAATGAAAGTTACAAATACGGAAGTATTTAATGCTATCCACGACGATATGCATTTTGTAACTAAAGATGAAGAGAAACTTATCCAATCTCTTTATTTAGATGGCATACCGGTAAGATTAATTGCTAAACAAATTGGTGTTAGTGAATACACTGTTAGAAAGAGACTTAACGGTAAAGAAAACGCATACGATGCATATGACAATGGTGAACACATGCCAGACGTTGATCTTGAAACTATAAAGAAATTATACACTGAAGAGCACAAATCCACTAAAGCAATAGCAAGCATTCTTGACGTTTCAGAACATCGTGTACGTTATAGGCTTGAAAAGTGCGGTTTATATTCGCACTCTGGCGTTAAACCTGTAACAAAACGTGAAATTGCTAAATTCAATAAACTATATAAAGACGGATTGTCGCTGGCTCAAATCGCAAAGAAATGCAATAGAAATCGTAATACGGTTTCTAGATATATCAAAAAATGAAATGGACGCCCGATACCGTATTTGGTATCGGGCTTCATGTTGCTCACAAAATATAGTAAGAAAGGAGGTATATGATTACACATTCTTTGATTTACATATATGTTTTCCATTTGTAAAATGATTCATAAATGATTATATAATATATTCGTGTAGTAGTATAATAATATTATCATTTTATGGAGGTAATTAGATATGGAAGAAAAATTAGCAGTAGAAAGTCTTGAGAGTTTAAACGCATATGCGGAGCAAAAGAAAGAGGAAATCAGACAACTCGCAGAGGGATGGAAAACAGCAGGATTTCCTAGATCTGGAGCTATTGAAATTCTCGACGAGTGTTCAGGCATCATAGGATTTGCTTATGGATTAATTAATAGCATGAGCGACGAAGCATGGAAAGGATTTATTGATATTATGATGGCTGAGACAGCAGAGCAACAACCGCAAGCAAATGAGCAACCGGTATATTATCAACCATCAGAGGATGAAGAAACTGTTAGTTTATAATCAATCTACAAGATACAAAAATTACGGGTAGCCTTAAATGGCTACCCGCTATCTTGTTTAGTTTTTATTTTTTATGCTACGCTCTGAGCTTTGAATTTAATACCATAATCTTCTTGGATTCTGGTAAAATATCCATTAGTCATCCATACAACATATTTCTCAGTTATTCCATACTCACTTGTAAACTCAGTCTCTCCTAAGCAAGTCATATTCATTATATTAAGAGTTTCTAAGTTATTATTAGAATCTACATCTCCTGAAGTGTAAATAGGAGTTGATTGATTTAAAGTATGCTGTAAGAAATCTTTATCTTTCAAATCTTGTAATTCGAAAGAAATATTCTTATGAGCACTGTCGGTATAAGCATAATACTTCGGTATAGCATAGATGAAGTAATTATGATTACCCATAGGATATTTAATATCTACATCAGGAGTATCCTGTAGGTACTTATCAATGTGAGCTATAACGTTGTTAAGTTCTCTATCAGACATAATCATGCTGTTACCATTTACGTCTAATACATTAAACTTACTATAAATTCTTTCTCCATTTTCGAGCAATGCAAACAGATCAAGATCATCTATATCTACAACGTCTCCAATTGGGAATATCTGTTTGGTTGTAGGTTCGTTGCTAGCAATTCCTATATCATGAATAACTTTGTCAGAAACTGTACCATCTTCATTAAGCACAATGGCCATAAATCCTGAATAGGAATCTATAGAGTCCGTTGATGGATTATAAACCATTCCATCTGATAAGCTCAAACCTTTAAGATGCTTAGCTGTCTCTTCGGGATCTTCATCAGAACTCATAAGTTCATCATAGTCTGTAGGAGATATAGCAGATAACCATGATAAGTATTCTAACGGTATTTGATCAAGATCTACCATTAAGAAATCTCCATAAAGAGATTTGAATGCTTTTGTAACTTCGTCTAATGTCTTAGAATCATATTGCCTTTCAATTATTCCGCTAGATGTAGTTTCAGCATCTGCAAGTATAGCAATAAGATATTTAGTAAATACAGCATCTGTTATATCTGTATTGGCGAGGATATAATCATCAAAGTAGATAATTCTATCACTCTTATCAGCAGCATCCAAGTATTGATAATTGCCACCAACGTAATTAATGAGATCAATGACTTTATCAGTCTCATTTCCTTCAGAATCTAATATATTAGCATAGATGCTATCTGATAAGAACTGTAAATTCTCATCATTAGATTCTTCTGCGCTGTCTTCAACTGTATTATCAGTGCTAATAGATGCTTCATAAGCATCAGTATCTGCAATAGCCATAATTTCACTATCATCATTAAGATATATAATTGATTCTTGCTCGCTCTCTGGACTAATAAGATCTTTTAATAATTCTCCATTATCGTTCATGGTTAGTGCCACTAAGCCATTAAGATCTTCTCCATCAAGAACGATGGAACCAGTAGAACTAAGCTTAATTCCAGTATAAGCATTAAATATAACTCCAGTTTCATTACCGTCATCATCAATAATGCTAGCATAAACAATATCATCCGCTATATCATCGGTATCGACATCAGATGGAATGCCATTTAATTGATATTTCTCTCCAGCATCTGTTTCTACTTCAACGTCAGAATTATCAGAGTAAACAGAAGTTCCCTCTTCATCATAAGATAAGCCATTGATTGTTGAATCGGTTTCATTACCATCGCTATCTAGCAAGAACCCAATTAGCTCATCAACTAGAGTTACTCCTTCAGGAAGTAATTCTTTTGCATAATCAAGATTTTCTATAACGCTGATATCGGTATTAACGAATGTAAGAGTTCCATCTGAATCATAAGAACTGCTATCAACTGGCATTGTAAGTAAAGTATCAACGAATTGAAGATTATCCCATTCCTGATCGTTATCTAATACATATTCGCTTACGTTATATATTACACTCTTGTCAGTATTTAGGAATGTAAGATCATCAACCATATCATTAGTTAACAATCCTTCATCATCCATCTTGATAGCATAAACGCCGTTGTTTAAAACTTCGAATAAATCCCATGGAGATTCATCATAGACTTCAACTTTAGTAAATCTACGACTAGAACCATCTAATGGTATAGCAAATATGCTATCAATATTATCATCCATCAAGATAACCCCTTCAGATGCAGTCAATCTATCTGGATAACCCATAACGTCGGCTTCATTTGCAGGAATAATAGCCATTAATCTTCCATCTACTAAATGAATTGGTTCCTCATTGTTATTCATCAGTAAGAAATCAGAAGATACACAATTATATTTAGCTATCAAATCATCCATTGTTTCTGCATCTGATTTGGCTTCCATTAATCCACTCATAATTGTATCATCAGTAGCCATAACAGCAGTCAAAGATGATAAGAATACTGTATTGCTTGTAGTATCTTCTTCAAGCAGCATACAATCATAAAGATCAACGATTCTATCAACTTTATCTGTTTTAGATACAGAATGCTTTGCGCCGACATAATCTAAGAAATTAATGACTTTACCGCTTTCATTACCGTCAGAATCTAATACGTTAGCGTAAATAGTACCATCTAAGAATTGTGCGTTCTCGTTATCTTCAGTTCCATCTACACCAAATACGTTATTAATAATCTTTCCAGTATACTCACCATTATCATCCATAACCATTGCGTAAGCATTAAATCCATCATCCATATATTCAGTATTATCAGTCTTAGCGCTCCTATCATAGTTTTCAGGATCGGCGATGGCAAGCATAGTTTCGTCATTATCATCTCCAAGATAGAAGAATGTTTCTTTATCTTCAGGAGGCTCTATAAGATCTTTTAAGAATTCGCCCTTATCATTCATAGTAAGAGCAATTACTTCACTAAAATCTACCATAGGAAGATCTCCAACAGCAGAAGTCTTAGTGAATTTAGGTTCAATATTTAATATGATTCCACTATCATTTCCATCTTCGTCAATAATACTAGCATAGATTGTATCTTCTAGCATTGTATCTGCATCAACATCAGATGGAATACCATCAAGAGCACCATCAAAATATTCACGTACCACAGTATCGTCAGTGTCGCTTGAAGTAAAATCATCTACTTCACGGTAAGTAAATCCGCTAATGGTTTCCTCAGTCTCATTCCCATTAGCGTCTAATAAGAATCCTACCAATTCATCAATAAGATTTATTCCTTCAGGCACAAGTTCTTTGATATAATCAAGATCTCCAATCTTACTCATATCTGTATTTACAAATGTGAGCTTAGATTCATTATCTGAAACTGTAGCAGCGCTTGTTTCTCCAGTAATAACCATAAGATCATCAATGAACTGTATTGTACTCCATTCTTGATCTGGGTCTATAATATAATGAAATCCCTTTATAACATCCTTATCAGTATTCAAGAAAGTTATATCGCCATCAATAATGTCGTTAGTTAATACACCATCCTCATCCATCTTAATAGCGTATACTCCATCATCTAAGAACTCGAAGAAACTCCATGGAGTATTATCATAAATAAGATCTAAATTATAAATTTTCTTTCCATTATACCTACCATCAGTTCCTAAAGTTATAGCAAATACAGTATCAATATGGTCATCCATAAGAATAACTCCATTTTTACTAGTTAATCTATCTGGATAACCCATAACATCTTTCTCATCTGCTGGAATAATGGCTTTAATCCATTTCAAGAATTCTATAGGTTCTTCATTAGGATCTACAAGAAGAAGATTATCAAAGCTCATCCATTTATATCTCTCTTTTACAGCCTCTAATCCGTCCTCGGCGATAATATCCATCGTTCCATCCATAAGCTCTTTCCAATCTTCAGGAATAATAGCTATTAAATCGTCAATTAAGACATAATTGCTAGTTAAATATTTTTCATTAACAAGCATAAGATTTCTAAAGATATAATAATCTTTACGAAGTTCTTCAATTATATAAGGAATTTCCATATGCCTAAGCATTTCTTCTTCTGATGGTAAAATACCATTCTTAGGAACTAATGCTATAAGGTCTTCTAGTGATATAATAGCATTTCTACGATAATGCTTAAAAGCATCCTCATTAATCAATCCATAATAGATTGGATTGACGAATTTGACCTGATAATGATCCTGCAATAACTTAGAGCCAGTATTTCCCGTAAAGAGGAAATCTGTATCTTCTGTTATAGGATCAGTCCATTCATATGATCTGGCAGAGGTATCAATACTATGATCGTTAATAGTCTGCTTTACAATATTAAGATTTAGTGAATCATTATACAAGCTCAAGCTGTAGTCCCATATAAAATTAATGTAATCAAGAACAGAACCTTTCTCACAGAAATTTACAGCAGGATCAGCAGTGAAGTATAATAAATGAGTATCATTCTTACGAATATTTAATTCATAATTTGCGTCTAATGCAGGCATAATATAATTACCATTATCATCCTGATAGATAATTTCATCTAAATCATAATCATAGATAAATGGTTTAGTGTGGTAAGGGTACCCAGATGTAACCCAGAAATCTCTTACGATTTCATTTATTACAGCTATTCTACCTACATTCTGCTTAAGCATATTTTCTTCATAATCGCTCATATGAACGTAAATACCGAAGATTCTATCCAACTCATCTTTTCCAAGATATGAAGCATTCTTAATCTGCTCTATAAAATCATCATACTTACATAATCTATCTGGATCATGCATATACTCTACAACTTCAGGCATTGTGTCTGTATAGACTTTATTTATAACCAATGGCATAAGAGTTCTAGTATCCTTACTCATTCTCAGCATATTAGAGCTCATAACTGTCATATTATCAGGATTTATTTTCTTACCATTGATAAAGAATAAATATAATCTGGTATCGAATGGTACATCAAGACTTGTTTTATCTGTCTCTATATAACCATCTTCTTTTAATTCGATGGTATTACCAACGTTCGTGTTCTGCATCTCCTCGGGAACATAGAAGATTTCTACTCTATCTTCAGGAGTAACAAATTTAGTTAAATACAAATATATACCCCAAAATGGCCTGCTGTATTTTGGAGTTGTAACAAAGAAACTTTCTTCATAGATACGTCTACCATTAATAAAGAGCACATATTGTTTTTGATTATCACAGAATCTAAATCTTTTAGCAAGTTTAATTCTGTATGCTTTCTGATCTACGTATAAGCGTTGATAAATAAACTTGCGCTTCGATACAGCAGTAAATATATCATTAGTATTATCCATTACTTCTGGATAAAGATAAGTTTCTCCATCTTCACTGAATGATACATTGAAAGCTATATCATTATCTCTATCAATCAATTCTGGATAGAGTAATATATTTTCAGGATATTTTTCGAAGATTTTTAAATCTTCTGGTCTGATAAACTTAGAGAAAATATCTGCTTTGAGTACGTTAGCGTATACTTCATTAGGATCTTTATCCTGCATATATACCCCATCTGTAGTGATGTAACGATATTTTAATTTAGCATCATCTAACGAATTGATATTAGACTGCATTGAGCCATTCATCATCTCATTCAAATCGTTAGGAAGCAATGCAGTTATTCCTTCAAGCCTAGCCTCACCAAGTTTAGTAGCCATAACGTATTCGGTAAGTTTGAAATTGATTTCATTGTTATCGCAATTGAGGAAATACATAATTTCAATTTCATCAGCATCTTCGAATTCATAATCATCTTCTATAGGAATAAAGAAGAAATCATGATATGCAATCATCTTCGAATATTGCTCGATTAGCTCACCATTTAAGAATATCATACAGAAAGTTTCATGATTATAAAATTTCTGTCTTGGAATCTTTATACCTCTTCTATTTTCAGCACCAAGAGGGATATCGAGATTTCTATTTACTTCCTCTCCAGATAATACTGTAGATTCAATATTAGTATGATTAAGCTGATTGAACATGGACACATTATAATCCACAATGGCTTGGATAGCATTATTCATATTATCCAAGTATGGAAGTTTATCTGATAGCATAAAATCTAAGCATTGCATAGCAAGAGTAATATAATCAATAATTTCAGCATCTCTGTAGTCTAATAATACAGAGCCTTCAAGATTCATAATATTACTATCGCCAATATTTTCAAAAATGATATTTTCAATATTATTACCATTAAAAGTGCCATCCTCGTCCATACTCATAGCAAAGACTTTTCTATCAATGAATATAATTCCATAATCAACAGAAGTATCTATTAATAAGAATTCTCCATCGAACTTCTCATCTTTGCTTTGATCTCCTCTATCGAAAATCTCAGCATACATTCCGCCATTTATGAGAACAAGTGGATGCAATTCATTATCAGCATTCTCAAGGTATACATATTTCCCATCAAGATTTTTATCTTTTGGATCAAATACAAGCGTCATTGTATTTTCATCTAAATATGCTATCTGAGTATTGTAAGGGTCTATATATTTAAATGAGGTATCTTTAACTTCATTCTCTAATACTATGGCATAAAGCTTATCATTAGATGCAGTAATAAGCTCTATCTTATTATTCGTTTTAGGATCTATCATAATGAATGAACTCTTTATAGATAAATCTCCAAGATCGCTTTCATTATTAATGACTTTAGCAACAAGGCTACTACCAAGAGTATCATCTACAGTAATAGATTCTCCTTCATATCTAGGACCGAAATCTAATCCAGTGATTTTCTCTCCAGTAAGATTACCGTCGTCGCCCATTAATAACGCTAAGAGTTTATACTCTTCATTGATATAAATAATTCCCTGATAATAATCAGTATAGAATCTATCAACGAAAGCTACGTCAAGCCTATCGATAATTCTATCGCTATCAGAACCATCTTCATTCATCAATATAGCTTTCACACCAGTCTGAGCTTTCTTGCTCAACTCAAAATATTCTTTGGCTTTAGCGTTAAGATAATCTTGAGATAAATTGAATGTGGGGATTTGATATACTTGCTCTGCATCCATTGGATAAAACGTGAATACATCATAAGTATTCTCATCCCTATTTATAATTCTCATAAGATTATTCAATCCAGTATAGATTTCGCAATCTACGTCTAATTCTCCATTTTTGAAAACTAAATAGTTCTCTCTTTGAAGAATATTATTGATATTCATATGATCATTGTAAATAACGCTTGTTGATGCAGTATAATGATCATAATACATATTATCAGTTAAGATATAAAATATATTACAGCCATCTTTATCAAGATATCCATCATCATTAAATGAGAATAATTTATGGCTTTCATACTGATTAAGATCCATATAACATAATGAATCATACAACTCCTGATCATATACATCTTTATCAAGAGCATTAAATCTTGTAGTATAAGTATCGATTCTATCTCCGTTATCATCTTCTACGTATCTTACAAGACTTATCTTCTTAAGCTGATCTACTTTATCTTTAGCTAATAATCCTAAATAATTCAGCTTAATCTGTCTGTATAGCCAAGCACCGATATTATAAGTATCGTCATTGTATGTAAAATCGCTATCCATTGTAGGAACACTAACAACAATCTTACCGTTTACTTTATCCATAGATGACTGCAAAAACTCTGTAAGTGCAGAGAGATTAAGATTGAATGCATCATCGGTCTGAGAACCGATATATTCAACCTTAAACGGTAATGTTACGATATTAAACTTACCAGCAGCTTTTAAGTTATACCAGTTATATTTATCACCATGGAGAAGCAAGTATGTTTCTCCACAGTCAAAAACCACATCTATATCATTCCAGTTAACGAATTTATTATCTATGAAAAGCATAAATGGAACTATATGGTTTTGAGTAACCATTCTTTCCATTGAAGCAATGAAAGATAATTTCTCTTGCTTATCATAGAATGATCTGTATGGAATATTCTCTACTTTAAGAATACCAAATATCTCTTCAGGATTATCTACAGAATACTTGAAATGATACCATCTTTCATTGTAATGGTATTTTTCTACAGGGAAGATCTTGCATTTCTCTGAATGCAAGATCCCATCTGTGTCAAATAATTCGTCTTCATCATCCATAATATATGGTAATTTATATCGTTGATTTTCTCTTAAAGCAGATAAAGTATGTGATTTCATAGAGTTTACAAGATCATAAATCTGTTCCCTAGTAATCATACTACACTCGCTCCTATCTGAAGAATTGTCTTCGTAAATGAAACCATTGAATTAGCGGTTACTTTCTCTATAGTAATCTGCTGATCCAAATAACCGCCAACGTATGTATTAGTAAGCATTGCTGAGAATGCTGGGAAATATTCCATTCCAAACACTGTTCCTGTACCAAATGCACTCATCCAGTAAGAAACAAAGTTAGCAGTCTTAATATCTTTAAACCCAAGCTTTGATAATGAGTTTACAAAGAGATCGATGTTATTAAACGGTGCCCTATCTTCGATCTTCTCATAATTATTATAGAGAATATCTACAGCTGCAGCATTACGTTTATCAATTCCACTTAGCTTAATAGCGTTAGCTATAATGGAATCATAATCTTTCTCTAATGATTTACCAATGATACAAACCTGCCAGTAGATTGCAATTAAGTATTCTACTCTGAGTTTGATATCTCTTACAGTAGATATTTTATAAAGCCTATCTACTATATAAGAAAGGGCATGGACGAATGCGTCGCCGCCATCTTTAAGAACAGATGAATTTCCTAATAATTTATTAGGAGCAACAGCATAGATGTAAGAGACCATAGCGTTTATGATATAACTCATAAACCATTCAAGATTCTTGCATACATAAACTCCATTCTCAAACTTGATAACTCCTGATACGTCTATGAATACCTTAATCTTATTCTTATTTTCTTTCACATCTTTGGCAGCAAATACCTTAAATGCCTTCGGTAATGGACCATCATCGCTGATTCCTAAAACCACATTATCGGATATAATTATTTTTGTAAGTGCATCACTTATCTTACGTCTTTTTACATCATAGAGAATATCTTGAAATTCCTTACTGCTAGTATCTATCCTTGAAGCATTGAGAATAAACCCATACAGCTTCTTTTCATACTCGGGATATTGCCTATACAGATAAGTATCGACATACATTTTAGCCATTTTACTAACCTCCTTAAACTATAATAATTTACAATAATGTTTCGGCTATGCAGAAATATCGAAGTTTATTTTTATAGCCACATTAGATTAATATAAAAATTATGGAGGCAAGAAATAATGGAAAATAATAACGAAAGTGAAATCAATGTTAATGAATTTAATATGGCTTCACCGGTTTATAGACTAAACTTCGACAGCAAGAATACCACTGTTATTGCCGGCATGTATCTTGCAACTAATGAGAATTACAGAAGTATACTTGATAAGTTTGTCGATAAGTCTAGTATTAATCGTGATAGTACATATTTATTCTTTGCTCAGAGGCATATTGCAGAGGTATTTAGCATAGCCTATGGTGTTCTTAGTATTATTCCCAAAGCAATGGATAATTATAATCCATTGCCGTTAAAATTTGTGAAATACTTTAGCGAAGTTCTTGAGTACAGATGCTGTATTACTGAAGAGGAATTAAATAATCATGTTAATGAATTTATATGCGGCAATTCTGATATTATAACTCAGGATAAAGAAAAATTTATGTATATCTTAGGAAACATATGGTTTTTACCGTATGATAAAATTGATACTTTAGTGAGGCTCGGTATAGATGAGTTTAATCAAGAAAAGAAAGGGTAATTAAATGGAATCATCAAATCAGATGGTTGCTCTTATAGACACTATGGGGAACATCATAACAGATTCTAATTGTTATGATTTTGAGGGGTGTAAAGTGCCTAGAGTAACAAGGATACTTTCAAGATGTATACATTCTGATGGTTTGATGTACTGGGCCAATTCTTTGGGTTTTAAGCATCAATCATACAGAAAGACTTTAGACGCTGCAGCTAATATAGGAACGCAGTGTCATAATGGAATAGATTCATTTTTAGACAATGAGTCATTTGTGTTTGGGGAGAATAATACTACTGAAGCTACGATGGCGTATAGATCATTTTTAAAATGGTTCAATGATGTTAAATCTAATGCTTCTATAGAGGTGATTTTGCATGAGCATACTCTAGTATGCAAATATTTCGGGGGAACTCTTGACGGGTTATATAGAATCAACGGGAAGATATATCTCGTAGATTATAAGACAAGCAATCATGTAACTTTCAATTATTGCTTACAGTTGGCGGCATATAGATATATGCTAAGAACTGTAATGGGAATAGAGATTGATGGTTGTATTATATTACAATTATCGAAATCTGATGTAAGCTATAATGAATGTGTATTGAATTTCGATAATCCATATGATATTCAATATATGAATGATTGTGAATTAGCGTTCTTTTCGCTTGTCTTTGCTTATTACAACTTGGCAAACGTCGAAGAGGGATTTAAGAAACTAAATTGGGAGGTATAAAAACTATATGGACTCGGCAGATTTAAATAAAATTCGTGAATTATGCAGTTTGAAGAATAAAGCCCCATATAAGTTTATTCCTGCGTATTTGCGAAATAAAATTATAGACGAAAAAATCACGAAATACATCTCTGCCCTGATGGATAGAGATATTTATTCTCTTTCAGACTTTGTATTGACATTGTTAAACTCAAACCCAAATATATGGTTTGAGCAAATACATAACTTTGGTGAGGGGTTTATGGTAGTGCGATATGATGAGACCGGAACTATCGAATATATCTCTGGTCATAAATGCTTTATAATTAATGCAAAGAATACGACATTTGAGATTTACGATAAAACTCTTTTATATGGAATACGTCAAACAATGTGGGTTTCAATCCAGATTAATTTGCGTTCAATATATGAATCGTGTTTAAAAACCATCTTATATAGCCTATCTACGTAATGGAGGTGAAATCAATTATGAGTAGTAAGAATAAAAGCTATTATGGTATGCCAATTGCTAAGACTTTACCGAGAAACATACCAGCAGAACCACGACCAATATACGACGAAATAAATGAATTCATGGAGCCAATCTTCATGAAAAAGAAAAAGCATGACTTCAAAGCATGGAGACAGCTTCGTAAAGTACTCAAAAGAATGGATACAATCAGTCCAGACTTTGATACTCTTTATAAGATCTGGCAGACCGTTAATGCGTTTCATGAATGCTTTATGCATTCATACTCAGATAACTCTAAATTGCACCTATTTCTAGGTACAGTAAAGAATTATACTGATTCATACGCCATGATTTACAAAGAAAGCGATTTTACGATCAAATTTATACTCCAGTTCAAGAATGGTGCTAAAATCATCAATTTGGAGATTAATAGATCTCCAGATAGTCGTAACACGCAGCCTGAAACGATAACATTCGAAGATGGTACTTATGAATACAAAGATACTCTTGATATGGAGAAGTTTGCATTCATCATATCCTGCATTATGGATGGAACAAAAGAGCTCATGAAGTATTACTATAAGAATAAACGATTTTGACGAGACGGAACCCTAAGAGTTTCCTCTTAGGGTTCTAACCAATCATTTTTAGTAAGAGGTAAAAGCTATCATTTGACCAGAATGCAGCCTTTATATAATTGTTATAAGCTAAAGAGGATCAATCTAAATAGCAATAATATATTATAAAAAGGTAAAATATAAAGTTTGAAGGTGATAAATTGACAAATAATATCTTAAGAATAGTAAGTATAGCTGATATTCATTTTGGAGTTATAGATCCAAAGTTCGAATATGAAGTACTTACAAGAGATTTTACATCTAGGATTGCTAATATTGATTTTGATATGATAGCAATATGTGGAGATCTATTTGATCTAAAAATGATGAGCAATAATCCAGCAGTATCTTACGCAATAAGATTCGTGGATGATCTCGTTCAATTATGCAGTATGAGAGATGCTACTCTAATGATAATAGAGGGCACTCAATCACATGATAATGGGCAGCTAAGTTTGTTCTATCACTATATGAATATTCCTACAATAGACGTTCGTATAGTAGAACAAATAAAATTCGAGCAAGTCAAAGGAGTACGAATTCTATGTATTCCTGAAAAGTATGGTATTCCAGAAGATGAATATAAAAGAATATTATTCGAATCTGGAGGGTATGACTTATGCTTTTTACATGGAACGTTCAGAGGCTCATTCTCTGGTTCTGATGTGGCTACATTAAACTCTAATCATACTCCGATATTCTCTATGGGTAATTTTGATAATTGTGGAGGGCCTATATTGATGGGGCATTACCATATTCCTGGATGCTATGCTGAATACGCATATTACAATGGTTCAGCAGTAAGATTTAGGTTTGGTGAAGAGCAAGAAAAAGGATTCTTAATAACAGCGTACGATACGATTACTCGTCGGCATTATACTGAATTAATCCCAATCCATTCTCATAGTTATACTACAATAAATATTGAGCATTTAATTAATCAAGATCCTAAAGTTATTATCGATTATATAAAGAAAGAGAAAGAAACTAAAGGAATAGATTATATTAGACTTCAATATAATTACTCTAATGAGAATATGAACGTTGTGAAAAATTATTTCAGAAATGTAGGCAACGTTAAGTTCAAAGAGCTTGGTAAGAAGGACAGGCAAATGGAACAGATCGATCAAGAAATATTAGAGAAGAATTCTCAATACTCGTATATTCTTGATAACGATATAGGCGATTACGATAAGTTCTGCATGTATGTGAACCAGAATGAAGGTTACGATTTCATAACAACAGAAGAACTAATCAAATTATTAGAAGACGGAGGTATTTAAAATGAAATACAAAAATCTTGAAGAGTGCATCAATGCAATTGATGATAAAGCTTTATCTATAGATGCTAGTTATGCAGCATCTTTATCGCTTATTAACGCATTTTTTAGATGGAAAATGCTGGTGCATTTATTTTTCTTATATTTTCCAATGATTGCAGGGATTATATTTAACTTCGGAGGATTTCGTAAGCAGATAACGATAGCTTTTGTAGCTTTACTGGTTATCGAATTCTTTGAGGCTTGCTTTGAGGATATCATAAGAAAGCATTATACTGCTGAATATAATGAGTCTAAACTCATAATGGCAGAAAGAGAATTTACTAAGAATGATAACTATTATAATTATAGTGAAAAGCAGCGTGAAACTATTTTCACAATGCAAATCCTTCCAATTATAGGCTTATCTTCTGATATAAAGGAAAATAATGAAAGAAAGAATGAGCATTAATTTACCCTAAAACATGAAGGTATCAACTAAATCTAAGGTGGTACATGTATATGGAAAATAGACGGCAAAAGTACACCAAAGATCCGATTAAAAATAAAGACTTGAAAATAGATGTTAAATTCGATATTACCGAATTGGATCTTATGTGTAATTATATAATAAGTGAAAATAAAAGCATACGTCGAGGCCATATCATAAATATGAGAAATCTGTTTCTTATAATGGATATGACTCCGTATGCTAATGATCAAGAAAGAATGTCTAGGATCAATTTTATAATGAAGGGAATTGAGGCTAGACTTGAATATAATTTAACCCAATCTAATATGATATTAACTCACATTTATGGAGGATTAGGTTCAAATAAGAGTGGTAATTTTAAAGAGTTAGCCACATATGAAGTTGATTGGATAAATCAAACAATATCCGAAACTTTAAAATATTCCATAATCTATAATGATGTAGATTATGGATTGGCTTTGTTAACCAAATTTAAAGCAACGCACTACGCAGAACGAGGACCTATAGTAAAAGATATAGAAGCATGGGCTGCAAGTCTGAATAATAAATTTAGAAAAGCAAGAGCGAATAAAGCTGATGATTTAACTTTCTCTTTGATGGGGGAATCTTATAATGAAGCTGTTAGAGAAACATATCGACAGTTAGCATCCCCATCAAATAGATTACAGTTTGGAACTCAAGCATTAAATGCTCTTACTGGTGGTGGGGTAGAGTCAGGAAGAGTTTATACGTTATTAGGTTTGCCTGGAGAGGGTAAATCTTCTACATTGCTTGATATGGCTATACAGCTTAAGAGGTATAACAAAAATTATGTGTGTAAAGATCCAACTAAGAGACCATGTGTTGTTCTATTAGTAATGGAGAATGGTATTAAGGAATCAGTACAGAGAATATTTAGCATGTGTATTGGAAAAGACATGCTTAATTATACTGAGGATGAGGTTGTAGAATTACTCAAATCTAAGGGCAATTTAAATATAGCTGATAATGACCCGATTGATATTATAATCAAATTTAGACCTAATTTATCTGAGGATACATCTTATTTATATACATTAACAGAAGACTTGGAAGACGATGGTTATGAAGTTATATGCGTATTG